GAGAGCAAAGCTTTAGAGCATGAATCTAAGATAAGTGATGATTCTGTTTTTGATAATTTTTTTGAGGAGATAACACCAAGAGGATCTGTTGAATCTGCTGATAATACCAGATATAAGAAGGAGCAATCGTGGGTATCTATGCCTAGTATATTTGATACTAATTTTACTAATCAGGAGGGGGAAGTAGAATGTAATAGATCAAAATGGGTTTATAGACATGACAAAATATCAGAAGGAAGTTATACTACTAAAGATTTAGAAGCTGATTATGATACAGCTACTTATCAAGAATATAAAAATAGTTTTGTAACTGATAAGGAAACAGGAGAAGTTAGGTTAAATCCAGATACTACTCCAGTTATAGATGTAGGAGCTGTTCAATTCCCACAACAACAAAGAACAATTGATGAACTTGGAAATGGAGTTCATTGGAGAGTAGGGAAAAGGACTCCATTATTTAGAGGAGAAGATTTTTTTATCAGATTTAATAAGACCGCTAAAAATGCTACGGTTAACAAAAAAAATACAAAAATTCCTAAATTTAAGATAGGTTATTATGATTTTTTAGACGTAATGTCAGAAGAACAAATTGTGTGGGATTCAAGATTTCCAGAGATTAAAATTTCTGCTAATAATGCTGTTTTGCAACATGTGGCAGCTTCTGGTAATGAAAAAGATGATTCTGTATCTTTTGATTTTTCTTCACAAGCTTATTATGTTATTGAGCTGGGTCATAGGTCAGAAAAGAATAATTTTTTCATAATAATAACAGAAAGAACATATCCTATTTGTGTTAATATACAGAGAGGGATATCAAAAATTATGGGAAAGGCATTTAAAGGAGTTAAGGGAAAATCTTTAATAGATTCTGACTGGTTTGTTATGACTGTTAGAAATCATTTGGGTAATTTGGTAATTGAATTTGAAGGCAAAGGATTTAGGACAGATCCATGGATAATTAGTAAAGAAGAGTGGGAGATAGATACAGAAGAAAAAGGAGCTAGTTTACCAACATTAACTACTAAGCCTGCTATAATAACAGTCCCAAGGGGGAATATGACTATTTGGGGTGGAAATATAAAATGTGGATTTATATTTGGACCATTACAATATTCTGTTGGATCAGCGGGATTTATTTATCCACCAAGAAGATTGGTAACGGGAGAAGAATTAACAGTTTCTATTGATAGTGGTGGAAGCATTGTTATCGATGGTGACGATGGAGGGTTGTTAGCTAATCCATTTTTCTTGCCGTTAGGTACGGGACATGAATTAACATTTGCTCATCCTGCAATTAATAGATATGAATTTGCTAAAGAGATAGCTGATGATGGTAAAGATTATTTCATACCTCCAAGAGGAAGAAGACCTAAAATGTTTACGCAGGATGCTCAATATTATAGAGATTTTATTAATCCTCCTGATAGTCGTTTTAGATATGAAGAAGAGTATGGATCATATTATTATAAAGAGACTTTGAAAGAGATAGGTTATGTAGCCAATGCAAGTGCTAAGATGCATGGAAAGACATCTGGAGTAACAGTAGCTAAATATAGGAGTCTTAATAATAGCGTATCAAATTATCAGGCTTTTGATACTGCGATACATATGTTGGTTGGAGATCATGTTTTTAACAGAAGCGGTATTACATATAATGAGAATAATCTAGATACTGGTAACGCTTTGGGGACATGGGAGAGGTATGGAGATTATTTTGATAATGAGTGGCTTTTAGGAGATTGTAAGACTCCTATTATGACAGGTTTAAGATTAGTATCTTATGAAGGAGATACTCCAAGATGGAATGATGGAACTTCATTAAAATATGGACAGGCTCTTACTCCATTTAATAATCCTAAGAATCCTTATTTTATTGATGCAACTGATCATGTTCTTAGTTATAGTGATTCGTGGTCTGCTACTGAATATACACAAGTAGATCATACTGGTTCTATTAATTTTTTATTAGGTGCTGAATTTCCATTTGGTCATAATGTTACTGACAAATTATATGCTTTACAAAATAAAACATTTTATATTGAAATATGGGCTGGTTATAGAGGTTGTAATTATACTAATGTCCCAGGATTTTTTAAGATGTTTACTGGGTTGTGTCATGGAGGGGAAGTAAAATATGAGTATGGTAAGAATGTTATGAGTTGTAAGATAGTAGATTATATTGATGTTTTGAAAGATATGTTATTTTTTAATTCTCCATTTTTTGATGGGCAACGAGATATTAATGCTGTAAATGAGATATTAAGATTAGCAGGGTTTAGGTATAAAGGACCTGTTGATCCAGCTAATTTAATACATGGATTAACATTAAATTCCAATAATAATAATTCAACGGTATTTTTTAGGCATATAGATGGAAGATCTTTTAAAATGGAGCCATATGCTTTGCCTAGTGGATACGATAGATTAGATCAACCTATGTTTAAATTCAATGAGGGATCAAGTTTTTTAGATGGGATAACGGAAATATCTAAAAAGTCTGCAAAAGTATTTTTCTTTGATCAGCTGGGAATAGCTCATTATGAAGAGTTAGCAGATTTAATAGAACAAGATTTTCAAGGGAAAATGCCATTAGTCGCATTGTATGCATTTACTACTAATCCAGAAATATTTCCAGGTCAATTAGTATTTAATAGTGTAGAGCACTCTTATGCTGTTCAAGAAGTATATAATCACATTAAAATGATCAGCAATACTCCAGACATGCATCCGTTATTAATGGATCATATAAATTTTCCAGCAATAAATAATCCGGAAATAGAAGGATTTATAGGCTATAAAAAAACATATTATCAGCATGAGGGATTATTTGGTTCGAAGGGGGCTTTATTACATGCAACTAATAAATATAGTGTTATGTTTAGACCATATGTGATATACAAATTTGAAACATATGGTGTTCCATTGAGAGCTAATGATATAGTGCAAATCAATGGAGAGAATGCTAGAGTAATTAATGTAAGTCATGAATTCGATCCTGTTCAAAATAGATGGTGGATGAGTGTAGAATGTAAGAGATATCAACCTATTGGTGTTGCTTTAGGAACACCTGGATAGTAAGGAGAATGTGAATGAGGAATAAAAACAATAATAGAATAGAAAATGTATGGAAAAAATTAAATAGCGAACAGAAGAAAACAGTTAATGCCGATATCAACCGCGCTATCACAACTGAAGCTAGATCTGGTAAATTTCGCAGAGATGGCCAGATGGAGTCTGGTGCTCTTCAGCTATTTAATCTTATTGAATCAGATTATATAAGATTTGGTAGCAGTTTTGGTGGTAGTACAGTAGGCACGTAACATAAGGTAAATTTTAAGGAAGGTAGGGACATAATGGGGTCCACTAAGTACTATGCGTTGAGCTATTTTGATTTTGGAGATCAATTAGATTCTCCTCTCAATATACAAAAAGAGATAGATCGTTTTGTTATTATAGATAAACAGTTATATGGTTTATATAGTGTTTTTGGAAGCGGTATTATTAATGGATGGACTGTTAGGGACGCTGGATCAACTAATGGACAAGGCATAGGTATAACTATAAGCGCTGGAACTGGAATTATAAATCTTTTAGCTGCTGAAACCCATATCCCCGAATTTATATATGATTTAACACCAAATTCTATTTTGGATATTTATGCTTCGTTAACAGGTTCCTCATCTAGAGATAGAACAGTTGCTTTTGTCGTATCATCTTCTTATTTAGCAAACAATTCAATGATTAGGCTTGCTAGAATAGCTACTGGGAATAATAGTATTTTATATATAGATAATAATGTTAGAGATAGAATAAATTTTGATGATATAATAGAGGATCAAATAAATCAACATAAGCACAGAGGGACACCTTCTAAAATAGATTTACAAGAAGAAACAAGAAATCAGTTGCCAGGGTCAAGGATAGAAGGAGTTGATGCTTCTAAAATAGTAAGTGGTCAATTTGATATAGATAGAATTCCTCTTATAGATCATAATGATTTAGAAAATAATGGGATGTTAAGTCATGCAGCATTAGATTCTTTTATTAGGACATTTTCCCAGAATAATAAAGAACTTTTAGGGGAAGTCGCTAGTGTTAATTTGCTAAAAACTATAGCATTTCTAAAATATATGTATGCTACTGTTGATGAGCAATTTGTTAATGAGTTAGTAATTATTCCTGGAATTTCACTTAATAGTTTTATTGATTTTGAATCAAGCACTGCCAACATTAACTTGGGAGAAAATTGTATAAGTGGAACTCCTGCTCAGACTGGTATATTTACATCTGTTTTTTGGAATAGCACATTTGCATTTGATAATGCAGTTGCAAAGGATAATGTTGTTATAGCTGATGATACAGTCAGCATAGCTAGGACAGGAGAACAGATTGATACTGTTGCTGATTTTAGTAATGGAACTTGTTTTTCTCCAGAAATGGTATTAGAAAGTAATACTCTGAGTTGTGATATAGAGACAGAGGAGGGAAATGAGTTAGGTAGGCTTAGCGGTGGAGGAACTTTGCAATATTATTATAGATTGAATTTAGCAAGTAATGATCATAAAGATTGGGCAGATGATTTTGATGAATTAGTAATTAAAGTTAAGACTAATCAGGCTACTCATGAACCAGTTTATATGTATGTTGTTAATGGATCTAATTTAACAGAAGATGGACAATCTTTTGGTAGCATAGAAGCAAATAATATTGAAGGAGTGCAAAAGCCAGCGACTCCTTGGAAAATTTTGGGACAAGATGAGAGTATGTCTGAATTCGAAGAAAAGGTTCTTGATATTACTAGTTTAGAATTAAATGATGTAAGTCAAATTACTATTTTTACTAATGATTCTTTTACTTTTGACATAGATGATATTCATGCTAGAAGAACTAATTTATTATCTGATAGTGGCACAATTCGTTTCAGATATGAAACAGAAGCGAATGTTGTTTTTCATTCAATTTTTTATAGTGTGGAAACACCAGAGGATTCTTCTGTATCATTAAGAGTTAAAGGTGCTGCTTCTGTTGATTTGTTATCAAGATCTTCATATTCTTTACCGCTTAACTCAGGAGATATTTTTGCTATACCTGGAAGAGCATCAGAAATAGAAGTCGTTTTAACTCCTAACAATGAAAAAAGTGTTTCTTCGGTTCTGAATAGTGTTGAACTAAGAATATTAACTGATGCAGATTTTAATGGGTTTGTTATAGATAATGGAAGTGATTGGGAAAGAGGAACATTAGAGAATATAACTATACAACCTGTTGCTGATCAAAATCTTGATGATTTGGTTATAACTGCTCCAATTAATGTTGGTGGAAGGCATTTTGTAAAAAATAGCGCTGTTAGCGAAATTAATGATGACAATATAGGTGTCTATGGATTTAGTGGTGTTGAGATGCCATTATCTCCTAATCAAACTAGAGACTGGAATTCTTCTTTGTCAAGAGGATTTGATAATTCTTATTCGGCAGTAAGAAAATTTAATAATAATTTTTTAATTGCTGATACATATAACAATAGAGTATTAGAAGTTGATAGCACAGGTGAATTAGTAAGGGGATTTGGCTCTACTTATAGCATAGATACTAATTTTTATCCATTATCAGCAATTTATAATTCTGTTACGAAGATTTTAACAATAGTTTTTACAAAAGTAGCTGTTATAAGTGATATAACTAAGATATCTTTCTTTATCGGCGCTGCTAAATTGCCATTAACTACTAATGATGTGCCTTTGACAACAGAAAAAGGTGGTGGTAAGGTTGTTGAGATACAGTTGGATGATGACACAGCTATTAATCTAGTTGGTGTCACTAGTGATTTGTCTGTGAATTTTGAAACAGGTGCTTTTACTGAAAATATAACTGTAAATGAAGGAATGTCTGCGATTGGAAATAGTATTTTTAGTCCATTGAGAGGGTTAATTTGTTTTGTCGGAGAATTCATATATACAGATAATATAAGACACCCAATTTTTGTTGATGAAACTGGAAGTAGTGGGAACTGGATAATATGTAATTCTTCAATTTTTTCCGTACCGATAGATGCTACTAAAGAAGAAAGCCCAAAAGTTCCTGATATAATAGAAATTAATCCAGATGATTTGACTGATACTGATAATAAGCTAACTTCTACTGATATACAATTTTCAGATTATTCTCTTGGTAGCATATGGGAATACGATGATGAACAATTTATGGTTGCTGGACTTATTGATCATTCTTCTCCGTTGCCAGGGATAACTGGTGAGAAATTTATAGAAGATAATGGTGGGGCAGATGCAACTGCTAATATATTGTTTAGAGCTAGTGCCATTGATGATTTAAAAGACAAAATGGGAGTTGTTTTTTTAATAGATAAACCAAATGGGAGAAATCAAGTTTTTTACATTTCAAATGATGGAAATTTCCCAAGCGATATTTCCCAATTCTCTAATGGAGACTTTAGTGTTTCAGAGTCTAGTTTTGCTAGTAGTTCTGGAAGAATAATAAGATTGGATTCATATGGAAACGTTACTAGAGTTTTTGCGGAGGGAACGCTTTCTGTGGTAAATGATGCTAAGGTCTTGAATAATGATAATATAATAGTAAGTGTATAATTTTTATATTTTTCTCAGAAAATAAAAGGTATTTTTAATTTATTTTATAATATAATAATAGATACTTGATCTCAACTATTAGAGTATCGAAAAATAAAATATTTTAAGGATATTATTGAATTCTGAGTTGAGACGGAATTTGATTTTATCCTTTTTTTATTGGTATTGGGAGAATAGAAAAATGAGAAAATTAACATATAAACAAGTGAAAAGGATATTTGAGGATGGTGGATGCGAATTATTAGGAGAATATATAAATTGTGATATTAAAGTTAAATATAGATGTAGCTGTGGAAATATCTCAAAAATATTGTTACATAATTTTAGAACAGGACAAAGATGTAAAGAATGTAACAAAAATAAACATTCATATAAATATGTTAAAAAGTTTTTTGAAGATAATGGGTTTGAATTATTAGAAAAAGAATATACAAATAATTATATTAAAATGAGATATAAATATTCTTGTGGTGACATAAGTAAGACAATATTTAATTCTTTTAAACGAGGGCATAGATGCCAAAAATGTGGGCACAAGAGACAATCAAATCTTAAAAAATTAACTTATGAAGAGGTGAAGAAAACTTTTGAAGATAATGGATGTGAATTATTAGAAACAGAATATATAGATAGCAAAACAAAAATGAAATATAGATGTAGTTGTGGGAATATATCAAAAATAAGATTTGGAGATTTTAAAAGAGGATATAGATGTAGAAAATGTTCAATTGAAAAAGTTTTTGGTAAAAATCATTATAACTACAATCCTAACCTTACAGATGAAGAAAGAAAAATAAAAAGAAATTATCCTGAATACAAACAATGGATCAAAGATATTTACAAAAAAAATGATTATACTTGTCAATGTTGTTTTCAGCGAGGCGTTTATTTAAATGCTCATCACATTCAAAATTATTCTTCCTACAAGGATCTCCGTTTAGCAGTTTCAAATGGTATTACATTATGTGCCCCTTGTCACCAAAAATTTCATTCAATTTACGGCAAAAATAGCAATACTTCTTTACAATTAGAAGAATTTCTATCAGACTTTTCAATGAAGGTGTTAAATGACGATAAAGTAATTGTAAGTGTTTAGTTTTATTAAATTGCTGAAGTATGGACGAAAAAATCAAATTAAATTATGCTTGTTTCTTAAATCAATCTGGATATAGCCAGGCAGCGAGAGATATTATAGTATCTTTGCATAATAGTGGTAATTATGATTTAAAATTAACTGTTTTTGGTGGGAAACCGTCGAGAGCAGTTATAAGCGATGAAAAATATGAACTTTTTATGCCTATGACCAGAAAAGACACTGGTCCTGATCGTATTTTGATATATCATTGTATTCCTACGATGCAAAAACGAGAAAAAAAGGTAAAAAACAGTATTGGGTTTGCAACTTTTGAAACTTTTCAGCCACCGGATAAGTGGATCGAGATATTAAATAAAAATGATGCTATTGTGGTTCCTTCTAAATTTAATTATAAGATTTTTGCTCATGCTCCAATAAAAAAACCACTTTTTCATATACCTCATTCAATAAACACTAATTTACACAATATTGGGATAAAACCACTAAATATTTATAATAAATTCACATTTTTGTTTATGGGAACCTGGAAAAAAAGAAAAGGATATGATCAGCTTCTTGAAGCATTTTATTCAGAATTTAGTGATAAAGATAATGTACAATTGATAATTAAAACTGATAAACCGAAACAGGCAGAGGTTTATGCCAGTAATAAGAAAAAACAAATAGGAATAAACAAAGGAATTGCCCCAATTCTATTTGAAAATAAGGTATTCAATGAAATGATGTTGCCTAGATTTATAAAATCAGCTCATTGTTTGATATCCCCTCATCTTGGCGAGGGATTTGGATATCCTGGATTGCAAAGTATGGCACTTGGTGTGCCAGTTATTATAACTAATTTTTCGGGATGCCAAGATTATGCTAACGAAGATACTGCTACATTGTTAGAACCAAATGGATTTATATTTCATAAAGATATGGATGGGATACCACAGTTTCGTAGTAAAAAGTGGGCATTTGTAGAAGTTAGTAGCATAAGAAAGTCCATGAGATATGTTTTAAATAATCCACAAAAAATTAGAGAAAAAGCAAAAAATGCATATTTATATGTTATTGAAAAATTTAATTATAAAGTAATAGAAGATTTATTCACAAAAATGATTAGAGAAATATATGGCTAAGTTGGTATTAAAACCTCAATTCGGAACAACAACTGATTCAAAAAAGATTAAGTATGAGATAGAAGGTCTAGAGTCATTATCTGATGGAGAGCAATATAGAATAGATTTTGAAAATACTACATTTGCTTGCAAAATAGATAAAGATGATGAATATCTTAACTTAAATATTCCACCTCACTCATCACAATCAGCGATATCTGTTTTTGCCAATGTTTTTGTAGTTGATGATCATGGAACATATTTAAAAGAAATATGTCCAGCAATATTTTGAAGTATCAAAAAAGTTTGAAGGTGATATTCAAATTAATCCTGTTTTTGCTAGCCCTAAAGATCTGTGCAACATCAAAATATCATCTTGTGAACCAAACAGTAAAACGATTTTCTCTGTTAATGATAGAAGATTTTCTATTATGTCAAATGATGATGGCAATGGATCAATACACTTTTTAGGAAAGGATGTATTAGATAAAGATGCTACATCGGTTCAAAAAATTCCTATTAATTTTTATTCTAAAGATGATAATTATATTAAGAAGAACTTTACAGGTTCTTATATTAATTTACTTCCACAAGAGATTGCTTCTTTCGCAGATGCTCCAGTGGATCCTAGATGTTTAGATCCTAATTATGTTCCTGGTGGTTGGAATTATGATGATGATGCACCAACAGAATGTTTCCCAGATGTTAATGTTCCAGATATCGCTGGAACTCCTATTGGCATAACTGTTCCATCAGTTGGGCTTCCAACAACACAACATTGTAGCGGAGAAGATTATATGTCTGTTCAAAATGGATGTAAAGTTAATAATCATTCTATGGCTATTCTTAATAATGGCAGAATTGTTCATGCTTATACTTATGTGGATAGATTGATAACAGATACTGATTCTACGTTTTATAATATAAACAAAGTAACTGTTCTTGACAACAACTCATCTGTTACAGTCCCTATAATCGCCAATAGAGATGTAGCTATTGCTCCAAAAACTCGTTATGGAGATTTTGACATATATGTTGAAAAAGATTTATATGATGCTTTAGAAGAAGTTGGAGATAATCCATCGGCTGCTGATATCTCTGTTTTATTCTATGATCAATCTATTGGATATCAATCAGCTAAAGTGATAGGAAGGAAAATAGAATATGCTATTCCTTCTGACAATCCATCATTACCTGGTGGAGAAGGAGAATATTATGTAATCATTGCCGAAGATGAGTATATTAGAGCGAAGATAGATGGTTGGATGTTTTGTGTTAATGTATCTTTTTATAAAAGATTAGAAAATTCAAAGACTATCATCGGTGCTAATAGTGGTATTAACCTAGCATTGGGATATGTAAAAGATGGTAATGGTAATGTTCTTCAAACTAATAATGTATCAATAGCTTCTAATAAATATTATTTAAGTACATATGATGAATCTTTCATTTATCTTATTGCGGAATCGTTTAAAGATGGTGAGTCTCATTTGTTTTTTGCTTCAGCTGCTGTTGGGACAGAATATGAAGATAGCACAGAAGACGATTTGTATTATGGGTGGAAACAAATAACGTTTACTGGTAATAATATAAATCCTGTAGCTTATATTGACGATACTAATACTCTTCATGTATTTTGGGAAAGTGATAGATCTGGAACTTGGAAAATATACTATGGTTGTCTTGGACTTTCAAATGAATCTATGACTAATTCCGTATTTGCTTCTATGATAGATAAGCAAGCGGAGTTATTTGACAATGATGATAAATCATCAAATTATTTATCTCAGAATTTATTAGAAAATAGAACTACTGATGAACCTTCTGCTGAGCAAATACCAACATCTTTTACTACAGACATTTTAACAGTGACTGAATGGCAAGATAGCGATAATAATAATGGGACAATAACTCATACAGCATCTCAAACTGATTTGCAGAATGTTCAAATTGTTGCTAATGCTGTAGAAGATGAAGCTATATCTTTTGTTAAAGTACCTATCTATGAAGGTGATAGAGTGGAAGGAAGTGGTAGTCCTCTTCCGTATTCTCAAATTAATTATCAAACTTCATTTGGGTTAACAACTTCTTTAACTCAGCCTAGCTTATTAATGTCCGATTGGGATGGCAATTTTTTAGATAAAAAAGATATTGATATTCTTTTTAATAATTGGAAAAATGAATTTACAGAATATATCGATATAGATATGTCTAATATTTCAGCATACTCAAAAGTTGGCAACATATTCTCAATAGGTAGACAGGATGAGATATTTGATAAGGTGGTTCCATTTTATGGAGCGTATGATACAGAGCCAAACCCTTCAGTGATTGTCAATTTTACAGCGAAGATATTGAAAGAAGATAACACATTAAAAGATTTTATGTTTGGATTTATGCTTGAGAAATCTCGCTTTAAAGCTACTAATGTTAGATCCAAAGAAGAGCATGAGAGTATTAGTGATGATGAATATATATCAGAAGAAGAACATATAATTTTTACTGGTAGAGCAAAATTAATTGCATTTGTAAGGACTGAAGATGATAATGATGAGAGAGCTAATTATTGCATATTAAGAGAGTTCTCGAAAGTATTTGATTTGATGGGAACTAATTCTTATGATATAATAACTAATTACACAAAAATAGATTCTGATGAAGTCAAAAATGTTCATGATTCGTTTAATGACTCTTATCCGAATAGGTTTGCAGGAAGAGTAACATTGCTTATTGATGGAGCTGCTAAGTTCTCACAATCATTTGTATCTAATTTATCTTATGATGATACTTACTTCTCTATTGGATTGGGAATCCCTTTTGGTGGATATCTAGTTGCAGATAAAATGACACCTAGCACTAGTGGGTTATTTGATAATGTTAGTGTAGATATGTCTTATAGGGATATACAAATAACATCACCTGTTTATTCTTATAATGAAGATGTTGTTTATTTAGCTGCGTCTATCACAGATATGACAGAGTTTAGAGTGCAATCTGTGGAATATAATCCTTCTGAAGGATTCCCTTATACATTATTAAATTTGGGGATAAAAGAAGTTGAAACAATAGTGTCATCACAACAAATACTTAGATGTAGTGATCTTGGCATTTGTCCAGAAGGGAATGGAGAATGGAATGAAGATTATGATGTTAGTGATATTGAAAAATTAACATTTACACTAGATTCTGGTACAGGAGCAGCAAAAGATGGGCTTGTTGTTACAAATACTGATACTAACATAGAAATTTATAGATTGCCATTAACGAGAACTACTTCTCTTCCTGGTGGGATATTTACAACAGATGTTAGTTTATTGGGGCATAATAATATTAATATAGCATTGTTGAGAGAGGATCCCAATACAGCATTTGTTGATTTGAATTTGTACTTCATATCAATTGATTATGAAAATTTATTTTCTCAAATACCTATTTCTATGGAAGGCATTTGTAAATCTCCTAGCATAGCATATGGAACTTGTAATGATGCTCATTTAGTTTGGCAATCTAATTTGAACAATTACTGGGACGTTTATTACTCTAATGCTGCTGATAAATTAAAACCATTTAGATTTGATACTAGAATAACTAATACAAAAAGCAATAGTATAATGCCATCAGTATCAGTAAATAAAAATGGGAAAAGAATGATAGTTTGGCATGATGATAGAAATAAAAACTTTGATATTTATTCTGCTAGATCTTTTAACGGCTATACTTGTGATGAAGATCATTGTCAGAATAAGATGGTAGATGCTTATGAGAGTGAGATAACTCAATGCTCTTTATCGTTTAGTTACACTACTCTAGAGACTGGTTATTATAATTTTTCTATCAATTTTTATAGTGATAGTGGTTTAGTGAATTTGTTTAAGACTATATCATCTGGAGACGATCCTACTGGGTGGTTTGTAGATAGCGTAGATTTAAACGCAATATCAACTTATTCTTCTGATGGTAATCTTGGTACTCAATTAACTATCGGTGATGTTGTTGTTATTTCTTATACGCCAGATAAAGAAGATGGTATTTTTGATAAAATGTTATATACTCAATTAGTTGGTACAGTTGTTTAATAGGAAAAAATATGAATTTATATAATATTATATTGGTAGAGGTGGAGTAAATGGCTGAAGTATTATTACAATTAACTCCTATTGATAGAGGAACAGTTTCTCCTACTTCAAGTTATATAAAATCTCTTTCTTTTCAGCCTATTAATCAGGAAATTATTTTTGGAGTAGATTTAGTTCTTGGTAACGAAGTAGTTACATGGGAGTTTAGAGGAGACACACAAAAGACCAGAGATATATCATCTAATACTATTGGATTTAGAATAACAAAAGAAGGAGGAACGGAGAATAGAATAATAGCTCATATTCAACTTGTAGCACCGTATTTGCCGTTTTCTCCATATCCTACAAATAACGCTACAGGAACAGAATTAAGTCCTCTTTTGCAATGGAAAAACGGTGATGGTAGTGGATATATTCAAAATACCCATTATTATAACATTTATTGGGGTACAACTCCTGATCATCTTCTTGAAAGAAAAGGAATAGTATACAAGAGTCAAAGTGATCCACTTGAATCATCTATTAGAATGGTTAATTATCCATCTGAATTAAATAAGAATCAAATATATTATTGGAGAGTAGATGCTGTAAACGTTGATAATGTTGTAACGACTGGTACAGTATGGAGATTTACAACTGGATCTGGTAGTACGGTATTGAGTGCTCCTGTAACACCTTCTCCATCTAATGGAGCAACTAGTGTAAATATTAATGACACTACAAAAATTTTAAATTTAAACTGGGTAGATGGTAGCGACAATAATACTGCTGATCATTTTAAAGTTTATTTTGATACTATTAATCCGCCTACCGATGTCCTCGTAGATAACTTAGTATCAACAAATATCGACACAGGCATTCTAAGTTATGATACAACATATTATTGGAGAGTAAAAGCTTATAAAGGAAGTGCTCAATCGGTGAATGGAAATGTTTGGAGTTTTACAACTGAAAGTGCTGCAACAACTATTCTTCCAACTTCGACATTTACCCATTGCTTAACCACAACTACGTATGATGTTGGTGGAGTAATAATGCAGCAGCATTGCTCATTACCAGATGGTGCGTGGGAGGGAAAAAGCAAAAATGAATCTTGTACTTTTAATGGTGTTAGTGCTGGTGATGTGATTGAGTTAAGAGCGTCAGCAGATTCTGGATATACTATAGGAGATTGGAATTATAATGTATCTACTAATCCATTTGTGTTGTCTAACGGGACTTCTGTTCCTGCTAACTTTTATGATGGAGAAGCAGTAGCTTATGTAAAAATGCCTAATGGAGATGTCACTATTTCTGTCGGATTTAATGGGGATATCACTCAATTATCATACTCTGTTGCTGGAGGATTTGGTAGTTTATTAACTCCTGGTCATCCTACAGTTGAATATGGTGATACTCCGGTATCATTTAATACAAGTTCAACATCAGTTAGATTTAGTTCTGTTGCAAATTCTGGTTGGGATGTTTTGAGGTGGGTAGTTAATGGAATAACTACTACTGCTAGTGGGATTAATAATGGAAATGAATATTTAGACGTTCTTACTCAGGGTGGTTCTAATTTCGATGTTGAAATATTTTTTGAAGAATTAAATGAAGAAGAATGTACTAAAAATACATTAACAGTATTTATTGAGGGAGAGGGCAGCGTATCGTCTCCTTCTGGAGATTATTGTGATTATGAAGAATTTATTTTAAATCCTATACCTTCAAATGGATATTGTTTTAAAGAATGGGTATATGGAGATGTTACTATAACCTTAAATGGTATATCATTAGAATTTGATATGTCTAAGAATAGGACAGTAACTGCAGTATTTGAGAGGATTGGCGGATATGTAGAAGAAGATTTTTCATTGTTTTATTGCCCATCTAGTGTTAGCAGAACTAATACAGTAGATTTTGACTATACTAATTCAGGTGCTGAAGGAGATTTTCATTTTGTAGTAACATTTTATTCAGATGCTGATAAAACAGAAACACTTTTCTCTGCGTCAAGTTTATTAGATAATAAAAGATGGTTTTATAATGATGGATCTTTTAAACAGATACCAACAAATGGGGTTACTATAGAAACCAGTGAAGAAATGGATATAGTTTATTCTCCAGAAGTTTTATCATCTAGATTATCAGAGACAAAAAGAGAAGAATTTTATTTAGTTTGCGGGGTAAGATATTATATTGATATAGAAGCACACAGGGGTTCATCTGATATCATTTCCCTTGTAAAATCCATATCACTAATTGTTGATTGTGATGATGTCGATTCTTTTTATAGATCTAATAATAATGATAAAAATAATTGGATTTGCAGTGGTCAAGGTAATTCTGATTTATTAGTGACTGGAGATATTGGTCAATCTTTGTTCCCAGCAATAGATTCAAATATTTTTGGTATTTTTAATATAGTTTGGCAAAGTAGAAGAAATAATATTAGTACTGTTTATGCTGCTATGTGGGATAGTGATAATGATTTATTATACTCATCTGGTCAAGGATTAAATGACACTAAGATATTTGATAGCGGCTTTAGTCCTATTATTATAGAGGATCCAGTAGGGTCGTTTTATGTGTCATCTTATATCAATACTAAACTTAGATATTATGTTTGTCCTATAAAAACTTTTTCAACATGTACAACTTATCTTGAGGCAGGAGAGTTGACAGAAAGGCTATGTTATCCTGGGCAATCTACTAGATTAAGTTCTACTATAGATGATATCATAGTTAGAGTTTATGAAGAGGACACAGATGATAATATTGTTATAAATAAAGATAAAGTTATTCCAATTACTACTAAAACAAATATAAGGTTGGATATAAGTGGCACTAATGCTTTGTACGCTGTGCGACTTCGGGATAGCAATGATTCTGAGTGGAGTGATTGGATAAATATAGATACTGCTCTATATAAGACAGAAGGTATGGATATTACATTAAATGCTTATAAAATAAGTGATTCTAGAATTATAGTTCCTTGGACTTTAGATAAAATTAATGGAGTTAGAAGAATATGTTGTCAACTTCTTACATTATACGGGATAAGTCCTACTGTTTGTATTGATATATTTATGAATGTTAATATAATTCAATATATATTTAAGTTTTATAAAGATGAGGGGATGGTTGATGGTAGTGAAGTTCCTAGTTATAATGGCTTACCAGTTGTATCACAAGTTAGAGATATTAGTACTGGAGAAGTTGTAGGAAATGTTACAGGAACTACTGATACTGTTATTTACTTTAAAGTTTTATTTAGTGAGGATATAATAACTAGTGATGGTCTGTACAACGGAGTACCTTATATTGAGGGAGATTTTACATTTAATTTAGTACAACAGGGAATAGATGATATTTGGGGAGGAGTTTTGGAAAAAGAAGATAATAGAACATTTAAAGGAAGCTTTAATATTTATGAACAAGATGGAGTATTTAATAGAGATGGCAATGCGTTCATACAAGTTCTTGCACCCAACTCTCTTGGATCTTCTTTCTGTATATCTGATATCTCAGATCCTTATAATTTAATGCAAAATAGTAATGATGCTGGAAGATATCATGATTTAGTTCCAGAAGAAATTTTTAATCAATATAAAACTAGTCAAATAGGCAAAGCATTAAATACAACTGATTTTAAACAATATTATAGAATAGATGATGATAACTTTAGGTTTGGTAATCCAGATTTTTTCAGAAATGATAAACAAGGATAGTAAATGGCACAAAGAATATTTAATATAGCTGTTGATGGATTGACATTAGTATCTCCAAATGGGGGAGAGCAATTTTATGGCTCTACAATACCTATCATATGGGAAGAACCAACTAACATATCTACTACTAGTGATATTCTTTGGTATGAATTATTCATTACAGAATCATATGGAGTTGATAGTTTAGATAATTTGATACAAATTGCTACTTTACCTTCTGGGACAACATCTTTTACATATAATATTAATAAAAATTTGAAAGGAAGTTCTTGTAGAGTTGGTGCTAGAATTGTTAATCATAGAGGGCAGCGTAGTGAAATTTCTTTTTCGGCAAATGATTTTTTGATATTAAATAGAAAATTACCAATACCAGCTGTTTTTAGCCCCACAAAAGATTCTACATATTTTGCATATATTCCTATTATATTAGATAAGAATGGAGTTTTAGGCAGGTGTTCGCAAAGAGCTTTTTATCAGATATATTATAAATCAGATAACCAGGGGATTGACTGGACACTTGCTTTAAAGAATATACTGGTGGGTTCTAAGCCTATTAATTGGGACGTTAGCAACTTCGCTACTGATTCTGATTATTCTTTGAAGGTTGAATTAATTGATGGCGATAATGTATCTAGTCCGGTATTTATACATAATGTTACAATAAATAATATTAATTATTTTACCATAGACACAGTTGCTCCGAGAGGGGAAATAAAAATACAAAATGAGGAGGAGTATACTAGAAACAATAATTTAATTTTGTCATTAAAATCATCAGATGTCTCTACTGCCGTTAAAGATTATAGAATATATCAAACTAGTGTATCTTCGGATGGAACAAGGGTTGAAGATACAACTGACTCTAATTTTTCGAGAATGGCTGATCTAGCTACATGGGACTTGTCAATAGGGGGAGTTGTTGGTGATGGTGAAAAGATAATTGAAGTAGAATATAGAGATTATGGAGATAATGTTATAGTCGATTCCAATAATAAATTTTTTAGAACATATAAATCTGTTGATAATATGGATGTTGCTGGTATCGTATTAGATGGTGCTAATGTATGGACAGCGTATAGTAATGAAAATAATCCTAGTTTAGTCTCTAGCTTGTATAGGAATCACACTTTTGTTTCTAGTCTGAGTGGAGAGCCTACTGCTTTGGAGTTGTATGAAGACACTATATATATCGCTATAAGGGATGATGAGAATAAGGGAATATTGCAAAGGTATGCTGGTGATGCTGTGGAATCTGTAGCAGATAATGAAGATCAATATCTTGATGATGATGATTCTGTCATTAATTCTTTATATTCATCTGATTCTGTTATTAATTCTATGGAGGTATTTGATGATACTCTATTCCTAGGTTTAGAGAATGGTGAATTATTGCGTTTTAATGGCTCAACTGTTTCGTCTGAGAATAATACTTTTGTTAATGTCAAAAGTATTAGGAAGATAAAGACTGATGGTAATTTATTGTATATATTTTTCTATAATACAACTGAGATGATGATTATGAATAAAATAGGAACTGGAAATTATAATTTTTCTATTGTAGATTCAGAGGGATAATATGGCTGATTTAAAAATGTATTTGACAAGTTTAGAACCTAATATGTCTCAGTCTATTTTCTCGCAATCTATAGGTGGTCACATTAGTAATACTTTGCTTTATCCTGAAACCACAGTTGATAGCATTGCAGGACTATATGATGATACGATAGCTTTGAAAACGCCTTCTATTGGTAACTGGTCGGCATGGGAAGGAGTTACTTATATAAGCATTAATGATGAGTTGATACAAGTCGATTCTGTAGTTGATGGTTCTATATCTGTTGTTCAAAGAGGAGTTAATGAAAAGGTGAAAGTTCATATAGTAAATGATGTTGCTAGAGGATTGTCTGAAAGAGAATTGTTTAATGATGTTTTAAATGATGATTATAAGCAATATAGATGTATAGCAGTTAAAAATGATTCATCAGTAGCTGACCCATCTAATGAAGTTACTGCTAATAATATATCAGTTTATTTGGGGGGCAATAGCAGGAGTTTAAATTCTAAGGTAAAAATTGCTATTGAGTCGCCAAAGAGTCAATACATAAGCGGAATAGCTGATAGTATAATATCTGATTCTTCTACTGGCACATCTAATTTAGTTGATACTTCTTTAGCTGGTATATATGCTAATAATTTATTTAGTGGCGCTTATCTAAAGATTTTAAGTGGAGAGAATTCAGGACAGGGAAGAGTTGTTCAATCATTTTCTTCTTCTGGAATTTTTTATTTTGAAAGTGCTTTGTCTAATGATACTAATGCTTCTTATGAAGTTTTGCCATCTCCATCGCAGAGGATTAAAAATGGAATGATATCTCCAAGTGTTGGCACATTTGTAGATAATAGCAGTTCATCGCCGTTACTAGTAGATTTGGTTTTAGGTGATAATGTTAGTTTTGAACGTGGCTCGTTGGGAATTAATGATATTTTTTATATATGGCTGGAGAGAAATGTAGATAAAGGTTCGTCAGCTTTTGAGAATAATAGCGCATTAATAAATATACAATATGATTCTGTTATAGGATAGAAATAATGAATATTGGATCGTTAAAATTATTGATAAAATTTAATAATGAATATTTGTTTGAAGAGGTTAGTTCTACTTATCTTGCTGTTAATGATGATGAAGTTTCTCCCAGCAATGCAGTCGGTGGAGGATCTGCTACCTTACTTCCTGGTGGGTCAGGTTATGTAATGAAGGATGATCAATATTTATTGGGGACAGGGGTTGGCAATAATGGTTATAATATTGGCGTTACGGATCAGATGACCGTTGGATTCTGGCTGTATCCTATTAATCATGGTCTTGCTACCAGTCCTGCTGGAGTTGTAGAGTCTATATCTATGCCTCTTTTATCATTGACGGATTCTAGCACATATTCTCCAGTTATTAAGTTTAGAGAGCATACAGATGAAAATAATGAAAATTACTTAACTGTTGAATTTAATGGATCAGAATTTACATTAACATCTAATAATTATGTTGCTGATCTATGGCATTATGTGTTATTGTCTTGTGATAGGAGTAGAGGTAATTTTAGTATTAATATAGATGGTAAAAATGAGACTACTAGCATCTCTGGCAATTCATCTACGATTGTTAGTGCTACTAATATGGATTTATATGTGAATTTCTCACACGAAGGATATGCTTATAATAAAGCAAAAAATTATGGTTATATTGATGATATATTCGTTATGGATGAAATTATTAGTAATAAGGATATGCAAACTGTCATTAACAATGGCATAGATTATTTGGTAAATACTAGTTTTAATACAAAAGAAATTGAAGGATATAGCATTTATTTTAATGATCCTACTACTATAACTATCAACTCTATTGTTGATGATATGAGTTATGTATATATAGGGAGAAATGATGGAAAAATACTTAGAGGTTCTCCTTTATTTTGGGAAGCTAGAAAAATATATGCTGATGAAAATGAAACAGATGTGTTGGGTTTGACAGAAGATGAGTTGCTTACTAATAAGGTAGAGGATGGATTTCTAAAATTAAGAAATACCACTATAAGGTTATAATATGAGCTTAAAATTAATAATAAAAATAGATAATCAATTTGCATATGATCATGATGCTTCTTTATTGCCAACGAGAGTATCTAATGAATATCCTATGATAACTTGGAGTATAGATGCGGAAGATAGGGCTTCTGTAAATACTTCTACTGGAAGTGTTGTTCAGGAAGGTGCTTTTGGACAGTCCAGTTATGATATAAGGATGTCTACTAATGATTCTGGTATCGGTAATGATTCTTTTTTTGGTAATGTAGCCCAGACAGGAGTCGTGGAAAGTCAGAATAAATTTTGGCAGTATAATGGAATTCCATTGATAAGAGGGATTACATATTATGGTCAGATAAAAGTTGTCGATGAGGCTGATAGAAATAGTGGTTGGGATACATTCATATTTTCTTATAATAATTTACCATATATTTCTAATATAATTATTTTACCTTCATCTCCTTCTGTTAATGATGATTTGCAATTATCTTATGATTTTTTTGATGCAGATGGAGATCTAGAAAATGGTTCTATTATAAGATGGTTTAAAAATGGAGTATATCAAAAACAACATGACAATAATACAATTGTTGATAGTAGATTCATGCAGAACGGCGACAAATGGATGGTCGATATTTATCCTAATGATGGGTATGAGTTTGGTATTAGAGTTTCTTCAAGAGAGGTGATGGTGGAGAAGACAGCAGTTACTGTTTCTAATGTAAATGTTTTGCCAAAAAATCCAACTGTTAATAATATATTAATGGCTGATTATAGAATTAGTAATGAAATTGAGGAAGCAAATGTATTTATTAAGTGGTATATAAATAATCAGTTAAATTCTACATTAAATAATAAAAAGTTTGTTAAGCCATCTTTAACTGTTGGTGATTCTGTTAGGTGCGAAGTTAAACACATCAATGAAATAGCATACGTGTCTTCTTCTAATGAGATTGTAGTAGATAGTTATTTTGTTGTCAAAGATATAATGGTTGATGGTAGAATTGAACCTCTTGATGTGTCTAGTATTAAACCGTCTGTCAGATGGAGAACATATATCCCAGATGGTAAGGAAATTAATTATATTTCTATTAAAATAGGAAAATTTTATGATGATGACAGTATCTATTCTACTATGTTGAATACTAGTAAAGAAGTTTTTTCTGTTCCAGGAGGTTTATTGCAAACGGGAGTTGATTATTATATTTCAATAGCAGCCAGTGATACCACGACATTTGATAAATATTCTAGCAGCCATTTCAGAGTCAGAGGCTCTAGATGGGAACAGCTTGTCGATAATAGCACAGGATGGACTATCGAAGCGCTTTTACTTACTAACGAGGTCACTAATAGCAACCATGTTCTTAGAATAAGTGATGGAGCAAAATTTGCAGAAATAAAAATAAACAAAGATGGATTATCTCTTATATCAGGAGACGTGATAGAGTATACCCTAGTAGATTTATTTTTTAATAAATCTAGAATATTAACAATAGCAGGGATAAGAAATGATATAAAAATTTATATAGATAAGGTCTTAGTGATAGATGGTAGTGGAATATTTACGCAAGGGTCTAGTTCTAAGTTTTTAGAGTTAGGAAGAGTAATTAGCGGCGATTATACTTTTAATTATAAATATTTGTTTTATACAGTGAGCGGTTATTTCCTTCCAGGAGATAGCAGCGAATATACCAATATGAAATTTCACACATTTATGGAATTTGAGGACAATGAAGTTATTGCGTTGAGTGAATATGTTCAAGGAGAAAATGTTTTTGGATTGAATCCAGATAATGAAAATGATAATGGAGCTGTTTATACTATAAGACCAAAAGGAAGCATAAATGGTAGTACTGTTGCTAGGACATTTTCACCAATAAACAACATAAATATTTCTAATGATAAAAGCAAAATTGTTTGTTCTCATTCTAGCGGGGCTACTATTATAAATGGATATACTATTGATCAGTTTGACAAAGAATTAATTTTTGTCGGTAGCGATGTTCTTCCAGATAATGATGGATGGGAACTTGTTCAAAGTGCAAGAGGTGAATCTGCTTATTTTGATGATAACGGTTTTAATATAAATACATTGTAAAGAGAGAATATAATGAGTATTGAATATGGTGCTGATGCTAGAGGTGGAAAGTGGTATTATACCAATAATAAATTTGGCACAAAATGGTTTGATAATGTTAATAATAACAAAGGGTGGACAGTAGATTTTAGCTTGATGGTAGTTGATGTGCAAAATAATGACAACATCTTAGATAAAAATACTAAAGCAAGAGGGATTGGAGTATATGTTAACGATGGCGCAAAGCAAGAAGAAATAAATTTCTTAACTCAAGAAATATCATTTGTTAACGCTGACAAAAATATTGTTTATGATACAACTGGAGATATAGATTATAGGCTCATAGGCAAAAAAGACAATTTAAAATTGTTTGCTAGGGCTTCTGGTGATGCAACTTATTCTAATATAGCTAATGTTAACTTTACAAGGAAGGCTACTAATAATGGAAACGGGTTAAAACCAGCAGTTTTTGAAGATGCTGGAGGTAATGTTCATGTTGCATGGCATGATGATGGCAACGGAGCAGGTAATATATATTATGCCAGATATTCGAGTGGAGTATGGTCGGATCCGGAACTTGTAGTTAATAATGATCATGGTAATCAATTTGTAGATATAATCGTTGATGTTGATGAAAATGTATATTTAGTATATGAAGCCAAAGAAGACGATGGAAGTTTAATTGGATTAGTTTTTAGAAATTCTATTGGATGGAGCAAACCATATTATACTAGTGTTGGTGATGGATATTGTAAAAATCCAAAATTAGTTTTTGATAGTAGATCTAATGTCTGTGTTGTTTGGTCTGATGGAAGAGATATTCATCCGCAGATATATTTAAATTCTTTTTCTAATGAAGATGTTAATTGGACTGGAGAAGTAAAATTATCTAATAGCGAGTACGGGGCATACAGGCCATCTATATCTTCGTATTTGGATGATGTATTTATTTCTTGGACAAAAAAGAATACTGATGGTTCTTCAGTTATTGAAATAATTAAATATAATTCAGCCACTAGTCTATTGGGATCTTCTGTTCAAGTTAGCAACATTGTTAATAATTCTGATTATTCTGATACTTTGGTTAATGTTAGTGGCAAGGTATTTGTGGCGTGGAGTGATAATAGCCCTGGAGATTATAATATTTATTCTAAGATTTTATCTCCTTCTCTGGCTACTGTGGATGATGAAGGGTTAATAGTTGATGGATATGGTGCTGCTAGATATCCATCTCTTTCTGAACAAACTTCCACAGGAGATATTTATGTCACATGGCAAGATTACAAGAGTGATTATGATAGAACTACTCCTATTACAGATCCATCAGGAACTCCTCTTACATTAACACAAGAGCCATTGAATTCTGCTTTATATGTTGCAGTTTATCAAGATAATTCATTTTCATCTAGTGTGAATATATTATTTGAGGATAATAGAAACACATATTTTCCAGATACTCCAGCATTTTTTGGTGGAGAGTTGCCAATTTTATATGAATCATATTCTGTTAATGAATATGGCTTTTTAAGTGAGAATGGATTATTGTCGCAAATAAAATGTGCATTTTATAATCTATCTAGAAGCGAGTCTACTTATACTCCTACTTATGGATCAAATAATGATGGGCAAAATATTAGTACTGAAGTAGGTTTAGATAGAGATGTGTTGTTGAATAAAAATGCGTCAACAAAAGAGATAAGATTCGGTGATTTTTCTAATGTCATGAATGCGCATTATATATTTAAGAATTTTAAATATTATACCAATGATGCTGTTGAACCATTTAGCATTACTGAAATAAATTCTTCTACTTTTCCTGTTGGTAAAATGTCTTCTTTTGATGCTGTTATTAACAACTATGGCGATGTGTGGATGGCTGGTTCTTGTGGTGTTAATTTTTATGTAGATAGGCAGAGTAGAGTAATATCTGTAGGAGAAAAAGGTGAAATTGCAGGATTTGTAAATATTAGTGGGGATAGGGTAGAGGATGAAGAAGATTTAAAGAAAATTAAAGCAATTGCATTTGATAAATACAATAATATGTATATAGGAGGGGAAAATGGAGTAAGATATGCAATTGATCACATTAATGGATTCAAAATAGTACCAGGTGATTCTTCTAGTTTAATTACATCAATGATATTTGATAAAGAAAATAATTTGTTCATTGGAACAGCAAATGGTTTAAGATCTTATTCTGTAAGTTATAATGATGATGGAGAACCATCACTATCAGAAATAATTTATGAAGGTGCTCCTGTTGGAGTCAATATAACATCTTTAAAAGTTGATGATAATAACTGTGTTTGGATTGGTTCTGATAACAGTGGTTTGTATAGATTTTATAAAGGAGTGTTCTTTAATTTTTTGGTAAGGGATGGATTATCGTCTAATATTGTTAATGACATTGCTATTAGGAATACTGCAATAAGATATATAGCTACTTCTAATGGAATAAATAAAATGATAGGATTTGGTTTTGATGCTGATGATATAATCTCAGATAATGATGATATATGGAATAATAATGTGAAGAGTATATTGTGGAAAGATCCAAATCTTATTATAGCAGGAACACTTTCTAGAATAAATCAGATATTAGTTGATGATATTAATGAGGAATATAGCACATTAATTTATGAGCCTAGCTCTTCTGTAATAAGTAATGATGATTTCCAAGTATATTATGTAATTGGAGAAAACGATATAGACATAGAAAGCAATGAGATATTGGAAGTTTATATAAATGGAACACTTGTTAGTTATGGCTATGATATAGGTTTCGATAAAATAACTGATCCTTCAAACCCAAGAAGAATTATTAGATTTAAAGTATCTTTGAGCCATAATGATATTGTTGAGACTGTTATTAGAAGGGACATTGCGAAGTTATCAGAATTCAGCAAAACATTTGCGGAGAAATCTGATCTTGGTTTTTCATCTATAAAAATAAAAGATTTTGTATTAGATTCTACAGATATTTCTAATCCTAAATTATATACTACAACTAGTGGTGAAGAAAAAGGGGTAAATATAAATGATAGTACTAGTTTGCTTCCATTTGATAAAATTCATTTAGACACTACTCCTCCTACATTTACAGAAGTAGCAAATGCTGGAATCAATATAGGAGATCAGGTAGATAGAGGAATAGTAGAAATTAATATAATAGGGGCAACTGATGGAGACAGTGGTTCAGGCATAGATACAATGATAGTTTCTAATAATAGTGATTTTGTAGATGATCAAGGAACAGCATTACCGTCTGTGCCATTCTCGACTCCAGTTAATCATAGTTTGGGTGTTACACTAGAAGATATTACAGTTCCATTGTTATTTACCACAGGCGATGGTAGTAAAATTGTATATTTTGCAGATGTTAATGAGCTGTATGCGTCTACATCTCAACCTGCAATAGTATATAAATATAATTGGACTACAATTGCATGGGAGGAAGTTTATTCTTATGGCGATGATTTCTTTGTTGATTTTATAACTAAGTATAATGAAAAGCTGATTATAAGCGTTGGGCATTCATCTAACATAGCTAGATTATATACTTATAATTATAATATTTCTGACAATATCGTTGAGAGTATAGTTTTTTCAGACATATTAAATGTATCTGAGTCTAGAGCTTTTTGCAATTATGAATTAAATGGAAAGTTATATGTTGGAACTGGTGTAGGACCAGGCGAAGGATCGGCTACAGGAGCTGGTAATAATGGTGTTCTATATGTATATGATGGCAGTGGTACTATGGTTGAAGTTGTGAATGGAATAGACGATAATATATACTCATTAACAAATATTACGGGGAATGATAATTTATTAGCGGGGACTGGTAATAGTGGATTTATTTATGAAATTGATATAAGTGGTGAAGCTGCTTTTATAATTCATAATAATAATGAATCTATTGTTTCAATGGCTTATTTAGATTTAAATACAGAAGGTTTTGTTTTTGCTGGCGGATCATCTATGGGAGTTATACGAAGATCTTCTACTAATAATAACTCTTATGATGTATCATTCAGAACTATTCCTAGTAGTATTAGTGCTTTAGAAACTTTTATAGAGACTGTAGATGGTGTAGCGATAAATAGATTATACGCAGCAGTTGGAAGCGTTATTTATTATTTATCTGAGAGCAGATCCTGGGTATGGAGATATACTCATACTGAGAATATTAATGATATTGCATTTGATAGCAATAAAAATGATTTATATGTAATTTCTAATTCTAATATTACAAAGATTAGTGAGTTAGCAGAAGAAAAGACTGTTTATTTAAAACTTATTGATAGAGCAGGAAATGAGAGTGAAATAGATGCTGCTTTGACAGTAGATGAGAATAAGTTTGTTGACAGTATTGATATAGATACTCTTATGGATTTCATAAATGAGAATAAGATATTTGAATTAAACGAATTCGGAGAAACTATATATACCTTAAAAGGCGATAATAAATTTTATTCGGCAAATAAGATAGAACAAGAAAAAGGAGAGTATTTAAGTGAAATATTTAATGGTACTAATGATTTAGTAAAGTGGGATAATTTATCTTGGGTAGCTACAGAATTGTACGATACAAGTGTCTTAATGTATGTTAGAACTAATAGCTTTAATAATGATATACTTACGACAGACTGGATTGGACCGTATACGACAAGCGATTCTGCTGGTGTTGATTTAAGCAGTTTCTCAGGTCAATATATACAATTTAAAGTTGAATTGATAAGCACTGTTAAGGGAGTCAGTCCTTCTTTCCATAGAGCTAATATAAGAGCAGTTACAAGCGAAGCAATTCACTTCTTTACTACTAATTTTGTTATGCCTAGCAGGGTACAAAAAGGGATTGTTACTAGCCAAAAGGTAGTTCCTGTATCTGCTGATGTTGTTTTTGGAATGAATACTACTAACTCTGTTGATTGGGCTGATTATCAAGAGGTAGACGAAAATAGATTGTTTAATATTAATCAATCAGGTACTAATCTTAGAGTAGGTATAAAATTAATTAGTCCTAGCAGATCTTTGGTTGAATCGACTGGATTTGATGAGTATGGTCCATACAATTCTGAATTATTTGTTAATACTGTTAGTTTTACGATGGAGAATAATACATCTACTACAAATGATTATCATTTTAGAGTATCATTGTATAGTGATGTCAATTTAACAAACGAAGTATTTTCTGCTTATTCATCTGATAGTTCTGATGGATTTAATGCTGATGGGATTGCTATACCAGAGGATGGAGTATCTATTATTGCTAATGGGACTTCAGATGTTTTGTTCTCTGTCCCTGGGTCTGCCAACATAACGTGTAATACTTATTATTATGTGAAAATAGAATATATTTATGATGTTGATTTTATTGTTCTTGATGATAATAATACTTTTGTATCTGGTTGCACAGCCTCATTCATCGACAATATAGATTTTGATTTTATTAATAATGAATCAACTGCCAATTATTATCATTTTAGAGTTAAGTTTTATAGTGACTTAGAAAGGACGAGTGAATATTTGACAGAATTCAGTGGAAACGATAGGTCTGGTTGGTTTATAAACGATGTTCAGATTCCAGAAGCGGGAGCACTAGTAGAGTCTGGGGAAACAGTGAATGTGGTATTTAGACCAGACTCAGATGACTTCGATGTCAATAAAATTTATTATCTATCTATAGAAGCTCATGATGGTAGTAGTTATGTGTTTGAAGATAATTCATATACATTTCAGTTGAGAGATGTTCAATCGACAGAATCCTGCGGGGGATATGATGATGTCCCTATTGTAAAGAATTTTGGAGTTATGATAGAATTAGAAGATAATGAATTTGTTACTTTAAATATATAATATCATGCCTATAAAAACACCACATTATGGATTAGAAGCCTTTGGCTGGGGAGACATCTACTCTGCAAGAGTAGATGCTAGAAGATTTTCAACTATAGATAGCCAATTGGCTTTCGTGTCTGATTTAATTGGACCTGGAGTCATAACTGGTTGGGATTTAACAACTGACAGCAATAATCGTATAATAGCTAGTGCTGGAATGGGCATTATAGGAAGAAATGTGCTTAAAACTTTTGGATCTTCTGAAATACTTGTTGACAGTAACTCTGAGAATTATATTTACATGAAGGAAAAAAGTAATGATGTAGGAGAAATAAGTGGCAATTCTGAAATAACTAGTATAGTTGGTGTTAATTTAATTCCTCCATCTAGCCCAACTGGGTTGCAACAAGAAAGCAGTATTATTTCTTATTTAGCAGGATTGGGAATTTATGATCCTGAGTTGATTACTTATTTAAAAAGACTTTTAAGCAGAGAAGATAATGATGATGATGTAGAGATAATAGGTTATAAAGAAATTGCTTTTAGTTGGGATGAGAACACAGAAGTAGATCTTAGTCATTATAAAATTGTAAAAATAGATGGTAATAGTACTTCTGATTTTATAACAACAGAAACTATTTATGCTGACACTAATTTAATTCAAAATAATGATTATAGTTATCAAATAATTGCTATCGATTTAAGCGGGAATGAAAGCTCAGTATCTGAAATAACAGTCAGAACAGATGTAGATACCAGAGTCCCGTTACCGCCAACTTTCATAGAAACTTTTCCAGGAGATGGATCATTTGAACTCATATGGGATGCATCTTCTTCTGATAATGTTAATAAATATGAAATAATTATACAATTATTGACTGATAGTTATGAAATAGATGGATCTCCTTCTACGCATTATGTTTCTGTTATTGATGATTTATTTGACTCTACGTATGCGATTTTTACAGGGCTGAATAATAATAGAAATTATAGAATTACTATATCTTCTGTAAGTTTGGCAGGAATAAAATCTGAGAGCATATATGTGACTACTAAATTAGTTTTCTTCGCAGGAGCCGGAGAAGTCAATAGTTTAGATGTTTCTTTTGAAATTAGTGATTTTGAGAACATTGGGATAGAGACTGATGTATCTTGGAGATATCTTCCTAGCAATCCATATCTACTAGATGCAGAATTATTTTTAATAACATTTATAGAAAATGGAACGAGATTGTCTGATCCAATAGAAGTTTTGCCTAGTGTAGCTGCGTTGGCATCTTGTCCAGATGGCAATGATAGTAATGGAGTGTGTTATACTACTCACATAAAGTATATTCCTTTTGAAAACGATGGTATTATATCGTATGAATCTATAAAAGAATATACTCCTTATATTGTGTTGATACAGACGAAAGACGTAGATGGGAATATTAGCAGTGGTTTTATTTATAGGGTTAATAGAACTCCTGTATCTGTTAAAGTTTCATCTATAAGCAATTTTACTCTAACAAGAAGAACGGACAATACAATACATCTGATTTGGGATAATCCTGAAGATGATTATTTTTCATATAATGTAATAAATATAGCTATTACAGATTTATCTGCTACCACATTTAACCCATCTGCTGAAGAAGAGTTTACATATTTAGATGATGTTAGGATTGGTAGAACAAATGAATATATAATTCCTTCTAGTTTATTCAATGTTGCTTCTAGATATACGACAACAATTACATCTTATGATATATTTGGAACAGGAGGTGGATCTTTTCAATATGCTCATCAATTCACAGATCAGTTAGGAGTGATATTCCCACCATCTCCAGGTAATTTACTAGTTACCGCTGGTGATAGTGAAGTTAATTTAAAATGGGATCCGATAGGCGATGAATTCGATGTGGCTTATTATAGAATCTATAGAGCTGATTATCAATTTTATCTTAGATCAGATGATTTTAGTATTATTAATACTATTCCATCATCTTTGACATATTTTACTGATTTTACAGTCAGTAATGGTAGTGTTTATAATTATTTTGTTACGTCTATAGATATATATGGGAATGAATCATTGAATCCTTCTTTTTATGGGTATATCTCTATAAGTTCTTTTGCGGCAGAACCAAGATCTAACAGCTCTATAAGTGTAGCAGAGGGATTAGAGGTTAATGTGGGAAGCAATGAAGTTGATGCTGAATTGTCATGGACTATTTCTTATGGGAATTTTGATGGATATGAAATATTAAGATCAGATGAAAATAATTATTCTTTTGAAACAACAGGGTATGCTTTTCCTGGCGATACAACATTTGTGGATCAAAATGCTATATTAAAGGATAATGTTAATTATTATTATATGATTAGAAAATTTAAAAATGATACGACATTAGCTATAACAAGCTCATCTGTTGCTCCATCTAAGTCTATTTTTATAGGAAAAGTTATTTCTTTAAATGGTATAATAACTTTTGATACATCAAATGTAGTAAATTTAATAAATTTTGAAGATCCAATAAGGGAAAGAACAGAAGCTAAAGTAATAATTCATAATCATAAATTTGAAAATAATATTGATAGAAGAATAGAGTTAAGATCTAATTTGATAGTAGACTCGTGGTTAACTAATGATTTCTCGATATATCAAACTGTTCAAGACATTGAAGGTGCTACAAATTATGTTGTTAAAATTAGTGGCACTGTGAATAAAGATTATTTTACTGATAGTAAAGGAAATGTTGATGTTACCCGTTTGAGAAAAGCACAAATAGGAGAATCTCCTGTAGAGTATGAAATAGATGTTAATGAAGGTATTATCACTTTTAATGAGCCGTTGTATACAACTTGTGTTCCTTCGGAAACATCTCCAGTTGTAGTTTGTCCTGTTACACCATATACTTCATCAGCGCCATCTATTTCTTTAGAGTTGATAGGATTATCTGAAGTCGATGGACTTCTAGTAGAAGATAAAGTAAAATCGTTCAGCGCAACGCAAGTGTCTAATGGATTAATAAGATCGTCGCAGATGCCAGCTATTTATCATAAGGGTAGGGTTAATGAGAGTCTTATTCCATTGAAGCTTCCTATGCAGACTTTTGATAATATAGCTTATAGTTTATCTGAGTCTTATGATGATGAAGATAGAAACAAAATGGGAAATGCTGTTACATTTTATGATATAATTCCTACAGGAGAGAATATTCAATTGTTAGCAGCTACTAGTAGTGGGATATGGGTTAGCGATGATTTTGGTAATAGTTGGAGTTCGAGGGAAACATTTCCCAATGCTGTTCATAGAGTTTATAGATCTGCTGCTGGAGATTTTTATGCTATAACAAATTACAATATTTATAAAAGTAATGGAACTAGTTTTCGTTCCTGGAGAAGGATGACGGGACTAGAATATGTTAAAATTATTAGAGATATAGATGAAGATAGTAGTGGTAATTTATTCATTAGCACAGATTTAGGAGTGTTTAGATTAAATAGTGAGGAAGTTCCTTATATCCTTGACTCATGGGAGAAATTATCTATTTTTGGGGCAAGAAGTAATGAGGCTTATGCAATTATAGTAGATGAAGATTTTGTGTATGGTTCTGAAGGAGGAACAGGAAGAATATTAGCTAGTAATGAATTAGGATTGGTAGAATCTGTTGATGATGGCAGTAGTTGGTCATATGTTGGTGATTTAGAATCGAATGTCAAAATAAGAAAATTTATTAAGAGTGGTAACTTTACATTCGCTTTGGCAGATAATAAATTATATAGACAAGAAGATAATAATGAAATATTTGATGAGATAGCATCGTTTGATGTTAATTTATCTAGGAAAATAGAAATATTTAATGAGAAAATTTATATATCTACTGATGATGGAGCTAAAGTTTCTGTTTCACCAAACATTTATACAGATACTGATATAGAATTTGTTCCTGTTTGGTCTTCTATGAATATAAAGAATGATATCTCTGTAACTACATCATTAAATATTATAGAAGAAATCTTGTTTATAGGAACAGATAGAAGATTATTTATATTTGATGAAAATAGTGAAATATGGCTTCAATATGAACAGGTTGGAACAGCAATACCTACATTTTATATTGATGACGTTGTTCAGAATTTAGGATTTTATTACAATAATGAAGGTGGCAGTCATAATATTCAATTTGATGAGATATTGGCTGCTGATTCATTGGTTAAAGTAGCGAATAAATATGATATTTATGTTGCGGAAAGAGGAGGATGGGTAGAAAATAAGTATGATGCTGAATTTCATGTATTCCAAAATGGAGTAGAGTTTGGAAGGTCTAAAGAATCTATCTCTATTGATGTTAATGAATTTTTAAATCTTACTTTTCCTGATTATACAGATTTAAATTCACATAAAGAGAAAGCAGATTTGTATAAAGCTGATTTAGACGAATATCTTAAAAGTGTTGCTACTATTGCAGAGTCGTCTGGTGAAGAAGTTGTTGAACTAATGAAGAATGTGTATAAAAATATAGAATTATTCTTTTCTCAATTATATTCTTCTCTTACTGATGGTTATATATATCCTTCTGTTAACGCTACTATGATAAAAACTATTAATATATTCTCGAATATTGGAGTGGTGGAGACACAGGATGTTTCTGTTTATTATGAAGAGAATCAGGATAAAGGAACAGATTATTCAGCTTCAATAAACACAGTAGATGGTTTGGCAACATTTGATATACCATTCGATAAATATGACGACTTAACAATAGATATTAAGGGTGTTGGAATTTTAAATTCTGGAGAATTGTTACATAGAGAAGTAGAAGATAATTTTGAACTTGCATATTCTGGATTCCCATCATATTTGTCACAAGTTCAACAAATCAATATATCAAAACTTGGATTATTTACGGAGAGGCAGTGGGCTGGACAGCAAGATGAATTAAGCACACCTTATCAAATGAAAAATATAATACCAGTTGATAATAATTGGTATGATACTTTAAATTCTACTATTAATTATTCAGAACAGAGTGCAGCAGGATCTCCATCATTATCTTTGCAACATGTTACTTCTATATTACATGTTTCGGAGGCAGGTAGTATTTTTGTTGGGGGACAAGGTGGTTGTTTGTCAATAGATACTGATAATTTAAATATATCAGAAATTGATTTTACAAGCATTGCTGATCAAAGAGTAAGACAGATATTTAGAGAAAATGATAATATATATATACTAACTGATAGCTATATTTATTTATCTCAAGATTTTGGAGTTACGTGGGAAGATTATAGTAGAGATGGTCTTCCTAATCAGTTATATTCTATTGGATATGTTGGAAATAATTTAGTTATTGGAGCATCGGATGGAATTTATACAAAATCATCATTAGTGTTTGACTGGGATAGATCTGTTGAAACTTCTTCTCCAGTTACTGTTATGATGACTTCTAATTTGTTATATGCTGTTGTGAATGGAACAATACAAGGAACTTCTAATGGGTACTCATTCTTTGATACTGGCTTAGGCTCTGATTTAGATATAATAGAATTAGTAAGATACAATTATATAAATATGTATGTTGCTACAAAGCAGGGATTGTATTCAGATAATGGTAGTCTTAATAGCACAAATCCTGTATTGACAGAAATAGATATTAGTAGTTTCGTAGATGATGATGATACTATTAACGATGTAGCTACTGATGATTTAACGAAAATAATTGTTGGCACTAGTTCTGGGACTTATGTACTTATAGAAAATGATATCATAAGCGATGGAGGTACTACTTCATTGGATGCTGTGCATAAATTAATTATAGTTAATGATGAAGTATGGTTATTCGGATATAATTTGTTGAAAGTTCCTTCTCTGAATTATCCGATAAGGTTATCAACTGGAGTACCTATTTAAAGTAAATATATTTGAGATAAAATAAAATGGCAACAAGCTACACTCAAGTTCATTATAAGTTTGGTGAAAATATTGGTAATAAGTCTGATCCAGATAACATAACATTTGGAGCATTGGATACAGCACCAGAAGAAGCTATAGTAGAAGAACCACTTCACATAAGAATACAGTGTGTCAATTATGGTGTTGATGCTGCGTCTGATTATGCTTGGCAACTATATTCTAATACCACTAGCAACGCTGCCACTGCTACTAAAGTAACCACAAGTTCAACTTATGTTCAACTTGTTGATGATACAGATATAGCAAATGATACAAGAACAACTGTTGATGATATAGTGTATGACCAATCAGGTTCTTACGCTTGGCAAGATGGTTGGTTTGCTGATGTAGATGTGACAGGCACATTAGATTTACAAGGTGAGAGCTATACAGACCATCAATTCTCTATTAAGTTTACAACAGCCGCTATAGGTAGCACTCATTATTTATTTTTAAGATATTATGAATATGAATTAGATGGTGGTTATGATGTAACTATTTCTGTTAATATATCAGCGTCAAGCTCAAGCTCTACAAGCAGTTCAAGTTCTCAAAGTAGCAGTTCAAGTTCTCAAAGTAGCAGTTCAAGTTCTCAAAGTAGTAGTTCAAGTTCTCAAAGTTCAAGTTCTCAAAGTTCAAGTTCAAGCTCAGATACTTATGAAGATTTTTCCGTCAAATTAAGGTTGGCACAAGAATTTAATGTTGATAGCGAATTTGTCCCATCAAAAGCAACAGTTTATTTAAAAAGAAATGGTAAAAATGCTGCTGATTATTGGACAATTTATAATGATAGAGCAAATGTAATTGATGCTACTAATTTTTCTAATATAACAGAAGCATCAAATAGAGTTTATTTTGATGATACTATTAATGACTCTACAGGTAATGGGTATATGCTACTAGATAATTCTTCTGGATCTACATTTGATACCATAAATTATCCAATAAGAGCTTTAGAAGATGATATTTTTAATTTGTGGATAAGGTGCATAGCATTGCAGTCTAATTATTTTCAAGCTGATATTTTGATTGATGGAAATGTGTTTAGAACAATAAATATAGAGGTTAACGAGCCATCTGCTTTAGATTGGTTTTGGACTTCTACTGCATTAGTTATTCCTGATACATCAAATCATATTTTAGGAATTAGAATAAAGGAGAGTCAGTCAGCTATTGATAAGATATATATAGAGGCTGATAGCACAGCTCCAAGTTCTGTTGGACCAGAGTATAGTTTAAGTCCCTATGTTACCACACATGTTAAATTACATAAAACTAATAGTGTCGGTTCTCCTACTGATCAATTATTTGTTTATGATTATAAAAATACTGTAGATCATATCGTTGAAGATGGTTGGTATAATTTTGATATTAGTGTTATGGATGACAATCATGGATATATCTCTTCAGGAGATTTTATTGGGAATTATGCTATAGTCATGTCAACATCTGGTGGAAATTTTGATAACTTTATTACTTGGGAAATGGTAGATAATGATGAATATCTTTCGTTACCATCTGCTATAAAAATGTAATTGGAATTATAATGGCAATATTAAATTTAATAGATTATTATAAAGCTATAAATGGAACATCATCTTTAGAGTCTGGTGTGTGGCATACTAATTTTGATAAGAGACATGCTCTTAAAGTATATTCAGATTTAGAGGCTGTGGACGAACATAGTGATACTATGGTGTTATCATCTACACCAAGTTTGACAGAATCTATAGATGTATTTTCTGAAAAATTGGGGCAAAAATTAAATAATACAAAAATTACTACTCAAGGTGATGGTAGTGAGATAGTAGAATTAGAATTAGATGATAGAGTTGTAACTTTTATTATTGATCAAAGTGGGAGTATGAGTTGGTCTGATAATGGCAATTTTAGGCATGTTATCGCTCAGGATATTGCCGATAAAATTCAAAATAATTATCCAGGAGATATTAAATATAATTTATTAGAATTTGGTTCTAAATTTGTGAATGTTGTTTTGTTTGGAGTTATAGAGGAGAGCATGGATGCTGATGATCCAAACGTTGTTGAAAACGCTCTTACTATTGATAGTGATGAAAATTTTAGAGGCATAAGAGTTGTTAGAACAACTGAAGATATTGATCTTAGTTATAATCCTGCTGGTGGAGATTTAATGTCAGATGGTTTTCTTGGGAAGATGTTAGATCAAGACGTAGTGGAAGGAACAACATATTATTACTGGGTTTATACTTATGATGCCAATCTTAGTATGAGTAAAGGAAGAAGAATAAAAGTTACTCCTAGAGATAGAATTGTTCCTAGAGGAGTTTCTATTTTTAGAAGTTTTGAAAAACATGATGACATAACTAAAGGTCTTCCTTTGATTGGGACAGGTATATCTAGAGATGATAATACATTAGGTATATGGCATTTTAATGAGGGTACAGGAACTAATGTATTTGATTTTAGTTCAACTAATGCTGTTTTAAATATAAATGATACAGAACCAACATGGTATGATAGTGAATTTGTTCCAACTGGGACTTCGGGAATATATCTGAATGGAGTAAATGATTATGTAAACATTATTGGGCAAACTGATTTGTATCGTGATTTTGTTACTCAACCAGAACTTACTATTATGGCATGGGTTTTTCCTTATAAAAATACAGGTTTACAAAATATAGTATCATCAACTTCAGATACTGGTGAAAATTATTATTTTTGTTTCACAAATGAAAAATTAACGTTTTGGGTAGATTCTCCAAATGAAATTTTTAATACAGTTGATGATGTGTTGGAATTAAATAAATGGCAGCATGTATGTATGACGTACAATCAGGGCGTGGTATCATTTTATCATAACGGCATATTAAGAGACACTATTTCGCCGTTTCCATCAGTTCCTGTAGCAGTGTCGGAATATTCTTTTAATATTGGCGTTTCTTCAACTGGTATTGGTTATTTCTACGGAAAGATAACAGAAATTAGTGTTCATGATGTTGCTCGTAGTTCTGTTTATATTAATGCTCAATTAACTACTAATTCTATAACTGATAGTGATGGAGTTGAAATTGATACCGAGATTACTGGTATCAAAGATGATAACGGTGATAGAATCAATGTACTTAGATATGAAGTTTCAGAAGACTATAATTTTATCGGCGGAAATGTAAAGATAGTAAGGAATAATGAAAGAATACCTACTTGGGAAGAAGATGGAGAGGATATATTTAATGGAACTGTTGCTCCTGGTATGTATTATGTTGCTGATGTAAATGATTATGTTCTTGGAGACAATGTATATTATAGAATATTTTCTCAAAATACTTTGGGTAATTTTAGCTTCGTTTCTGATTCTTTATCTTTAACATTTGAACTTGAAAAACCATCTTCAGATGTTGGTTTCCCTACATTAGATTCTGCAATTCCTCCTCCAATTTTAAGAAGTGGTGTTCCGCTTGGGACTGCGGGAAATATGAAGACTGCTATAAAGTGGGCACAGACTTCTCCAATAGATGATAGGATAAAAAAAGTTAAAATATTTTATTCCAGAACAGGATATCCTACTGTCAATGATGATGGTGGCAGTGATGGAGAGCTAGTATTTAATGGAACTACTTCTGATAATGTTTTTGTGCATAGAGATTTAGATAATGATGTGGAGGCTTATTATACTATAGTTAATGTTGATAGATATGGCAGATCTTCTAATTATGATAGTGATGGAGTCAGAATTCAAGATTTTTTACAGACACTTATTGTCCCAGTAAGTGATGCCGATGATGTCGCTATCCCATTAGTAGATGTAGAAAATTTACATTATGAATTAATTGATGATGACTCTGTTAGTGTTATATGGGATCAACCCTCTAAAAATCCTGAAAATATAAGTGCTTATTTTGATCAGACTGTTGTAGTGTATACTTCTATTACTGACCAATTTGGTAGTGCTCTTTCAGAAGATACTCTTTTGAAAATGTTCATAAGTTCAGAAATAATTAGAGATGATCAAGCTGATGATGTATTTGGTGGCATAGCAGCAGCTGATTTTGAAGATAGAGATGCTTATACTTTTAATGTAATTAGAACAGATGATGGTATATTAAAAGCTAGTTTAACTATGACTACTAATACTAGTATAATGGCTAGTGTTAAAGAGGCTACTTTTGAAATTCAAGTAAAAGCATTTGTTCCAAAAGAGGGATATATTTCTCCTACTAACAACACCACAGTAACGACTCCTTTAGAAGAATATAGTCAAGCTGTTGCAGATTTAATTGATGAAATTGAGGGAGAAGATACAGTATCTAGTACAGTTACTGGTGAGAATATTTTTGAATATTTTTCTAAAAAAATAACAATTAATTTTACAAATCCTTGGGAAGTAGAGTTAATAAACAAAGAAAATATGATGGTTTCTGAAAGATGTTATGTTCAAAAAGAAGATGAGATTACGAAAGAAGAATATTTAGTAACTTCTGCCCAATCATTCAATGGTATTTATATGAAAGCATCTGCACCATTTATTGCCAGGGCAAAGGTAAAATATAAAGGCAAACCAATCAATACGGGATCTGTACAAATAGCAGTTTGGGATGCTGATTCTAATAATCTTTGTAGGAATGCTGGGACAGAAGGTTCTACGCCTTATGAAGGAGAAAAAATACAAGTTAGTACTACTGTTCTTCCTCCAGCTGGTTCTCTTCCTATTTTATCGGGAGAAGAAGAAATTGAAAGTGGAGGAGAAACAATTGTCATCCCTATATCATATGTTGATATACCATTATATGCTCCTGATATGCCACAAGCTGTAAGATTGTTTGTCAAGGGGAGTAGAGCAGGATATGATTCAGTAAAAGATTTGTATATATTATTCCAAAATATATTAAAAATTGATATACAAGCTTTTAGTCCAAATGTTGATGGAACTCATTTGGCAGAGCAACAGGCTCAGGTTTACATAGTCCATCCAGATTATCCTAACACGAATTTGCTATATGATAGCTCGTTGGTGACGTATCCTGACGATGATACCGTTGTGCAATGGGAAAGTAAACCAATAGAAGGTGATCCTAGAGATATATATTCAATAGATAATGTTCCTATCCCAAATGGAATATATTCATATACTAGAAATGGTGTTGCTAGAAATGTATTTATGGGTCCGATTGAAAGAGGGACAGAAAAAATAGATGAAACGCATGAGATTACAGCAACAGTTGTTTTTAGTGGGCTATCATCTCAAGCTAAACAATTTATATACATAGAATATGAACCTGATGAGTATAATAAATTTGCAGCAAGATTTTTGATGGAAGTTGATGGAGGGTGGATAGGAGATGGTTTAGATTCTAGATGGGGTGGTGCAGGATGGTTAAATGTTAGAAGTGGATTGTTGTGGACAGATGGATCTGATTACAGAAGAGTTAAAGTAAGTAGGAATCCTAGAATAGCTGCTAATTCTGATTTTGGTTCTGCCTCATGTTTCAGAGATTGTGCTAGTCAAGAAGATTCTGAAGTTTTAGAATTAAGTTCAGGACAGATAGTACATATAATTACTGGAGATGATAATTTAGAAATTTTGCACGGAGATATAACAGAAGAAACAGATCCATATACAGGGGAGCATACTCTTACTGTTGAAGAAAATGGTTCTATAGCTAATGGAGAGGCTTATATAGAATTAAATGATCAAGAAGATACAGATATGACATATTTTTATATTAGAGCAAATAAATTTGTACCAAATGCTGGAGGTATTAATCCAGATTATTTACGAGATGAAAATCCCATTAATGAATGTTTGTGTTTAAAAGGATCTGCAGGCTTGTTCAAAAAAGATTTGCCTAAATGGGAACCTGTTGTTTATATAAATGGCACTACAACTTTATTTGTTAATAATAGACCTCTTACTTTAAAAGGAGGAGGAGATTTTTACAATGGAATACCTCCATGTCCAATTGGATTAAGAGAACCATTGAGCATGTCAATTGTTGATAGAAGAGTGATTACAAATAATGAAACATTTTGGGTTAATAATGATCAATTTTTAGATTCTGATGGGCATACATTGGTGAAAGATGATTCTGATGTTTTTGTTAAGGTAAGAATTAATTGGAAAAGAGGAAATGTTCCAGTAGGAACAATAATAAGTGTCTCTGTGGGTGATGGATCGGCTTCTAATTTATTCGTAGCTAGTCAAGATAGATATTTTGCAGAAATTGATTCAGATGATGGATTTAGTTATGTAACAGTTCAATTAGCAGCTTCTAGAGTGGCAGAATCAACTACTACTGAAAACATTAGAATATTTTCTGTATATGATGAAAATGGAAAGACAGAAAGAAATGTAGGAGTTGTTGTAAGTTTGACTATAGATAAAGAAAATGAAGATGTAACAGTAATTACGTCAGGTGTTATTGAAGATGTAGATGCTCCTGTTGAAACTCCTTATTCCAGAACATTGGATAGGTATGATATTTTGTTGAATGAGTGGAACACTGTTAGTAGCATGTCAGAAAGTAGGGGAGATATGTTTTCTGGTGGTGTAGGAGATTATATTTATGCAATAGGTGGATTGAAGGATAATGACATGAATATATCTTCTAGAAATGAGAGATATGATACTGTAACAGATACATGGAGCGATATGGCTACTATGATAACACCTAGGTTTGGAGGATCTTCTATAACAATTGGTAATGATATATACACTATTGGAGGAGTAGGTATAGACTCTTCTGAAGGAGGAGAATTAGATGTTAGTATCGCTATGGAAGTTTATCATGCAGATATAGATGAATGGGAAATTTTGTCAAGTATGCCAATAAACAATCAAGGGGAAGCAGCAGAAGAAAAATTTGGGGTTGCTTTTGGTACTGCTAATGTTGTTTTAGTTAATAATAATGGTTACATTTATGTGTTATGCGGAGCAAAATCTGTAACCAATGCCAGTGGAGAAGTGAAAGTTGAAGATTATAATAATGTTATTTTAAGATATCATATAGAAAATGATTCTTGGGAGATATCAGATGAATTGTATAGTGATGAGATGGCTACTTACGCTAGAATATCTCCATTATCTATATATTATGAAGATAAGATAATAGTATTTAATGGTGGCGTAGATAATGGAAGTGAAATAGTATTCTTTAATGATGAGTTCACAGTGGATATGGATAGTTCATTAGTTAGAGTCGTTAATAATAGGTATATTAATTTTGGTAGTGCATTATTTTCCAGTGCATTAGTTCCTAAATATTTATCATCATTTGCTGAATATGATATCAATCCATCTGATTATGATGCTAATTATTATATTTTGGGAGGATCTAATAATGATTCTTCTAGTTTAGATGTAATGGAAAGAATAATAACATCTTATGATCCTTTTGATTATGATAGTTCGTATATAATTAGTGATCCTTCAATACAACTACCAGCATTGCCAACTGCTAAACATGGTGCTAGTGCTGTTTATGCTGAAGCTCTCCGTGGATCTGATCTTGTTCCTTACATATATTTAATGGGAGGATATACATCAGCCAAAGGAGAAGATTCAGTAGAGATAACTTTTGATATATAAGGTGATAGTAATGTCAGAAGAATATAAAACAGTTAAATTAAAATTAGATGGCAAGCAATCTTTGTCTGTACCTGTTGATATAAAGAAAAATGGTAGATATATAACTGAAGATGTTGATATTATCGTTAGAGGATTTTTAAAATTTAATGACGAAGCAACAACAGATACAACTTTATATGAAAGTAACAGTTATCAGAGACAATCTGCTAATAAATTGGATGACAAAACAGTTGTTCATCCGGTACTTTTCGTATCAAATAGAATAAGAGTTCTTAATGGTAGGGGCGTTTTTACTCTTCTTCCCAGATCAGAAGATGTTTTAGAGGATACAGAAACTGTTCAAGATAGAGCTGGTTCTGATATAACTGATGATCAGATAGTATCTTCTGGAGGTATATCTAAAGATGAGCAAATTACAGAACCAAATAGTGATCCAGCTACTATAATAATAGAGACAGGAGAAATTAGAACACCATATAAAATATCTATTGAAATTACTATTGTTCCTCTTGTTGCTGGGGGATTATATGCTCAGACAATTGATAGAGGAACTAATCCAACAGTAGATGATGACACTAGTGATTCTTCTTTATTCTCAAAATATAAAACGAGAACAAGTAGTAATTTAGTAGTTGAATGTTTTGGAGAGGACGACTGGGTTCCTGTTATCACACCTATACTCGGAACAAACAATAGCAGTTATGATACTTTCGTTAGTGAATTAGAAGACTTATCTAACAGTACTCCTATGGGTGCTTCTACATTATATGATGCAATTGTATCTGGTGCTGATATAGTATCTGATAACGAGATAGACACTTCAAGAAAAATAATATATACATTTACAGATAATGAATCTAGTGCTTCTACAGCTTCAGCTGATAATGTTATTAATGAAGTAAATAATATTGATGGTGTTAAAAATACTCCTTTGATGATTGCTAATATGGCTATTGTAGAACCAGTTACTTTATCTGTCAAAGCTAATACTACAGATACTAGAGATTTAAATAAAATGTCATTTGAGACGGGAGGTCAAGCTGTGACAGTAGTATCTGAAGATTTTTTGGATGATATTGTTGGTATATTTTACAGTGAAGCTGTTGGAGCCATGGGTTATGGAACATATGAATTTATTGCTGATTTAGGAGAGGAGTCAACAGTAAACAATATTACAGCTTATTTTGATATAACAGTTGATAATGCTAGTGCTACATGGGAAATTGAAACTAGTATTGATGGGTATAATTACACAGCATTAAATAAGGATTATGTTGCTGATGAGACAGTTGAATTTGCTGATCTTTTAGCTAGATATATAAAATTTAAAATTATTTTGATAACTGGATTTATTGACACCACTACTCCAAGCCCTTCTATATTTCCTGATTCGCCAGCATTAACTTCTATATCTATAGTTTACAACCAGGCTAACATAGCTTATTTGTATTTGAATAAAGAAGAAGAAGATATTATTCCGTATCATATTACTTTAGCTGTTGACTCTAATGAAATTGCTAATAATGAAATTAGTGTTGGAGTTGCTAAGTCAGATTCTGGCACATGGGCTGATTATTCTACTCCATCTCAATCAATTGTTAACCAGAATGGCAAGATAGTTATTCCAATAAGATTTTCTCAAGACATTGGAGAATTTCAGCAAGAACCTCTTAATAAGGTTGACAGTTTTACATTGAAAATGGAATATGGTTCTTTTGATCCATTTGCTACAGTACTCTTATATGATAAAGATGATGAGATAATTACTAGTGATAAGTATAAACTTTATCCTAGAGATGGAGTTGTTGTTCTATCTTTTGCTGTTGATACTGACTATCAAGATGGTGATTTTAAAATAGGTCTTCTTAATGGAACTGATTACAAAGTTGGACTTAAATTAACCAACAAATCAGATTCGGAGCAATTATTATTATATGGAGTAGGATATTTATATACTACTGGAAGAGATTTGTTACCACCAGTTACTAAGATTCCTCCAGAAGCAAGTAATGTGATTATAACTAATGAAAATCCTAATAGATTTACTATAATGGAAGTTTCTTATACTTATACAGATTCTAATTTTGATCCAGAAGATGAAAGTGCTACTAGAATAATTTGGTATATTAATGGTTCTTCTATTGATTATTTGGAAGGAGTGAGAAAGTGGAATGATACAACCGATCCATTAGATCCAGTCTATTCTCAAACATCTTTAGAGTATCCAGACAGCGATGATTTAACAGGAGATACAATAGATGTGTGGATTAAGAAACAGGAAGATTCTATATTGCAAGTGAATGATGCGATTTATTATGAAGTTCAGGTTAGTGACGGAGAATTGTTCGGGGTAAAAGAAAAATCTAGCACTGTTAAAGTAACAGAAGCAATACCTGTATTAAAGAGTCAAATTTTTGTAAAGGCTAAAGATGAGAATGGCAATATTGGAGATAGACTTTCTGCTGATAAAATTGCTGTGATATATCCTCCATTAGATGAAATATTTGCTGGAGATGGAGAGGATGTAAGTGAAATACAATGGATAATAAATGATGTATCATTTAAATCAGGAATTGTAGGAGATGTATCTTCATCTGGAATTCCTATTGAAGAAATTAGAATTAATGAAATAGGAAATGAAGAGTATACTGATTATGGATTAAGAATTAATAATAGTGTGACGGTTCAAGTGACTCCTAGAACTAGTGGAGTAGTTGGAGAGATAATCACTAGTAGAACAGTGATAGTAGAAAATTCATTGCCGCGAGTGTATAATGTCGAGTTTGTTGGATCTAGTCATTCAGATAGAAATGATTTAGTATTGAGTTGGGATTGGTGGAATTTTGAATCGATTGCCCTTGCTGACACTGACACTACCGGGCAAAAAGATGTTACGACAGTTTCGTGGTTCGTAAAAAATCCAGGGGATGATAATTTTACTGAGATTTATAGATTTAATGATCAAACAAATAATCTTGAAGAAACATTTATAGATCCTTTCTATAATGGAAAAATTACAATTAGTTTAATTAACCACAATTCAATAATATCTTCTAGTGTTTTGTTCGTAGGTCAGAAATGGCAGTGTGTTATCACACCAAATGACACAATTGACAATGGGACCACATATACTACCGAAGAAATTACTATCACCGCTTCTGCTAATTAAAATCATTTTTCTTTTGAAAGTGATTAATAATATGGTAAAATGAAATTATGAAAAATCTAAATGTTGTAATCTTAACACACAATGAAATTGATACTATAAAAAAATGTCTAAAAGCATTATGCACTTACACAAAAAATTTTAATTTAGTTGTGATAGAAAATACTTCTACTGATGGAACTGAGCAATTTTTGTCAAGAGTTGAAAATGAATATGTGAATATTACAGTAGAATTTAATAAAGAGAATAATGGAGTTATTGAGGGAAGGAATCAGGGTTATTCTATTGCCCAAAAAAAATATCCAGATGCTGAATATGTTATGTTTATAGATTGCGACCAGGAAGTTTTACCAGGATGGCAAGAGAGTTATATGAATCTATTTGATCAAAAATATGATTTGATCGGTTGTGAAGCCTGGAAAATGAGAAAAAAAGATTTTTATCCTGAAAGAAAAGTGTCATGCTCAATAGACTCATTTAGTTATATCGGGGCGGGAGGGATGATGGTTAAAAATAGTGTTATAGAAGATATAGGATTGTTTGATGAGAGATATGAGAAGTATTATTGGGAAGATCCTAGTTTTTGCTTCAGAGCACATCAAGCAGGATATAAGATAGGTTGGAATTATAAAAGTTCAATAATTCATCAAAAGCATAATTTATCTTTAAGTGGAGATAGAAAAAAATATTTTATGAAGAACTGGAAGAAATTTCAGGAGAAGTGGAAAGGATACGAGATCCCAGTTCTTAAGATGGATTAATAATCTTTAGCATCTAATTTTCCGTATTCTTCTTCGAACTCTTTATGAAACTTATCAGACGCTCTTCTCTCCAATCTAATATCTAGACAAATATTCCCAAGAAGAGCATCTAAATCTATAAAATCATAATCAGGATCTGGTTTTTCAGAATCTCTAGATACAAACTGTATCTCTACCTTTCCCTTCTTAGATTTATTCCAATTATCAAAATAAGTAAAACCTTGCTCATATAAAATGTTATATAACAATTTACTAATATCACATAAACTAAGTTCTGCTATACCATGACTCCCCCAATCAATCTCTTTTTCCAGGCAAGCGTCAAGATATTTAATTACATCTTCTAAATTATCAGGACAAGGATAAGGAGATTGAGAAACAGCAGCTTTTGCTAACCCTTTCGTTATCTCTGTTTTAAATGTCCATTTCTTATCTAACCACTCAGAATCACCATCATGTCTTCTCTCATGAGGCTTAGGTGTATTCTGAATTGCTTTACTCAACTCATTCATACATGCCTCATTAAGAAATCCCTCTTCTGTCATAAGAGGTTGTGATAGCATTTCTATATTTTTAAATGGATCTTTTTTCATAACTATTCCTCTCTAATTAAATAGAATCAATTTCATCACGATATTTTTTAAGTTTTTCAGAAACATTATAAGGAGAGATATTCTTTTTTTTTACTAATTTCTATATCTACCGCTGCAAAAATATATTTTCTAATATCTATAAGTCCTCCATTAATTATATCTATCCACTTTTTATTATACATTATTTCATCACCACTTAAAATAGCATAATATCGTATAGGAATATTTACTAATACTTTTATAATACAATTTTTTATATTGCGAATAATTGCCCCTCCATGTTCTTCAGGAGTAGGCATAATAAAATATCTCGTTATAATATCTTCTCCTTCTTCTATATTGATTTCTGTATTAGCATGATATGGTTTGGGTTCAACTAAAATATTAATTTCTTTTTGCATAATTTTTATTCCCTTTCCTCTCTAATCCTTTTTAACATTAACTCTCTCAACATTACACTGATTGTTTTTTGTTCTTCTTCACAAATTTTTACAAATTCTTTGTAAAAAGATGGTTTCACAATAAATTGTATTATTCTATCATTTTTTTCTTTTTTAGTCATATTATTCCTCTGGGGTGAAGAAATAAATGTTAAAAATTCTCCTTATTAACTGTATCAATAATAAATTCTAAAATCTCATCTCTTCCTTCTAATATTGTTTCAACAACTTTTGTCCATTATCATTTTCGTGAACAACTCCTATGATATGTCCATAACCTCCATAGTGTCCTTTATCTGCGTGTTCTTGCATTTTCTCCGGACTTTCTATATCATTTGTTCCTAATCCGCTTGGATCGTACTAGCATCTTATAATTTGTCATTTTGATGTATCCATTAGTCTATCTCCATCAATTCAAATCTTGTAATTATTATTTCAGGTTCATTACTCAATATTCTATTTATATTTACAATTTCTATTTCTTTTATAATATCTTCTGTTTTTTCATGAATTTTTATAATTTTTTTTACATTTTTTTTAGATTCTTTTAGTGTCATTTTTTTTTATTGTTGAATTATTCCTATCTCTAACAGACCATGTATCGTCTTTTGACATTTTAATGAAGTAGTCCCATCCATCTATAATTGTGTAATTAAATTGATATCTTATTATATATTTTTTTTCGCTCATAATTCCATCAACTCAAATATAGATATAGGTTCTCTGTTTAGAAATTCTTTTTCTTCTCGCTCTTTTAGCTTTAACTTTGTTATATTTATTTGGCTACCATCTTTATTAAACTTATACCAACTTTCTTCACCATATAGATTTTTGTAATGTGCTTCTGTCCATTTGTTTTCTTCATTGTATCCATATCAGGCTTCACGACCGATAGAATTTCTAACATGAATTAGATGACTATTCTTATTATACTTCCACCAGTATATTAGATCATTAGGCTCTTCACGATAAATAAGATTCCCTTTTTCATCATGTTTTTCTATCTCTTCATTCATATGTCCATCAATCTAAATCTAGAAATTGGGTTCCTGCTTAAAAATTCTTTTTCTTGTTTTTTAAACTCTATTTCTTTTAATTTTTGTTCTGTTATTTCTATTGCCCAATTATCCTCACCATATTCCCACCATTGTTCTTCTCCTACAGAATTTTTCCAATGAATTATCCTATTGTTTTCGTCATATTCAGACCAATATTCATAGCCATTAGTTTTGAGATAAACACAATTGCCTTTATTATCATATTCTTCTATTGGTTCACTCATAGTCTGCCATTCTACCACAAAAATTGCTAAATGTCAAGAATAAATGTTGAAAAGTGATTATATTTGTTGTATTATAGAAGATATTTCACAAAGGGGTTATTATGAAACTGGGAATATTGTGTAATTTTGGTCCACCTTCAGTTGGAGGGTCGGAGTCCGTAATCAAAAATATCTCTACACAGTTAATTAAGGGGTATAAGTACGAAATAAGTGTCTTTTCTTTCAATTATGATAGAATAAGTGTCTTTGAGGGTATGAACCTAATCCCTTGTCCAAAAGGGGAGAAATTGGTTCAAGAATTGAATAATTTTGACCATTTGATGGTCTACAGTGATGGTTTTTGGGAATGGGAGACAATTCTCAAGAATATTGACAAAATCAAGCCAAATGTGACAATATCGATGGTTGGGATGTATCATATGATAGCAAATAACGAGCTATATGGCTTATTTAAAAAGAATATTGATAGGTATAGTATTATCACCCATTTTGAGGGGAATGATTATAATAAGTGCCTCTTTGACGGTCTAACGGTCAATGTGATACCTAATGGAGTTGATTTAGATGAGTTCAGAAATAATATTATAAATTTCCGCGAAAAATACAATATTAAAGAGAAATATGTCATTTTGAATTGTGCAAATTTTTTCTTCGGGAAAGGGCAAAATGCCCTTGGATTGATAAATAAAGAATTAAAAAAATATTTAAAAGATTTTATAATTGTTCAAATATCAAGTTCTATAAAGTATCCTTATGAACAAAGATTTTTAGAAAGAGCAAAGAGAAATTTTGATGGTGATAAGTGTTTGTTTTTAAGGAATATTCCCAGAGAAGATGTAGTAAGTGCATTCAAAGGCTCAGATATTTTTTTAAATGTTTCTGGGAAAGAAGTCAATCCTATTGTTATTCTTGAAAGTTTAGCTTCTGATTTGCCTTTTGTATCTTTATCAGTAGGAGATGTAAATAATTATCCAGGAATAATAGTTAATACTGCCATAGAAGACAAAAAAGGATATAAGATAATAGATGAAAGAACTGTAAAAGTGTATGTAGATAGTATTATAAAACTTTTAACTAATAATGGGTTAAGAGAGGAGTTGATTATAAGGGGTCAAAATGTGATTGAGAAGTTAGATTGGAAGAATATTGTTCCAGAATATGATAAGGTGTTTAGAGGATGAGCGTAATGAGAAGAGAATATGATGACAGAGGTAATACTATTTATAGAAGATTTATTAATGGTTTTGAAGCTTGGTATAAATATGATGAAAATAATCATTTAATATCTTCCATAAGTTCTCATAATAATATATATTGGTTTAGTCGAAAAATTGCAAAGGAAGAATTTGAGCAAATTAAATTCAATAATAGAGAACCAATTTCTAGATTTGAGTTAATGGAATTATGAAAAAATCATTAAAAAAAGAAATAAGATGGTTGATGTTTAAAATTGATCCTTTTAGGATTAATTATTCAATAAAAAGATTTTCAAATAAAATGCATATGTACTATATTCTAAAAGATCACAAAGTTTCTGAAGATTTTATCAGAGAGTTTATGAGCAGAATAGGAGGACCAGAATGGAATATGCTATCTTCTAGTCAAGATTTGTCTGAAGATTTTATTAGAGAATTTCAGAGTAAGTTAGATTGGATGTAGATTTCTCTTTGTCAAAATTTATCAGAATCTTTTATTGTTGAATTTAAAGAAAAAATTCTTTGGAATTATGCTTCAGAAGGACAGGAACTCACTGAAGATTTTTTATTAGAGTATAGGGACAATCTTAATTACTATTGTCTGGTTAAGAATAAGAAGATCAAAGTCTCAAAAGAATTCAGGGAAATCATTAACAGAGTTAAATATGAAGAATGGACAGATGTAGGGACAAATAATTGTGAGGTTATAAGGGAAAGATTAGGAGAGTATGAGCAAAAGAAGAGAGAAATGAATAAATATACTAGATTTGAGGTAATGGATTTATGAGCACACCAATAGTAAGTGTTATTATGACTGTTTATAATTGTGAAAGATATATAGAAAAATCTTTACAATCAATTTCTGATCAAACTTTCAAAGATTTTGAAATTGTTATTTATGATGATTGCTCTACAGATAATACTGTTGAAATTATTACTGATTTTTTACGATATTATAAAGGTGATTATTATTTTATTTTTGGCGAAAAAAATGTTGGATGTGGAGAAAGTAGAAGCAAAGCGATAAGAAGGTCACATGGTAAATACCTGGCTATTCAAGATGCTGATGATATCAGTCTTTCAAATAGATTAGAAAAAGAAGTCAACTTTTTAGAAGATAATAACGATATATTCTGTGTAGGAAGCTTTGTTATTAAGATTGATGAAGATGGAGAAGATGGTGAGAAAATAGAGTATCCACCTGAGAATAATGATGAAGTAATTAAAGCTATAACAGAAAAGTGTATGAATCCTATTTTAGATCCAAGCACAATGTTCAGAAGAAAGGATTTTGATGAGATAGGAGGATATACTTCAGATAAGAGCATATGGACAGTTCCAGACTTTGATTTATGGCTTAGAGCACTATCAACAGGAAAAAAGTTTTCTAATATCCAGGAATCATTAGTCAGATATAGAGTCAATGAAGAAGGAGTAACGAGGAAACATAAAGAAGAGATGATAAGACACCATATGATAGTATGGAATAGCTTTATGAAGGATAGGGGACTGAAATAGAGGTTTTATTTTTTTTAATAAGAATATATATAACAATGCTATATTAGGAGTGCAACTATGAAAGATTTACCACATTGGGTTAAGAAAATATTAAATAATGATAATTTAACATGCGGAGTATGCGATAAAGTAGTATCATTAAAAGATCTGTTTTCTATGGGTATTCAAAAAAGTAGTGTAAAACCGTTTAGGGAGGTTCTATTTATAGGAATTGTATGTAAGCATTGTAAAGAGATGACGCTTTTTGAGTTAAAAGAAATGACTTTACTTGATTTCGCTTTTGAAATATTGGAAGAACAATCAAAATCGCAAGCCAAAAGTAGTAAGAAAAAATTAGATAAAAAGATGAAAGTTACTTCAAATGATAAAAATGTCAAAAAAACAAAAAGCAAGATAACTCTAAAAGAGATTAAAAACAGTGTATCGTTCCTCAATCAGATAGAAACACATGATGATTTTTTGATTGCTCTTGGAATGTCAATAGAACAGATAGAAAGTTATAAGATTAAAAAGAATAAAAGAAAGACAAAATAATGAAAGTAAGTGATTTTAGATTAGCAGCTTCGATATTAAAAAGGGTTTGTTTGAATAGTGGATTAGCATTCCAGGATGTGAATATCACTTTTGATGAGAATTCGACAGATAGTGCTTTTATTATTGGTGGGACAAAGAATGTTGTTCATACTATATATAGAATAGTTGATAAGTATATTTCTAATTCTATTGATATATTTGGTCAAAAATTATTTCAGAGTCCAGAGGAAGAAGAGAATTTTTTATTAACTCTTGCTTCTAAATTAAGAACATTTTTATATCCTGACGATAGCATTTATGACAAAATTGAAGAAACTACTAAACAGAGTTTATATAGTATGCCATTAGTATGGATTTTAATGAAAGATATTGTATGTCCTATAAATGATGTCGCTCTTCAAAATATTGATATATTTTTAGTAGATAGAAATGATATAGACATAGCACAGTATTGTAGTGATGTTAAGAATATAAATAATATTGAATCTTCTTTCATATTCATTAATGATATAAGTAATAATGCAGTTAAAAATGCACTACTGTTTATTGAAGTTCTGGAAGCACATGATTTATCACCAACAGAAGTTATTAAAGAGATATATGAAAGTGACTTATATGAGAAATTTTATGGATTATTAGAGCTTTCTTTGAATGATAGTGAAATAAATGATTTTGAAGGAATTTTGATAGATATTACTGGTATAGATTTATTTGATTTAATCCCATATCAGATAGATGCTATAAGAGATCATAAGGTGGCACAAAGTACAAAATATGATACGCATGCAGGAATGCCATTCTGGTTTATGGGTCTTACTGAAGAGATGCTGGAACCTATGAGAGGTTCAAATTGGACAGTATATGAGGGATTACAGCCTTATGTAAAAGAATTTTGGGATAAAGTTGAAGAAGTTAAATCAAAAAGAATAAAAAAGGGTAAGGATGTGGGAGTTCCATTTAATATGTTATTGGGACTAAAAACAAAGCAACTAGATGGTGGAGAAACTGATACAGAAACTACTCTTCAAGGATTGTTATCATCTAATAGAATATGGTAATATCTTGAAAAGTGAAAGATAATGTTGTAAAATGTATGAGGTGATATGATGAATAATGAAGAATATGAATTATTTCTTAATAAGACTTTGAACTTAATTGAAAATGCTGTTAATTTTTTAAATAGAGGTAAACATATTGTAGCATATAATAAGATGCTTGGAATATACCAAAAATTAACATCATTGGAAGGGGACAAGAGGGTTGAATTATCATTGGAAGAATTGAGTTGTAGGTCTGTTTCTTATTATATGTTAGATGGTAGATACGATGATGCGATGGTTGTTATTAAAAAAATAAGATTAGATTTATATCAAGTTTATGGTAAGGTAAAAAAAGAAAATGAAAAAAATAGAAACGAAAGCGTTTAAAAAAATATCAGCAGATGAAGTTACTCATCCACCAGTTCCAGGTGAGGGAGATGGTGCAAAATCTAAGAGTAGTGGTAAAAAGAAAAAGAAGAAAAAGTTACCTACATTGAATAGAGTAGTAGATGATGTAAGTATAAATGATTTAAGATAGAGGAAGTATTTTGAGTTTAGTATTAGAAGTAGATCATAACGTGACTTATGTTAAAGGTAAGTTGCAAGGAGAGTTGTATAAAGGTCTTAAAAGAGAATTGGGATATTTACCAGAAGATTCTTTTTGGATGAAGAAGAAGAATTCTAGCAATTCAAAGCAGAAGTGGAAAAAAGAGTGGGATGGAATAATTACTACTGTTTGTTGGAATAAAGCATTTTGTAGATGTCATGTCAAAAAAAATGGAATGCACTTTCATACAGGACTTGTAGGAAGAGCTTGTAAATATTTTAAAGATAATGGTGTTCAATATAAAGTTGTTGATATACGTAGCAAAACTGAAAAGACTGATAGATATTCTATGTCTGACGAATTTGAGTATAGAGATTATCAACAAGATATAATAAAAACAGTTGTTGGTGATGAGTCTGTTAAAGGTACTGATAGAGGTATCATTAAAGCAGCAACTGGTTCTGGGAAAACTTCTATTGCTTGTGCCGTTATCGCTAATATAGGTGTCTCTCCAACAATTTTCTATGTCACTTCTGTTGATCTTTTGAAGCAGGCTAGAGATGAAATTAGCAGGTTTATTAGAGAGAATGATTTGCCAGTTGATATCGGTGCTGTAGGTGGTGGATATAAAGATATAAGAGATATAACTGTTATGACAGTTCAAACTGCTGTGAGAGCATTGGGTGGCGTTTGGGTAAAATATGATGATGAGAGTTATGAAAAAGATGATACAGATATTGAAGATATCAGAAATGATATTCGGGATCTTATACATAATTGTAAACTTATGATTTGCGATGAGATTCAGCATTGGGCTGCTGAAACTTGTCAAATAATTTCTGATGCTTCAGTTTCTTGTCAGTACAGATATGGATTTAGTGCGACTCCATGGAGGGACAAAGGAGATGACATTCTTATAGATGCTTGTTTTGGAAAGTGTTTGGCAGATATAAATGCTTCATATCTTATTAGAGAAGGATACCTCGTTAGACCAAATATATATTTTTGGACAGTTAATAATATGAGAGGAATAGGAAAAGTTCCGTATCAGACAGTATATAAAAAAGCGATAGTTGAGAATGAAGAAAGAAATGAGATAATAGCAAACTTAGCAGAACATTTTTTAGAACAGAAGAGAAAGATTCTTATATTAGTAAAACAGATAGCTCATGGTAAGACATTAGAATTAATGATTCCTGGAAGTACTTTTCTATATGGAGCAACTTCCAAAAAGAAGAGGGAAGAACATCTTGAGCTTATGAGAAATGGAGAGGCTAGAATAACGATAGCTAGTGTTATATTTGATGAAGGAATTGATTGTAAGCCACTTGATACATTGATATTAGCAGGTGGTGGGAAATCTCCTACAAGGGCATTACAAAGAATTGGTAGAATATTAAGACTGTATGAAGGTAAAACAGATGCGATAGCTGTTGATTTTATGGATAATTGTAAATATCTTCAAGGACATAGTAAGAAAAGGGAAAAAATGTATAGGAGTGAAGATGAATTCATCATTAAAAGGCAAAAATGAGATGAGTAGTGCAGATAAAATAATGAAAAATATCTTTAGTGGTGAGTTTGAGGATGTTAGAACTGCAAAAAGGAAAAAAAGCAAAAAAATAAAAAAAAATGTTGACATAGAGAAAAAAGATGGTATAATAACATCAAATGATGAGGGTACAGAAATCATTAATGATGGCCCTAAGTTTGTGAGCTGGAAAGATAAGAATAAAAGAAAAACGTGGCAATTTGATCCTAATAAACCAGTATCGGATTGGAAAGCCTGGGATTTATTTGAATTTGCTCACAATTTGTATGTTAAAAAGTATAATGAAGATTGGGATTTGAGAAGGCAGGGTAACTCTTTGGTCATCTTGCAGATCTTTGAAAAATTAGAGAGAGAGTTAGGCAGTAATAACTATTTAATGATGCGAGATTATGTTATTTATTTCTTTGAGAAACATATAGATAAGTTTAAAAGAAGAAAAACACATAATGATGGTTTCTTCGATCATATGAATAGAAAAGATGTTATTAGATCATTTTGTCATTCTTATGATTATCGAAAAAACTTTAAAAGGTATGAAGGATTGAGAAAAAAAGATATAAATAAAGTTATTACAAATGCAGATTTAGAAAATGCTTATATTCTAAGTATTGGAACATTAGTATCTGATTTTGGTATAGTCATCGCCGCTAATTGGTTAGTTGCGAAAAAGAAGTTCAAAAAGAAAGATACTGTTAAAATGATTTTTAATGCTTGTAAGTCAATGTATGATAAAGATGTATTTCATATAGTTGTAAAATCTACTGAGAAAAACTCTCCTTATCCAGATTGGCTAATGTTTAAAGACCCTTCTATTATTACTAATAGGATAGATAAGAATATAAAAATAAATGTAGAATTTTTAGAAAGTGGAAAAAATAAGCTTGCTTTTTTGAAAGGAATATGTTAAACTATGAAAGATGAAAATGAGTAAAGAGTATAGTATCAATTACAAGATTCAAGCTAGCATAGTTGATGTTGTGACTCCAGAAGGAGAAATGAAAAAGAATGTATCATTCGATGATGCGATGGATATGACGGAAGAATATGGGTTGGACTTGGTAGAGGTTTCACCAACAAAAGAAAATAAAAATGCAGTATGTAAGATACTAGATTTTGGGAAATTAAAATATAAAGATAGTAAAAGGAAGAAGACTCACAAACAGGTTGTGAAAGAAATTAAGTTTAATTTTAATATCGATAACCACGATTTAGAAGTAAAAAATAAAAAAGTAAAAAAGTTCCTTGACAAAAAGTATCAGATAAGGTATAGTATAGAACTAAGAGGCAGAGAAAAATCGTTAATCTCTGCCGCGAGAGAAAAAATGGAAAAAAGTTTGGAACAGTTCAAAGAAGTAGCAAGTTGGACTCCTATCAAAGTTTTTTCTGGTGGAAGAATGGTAAGAATAACAACGGTTATATCTGCTGTATAAATGTGAAGTGTTTAATTAGATGTATGAAAGGAACCAGCAATGGCAACAGAAGTATCAACGGAAGATAGTGAAAAAATCCTAGCGGAGATGACAACAGAAGAGTTTAAGACTGATTTCTCAACTATTTTGAGAACTCGTTATCCTCTTCTTTATGTTAGTGTAAAAGAAGAAAGACGTTATCTCCGTTTCATGGAACATTTTTGCAGGGTGAATGGTTACGAATGCAAAATCTGGGATACATATAATGGCTTGATCGATCTTGAGACAAAAGAGAAAGATGGTTCCATTTCAGATGACATGAAGAATGAGCCTATCGCTATTCTGGATCATGTCATAGCACAGGGCAAGATATATGTGAATAAGAAAGAGTCTGTTACAGACAAAAGAGCTCAAGGTATCAAGGGGATTATTTTTGTGCTTCTTGACTATTTCAGGTTTCTTGATGAGGCTCCTGATATTGAGAGAAGATTGAAAGCAATCTCCAGTCTTAATGGAATCGTAACTTGCATTCTCACAGGTCCGGATTATCTTGCTACGGATGTTATCGAAAATTTGATGCCTAACATCGATTTTCCTTATGCTAACAAGAACGAGATAAAGACAGCACTGTATCAGGTTGTTGCTGGTGTCGATGATAAGCTTCCGGGGATTAAAAAGTCAACAAAAGCATTAGAGGAAGAGCTTATTAACTCTGTGCAGGGATTGACATTGATGGAAGCACAAACTGCTTTTTCAAAGTCTTTGGTTTCCAAAAGGGCATGGGACATACCAATTATCCTTAAGGAAAAGAAACAAATCATCAGAAAGAGTGGTATTCTTGAATACTATGATAGAACAGTTTCGATGGATGATGTGGGTGGATTAAAGGAATTAATTGAGTGGATTAAACAAAGAAAGACCTGTTTCTCTCAAGAGGCAGAGGACTATGGGCTTAAGAAACCAAGAGGATTGCTTACTATTGGTATGCCAGGATGTGGTAAGTCCCTTGTCTGTAAGGCTATTAGTAGTTCATGGAATATGCCGTTGCTTAGGCTTGATTTCGGTAAGCTTTTTGGTTCGCTTGTCGGAGATTCCGAAAAGAACGCAAGAGAGGCTATTACTCAAGCTGAGGCTGTTGCTCCTGCTATTCTTTGGGTCGATGAAATCGAAAAAGCGATTTCAGGCGGAAGATCCAGTGGTCAAACTGACGGTGGGACTACTAGCAGAGTTCTTAGCACGTTTCTTACGTGGATGCAGGAAAAAGAGAGTCCGGTATTTGTGGTTGCAACGGCGAATGATCATGAGTCTATTCCTCCTGAGTTCTTGAGATCTGGACGTTTTGACGAGATTTTCTTTGTTGATCTTCCAAATTTAGATGAAAGAAAAGAAATCATTGAGGTTCATCTTAGGAAGAATGAGTTGAAAATCAAAAGTTTTGATATTGAAGCTATTGCTCAACACATTGAAGGGTACAGCGGTGCAGAAATCGAAAAGTGTGTTGATTGTGCTATGCTCAGGGGCTTCGTAGAGAAAAAGAGAAAGATTAATACGCAGGATATCATTAAGGCATCGGGAGAGTTTGTACCGTTGTCAGTAATGAGAGAGGCTGATTTCGATGGTATTAAGGAATGGGCTTTGACGAGGTGTCGAAATGCTAGTTCGGGTCCTGTAGAAGTAGTTGATCTTGGAACTGATGGGAACAAAGATTTGGATATATAGAGTGAGAGATATAGAAAAACTAAAAGAAGAATATCTAAATAAGTTCGCAAGGAAGTATTATAATGAGTCCCCACAAAATATCAGTGGGGACTCATTTTACAGATGTTCTATTCTTGCGGAGATTTGGGCGTATATGAAAAATATCCTTCCAAGGGATGTTTCTAAGTATACAATTTTTGATTTTGATGGGAGAAGTAAATCTGGAGAAATTCTTATACCTCCAGAGATTGCTCTAAATGCTAAGAATCTAATTAGCAGATATTGTTGGGGCAAGACATGGAATCAAATTGTTGATTATTATAAGAATGATGAAATTAAAATAAAAATATTTTTGAACAAGCGTTCTGAAATGATGCTTCGTTTAAAGAATGGTAATAATATGCTCATTTTTGGGGAATCTATAGATCATCCAATAGGCAGAACAATGGTGGCATCCATTGTTATGAAAGAAGCTATTAAGCTCAGAGCACAATATGGGCAAAGAGGACAAACTTATGAGTGGATTGATTTTGTGGCTTTGAAGAATGCTATTACAGAAGATTCTGATAAGGTTACTGATTATAGGAGTTGTAGTTGGCTTGTTGTTGACAATATTTTTCAACCAGAATATTGGACAATACAGCAAAAGGTATATATGTCTGATATTATAGATTCTTTTTTCATAAATAGATTGAATGACAAATTACCTACTATTTTTGTTTTTAAGTTTGATATTAGAAACAAATCTTTTAATGCAGAGGAAGAGATGGGAACGGGGATATCAAAAATTATTCATAGCAAAGCAACCTGTAAGATCCCATTGTGTAAAGAGTTTAAGGCATAATATGAGTCAAAGTATCATTGATATAGAACAACAGTTTATTTATCTTTTACTTCATGATAAGAAACTGGTTGGGGAATTTTTAGAAAGCATGTTGCTTTCTAAAGATTTTGATGAAAGTCATCAATTTATATTAAAATGTATAATAGAGTGTTATGATGATGATGTTCTATTAACAAGAGATTCTCTTAGAAATAAAGCAAAGTCTAAAATACCTATTGAGAGAGTTGCATTAGAAACAACAATCAATAGGTGTTATAATGCACAAACAGATTCAAATAATTTTCCTACATTGGTCAATCAAATTTATGATCACAAGCTAGGAAAAGTTATTAATTTTGGTTTAGCGGAGTTTAATAAGAAACTTAAAGATGATAAATTTGAAGCTATTAAATATTTAGTGGAGAATTTTGAAAGCACTTTATACCAGAATAATTCTTTTGCAAGTAAGACTTTTTATGATGATGTAACAATCATTTTTGATAAGAATATCCAATATTTAAAAGATGTTAGATCTGGTAAAATTGAAGAAATTCCACCAATTATATGCGGGATAAAAGAAATAGATGATACAATGATAACCGGATATGAAGCTGGAACATTGACCTTATTTATCGCTGATGTTGGCGGATTTAAAAGCACAATGATGATGAATGTAGCTCTTAATGTATGGAGATATGGACATAATGTTCTTTATGTTCCGTTAGAAATGGATAAGGATCAAATGTGGAAGAGACTTTGTTCCAGAGAAAGTTGTATTCCTTATGAGATGTTTGCGAGAGATGTGAAAAGATTAACTGATGAACAGATGGAAAAGATAGAAGCTATTAAAGCAGAATTTGAAAGTGGAGAATCAAAATTCTATATAATGCAAGAATCTAAAAGAACTAATGTATTCACTATACAAAAGAATATAGAACGGAGAATTGAGGAATTTAAACCAAAGCTAGTCGTAATTGATTACATAGCTAATTTAGATCCGGATCAGAAAAGAAATGGAAGAAATGATTTGGAAATAGGCGATATGCTCAAATCTTTAAGACATAATGGTAAGACTCTTGGACATGCAGTCGTGTCAGGCGCTCAGCTTGGTCGTGCAGCTCTTAATAGGATTAGATTGGCAGGAAGGAATAGGGATAAGACAGCGATTAACTCAGAGGACGTGAGAGGTTCTCATGAATATTCTGCTGATGCTGATAATATTTATGCTCAGTTGAAACATGTTTCTCAACCAAATCAATTATTAGATATATATTGTGTTAAAGCTCGTAATGGGCCTAATACTTTTCCTAATGGAGAATTAAGAGCAACATTGGAAGTTCGTCCTGAGATATTTTTAGTTCAGAGTCAAGGTCAGGGTGGGATGGGAGAAGTATCTACTGATGATATATTAAATGATTTAAATGATCTTGAAGAAGAGGATTCAGTTGTTGTTAAAAGTGATGTTGCAGAGGGAAGTTCTTCTGCTGCTGTTTCTACTGTTTCTACTGTTTCTACTGTTTCTATTGTTTCTGATGAAGAAGATGATTGGGATTTCTAATAATGGAAAAAACAAAACATCCACTTATAGAAGCGATTTTAAAAGAGAAAAAGATAACAGATTTTTTAGAATCCAGGGGAATACATCCTACTCGCAAGAGTGGTGATAGGCTGGTATATCTATGCCCAATTCATAAGGGAGATAGTATTCCTTCATTCATTGTGTCTAATGATAGGAAAGAGTATCAAACTTATAAGTGTTTTGGATGTCATTCAGGTAATGATATAATAAATTTAGTATGTGATCTGGATAATGTATCTATTAAACAAGCAATTAGAATATTGTCTAAGGGCATAAGTGTTGAACAAGGGGATATAACTGATTCTTTTGTTAGTGAATCTGCTAAAATTATTGAAAGGGAATTGAAGGATTCTAAAGAATTAGAAATATCTATGTTAAAAACAGGTGTTTTTTGTAGAGATCATTTAAGTAAATGGTACGATGAAGAAGAGGTTGAATTTTGTCTTAATATGTATAAAATATTAGATAAGGTTATTAGACTTAATGATATTGAAGACTTAGAAAGAATGTATAAAATATTATGTGAAAAAGGTTTTCCGGAAAGAAGGAAATTTTGTCTGGAAAGAAAAGAGAAGAGAATTTTGAATAAGGTTAAAGCATGGAAAATATAGAAATAAGAATAGATTTTTCAGACATTACTTTATCTGAGACAGATGGAGTATATGAAGATGTTAAAAAGATAATGGCAGAAGAAAATATTAATTATGACAAGTGGGTTCTTAGAAGTGATATAACTATTATGAGTCCTAGCGGAGTGGGTTCTATGGAAATTCAATGTCATGGAGATGGTAGCGTACATATTTTAAAATATGTTCCATCAATAGCTGATGTATTTTATAATAATGATATCCAGGCTATTTCTTCATGGGCACAAGAAAATGGATGGAAAATTCCTCAACCAAAATATACATTAGTGGAAGATAATAAACAATTTTGGAAATATTTCTGGGATACATTGGTAATTGATAGCGATTATCTCGATAAGTTATATGGGAAGAGGGAACAATTAGGAGCTTAAGATGATAAAAAAAGAAGTTGAAGTTGTAAAAAAACTAGTTTATCAAGATGTTGTGATAAATGTCATGTCAAAATATATGAAGTGCAAAGCAGTGCTTTTCAGTATCCAGGAACATTTTGTAAAATGTGTAAAATTGATTTATGCAAGATACATAGGAATGAAGATCCTACATTAGAGGAATATGAAAGAAAAAAAACTGAAGAAATTTATTGTGATGATTGTTTTAGAATTGTAGAAAAACCTCTATATAAATTAAAAGAGTTGAAAGAAGAATATGATCAGAAGGTTCAGGTAATACGTTTAAAAATGAGAAGAGAATGTGATAAATTAAAGGAAGAGAAATGAGTAATCTTGCGATATTTTGTGGTTCAGCAAATCCGGAGTTGGTAAAAGGAATTTGTGATTCAATTGGTGTTCAAATGAGAAATGCTAAAATATCTCATTTCCCAGATGGAGAGACAATGGTGAAAGTTGAAAATGATGTAAGAGGAAATGATTGTTTCATTATACAATCTACATCTCCACCAGTTAATGAGAATATTATGGAATTATTAATTTATATTGATTGCTTGAAGAGAGCATCTGCTAAGAGTATTACTGCCGTGATACCTTATTTTGGATATGCTCGACAGGACAGAAAAGCAGAAGGTAGAACACCTATTACTGCTAGAATGGTGGCTGATCTCTTGTCCCAATCTGGAATAAATAGAGTTCTTACAATAGATTTACATGCTAAACAGATAGAAGGATTTTTTAACATACCAGTTGATCATCTTACAGCAAGACCTGTTTTTATGAAGTATCTTAAATCTTGGGATATGACAGATACTGTTGTATTGTCTCCTGATGTTGGGAATATGAAAATAGCTAATGATTACGCACAAGAGTTGGGTACTGACATTGCGGTTATAGATAAAAGAAGAGTGAATGGAGAGAAAGTAGAGTCTTCTACTATTGTTGGAAATGTATCAGGTAAATCTGTATTGATATTTGATGATATGATATCAACTGCTGGAACAATTGTTGCCGCAACTGAACTGGCTAAGAAAAAAGGGTGTGTAAGAGTCTCTGTAGTTGCTACTCATGGATTATTTTGTGGTGGCGCGATAGAAAAAATAACAGAATCCTGTATCGACACAATCATCGTTTCTGACACAATACCGTTGAATAAGGCGATGAAAGATATGATAGAAAGTGGAAATAATGAAAAATTTCCAAAAATAAAAATAATTTCTCTTGCAAAATTGCTAGGAGAGGCTATAATACGTATATATGATGAAAGATCAATAAGCGTATTGTTAGAAAGTGATTATGATTTTGGTGTGTAATAATATATAAGGAGGCAGAAAATGTCTATAGAAGAAAAAAAGAAACCATTGGAGTTTATTTTCACTCCAGATAATGTTCCTGGACCTATAGGCTCAGGGGATTATGAAATAGTTTATAATCCAGATTACCAATCTAGTGGTAGTATTATGGATTTGTATCCACTCAACATAACCAACAGTGGACAAAGTATTTGTTGCCCAATTGAGTTATTTACTGAGGTGATTGATTTTTTAACAGAGAAAGGAATTATAGAGGGGAAGGTAAAGGAAACGAATCTTGTTCAGACTAAAATTATTTCTACAATTCCATTACCAGTTATAGATGGTGTTGGTGAGACAGTTCTTGGTCAAGAAGGTTCATCTTCTGTACAACCTTTTACATCTTTTGATGAGACTGATACTGAAATGAATGATATATTGACACCTGATGATGAGTCTGTTAAAGATGTAGCATCTATAAAAGTTGGAGATAAAGAAGCAGCTTCTGAAGAAATTGTTTCTAGACCAGTAATACGAACTAGAGTTGGTGATAGTGAAGATCCTCAACAGGCAGAGAAAGATGCTGCTGTTATGAGGGGTAATGCAGAAAGTAATTTTAGAAGGACTGATTAATGGAGTACAAATGTACGACAGTTCCTATTAATAAACTTATTTCTACGCCATCTGGCTTTGTAATGCCAATGTGTCAAGAATGTAAAACAATTGATTGTGATAATCCAATAGAGTCTAAGAATATTAGTGTACTAGGCGTTAATAAAAATATAAAAGTGTTCGTAAGAGGAACCCAAATTTCTTTTGTTGTTAATTGTAATGGATACACAAAATGAGTGCAAGAATTAGTAAAGCTAGACAAACAAGTAGAATTGGAAAGCAAAGAGAAAAAAAACAAGATGAATTCTCTAAGCATCAAAAAAGTATGGCTAAAATTAAAGCGAGTCCTAATACTCAAAAGATAAGTTATCCCATATATAAGGAGGCTTATGAATATGTGGATAATTTGTTTCCAGGTTCTGAAGTAAAGAAAGTTGGTATCTATAAAGTGAGTCCTACTTATCTCACTAAATTGGGATATGGTGGTTGCGGTGGTTTTTATTGTAGGTACTCGAAGGTGATTGTAATTTCATCCTGGTTTCCAGTGGATAAAAGAAGATATCCATCTAGATATAATTTTAGTATCAAAGCTAAAATAACTAAAGATGAAGTGATAGCACATGAATTGCTTCATTATTGTTTTGTAGAAGAGGGTGGCAATTCTAATAGTAGAGAAATAAATGAAGAGTTTGCTTATGGTTGGTCAATTGGATATTTAAGATTTAAAGGACATTCAGACGATTTTATTATAACAAAGAATTTTTATCCATTCTTGGTAGAGATTATGTCTAAACAGGCTTTAGATTATGTTTTACATTTGGATGGTAGTACCAGAGCTGAATATAATAAATTTTCTAAATTCAAGCAAAGGGAATTTTTTAGAAAATATGGAATAAAATGGCATAATAAAAGAAAAGAATTAGCATATGAATATGGGGAAGATCTCATTGAGTTATATGATAGAAAAGCATCAGAGGGAACTCACTGCACTAAAGAAGTTACAAAAACTGACCGATTTGATCTAATGGATCTAGATTAGAAGGTCTTCATATCGGAGACAACTATGAGCTACGAACATAATTTTGATGAAAAAATTGTGGTATTTCCAGATGAAGAAAATTATCTAAAATGTAAATTAGCATATTTAGAATATGAAAAGGGATTTGAAGAGAGTGAGACTCATTTTTCTTTTTTGGAATATATACAAGGTTCTTGGCAGAGTAATTTAATGGGTTGGGTGGTAGAAGAGATTAAAGATAATGATACAGCTTTTCAAACTTACACTTTTTCTGTAGATTGGTCAGATTCAGCAAATGATAGTTGGAGTAGCTCTTCATACACAAATACTACTACAGAAAGTTCTCAATCTGTTGTTGGAGATGATGGAACTATTGTTGGATTTAATGGAGAAACTTTATATACTACTTTAGTACTAGGCTCTACCAACACTACAGATTTACATAATGGATGGATAAGAACAGATTCTACTCATCGTTATTCTACTGATACTCCAGAAGAACAAGAGAAAAAGAGAAAAAAGAATGAGTTTGATAGGTTTGATATTTTAGATTTTGATTAGAATTTTATAGAAAAGTGAAAAGCAATATATTATAATGGGGGAATACAATGATTAAATTTTTTTGGTATGAACATCCTAAAACAGGAGAAATATTTTCAGATCAAAGAATGGAAGGGTATGAGGAAAAACCGTTAGTCAAAGGGGGAGTTAAGTGTGAGTTGGTTAGAGATTATGTTCCTCCTGTAGAAGAAAGAGATGATATTAATTTGGCAATTATCAACAAGAATAGAGAAGTTTTTCAGGCTGATGCTGATTGGGTGAAAAGATGTAAACCGAAATATGTTAAGTTTCAGGATGGTCATAGAGAGCGTTATGACCCAACTAAACATAACTAGAACAAAGATGTAGGAGAAAGAATGGATGAAAAGAAAAAATGTGATTGGAGTGGTCATTCTAATCGCTACACACTAGCTGATAAATTCTTATTCAATAAACTATTACCAACTTTATTGAGTAAAGTGGCAAGAGATGAACCTTGGGCGAGAAAAGAGCATAAAGAGATGATGAAAAGATTTGAGAACAATTTTGGTGGAGAGCCTCTAGAAATTAGTGAGGAAAATAAATGAGATATGTTAGAAAAGAACATATTGTAACCACTATATGTAATGAAGATGTGACAGAGGATGATATTATAAGTAGTGTTTTGGCTAGTCTAAAAAACAATATGATAGAATTTTCTTTAAACACCAAAAAATATTTTCCAAGTTGTTTTGATTATAAATATACTCATTATAATAAAGTTAAAGTTGAAAGTGTGGGAGAGAATGTCGTTGATTTTATAATTTTTGACAAGTTTTCTACTACTCATTTAAGAGGCATTCATTTCTCTGACATAGTAGAGATTAGTGCCATTACGACAGTAGATAAAATTTTAAAAACCAAACCTAATGCTACCAGGTGGGATTTTTTAGATATAAGAGAGGAATAATTATGGCATATTTAATTAGAGCAATAGGCGAAAAAATTGGCACTACAGAATATGAGAAAATTGATGATGCAAAAAGTTTTGCAACAACTCATATTGAGAATTACAAAGAGGGATTTGAGATAGTGGATAAAGGGAGTGGAAGAATTGAGTACACGGATAAAAGAGAAGAAGTGAGCAGAACAGATTTAATAGATTGGGATTAATATGACAGAATGTTATTATATAGGAAGTAGAAAGTGCAGAGTTCGTACAATAACCCCTAAACAATTGGCAGAAGCAACAGAAGCAGGGATTACAAGAAGAGATTATCATCGTAGTGTCGGCTCTACAGGACATTATTATGATCCGGAACAAGGAGAATATAAAAATGAAATATATGGATGTTTGGGAGAGATAGTATTTAGAGATATCGTAAAAAAAAATGGTCTTGGATCTGTTTCTCATTTTTATCCGTTTTATTCAATTGGCAGGGAAGAGATAGCAAAAAAGGCAAATCATGATGCGGAGATATGTTCAAAGACAATAGAAGTAAAAACAGTTATTCCTCCAAGCGGGCATAAAAAAAGAATATTAGTTAAATTAAGAGAGTATAAAAAAGGAATTAATTTTTATGTTGTTGTTAAATTTATTAATGATAATGAATATGTCTTTGCTGGATTTTGTACTGATGAAGAGTTGAAAATAAATACACCACGTAGTTTTGGGCAGGGAGGAAAATGTTATTGGAGATTGTTGGAAGATTTGCATCACATGAAAAAAGATTGGTGGGAATTTGAGGAGAAGTAAAATGGAAGAACACAGTCCATATTTTAATTATATTACATGGAAACAAATGGCAGAGATTTCAACTTCTGTGACAGAGAATGGTGTAGTAGATGACATGTTATTTGCATTAAAGTTGCTCTCTATAATATATTGTATCGAAGAAGATATATTAAAGGATATGAAGATGAGTGACATTATGAGATTGAAAAATGCTGTTGAGAAAGGAACACCAGAGGATGTTAAAAGAGAGAAAAAATGGGTGATAAGTTATATTAAAGATAAATATGAAGTTGATAGATTTGAGTTGATGGACTTGTAAGATGGATATTGATATTAGTTTTTTGTCGAAAGAACAATTAAGAAAATAAATTAATTCCTATTATGGGTAAGCTAAAAGCTAAAGAGTTTCAGTATGAAGAATTATTTTCGGAAGTTAAAGAGATAAAAGAGAAAAACAAGGAAAATGAATCTAAAATTGAAGAATTAGAAAAAAGCAATAAAGAGTTAGAAGAAAGCAATAAGAAGTTGAATAAATATACCAAATTTGAGGCGATGGACATTTGAAAAGACTTGAAGCCACATTCTACTATATTAATTCTACTATATTATAAATATACTATATTAAAAAATATTGTCACTGGCATTGTCACAAATGTCATCCTTGTGGAGAAGGATTGGAAAAGTTGTTCAAAATGGTAGATAAAATGAAAAAAAAGGAATCAAAAAAAGATGAAATTCAGTAATAAAGAGTTTGTGCATTGGCATGTTCATAGCGAAAATTCGAAATTTGACGGATTGGCGAAATTAGATGAGTTAGTAATGAGAGCAAGAGAGATGGGGTTCCCAGCTCTTGCACTTACTGACCATGGAAATATTCAGGGCTGGATTCAGTTCTTGAAATTAGCGAGAGCTACTAAAGATAAAAAAGGTAATGATATTCCTTATGCTCCTATTAAACCTATTCTTGGTTGCGAGTTTTATCTTTCCCGAAAAATGGATATAGGTCAATATGATGAAAAGATGAAGAAGAAGGGTGAGCCTGTAAGACAACAACCGGATAAGAGGAAAGGAAATAGACATTTAAATCTTTACGCAATGAACTTTAAGGGATATAAGAATATTTGCAGATTATCTCAAGCTTCATTCACAAGAGGATTTTACTCAGATCCAAGAATTGATATAACTACTTTAGCGGAGCATAGTGAAGGTGTTATGATAGGTTCTGCTTGCTTATCTAGTCTGATTAATGTTAATCTTATGTATGGAAGATACAATGAAGCTAAACAAGTTTGCACTACTTTAAAAGATATATTTGGAGAGAATTTTTTCCTAGAAATAATGTATCATGGAATTCCTGAAGAAAGAGAAATATTACCTTACATATTTCAACTATCAAAAGAATTAGAGATACCAGTAGTCGCTACTAATGATTCTCATTATATACATAAGGAACAAGGAAGATCACAAGAGTTATTAATGTGCATGTCTCAGCAGAGGTGTATAAAAGATTCTAAAAGATTAAACTTTAGACATATGGAATTTTATTTGAAAAGTGCTGATGAGATGTACAAATTATTTAAGGGTCATCCAGAAGCTCTTGTAAATTCAAGAGTATTGGCAGAGAGAATTAATACAAAAGATATTGAAGAGAATTTGTTTGGAGGTATGAGACTTCCTATTTTTGATATCCCATCAGAGCATAAAGATCCATTTGAGTATATGGAAAAATTAGCCTGGGAAGGAATGAAAAAGATTGGATGGGATAAGAGTCAACCACACATAGACGCATTGAAAATGGAGATAAATGATGTGTTAGTGGCAAGAGATAATAATAATTATGATTTTGCTACATATTTCTTAATAGTAAAAGATTATATTGAGAATGCAAGAGATAATGGTGTGTTAGTAGGTTGCGGAAGAGGAAGTGGATATGCCAGTGTGTTGTTAAGGTGTCTTGGAATTACTTATGGAGCTGATCCTTTAGAGTATGGACTTTTATGGGAAAGATTTTTAGGGTTCTCAGATTCTAGGTTCATTAAAGAAAATGATTTTGGCTTTGAAACGGATATAATTCAACAAACATTAGATATGGATGTTGGTGGTGATGTAGAGGAAGATTTTAATGGATGAACAGAAAGAATTACTATGTAGATTTTGGGAAAAGAAATTGGGTCTAGAGTATATGTAATATCTTAGAGATCGAAAAAATGATTACCTTATGAGTATTTTAGAAGAAGATTAGAATAAATTTGATATTATAGACATAGATAAAGAAGAAGAAAAAGAAGATGATATATGTTCCACTTAGTGATGAAGAAAAAGGACAATTAAAACAGTACTGGCTGACAATGCGTCCAAAAGAATATGTTGATGTTCTATTTGATGATCTTCCTGTCCCTCATTATTGTTGTGATTATATGGTAAATATTACAGAGACACAAAAAAGATTTGAGTTAATGGATATATGAGTATAAGAATAAAGAAACTTGATGATAGAGGTAATTTATTTTAAATATGATAATGGATACGAGGTCTGGAGAGATTTTGATGAGGAAAATAATTGTATTCATTGGAAAGATTTTAGTGGAGTAGAACATTGGTGGGAGCATAGAGTAGAAACTTCAGTGATGTGTATAAAAATTACAAAAGAAGAATTTGAGGAAATAGAAGCAAAGAAAAAAGGAAAGAAAAATATTTATACAAGATTTGAGATAATGGATATGTGAAAGAAGATTAAATGCCTGATTTAGAAATAATTAGAAAAGAAATTATAGAGGAAATAAGCAATAGATTGAAAGGTGATCCTAGATTGCCAAAAGCTGTTTCTAAAGCAAATGAAGAGTTAGATGTTATGAGCAATACTAACGGATTAGAACAGAAAAACAATTTAGAAACATTTTATTCTATATGGAAGAAGAATCAAGGGAAAGTTGGACATAAAAATGAGATAAACAGTTGGACAGCTTTCTTTTTAGGAATGACAGAAACTAAACCTGAAAAAGGTAGTGAGTTCGTTCCCATAAGAAGGTGTTTCGCAAGAGCTGGGTTCCCAGACATAGATACAGATTTTGATGATGAGAAGAGAGATAGTGTTTATGACTACATCATTGCAAAATATGGAAGAGAAAATGTTGGTAATATTGGTACTCATGGAAAGCTGAAATTTAAGAGCTGTGTGACAAGAGTTGTTAAGGCATTAGATGTGGCAGGATCTTTCCTTAAAAGTCCAGAGGCTTATATTTCTGATAATGCTCAAAAGGTTACAGAGATATTAGAGCCATTTCCTAAAAAGGGATTAATGAAAGTTACTGATGAAGATGGCAATGAGCATTTGATAAAGAATTTTAAAGATGCTTATAGATATTGTCCTGATTTTGCTAAGTCTATAGACAAACATCCAGAGATAAAAATACACGCCGAACATATAGAAGGAACATTTGCAAATTTTGGTTGTTTAGCAGCTAATACTCCGATTTTAACTGAAAAAGGTTGGATAAGAATAGATCAATTAACTACTAAATATAAAATAGCTTATGTTGATAAAGATGAAAAAATTAAATATACTGATGAGTTCAAGAAGTTTAAAACAGGTATAAAAAAGACATACCGAATGAGATTATCTAGCGGTTCATTCATTGATGTGACAGATGAACATTTAATTTTTACAGATAAGGGATGTGTTAAGTTTGAAGAAATTAGAAAAAATCAAAAAAAATATAAAATATATGAAGTTAAAGAATATATCAAAGAACGACGAGCCAAGCTTTGTGATATATTAGATAATTAATTACCTAATCATAAGGTTATGGAGGGAAATGATGAATAATTGTGAGTTATTTGAAATAGTATCAATAGAAGAATTAGATTTTGAAGATGTTTATGATATCTCTATGAATGAGGGTCCAGAATTTTTTCAAAATGAGCATAATTATGTGGCTAGCAATATAGTTGTTCATAATTGTCACGCTGCTGGAGTTGTGGTATCGGATGTCCCACTTGATGAGATTGCTCCGTTGAGAACAGCAAGGAAAGGTATGTTAGCAACTCAGTTCCCTAATGAAGATTTAGAGACTTTGGGTTTGATAAAATTTGATATATTAGCTATCGCTACTTTGTCTGTTATAAAAAATACTGTGGAAATGATTAGAAAGAATTATGATATAACAATAGATATAGAGAATTTACCGTTAGATGATCAAATGACTTTTGAGATGTATAGAACCGGAAATCTTGGAGGTGTCTTCCAATGTGAGAATTGGGGTATGCAAAGGACAATGAGAGATATTAAGGTTGACAGTTTTGGAGATATAGTTGCTGGTTTAGCATTATACAGACCTGGACCTATGGATTCTATCCCTAAATATTGTGCTAGAAAAAATGGAGAAGAGGACGTTAGTTATTTTCATCCTTCAATTGAACCTCACGTTAAGAAGTATCTTGAAAAAACTTATGGAATTTTATGTTATCAAGAACAGGTTATGCAGATTTGTAATTCATTAGCTGGATTTACTATTACTGATGGTTATATTATGATTAAAGCTATTGGTAAGAAAAAAGATTATTTGATGAATAAATTTAAAGAACAATTCATAGGTGGATGTGTTAAGAATGGTGTAGATGAGTATGTCGCTATAGAATACTGGACTAAATTTATAACTCCATTTGCAAGTTATGGGTTTAATTTGGCGCACAGTGCTTGTTACGGTTATAATTCTTATACTACTGCTTATTTAAAAGCACATTATCCTGAAGAGTTTATGTGTTCATTCTTAAATGTTATAACTCATGGATCTGGAGATAAATATGATAAGATAGAAGCATTTGAGAGAGAATTTAAGAGGAAAATGAATGTTAAGTTTCTTCCAAGAGATATTAATCGGTCGAAGGTGGAGTATATCGTTGAAAAGCCTGGAGATAGATGCGGAGTAACAAAGATAGAGATGAGACCTAGTTTAATATGCAAAGGAGTTGGATTTAAAGCTGCTGAGGACATAGAGCAAAATCAACCATTCAAAGATTTGGAAGAGTTTGTTGAGAAGATAAATACTTCTACTGTAGATACTAGAGTTATTGAAGCATTGGCAATAGGCGGATATTGGGGCAAGAAATATGTCAAGGATCCACTTAGTTTAGTCAAAAAGTTCACTATGATACGCGATGATAGAAAAAAATCTTTTCAAAAAGGATATGAACCAGGAGCAGATATTTTTGGATAATTTTCTTTCAAAGTGATTAATAATATCATATAATGTCGATATATTGATGGAGAAATAGTTGTGATTGATGTAAGATGCCCCCAGTGTAATAGCAATGATTTGGAGATCATTGATACCCAAGGTCATATCAAAGATGCCTATATTTCAGAGAAAACTGGATGTTTGAAATGTGGTCATGTATTTGATGTAGAAGCAAAAATATTTTATAAAAAAATAGGAGAAAAAAATGGCTAAATCTATTGTGAAAAAGACTATTAGAAGAAAAATCCAAACTGCAAAATTCGAGGCTCTTGATATTGAATTAGAAGTGGAAGAGCAGATTATATGGGATACAGAAGAAGAAAGAATAGCGGCTACTGCTAAACTTTCTAAGAGATTGTTGGATGATTTTACTAAGACCTACAATGAAGTAGTCGAGAGAACTGGTGTTGATAGATGTATTGGTGTTGTTACTGTTAAGAAAGACAACAATAAATCTAATGGATCTGAAGTTGATTTTGATTTTAGTTAAGAGAGTGAAATATGACAGATAGAAGTGATGCTTTAGTAGCTTTTGAAGAAATGTTCAATGGCGTGTCTGAGGGTAGAGGTAAAGACAACACTGATCAGGCAGAAGAGTATGGTGATAGTTCTTTATCGGAAGAATCATTTAACGATGTAGCAAAAAAAGTTGTTAATGATTTAAATGAGTGTGAGAGTGGGCATTCTTTGACAGATGTGAATAAGGTTCTTGGAGATATGGAGGAAGAAGAAATTCTTAAAGAAGCTCCTAGAGTAGAAATTGTAGAAGTTGTAAAAGATGATTCTGATGATGATTTTGATGCTTTGCCAGAGGAACCTAAAGATCTTCCAGAGCCTAGTGCAAGATTTGAGGAGATTGTAGAAAAGGCTACAAAAGAATTGGCTGAAGTAACAGAAGTTGTAGAGCATAAGGGTGGTTGTGTCGTTATTTCGAATGAAAAAATTAAATGGAATTTAGATAGTCCGACAGCTCTATATAATAATTTTTACAGGAAGAAAAAAGAGTTGGTAGAAATTTATACTGGTAAACAACTTGATTTTTATGCTCTTAATATAGAACTTCGCAATGCATCAGTAGATATATCTTATGTTGTTTTTGATCAGGAAGTAGTTCTTCAACAGATGCAGGAAATTCAACAGCATAGAGAAAGAATAAAGAACATATCTTTAGAATGTAATATTCAGTATTTTGTGTGGAAAAGATGGATAGAAAAAGATATGATGAAGGGTTATCTTGCTATGGTAGAATATATTAAACCAGCTATTAAACAAGAAGGACTCGTTTTAGAACATATGAGAGATTTAGAATATTATTATGCACAGTTAGAAGCTCTTCATAATAATTGTCAAAAAGTAGAGAAGACTTTAGAAGCAGCATATGATACTTTGAGTAGAAGAGTTTCTATTTGTATGGAACTAAAAACTGGTATCAGGTATGCCAGGAGCGATAGTAGAGAAACTCCTTCAAAACAAGAGATTGTGAGAGAAGATGATTTTGATGATGTTCCAATGGGAGAAACTGCTACAAAAAAGAAAAGTGGTTTTATTGGATGGGCTTAAAATATTATGTTGAAAAGTGATTGTTAAAATTGTATAATTATATGAAGTAAAAATTTTTATTAACCCACTTTTATAGGAGAAATATCATGAGTGGATTTGTACAGTGGAATGAAGTACCAAGTGGTGGAGAAAGAACGAATTTTTTGGCTTTGAAGAGTGGTAATACTTATAAAATAAGACCTCTTCTTCAACCCCTTAATTTTCACAAGTATTTCCACAAAGTAGATGGCAAAATGAGAACTGCTGTCGTGTCGGAAGAAGTAGTAGCTCAAATGGCAGCTAAATATCCTGACTTAGGCAAACCAGCTAATCGTTATGCTATGTATGTTTTAGATAGAAATGACAATAACCAAATTAAAGTTATGGAATTTCCTATCTCTGTTTACAAGCAATTTAGTAATAGTTTCCAGGCGACTAATAATGAGCCAGGAAGCAAGGTGAATGGTAGCGACTGGATGATTAAGATTTCAGGAACTGGTTTCAATACTACTTATGAAACAACATTTATCGCCAACACTCCTTTGACGGAAGAAGAAATTAATGTTGTGAAAACTGAGCTTGCTGGAGACTCAGAAAAGTTAGCAACAATATTCCCTTTTAATGAGGTTCCTCAGGCGGAGAAAAGATTGTTTAATCCAGATGAGAAGGGTAATGGTGGTCAGGCTAGTTCGCCTGCTGTTAGTGCGCCTGCTGTTAGTTCGCCTGCTGTTAGCGGGATTGTTCCTTCAACTGGTTCAGATGAGGATTTTAATCCAGATTGGTAATAGGAGATTGATATGGCTAAGTCTAAAAAAAGTAGTGACGACAAGGGCAAGGGCAAGAAAAAGAAAAGATCAGATATCGAAGTAGCTTTTGATAATTTGAAAGGTTTTTGTCAAATAGGGGCTAGAGTTTCAAGCCCTGGTAATGTTCCAACTGGTCATTTTAAGTTAGATTTTGCAATTCAATATGGAATGGATATCACTAAAACTGATTTGAGCAAAGTTGAAAAGAATGGGAACCAATACGATCCAAGTAAAACTCTTGGCATACCTCTTGGTAAGTTAGTCGAAATATACGGTGAAGAGGGAAGCGGGAAATCTTCCCTCGCCTACCGTATAATCGGTTATGCTCAAAAGTTAGGATATTTGACAGCTTGGATTGATGCAGAGCATTCTTATCAGGAAAATTTAGCGAAACTGAATGGATGCGATACTAATAATTTGCTTTATGCTAATATGGTTAATCATGAAGATGCGGAAAAGGTTTTTTACGCAGAAGATATCATGGATAAAATGATCATAATGATGAAGAACAAAGTAAAAGTAATAGTATTAGATTCAGTAGCAGCTATGGTTCCTGAGACTTTATATGAAGCAAAATCCAAGCAGCAGTTTATGGGTTTATTGCCAAGATTCTTAAGCAATAATTTGGGTAAACTTGTAGCTCATGCCGAACAGAATGGCACTCTTCTAATTTTTATTAATCAGCTTAGAGAAAAGATTGGTCAAATGTATGGAGATCCTAAAACTAGTCCTGGTGGGCACTGTCTACATCACAATGCGTCTCTTAGATTGCGCATGATGAAGAAAAATAGTAAAGATGCGGAACTTATTGTCCCGAATCCTGATACAGGAGAGGATATGTTGATAGGAAAGCATTCTATTGTTAGATTAATTAAGAATAGATTTGCTCAACCTTATACCGAGTCTCTAGATATTCCTATTTATTATCAATCCTATTTTCCGGATATAGAAGAAATAGCTTTTGACACCGGAAGACAGATTAAATTGATTTCAGTTAGAAAAGGTATTTTTAATTGGGATGGATTAAAGATAGAAGGAAGAGCAGAGTTTATAGATCATGTTAAGAGTAAGGATTTGATTGATGATCTTATTGAAGCGATTAAACTCAAGGCAGAGGAAAATAATGTTCTGCTTCCACCAGAAATTATTCAGTATTCTGGTATTAGTAGCGAGTGCTCCACGCAGGCGGAATAAGGATGTATTATGAAAAATGGGTCGATAGGTTTCCTGAATCAGAAAGAAAATCTATAGTCAAAGCAGCCAAAATAACAATTGATAAACCAGAGGGTGCTAAAGCTTTAGATTATTTGATTAATACCAGGAAATTATCGAAGAAGATTATAGACGATTTTGATGTAGGATATTGTCCTAAATCTGTTAATCATCAAGTTTGTGGCAGAATAATTACGCCTTTATATGATGCTTATAAAAATTTGGTAATTATATCTACCCGTCTTCCATATGCAGCTCCTCTTCGATTCTGGCATGAGCAGTTTGATAAAGGTTCTTACTTATATGGTCTTCATCGTGCCAAGAAATCAATAATCAAGAGTAACAAGGTTATTCTAGTTGAAGGAGAATTTGATGTGCTTGCGATGCATACTAATGGGTTCACTCAAACAGTTGGAATCTGTGGTAGTGCTTTAACTTTATTCCAAGTAGCATTATTATCAAAATATGCCTCTTTCTTTTATCTTTTATTTGATGGTGATGGACCTGGACAGAATGCAATAAATAGAGCTATGAAAATGTACAAGGAACATTTTTTAAGAGGTTATGGCATATATTTTATTCCTGTTAGGGTTCCTAACCAGTTAGATCCAGATGATTTTATAAAACAAAATGGTAGAGTAGAAATGAAAAAAATATTAGTTGATGCATATGAAGAGTATAAAATATTAATTTAATGAGGTAACATAAGTATGGCATATGAAGATTATACACCAAAGGAAGTTTCATCTTTAATGGGTTTGATTGATACATATAGAAGATGGGGACATTATAAAGAAAGAAATGATAGAAAATATGTACACTATCATCCATCTGAGTGGGGCAAGTGTCTAAGACTACAACAATATAAACATTATGTTGAACTAGGATATATCAAATCAGAGTTTTCTCCATTCAGTAGTAAATTATTGAGGCTCTTTGATAAGGGTCATAATATGCATAATAGATGGACTAACTATTTTGATGATATCGGAAATATATTGTTGGGTAGATGGAGATGTAAAAATCCTCTTTGTTCTTTATTCGATTCTAATGGAGAAATGAAGAGTACCTCTTCAGAAGAATTAAGTGAAGTGTATAAGAATGGCAAGAGAAGGATATATGGCAATAAAAAGCCTATCTTTAAACCAGAAAAATGTGTTTGTGGTTGTACTGAATTCAATTATGAAGAAACCATTGTTGAAGACACGACATTGAACTTTAAAGGTCGTGCTGATATGATAATAAACTGTGAGAATTTGGATGTTGAAAGATTCAAAGATGTAGACATTACATTTGATACTAGGTTTTTGCCATCTAAAGGAATGAAAGTAGTTGGTGATTTTAAAACTATTAATGCCAGGTCTATGACTAACCAATTAGATAAGAAGGGACCGCATAAATCATATTTGATTCAGTTGACAATTTATACTCATATTCTTGGTTGTGATTATGGATTATTGATGTATGAGTGTAAGGATAATTCAGAAATGAGATGGTACATGGTCCCAAGGAATGAAGAGTGGTGGGAGATTATAAAATATCAGGCTAAGAAAATGATTGATATTGCGTCTTCTAAACAGCTTCCTCCTCCAAGACCGATGAAGAGTGACTGTTATGAATGTATGAATTGTAGCTTCAGAAGTATGTGTAAAAAATCTTCAATTTGGGAAAAAGAAAATCTAAATGAGATCAGAAGAAAGTTTTATAAAGACCTACTGTAAAGATTTTTAACCATATATTCCGATTATATGTTGTTAATGTAATAATATGTAATCTAATTAGGAGAAAATGTTATGGCAACAGATGGCAACAGAAATGATGAAGCTAGGGACGAAACACTCTTGCTTGTACGTGGCAGTCAAAATGATAAGATGAAGGATAAGGAATATGTAAAAAAATTAGCGAATGCTATATTGCAGGTTTATTCTAAACATGAATCTGCTAAGTTGAGGTGTGTCGGAGCTGCTGCTTTAAATAACGCAATAAAATCAATAATTATAGCAAAAGGTGAACTAGATAAAAAAGGAACAGATATTTTAGTAAGTCCTAGTTTCACGACAGTTAATTTTAAGGGAGAAGATAAGACGGGGATAGTTCTTGAAGTAGTTCAAGGATAAGTTGTAAATAATGTATTTTTAATGAGGTGATATTATGTCTGATTACGAACAAATTTTTCACAAACAGGAATTGTATGATATGTTTTCTAAGGGAGAAGTTAAGGCACTTGAAGATCTTTACGGAATTGAAGATGTTGTTTTGAGTTCTAAAGAAGTAGAAAAAAAGATTGAGTTTTACAAAGGTCTCAAGAGGAAAAAGGTTAAGGATATAAATGATGCTATCAAAGTTCTTGAGAACAAGCTATCTTTCTTTAAGAGGGTTGTTCTGGTTACTCTTCAAGAGAATAAAGAGAAAAGTGTTGATTTTCCTGGTTCTTGTAGAGCGTCCTCTCGTCGTCAAAGAGCTAATTGGACTATAGCCGATGAAGAAGAGTTTATCAAGATTATGGAAAAGGCAGAAGAAGACGGTGAGAAGGTAGATGGAGTTATAGAAGAAGTTAAAGAGTATGTTGTTAGAAAGAAATTTGCTAATAAACTTCTTGATAATTGGGAAAAGAATGGAAACTTTGAAAAATATATCCTCTTGGATGAAGATGATGATGGTATTCAATGTGTGGTGAAAGAGCCTGCCAAAACAGGCGTAACATTTACTTACCCTAAGAAAGAAGAAGAGGATGATGAGGTGATAGATGAAACTGTGCCAGTCAAGGAAGATATTCCTGAGCCTGTCATTGATGGATTCGACACATTATAACATTATGAAAGATTTTTACCAAAGAATTAGAATAAATAACTCTAAAGTTAAAAAGAATTTTTCTTCGTTACATAATCTATACAATAAAATTCCTGATACTAAAGGTTGTTTAGAGAATATCGATAAGAATGAATGTTGCGGTGGTTGGTGTTGTAAAATACAAACCCCGCAACTTCTTTATTGTGAGTTCTTATTGATATGGAGATATCTAAGTAAGAATCTTTCAGATGATGAGATGTGTGAATTATTCAGAAAGTGCATGCTGAATGCTACTAAAGATATCCCATCTAAAGGATGTGTTTTTTTTGATGGCAAAAAAAAGTTGTGTAAGATACATAAGGTTAGACCTTATAACTGTAGAATATATGGAATTACACCGGATGAAGAATTTAATAAAAGGTATAAGAAGTTAAAAGAACAATATAAGAATGTTCCAGGTGCGAAGATAGAAAAGCAGTGCTCATTAGTCTCTGTAGAAGATGGATCTAAGATTACATCTGAAGATACTGATAAATGGTGGAAGGATCTTAGTAAGATAGAGAGATCTATTGGGATCAGGGAAGTTAATATCTCTGATAAGGCAGGAGGAAGTTATAGATCGCCTCACGACCATGTTTTATTATATAATATGCCAGATAATATCTTATCAGGTATTTCAGGAATTCGATTATATGATAGCTATGTAGATAAAATAAAAGCTATTGATGAGATTATTAATAATATAAAGAAACATTTTAAAAATGGAAAAGAAACTAATAAAAGTTAAAATATTAGATATGGAGTATGAGAAAGAAGATTATACTTTGATCATGGATATTTTAGATATAGACAAGAATGAAAAAGTTAGTCTTATTATGAGAGCAGAAGATTTTAAAATTCCAAGGAAGGTTAAAATGCCTAATGGAGAAATAGGTGACATTCCTATAGATGTGATGGAGAACTTTTGTGAAGAAATGAAGGGTAAAGAGAAAAATCTTTTTGTAGAGCAAGATATTTATAAAGGATATAGTGATGAACCTTCGGAAACAGAGATGTTAGCACTTCAAGAAGATATGGATAGGTATCCATATAAGGAGTTAATAAGAAAAAAGCTTAATGAGGGTTAGTGTTATGTTTGTCAGATTTTTTGGAGGCTCCAATTGCAGAGAATGTTTGGAGCTTTTTGTAATTTTAAATAAATTAAATGTAGATTTTGAATATGTAGATGCTTTTGATGATGATACTCAAGATTTTTGTGATGAACATAATGTAGATAAATTGCCACATATTCAATTTGTAGAAGATGAAGATGTAATAATTGAACATGCGGGATCTATTAACGAGGATGAGTTTACTCAATATCTTATTTCATATTTTCCAAATTACTAAGATTTTTGTCATTGAAAGTGATTATTTTTGTGGTATAATCATTTCTGTTAATAAGTTAGATGAGGTGGGAATTTATGAAGACGTTGCAATCAAATGAGTATCAAAAAGAGGCTATTTCGCATAAAGATGGTCCGTGTCTAGTAACATCATGTCCTGGTTCAGGAAAAACATTCACTTTAGTAGAGAGGATTGTTGCTCTTATTAAAAGTGGAGTAGAACCAAAAAATCTTCTTTGTATCACATTTACAAATAAAGCTGCTAATGAAATGAGAGAAAGGATTTGCGATAGACTTGGAATTAAGAAGCCAGGATTCTTTATTGGAACTTTCCACTCTTTATGCGCTAAGATGTTGAGAAAGATTGGTCCAGGTAGAGGATATATTGCTAATTTTACAATCTTAGCAGATAGAGAACAAATGGATATGGTGATGCAAGTTTCCAGGCATTTGGGATATGATATAAAAATAGGAGATGCTAGAAGAATAGCTCATGCTGTTAACTATTATAGAGATCAGATGGAAGATTTTATCTGGGTAGAAGAAAGATTAAAAACACTACCTATGATTGAAATAGGAAGAACTTATTTAGAGAGATGTAAAAATAATTCTATGATAGATTTTAGTGGGCTTATCTCAGAAGCTATTAGAATTATTGAAGAGAACCAAGATATTAGAGAAAAAATACAAGATACTTTTAAGTATATTTTAGTTGATGAGACTCAAGACACTAATAAATCACAATTCCATTTGGTTAATTTGTTAGGAGCAAAATGGAAAAATATTATGTTGATAGGCGATATCGATCAATGTCTTGTTGATGGAACAAAAATAGAGACTAGAGATGGTATAAAAAATATAGAAGATGTAATAGAAGGAGAAGAAGTTAGAGTTGCTACTGGAGGTGATAAAACATTTTTTACTAAGGTGAATAAAAAATATAGAAAAAAAATTAAAAATGATAAAAAAATTGTTAAAATTAAAACACGATTAGGGAAAGAAATAATAGCAACAAATGAGCATGTATTTTTTGCTGATTTTGTTGTTCCTTCTGAATTAAATAAGTATTTTGTTTATCTAATGTATAAAAAAGATATAGGATATAGAATAGGATTGACTAGCACCTGTGTTAAACGTGAGGGGAAAAGTAAATTTGGATTTTTAGGAAGGTTAAGAGGGGAAAAAGCGGATAGAATTTGGATAATAGAAACTTGTAAGACATATCGGGAAGCAGCTTATTATGAACAATATTATTCATCAGAATATGGTTTGCCCACATGGACTTTTGTAGATAGAGCTTATCTCAGTAAAAATGCGTATACTAAAGAAGATATAACAAAATTATTTGGATCTGTTAACACTACTAAAAAGGCTAAAAAATTGATGGAAGATAAAAACATTGAATTTCAATACTTTTATCATTTTCCATCTGCTTCTAATAAAAAAATGAGAGATAATTTTACAATTACTATGTGTGGAGATTCTAGATATGCTTCTTTACATAGATATTGTTATTCTTTTTCGGGGAATAATAAAAAAGAAAAATTAATAGAAGCTGGATTAAATGTTAGAAAATCTAAAAAGAAGTATTGGAGGATAGAAAGCGCTAATCAAAATTTGAAGAATGTCTATGACATTTATGATAGAATACAAAGTGTAATTCCAGATATAAATATAGTAGAAAAAGCTAATTTTGCTGGTCATTCTTTGCTTTTGATGCCATCATCACATCTTAAGATGGGTATTAATATTGCTATTTTTCATGATGGGAATATTGTATTGGACGAAGTTGTAGAAGTGAAAAATGATGTATTAGAAAATGGGTGGGTTAATGATCTAGATATAAATAGGTATCATAATTATATAGCAAATGGTATAGTAAGTCATAACTCAATTTATGGTTGGAGAGGAGCTAGGTATCAGAATATTCAGGAATTTATGGATATGTACCCTGAGTGTAATGTAATATCATTATCTAAGAATTACAGATCTACGCCAGAAATAATTGCTGTTGCTGATAAACTCATTAAGAGGAATAGCAGTCATGTTAAAATAAAATTTGAGACAGATAACAAAAGTGGGCAACCAGTAAAATGTTATAGTTTTGGAGATCAAAATAAAGAAGCTGAATGGATTGGTAAAATGGTTAAGAAACTCATGGAAGATGGTGGCTGGGATCCAGAAGATATGGCTGTTCTATATAGAGTTAATAAGATGTCTGAACCTGTTGAGCAATCTTTGGCGACAGCAGGTATTCCATACGAGGTTGTAGGATCATGGAATTTTTATGATAGAAAAGAAGCGAGAGATTGTATTGCTATGTTAAAGCTTATAGCCAATAATAAGGATGCTATATCTTTTCATAGAGTTATCAGTATGATGAAAGGCATGGGGAATATAACAATAGGAAAAATAGAGATGAAAGCTGCTAATAAGAACATACCTTTGTTGGATGCTGCATTGCTTATAAAAGCTGAGTCTAATTCTGTTTCTATAAAGAAAGCATGTCAAGAAATTTATGATAAATATAATCAGAAGTGGGATTTTTCTAATCCTGCTAAGTGTTTATCTATGGTAGTTGATGGATTAGGATATCCTGATTATCTTCATAAGAAATATGGAGGAGATGCAGCCGAAAGATTAGAAAATGTAGAACAGATTGTAGATGCTTGTGGAGAGTTCGCAGGTCATGAAAATGGTCTTAATCAGTACTTGCAACAGATAGCATTAGTTACTTCTGCTGACAAAGAAGATGAGGGTGGAAAAGTTTCTTTAATGAGTTTACATGCTGCTAAAGGATTAGAGTTTCCTATTGTATTTATGATAGGTGTTGAGAACGGAATTCTGCCGCATCAGCAAGCTGTGGTTGATGATCCTGCTAGTGGATTGGAAGAAGAGAGAAGATTATGTTATGTGGGGATGACAAGAGCAAAGAAAGTTTTGTATGTTACTTGGTGTAGAAATAGAAAAAGATTTGGCAAGTTTGGGGTAATGTCATATAAGGGCACTAAACCAAGTGAATTCTTAAAAGAGTGTGGATTGATGAGGGACGAATAAGATGAAAAAAGAAATTGAAAGAAAATTTTTAGTTCAGAAAGAAGATTTAGTTTCTCTGTTAATGTTTATGCCTCATTGCTCTTATGACATCTGGCAATATTATATTAGTGAAGATGTTAGATTAAGAACTGAAACTCATAGTGATGGTGTAGAAAAAGCTAATTTTACAATTAAGATTAGTAATGATTCGTTATTGGAGAGAGATGAGTGGGAGTCATCGATTTCTGTATCTGACGCAGAGAGTCTGAGAAAAAATTTGATAAAAAGCAGGGTAGGGTTGGGGAGTGTTAGAAAAACACGTCATGTTTTGAGGGGGAGAGAAGGTATGAACTGGGAGATAGATATATTTCATGGTAGTAATGAAGGTCTTATTATTGCAGAGATAGAATTGCCAAATAAAGATTATAAATTAGAACTTAATAAATGTCCGTGGATTGGGGAAGAAGTGACAAATAATGAAAAATATTACAATAGTTATTTAGCAGCTAATTCTTATTTGGAGTGGAAAGATGAAGGGCGACAAACATAAGCCACAATCAAGATTTGGAAGATGGATAGATGTTTTTAATGATGGGTTGAATATCCCTGATGAAGATCATTACAGAGTTCCATCTTTAGTGAATGAAAAGAGGCACGAAAGGCGATGGAGAAGGCGTGTAAAAAAACAAATTTAAGAAAAGAAATCGAGGAGAATAAAGATGAATAGAGCAGAAGTAGAAACTAAGGTGGTAGAAGTGGTTGCACTTCAATTCGGAATGAAAATAAAAGATATAGAACCAGAGACAAACTTTTTAACAGATTTGAATGCAGATAGTTTAGATGCTGTAGAAGTTATTATGTGTATTGAGGATAGATTTGATTTGGTCATTCCTGATGAGGAGTCTGAAAAAATGGTAACTGTAAAAATGGTTACTGATTATGTAGAAAAAGAACTTAAAAAAAGAGAGAATGATGCCGACGAGAGTAGTAAATAGACGTAATTCATCTTTTGATGTATTAGAAAAAGGGAAAGTGAATGAATAAGATACACGAAAAATTTATTAAAACATATACTATGAATAAGATTGATGATTTGTGTGGAATTTTAGATAATTTGTCAGATGAGAAAAGAGAGGTATTTTTAGATCCGTTGTATATTCAAATAGTTGGTATGAGTGGAGATTTTTTTAATCCCCAAAATGAGAATAAGACTTTGGGGGAGATAAATTAGATAGATCATACTTATAATAATTTTAAACTAAAAATAAATCAAATCCACGATATGTCTATTTGTGAAATTTTTATAGTAAGATCTTTAGTGGAGTATGCTCTTATATACTATTATTGTTACAGAGATGATACCGTAGAGGGATATTATGAATCTCTAGATAAGTATGGAAAATTTCAAGAGGATTGTAGAAAAAAGGGAGATCCAGAGAGGTATAAAGACCTTAAAGAGATGATGGATAATTATTTTGATACGAGAAAAGAACAGAAAGAAAAGTACGATATGATATGTGATGAAATAGTTTCACCTTTATTGCAGATAGATCCATTTAAGAATCTTTAAAATTTTTTAGAAAAAAGAGGATTTTTGAAAATAATTTGTAATTATAATGTTATGATGTTAAGAATGTGAGGATGTTATGGGAGATACCGTTCCAATAACTATTAGAATAAGAAAAGAAGTTTTAGAAAAAATTAAAAAGATTGCTAGAGAAAAATCTTTTAATGAAGACAAGGATTATAGTTATAGCGATATAGTAAGAGAGTGTTTAGATAAGGTTATTAAGTATGAAAAGAATAGAAATATCTAAATCATCATTAGAGCAGTTATACATTATTGATGGAAAAACTAGAAAAGAAGTTGCTAAGATATATGGATGCTCAGTTGACACAATAAAAGATAGATTATTAAGATTTAATTTAAAGAAAAATATAAAATCTAAAAATCTTTTAAGAGAAATAATTGATGGATATGTAAAAGAAGGTAAGACTATAAAAGAAATGGCTTTAAGTTATAGATGCTCAATATTTGTAATGAAAAGAAAATTAAAAGAATATGGTATAAGATTACAGAAGAAATGCGATATTGATGACAAATATTTTTCAAAATGGTCGTCTAATCTGTCTTATTTAGTCGGTGTTATTTTTACAGATGGATGTGTTAGGGATAATAGGAATGAGTTAACGCTCGTCTCTAAAGATGAAGAGTTAATAATTTTTTTCAAGAATGAATTAAAGACTAATTATAAGACTATTCTTGTAAAATCTAAAGTTAATAATAACATATATAATTTTGTTTATGTTTATTCTAAACATATTATTAAAGATTTGTTAAAGATTGGAATAGTTCCAAGAAAGAGTAGAATATTATCTTTATCAAAAATTCCTTCTGAGTATATGGATATTTATTTTTGGGATATTATGAGAGGAATCGTAGACGGAGATGGATATATATATCAGCCAAAGAATAGGTCTATTAGATTTGGGATATGCTCTGGTAGCAGAATATTTTTAGAAGAAATATTAGATAATTTAGTTTGTAAGATAAAATGTCCTAGATATCAAATAGTAAAAGTTAAAAATAAAGAGTCATATTATTTAAATATAAATGGGGAATATGCTTATCTATGTTTAAAAAAAATGTATGACAATAATAAATTTTCCATAAAAAGAAAAAGATGTATAGCCTTAGAATCTATGAGGGCGTTTGAAAATAAGAAGAATTGTATTTCTTGTGGAAGTGAAATGAAATTTTTTAATTTTGCTAGAAAATATTGCGATGATTGTAGAGGTAGATATTAAGACTAGTGTAATAAATATTAGATCTGATAAGTGTAGAGAAAATTTTGTTTACATTGGAAGAGGAAGTAAATGGGGGAATCCTTTCTTTATTGGTAAGGATGGAACTAGGGAAGAAGTAATAGAGAAGTACAGAGACTGGATAAAAACTCAACCAGAACTTCTCAATTCTCTACATGAGTTAAAAAATAAGAGGTTGGGATGCTATTGTTATCCCATGCACTGCCACGGTGATGTGTTGATAGAGCTATTAGAGGAAGAAGATAATGGCTAGTTTATATGATTATATCCCAAAATACCCTATGTCAATATCTTTTGGAGGGAAAGAGATAAATGTTAGTGGCATTCAAAAATTTGAAATAGAAGTGGATAGATGTTTTGCTCACTACTTCGTTTGGGTTGATACTGTTCAAATAGCTCCTCTATTACCATCTGGGAAGAAAAGCACTGTAGTTTTAACTCCAACCGAGTTAAGTTATGGTAGTCTTTTTAATATATCCAATATAACTTTAGTATGTAAAATTCTGAGTTTAGCATATCAGTCTAGGAGACATAGATATATAGTTGAATTAAAATGCATCTTAAATCCAAAATTTTTAACCAAGTTTAAATACATAGAACCAGGAAAAGAAAAAAAAGAAGAAATAGATAAATTTGATTTGATGGACTTATGAGTAGAAGAGATTACAGTGAGTATGTTTCAAGAATGAGTTATGGAGATCTTGTTCTACATATAGAAGAAATAGGAAAAGAAAAATTCAGAGGTCCTTTATCGGATAATTATTTATTGATGTCAGCTCTATGTTGTGAGAAGTACAAAAGAGATCAAGTAGAAAAAGAATTTTTGAGTAGAAAAAAGATATCAAGATTTAAGTTGATGGAATTATGAAATCATATGAAGAATTAATTGGAAAGCACGAAGGAAAAAATGCCTTTATTTTAGGAGCTGGACCATCTCTTTGGTTCAATATGCATAATCCATTATTTACATATCTTCCTTTATACGGAATTACTATTACTGTTAATTCTGCTGTGCTAGCAGATCCAGGATTTGATTATTGGATTTCTAATGACGCACTTTGCAAGAGATGGAGCTGGTGGAAATTAGTTAAGAAGAATAAAGGAAAAAAAGTTGTAAGAGATAGCTGGTTAAAATATAAAGATGAGATAAAAGATTTTTATATTTTTAAGCAAAGACCTACTTCTGAAGATATTATAAATCCAGAGGATAAAGGTTTAGCATATTGTAGTTCCGTTCCTTCAGCAATAGATCTTGCTCTTCAAATGGGTTGTAAGAATGTATTTGTACTTGGATTAGATCATGCGAAGTGGAAAAGAAAACACCACTTTTGGGAATATATGAAAAGGAAACCTACTGCTGTTTATCCTGCCCAGGGTCCATTTTCTCAGCAGAAAAAAGTTTTTCCAATCAATGAAAAAGCATTTTCGGCATTAAAGAAATTTGCAGATCATAAGAAAGCAAAAATATACAATATCAGTTATATGATAGAAGATAAAGAACTAAAATGGATGACTAAGGTTGATAATTTTGAAATTATTTATTTGAATCAGATAGAAAAAATATTGGGAAAAGTATAATGAAAGCAAGAGAATTAATACAAGAATTGGTAAAATTGATTGATAGGGATGGGGATAGTGATGTAGAAATAACTCCAAGAATGGACAAATGGGTTTATGGGAGTAGACCTATTGAAAGTATTGGTGGAGATGGAGAAGGTGACAGAGGCGATGGATGTATTTATATTCAATGTGAGATATATGAGGAAGAGAAATGAAGTTCTTAAAAAAATTATTCAAAAGAGAGAAAAAGTATAAGCTCACTCTAACAGAAGATGATATATTTTATACTGTAGTCCCTGCTGTTTATACGTGGTATGAAGAAGTAAGAAAGGACGGAGAGGAAAATGATTATAATGACGACAATAAAGAAATTCTTGAAAAAACAATGAAAAACTGTGTAGAAGTAATTGTTAAAATTAGGAAAGCAAGGGGGATAATTAAGTGAATAAAGAAAAGTTGAAAAAAGAACTCGTTGAAATATCTGAGATGGAAGATAATTGGGATGGTTATGAAGCACCGTCTTTCACAAAAGAAATAATTGATAAAATTGATATTATCATTGATTGTTTAGATGATAAATATCCAACGCCAGATCTTGTTCCTAGCCCTATTGGAATACAACTTGAATGGGATAGATCAAAGAAGAAAGGTGAGCTTAATTATTTAGAGATAAGTGTAGATGATGATAAGATATTATATATACAAGGCTTTGGAATGGGTATACAAGGCTTTGGAATGGGTATGCATGATTTTGATGATAAGAATATATCTGATCTTAGTGAGATAAATGAGTTGTTAGAATCTTTTTATGGAGAAGAAAAATGAAGATGGTAGAAAAAATTTGGGGAAGTGAAAAATGGATTGTGAATAATGATCTTTATTGTGGTAAAGTACTCACACTAAAAAAGATGTTCAGATGCAGTATCCATCATCACAAAAAGAAGACAGAAACCTTCTATGTCACAAAAGGAGAAGTATTATTAGAGGTTGATGATAATGCTTATATACTCTTGCCAGGAGATGCTATCGATGTATTTATAGGACAAGATCATAGATTTACAGGATTAGAAAAAAGTGAGATAATGGAATTTTCTACTCACCATGAAGACGAAGATAGTTATAGAAAGGTAGATAGTGGAGAGGTTAGAACTAACGATATAGATGATGTTAATAAAAAAATACATTTAACTAGAGATAATAATGAAGCAATAAGGAGAAATGATGATTGATAGAAGAGAATTGTTTGAGAGCATGACTAGGGTTGATGTTCATCAGAGAAGTATCGATGATGTTATTAATACATTGGAAGAGTTGAAAAAAGAGTGTAAAAGTGATGAAGAATTGAAAAAATATTATAATACAAGATTATTATTTGAGTTGGATGGAGAGGATAGAATATGTTTGGAACTCTATGGGTATAGGATGGAAAGTGATGAAGAGTTTGAAACAAGAAAAAAAGAAAGGGAATCATACGAAAGAGAGTATTCAGAAGAACTATTGGAAAAAGATAAACAAGATTATGCCAGGTTAATAGAAAAATATCCAGATGGTATTCCAAAATAATGAAACAGTTCAAAGATATTCATAAAGATAAGATGTGTTTTATCTATGGAGCAGGAACTTCATTACATTTCATAGATTGTGAGCCTCTTAAAAAATATGTCACTATTGCTGTTAATTCTGGAGTAGTAAAAGCAAAATGGTGTGATTACTTCCTTTCAGATGATATAGGAATGAAGAATTGGAGCTATTATACTGAATTACTACCAACATTAAATTGCAAAAAATTATTGTATAAAGATAAGTTAAAACATCATCACTCTCATTTAGATGATGTTTTTTTATATGAGCATACCTGGTGGTTCTCGCCAGAAGGTAGAAAATATAATTATGATGGATTGAAGTTGAATAAGACTGGTCCTATTATCGGTGCTAGAACTTCAATGGCTTCTGCTGTTCATTTCGCATATATTTTTGGTTGTAATCCGATAATATTATTAGGTAATGATTGTTGTTTCAAAGATGGCAAGAGGTATTTCTGGCAGTATAAGGGAGAGGATGCACCTCACAGAACTAATAACCAGAGATTTAACAGTAGAACTCAAAACTTCGGATTTAGCCAAAGTGATTTTGTGGAGTACTGGACTTGCTTTGAGCAGATGAACAGAGATGTTATTGGGAAAGAGGTTGAGATTATAGATGCTTCTGAAAGTGTATTAGATTGTTTTCCAAAAATGAAAATTAATGAGGTATTAGAGAAATATGGCAGATTGGTATGAAGAAAATATAGAAGAGGGAGTTCGTTTCCCAGTTAAACTCTTAAGGGAGAATGGTATTAATACTGAGTGCTCTTGTGAACATGAAGGATATATTCAGTGCCAATATATTAATGATGGACATATAAGGCATGTTGATTATACTTTGTTTAATGCTGGCTTTAGGAATTATACTATTGAACTTTATTTAACTAGAGATAATGGTCATTTGAGAAGCTTTATAAATATTAAATTTAGAGATTTGGAGGAATATAAAAAAAATGGGATTGAGAAATGAAGATGCTTTTATTCATCTAGGGATTCCTTGCAGGGGGATGACATCAGGAGAAATAGATTTTGCGATAGAAAGTAGAACACATGAAATTTGTAAAGATAAATTGAGAAAAAAAGAAATTATAGAAATGTTAGATACTCTTAAAAGAGTAATAGAGGAGAATTATTAATGGATAAAAAAAAGAAAAAAGGTTTAATGACAATATTGTGGGAGTCGATGCTTGGGACTGGTGGATGTTGCGGTTCAGGAGGATCATGTTGTTGCGGAGATAAGAAAGAAGAAGAGAAAAAAGAAGAAGATTCAACAAAAGAATAATTTTTTAATCTTCTCAAATAATATATCAATCTTTTTTTTAGACATTGGTGCTCCAAATGCTAGTGCCAATAATGCTTCTAATATTTTGTCTTTTTCAGTCATAATTTTCCCTTTCTATATCTATACTCGCATAAAAATGGGATAGGGACCAAAAAAATTTAAAAATAAAAAAGAGGATATTTAAGATAGATATAGAAATAAGTTAATTAGTAAGTTATTTATTTATTTGGAGAAATTAAAAAATGGCTAAAAAGAAAGAAAAGAAAACACAACAAGTTGTTGTGGGAGATGGAACAAAAGTGGTTGCAAGAAAGAGAAATGATATCCTCGATACTTCTGCTGGTCCTTTAGTATTAGACCTTACTGTTAAAGATGAAGAGAAGATAGTTGAAGGTGTGCTGAATTTGAATGCTCAAGGAACAAGGAATAATATTACAGTGTCTTTTAGAATTAAAGATGATGTTTTTAAGTGGGCTAAGAAAATTGCTCTTGAATTATCTTTAAAGAGTGATGAAGATATTAATTGGCAGAAATTAATGACATCAACTTTTTTAGAAAAATTTCCAATGGAGAAAAAATAATGATTGATATTAAAAAATCATCACAGTATCGAAAAGATGCTTTTGTAAAAGAATATCAGCTCTGTTCTCATTATAATTCAAAACATATGGTTAGAGCAAAATAATATGATAGATAATAAAAAAATATTATGTGTTATTACGGCAAGGGGTGGTTCTAAGGGAATTCCAATGAAAAATGTCAGACATTTAATGAATGAACCTTTGTTTATGTGGTCTGTATATGCTTCTCTTCAATCTCAGTATATTGATAAAACAGTAATCTCATCTAACTGTCCAGAAGTAGAAAAGATTTATGCAAATCGGATGTGCAAGGACTGTGGGTGGGATTCTGTTAATATTTCCAATCTTACATTTATAAAAAGACCTGAAGATATATCGGGTGATTTGTCAAAAAATGAAGAAGCACTGATACACGCTTATAATTGGATGAAGGAAATAGATGAAGAATATGATGTAATAATAAATCTTCAACCCACTTCTCCTTGTAGAATTGGTGATCTCTTAGATAGATGTATTGAGGAATGTCATAGAGGGGGGTATGATAGTTTGCTCACAGCAAAAAAAGATACCCCCTTTATATGGCAAAAAAAAGATGGAAAATGGGAATATACAGTAGATAAAAATGATTGTTGTAATAGGAAAATGAGGCAGGAATTCGACGAGTCTGAGATGTTATTACATGATTGTGGCAATATTTATATTACTAATACAGATATTTTGCTTGACAGAGACTGTAGAATAGGTTATAATCCATGTGTATTTGAAGTTGATGGAATAAACTCTATTCAAATAGATAAAGAATTTGATTTTCAGATTATTGAGAAGTTGGCAGAATCAATGGGATTAGAAACTTTAGTAGATTATTGGACAGAGTTATGAAAGGAATTTTGTAATGAGTGAAGAAAGTGTATCAAGAGTAATGATTTTGGCTGTTTATATTAGGAATCTCTCTAGGAATCTCTGCAATAGTTCAAAATGGATAGAGGATAGGATAGATGCTTTGATAAGCGAACAAACAGGGACTTCTAAGACAGATGATGTTAAACTTGGTGTCAAAGTGGCTTTTGAAGCTGCTAAAAAAGATTTATGTAATATAGAAGCGGTGTTAAAAGAGTTAAAGATAATAGACCAAGAGGAATAGGAAGATGATCCTATGGTTAAAAAGAGAAAATTAGTTTTTTATGGTGATGGACAAAAGAAGAAGAAAAAAGATAAACCTGTTGTAGTGGTAGGAACAGGTGGAAGCGAAAATATTTGGTATAGTTTAAAATTGCAGCAAGAAATATCTTTTCTCATAATGAATAATGATTTAAGATGTTCTATCATGCAGTTTGAGTATGTGATTGATTGGAGAACTCTTTGTTCTCAGGGAAGATTTTCTGAAGAATTATTAGATGTATTTTCAGATAAGGTTCATTGGGACATTGTTTCTTCTCGTAAAAAATTATCAGAAAAGATCATGAATAAACATGCTGATAAATTGAATTGGATGGCTGTCAGTCGTAATCAGAATTTGGGGAAAGAATTTATTTTTGAACATTTTAATGAGTTAGATATAGATACATTAATTAAGAGAAAACTTATAACGGTTGATGATTTAGATAAAAGAGAAGTAGAATTAAAGGAAAAGAAGATAGCAGAAAAAAGAGATGAAGAAGATATCGTCAACCGTTTCAATATCATGGAGATGGATGAATGAAGTGTGTAGATTGCAAAATGACTTTAATGGGTAGCATGCCAGGTTCTTTTTACGCAAATGGAAGATGTTGTAAATGTAATAAAATATATGAAACAAAAATAGCTTTGAAGGAAGAAGCAGACAAACTGATAGAAGAAGCAGATAAACTGATAGAAGAAATTAATAAAAAAGAGACAGCAGAAAAAGAAGAAAAAATGGGATGTTTTGATATGATAGATTTTGATTAGAAGGAGAAGATAGAATATGAGTAATGATAATTATTATGAGACAGATAAATTCATATTTTTTTATGGTTCGTTTTATTCACAATGGGCTATAAGAGATATGGAGATAGACGATATTACATTCAATTGTTGTGAGCAGTATATGATGGTTTGTAAGGCTCGTCTTTTTAATGATATAGAAGCTGTGGCAGATATTATGCATCATGCCAATCCTAGAAAACAAAAAGAAGTAGGAAGGAAAGTAAAGAATTTTAATAAAGATAAATGGGAAGAAATAGCAAGAGATGTTGTTTATAAAGCTAACTATGCTAAATTTACTCAGCATGAAGATTTGAAGGAAAAGTTGTTAGCAACTGGTGACAAAATTATTGTAGAAGCTAGTCCTTGGGATCATATTTGGGGAATAGGCATGAGAGTATCTGATCCAGGAATTACAAATCCTAAAAATTGGGAAGGGACTAATTGGCTAGGAGAAGCTATCATGGCGGTAAGAAAAGTTTTAAGGGAAGAAATAGAAGATGCTGAAAGATAACTAAAAGAAACTTGTAAAGATTCAAATTATACTTTTGGAAAGTAATGGTGAATAGCAAGAAGAAATAAGGAGTTAATTATGGCACATAAAGGTTATGAGATATTTATTACTGATCCAAACGCTGCTACTGAAATGACGTGTAAAATTTGTCATACAAATTGCGATGTAATTCGTGGGACTTATGGTCCAACTAGTTTTGGTGGAGCTATGGTCAAGCATAGTCGTTTACATGATTATTTTAAATGTCCTAATTGTGAAGAAGAGTGGCATAAGCAAGCTTTAGCACTTTATTTAGATATTGAGAAATGTAATAGTCCATCTCTCAGAGAAATAATGCAAAATGATTTAAGTAATATGATAGGTGAATAGGTAATATTTTTATGTCAAAAAAAAATAAAGCAAAGAAGCTAAGAAATAGGATTAAGAAGAGAAGAGAAAAATCTTTGATAGATGTTGATTTGGAAGATGCTCCTGATCCAGAGAGAAGAAGAGCATATTTAAAAGCATCTATGGAGAGATTAGATGAATATGCTATAAATATTAAAAGAGATAGAGACGACCCATTATGGGAGTCTTCTTCTCAAGAGGTGTATTAATGAGAATATTAATACTAGAAGATGATAGAGAGAGAAGCAAATGGTTTTTAGAGACATTTGCTGATTGTGATTTAACTTTCACAAAGAGAGTTCCCCAGGCTCTATCTTGTATTAGAGGGTCTAGCTATGATATTATATTTTTGGACAGAGATTTGGGTCAGCTAAAAGAGAATGGTGAAGAAGTAGTCTGGGGAATGAAAGAGGAAAAATTAGCTTCTGATTCAACAGTGGTAATTCATTCTGTTAATACTTGTGGTCAAAGTGCCATGAAAAGGTATTTAGAGAGTTATCATTCTGATGTTCATGTTATTCCTTTTCCAAAATTAATGAAAATGAAGAGAGATGATTTTAAATTAATCGGGTCTTAGTTTTCTTCTCTGTTCCATTTCCATTTCATCACATTGATAAGGTTTAAATTTGAGTGCTAAGGAAACAGCTTTTATGTCTCTTATCATTTTAGATAGACCCTGGAATTCTAATGATGCGGCAGAATCCGTATGGCGGAAAAGGCGGTCATCTATAACATGTCGCTCAAAATATCTTGCTCCTAAAGCGTAGGCAACTGGTTCTGTGGCAATGCCATAACCGTGATTACTATATCCTACTTTTGGGAAGTTCTTTGACAAATTCATAATTTCTTTTAAGTATAACTTATCAAATGGAACTGGGTATCCACTGGTACAATGATAAATTACTATTCTGTTTCTTTTGTGTGGTGATAATTTTCTGTATAAATCTTTTCTTTCAGATTCGTTAGTCATGCCAGTTGATATATGAACTTCTCCATCGTAGTCATTGATTAAAAGATCAAGTATATCTTCATCATCGTTACATGCAGATGGTATTTTAATAAATTTAGGATTTAGATTTATTACTTCTTTGGCACTTGTCATATCCCAAACAGATGTTGAATATTCTATATTTATTGACTCGCAATATTCTTTTAATTCTTTATGTCGCTCAATGGACATTTCCAGGTTATTTCTATGATCTAAATATGTTCTTCCATATGAAAACATCTCATTTGGATGAGGCTCATGCCATAATTCTTTTCTCACACACTCTTTGGGATTTCTTTTTTGAGTTTTTAATACATCTGCTCCAGCTAATTTGGCTAATTTAGCTAATTTTTTTGCTCTACTAATAGATCCGATATGAGTGCCACCTATTTCTGCAATTACGGTAAAATTTTTCATTTATTATCTCCTTAATTGTCGATATTAATATATCGTCAAAAAAATAAAAAAATAATACTTGCAAGTGAAAAAGAATTGTGGTATAATGCGGTTATGATAGATTATGAGAAAATTAAAGTACTGTCTATCGATGTCGATGGGACTCTTACAGATGGTCTTTATCAGATAGATAAAGATGGAAATGTTGTTAAGAGTTTTTATACAAGAGATTTTTGTGGAATTCAAATGTTACTTGAGGCTGGTATTAGAGTTGTAATAATAACTCAATCTCATGATACGGTTATTAGAGCACAAGTTAATAGAATAGCTTCTCATTCAAACATATGGAGAGATGCTTTGCTCGCAGAAGAAGTATATTTTGATAATAGAATGATAATTAAAATTGCTAGTAATAATAAAAAAGAATTTGTAGAGAATTATTTATCGCATTATAATTTGACTCTTGAGAATTTGGCTCATATCGGTGATGCAGAAAATGATATGGAACTTCTTGAGGTAGCAGGATATACAGCTTGTCCAGCAGATGCTATAGAAGATATCACAGATGTTAATTACAGGTGTGAGAATAAAGGTGGGAGAGGTGCTGTTCACGAATTTTGCAGACATTTATTAGCGAAAAGAGGAAAATAATGGTAGAATCAGAATATAATATATTAAGACCTAATACAGGTAATGATACACAAGCTATTTATAAGAATCATGTTTTTGTGGCTATTACTGATTATGGGTTAGTATTGTTGTTAAGAGAAATAAGAGTAAAATATGGAGAAGTAAATCCAGGGTGGATTTGGATTAAGATGAAAGAAAATGATTGTTTAACAATTGGATCTGGAGAAAAAGAATATAATTCTTTTGATCTCGCTATTAATAAATTAGTGAATGATCCTTATCTTACTGTATATGACTTTAATTCTTATAATAAAATGATACAAGCTTGGGCAGAAGGAAAATTAAAGTATGAAGACAATATAAAAACTATTTATGAAGGCAAAATTGAAAGGTAATCAAATGGCAGAGTATCATGTAGTAGAGACAGAATTTCAAGATCAGGAGTGTTTATTAGATGCTCTTAAGGAAATGGGTTATACTCCTACAGTCCATGAAACTACTAAGCAGCTTGAAGGGTATCAAGGGGATCAAAGACAGCAAAAAGCACACATCATCATCCCAAGAAGACAGGTTGGTGGTTCAAGCAATGATGTTGGATTTGAGAAAGTTAAGGGGAAGTACATATGTCATGCATCTGAATATGATAGAGCTTGGAGAACAGGTAAGAAGATAAATAATCTGAAAAAGGGTTATGCAGAAAAAGTGATTATGAAAACTGTTAGAAAGCATTCTAGGTATTCTTTTAAGTCAAGAAAAGTTGATGAAGATGGGAATATTAAAATAAAAGTGAGAAGATTATAAAAAAAGATATTTTTTTCTTGACATTGGAGAGGTAATGTGTTATAATGCTATTTATCGTTAAGGTAGTAAATAATTGTTAATTTGTTAGAAGAATTGAGAGGTGTATTATTTCAGAATTTCATGTTGTAGAAACCGAATTTATCGACGAAGAATGCCTTCTTGGGGCATTGAAAGAAATGGGCTTTAATGCAGAGGTTCATGAGGAACAGGTTAAGCTCAATGGTTACAGTGGTAGAGGGGCACAACCAAAAGCACATATTGTAGTTCGTAAGAACCAATTCAATGGTTATGGCGATGCTGGCTTTGAGAGGGTTAAAGAGGGTGGATTTAGACTTCATGTAGATGATTATGATCATGGTCGTAGAAGCGACAAGCTTAAGATGGCTAAGATCAAGCAAGTATATTCTGCGAATATCATTGAAAAGACTGTTAGAAAAACGAGTAAGTTTACTCTTCTTTCCCGAAGGAAAAATAAGAACGGTGAAATCAAAATCCGTGTAAGACGTATGGGGAATTAATTTATATGGGTAGATTAAAAGGTAAAAAGAAATCTAAGGCTCGTAATAAAAAGAGATTAGATTCTCAGAAGAAGAGTGCGAGTTATAGGAAGAAAATTCTTGGTAAGATTTTAAAGTGGGCTGATCCTGCTCTTTCTGAGAAGTGTATAGCTATAGAAAAAGATGAAGATATTAAAAGTCTCATAAAAGATATGGGTAGAGTTCTCTTTTTTTCTAAAAACGGTGTAGGATTAGCAGCTTCTCAAATAGGAGTTGCTAAGAGAGTTATTGCTACTATGTTGGACAAGAAGATAACGATTTTTATTAATCCAGAGATATTGATCTACAATGGAGATGTGATTAAGAGTAGGGAAATGTGTCTTTCTTATCCAGGATTTGAAGCTGTAGTAGATAGGAACGACACTATCACTATGAGATATGAAGACGAGAGCAGAGTATCTTATACTAAAGAGTTTAAAGGATTTAGAGCTATAGTTTTACAACATGAAGTTGATCATCTGAGAGAAGGATTATGCGAGATAGGAAAAGAGTGGAAAAGACAAAACACTCCTCCTCCAGTTGAAGAAGAGGTAGAAGTAGAACCAGAAGAATATGATGAACCTGTGAAAGTGGCTTCTGTGAGTAGTGAGGTTAATAAAGAGGAATGAGCCTTTGTAAAAAGGAGCTATATATTAGCAATAAGAGTGTGAGAAATCACATTCTTTTTTTATGAAAAAAAGTTTTGATTGCTTTTTTAATAGAAAGTGCTTGACAAAATGTCATTTTCTGTTATAATACTCTTATGATTAAATTACAAATGAAATTAAATGACGAGTTGATGTGTTCTCTTTGTCCTAATTTTTGTGTATTGGGAGAGGGAGAGACAGGAGAATGTGGTGTAAGAACTTGTCGTGATGGTAAAATAGAGCTTGATACTTATGGTATTGTTAGTGCTATGGCGGTCGAACCGATAGAGAAGAAACCTTTCACTGATTTCCTACCAGGAACAAAAACTCTTTCTTTTGGTGGATTTGGTTGTTCATATTCATGCCATTTTTGTGAAAACAATAAAATCTCACAAGAGAAAACATTAAAAGGTAATTTTTATTCTCCTGAAAAAATTATTCAGTTGGCTAAGCAGTATAATTGTGCTTCTATTTGTGCTACATATAATGAACCTACCATTTCTTATGAATTCCTTATGGATATTGCAGAAGAGGTTCATTTAAATGGGTTAAAATTTATAATTAAGACAAATGGGTATGTGAATAAAAAACCATGGAAGAGCATTTGTGATGTAGTTGATGCTATGAATTTAGATTTTAAAGGTAATGCTGATTCTTATTTATCAGTAGCTGGGGCTAAACATTATGTTATACTTGACAGGATTAAAGAAGCTTATGAAAATGGGGTACATATCGAAATTAGTATTCCATTACACGATCAAATGAGAGATGAGCATTTGGAGGAGTTTGGACAATTTATTTCTGATATTTCGAGTGATATCCCTTGTCATTTATTAAAAATTCAGTCAGCTTATAAACATTCTAACACTACTTCTGATGACCGTATCGTTGTTGCTAAAAATATTTTAGAGAAGTATAGTAGTACGATATCGGTTCATTAGTTCCCATTTTTACGTTTATTCTAATATAATTATTTTTTAAAAATAAAAAGGGTATTATTAATATATATTGGAAGTATATGTATAATGTATACATATTTATATAGGTGCTAAAATGATTAGAACTCAAATATATTTCACAAAAAGACAAAAAAAGTTTTTCAGGAAAGAGGCTAAACGGCTTCAAACCACAGTATCTTCTTTAATTAGATCTGTTTTGGATAAGCATATGGATCAGGGGAATAAAAATGAAAAATAAAGAATGTAAAATTTGTGGTGTGGAAAAGTTATTAATAGATTTCTATTACCGTAAGGATAGTGGAAGATATAGGACAGAGTGTAAGGAATGTTACAATGAAAGAAATAAAAAACAGAAAAAAGAGTATAATGAGGAAAATAAAGAAAAAATTAAAGAATATCATGCACAATATTACATTGAAAACAAAGAGATAATAAATAAGAAAAATAAAAAGTGGCAAAAAGATAATAAAAAGATAGTTAATGAAAATAAAAAAGAGTGGAGAAAAAATAATAAAGAAAAAGTAAAACAATATTTGAAAAGATGGAAAGAAAATAATGAAGCATATTTTAAACGACCAGAATTTAAAGAAAAAGAAAGAATACGTAATTGCAAAAGAAGAGAAGATCCAATTTTTAGATTAAATCAAAATATATCAAGAAATATGAATCATTCTTTAAGAAACAATAATTTGAGTAAGAATGGAAGGAGTTGGGAATATTTAGTAGGATATACAACACAAGATTTAAAAAAACACATTGAAAAACAATTCCAACCTGGAATGAGTTGGGATAATTACGGAGACTGGCACATCGATCACAGAATTCCCCGATCTTTTTTTGTATATACAAGTGTCAATGATGTAGAGTTTAAGTATTGTTGGGGTCTGGGCAATCTTCAGCCTCTTTGGGCGTTTGATAATTTAAGTAAAGCAGATAAAATTGAGAGGTATAAATAATATGGTTACTATTGTGCATGTGATAGATAACGCTAGCATGGGAGGAGCGCAAACCATGATGTGTGAGTTATACCTTGCTTTTCAAAGATATTATCCAGAATATGATCAGTCAGTATTAACATTAGCCAATCGTCCAACTGACAAACAACTAATTTCTTCTTATGGTGTCGAATATCGAGAAATAAAACAATCCAACACTCTTATCGATAAAATAGCAATTTTCAAAAAGCCAGTGGTAATATTTCATAAATTAGCTTCTTCTAGACTTGATATAGTACAGGGTCTTAAAAATAAAAGCATACCAGTAATTGTGTTAAATCATACTCTGTATAATTCCAGGAATTGGGCAAAAGCTGATGGAAGTTGTTGCAATGCTATGGTCGCTGTTAGTAATCATATGGAAAAATGTGTTAGGAATTGGTTTCCTAGGATAAAAAGATATACTTATATTCATAATGGTGTAAATCAATTTAGGTACGAAGACATTAAGGGACAGAAAAGGGAAAAAGATACATTAGTTACTGGACGTATTAACCGAATTTGCGGCTGGAAACATTCTGAGCATTGGATTAATTGGGTTAAAGATGTTAATTTGCCTATGAAGATGATTCATGATTATATGGGGGCAGGACTTAATCATCGTCCTGGAGCTAGAGGAAGAGAGAGAGTTATTAATGGTAAAAAAAACATAGTAAGAATGATTGGAAATATTAGTGATTTTGATACAAAAGTGTCTATTATAAAAGGATGGGATTTATTTTTGTATGAGACTAATAGAGAAGAAGGGATAAGTATGGCTATTCTTGAAGCTCTTGCGTGTGGTGTCCCTGTTATTTGTAGTAATCATTTTGGCAACAAAGAGGTTATTGAACAGGGTGTGAATGGATATATTTTTAGAGACAGAACAGAAGCAAAAAAGATATTAACCAGGTTGTGTAAGAATCCTGGAGGATTAGCTAAATTGAAAGAATCAACTAAAGATCATTTCTTAAGAAAATTAGATGCTAGGCATACCGCTAGCAGGTATATAAAAATAATAGATCAAATGTCTTTATCATCATTGAATAATAATGTTTCTGAGTTATCTGTTGATACCAATGAAAAGGAAAAAAAAGAAGTGGTTGTTTTAAAGAATAGAGAAATTTCTAAAAAATTCACTATACTTAGTTCTTGTTTTAATAAAGGGAAATACTTTAATGATTGGGCTAATTCTATTTTAGAGCAAAAGTATAGACCTCTTGAGGTGGTAGTGGCTAATGATGCTTCTACTGATAATAGTATGAAACTGTTGGAAGGGTTTGCTGATAAATTTAAATCTGAGGGAATAGAATATAGGTTAATAAATAATTTTGATAGATTGCATTGTGGATCATCTTATAGAAATTTAGTTCAATATGTTACTGGTTCTTATGTTGGGGTACTTGACTCTGATGATATGTTGACTAATGATGCTGTGAAATATGTGATGGGAGTATATGATAGGAATCAAGATATAGATTGGATATATACCCAATTCGAGATATGTGATATGAATATGAAGACTAAGAGAAGGGGATTCTGTAATTATCCTAAGAATGGTGAATCATTGTTAGAGATGGGTGATAAGAGAATTCATGGATACGGTCATTGGAGAACATTTAGTCATAAAATAAAAAAACCTGCGAAATTATTCGGTAGGAGTTTAATATGTTCAGTTGATAAGCATATGGGATATAGATTAGAAGAGATGGGACCAGGATTATTTGTTGATAGAGTTTGTTATAGGTATAGGCAGCATCCAGTGGGATCGCCAGAATCTGTATCTTCTACTAAAAAAGCTATTGAAGTTTGGGCTAAAGTTAGGAAAGATGCTCATAAAAGAAGACATAAAAGTAAAAAGAAGGGCAACATATCATATTATTCAATTACTAAAGGAAAATAATGAAAAATATTAATGATATTTTTTTCTTTGTTCAAGCTAGAATGGGATCTACCAGAGTTCCTGGTAAGATGTTAAGACCATTTGCTGGAACTACTCTTATGGATATTATAGTTGAAAAGATTTTAAAATCAAAAGTAATTCCAAAAGATAATTTCTATTTATCAGTATATGAATCTGAGTTGAAAGAGATCGGAAAGAAGTATGGAGTTAATGTTTTTGATAGGAGTTATAAATCTGCTTATGCCGAAGGAGTATTGACAGATATATATGAGTGGCACGATAAAGTTGATTATAAATATGCTATAAAAATAAATGGTTGCTCTCCATTTTTATCGATAGAGACTATAGATAGGTTTGTTAAAAAATATGTTGAAATGGATGGAGATGGTCTATTTGGTGTTATAAAGAAGAATAATTATTTTTGGAACAAAAATCATAAATTAGTAACACCATGGCCAGAGGGATATCAATTTATGAATACCAAGATGGTAGAAGAAACATTTGAAGCAGCACATTGCTTATACGGTGGTAGAACAGATATTATTAAGGATGGCATATGGATGGGAGATTTTCAAAAGGCAGGTAGTATAGAACTTTTTGAGATGAGTGAAGAAGAAGTTCTTGATATAGATGAAGAATGGCAATTTAAGCTTTATGAAATTTTGTACAAGGGGATTTAATTATGTTTTACATATTTGAAATGGCTAATAATCATATGGGGAGTGTTTTTCATGGAAAATTAATAATTGATAGATTTTCTGAAATAGCGAGAAGATATGACATAGATGCTGGAATGAAATTTCAGTTCAGACAACTTGACACATTTATTCATAGAGATTTCATAGATTCTGATTTAAAATATGTTAAAAGATTTAAAGAAACAGAGTTATCTAAAGACCAATTTAGAGAATTGATTGATTATTCTAAAGAAAAGGGATTAAAAACTGTTGCCACTCCATTTGACAATGAATCTATTTCTTGGTTAGAAGATTTGGATGTGGAGATAGTTAAGATAGCAAGTTGCTCTGTTGATGATTGGCTATTATTGAAAGATGTATGTGAGATAAATAAAAAAATTATAATATCTACTGGAGGAGCAGAAATGGATACGCTTCATAAGGTTTATAATATTTTTAAGAGTAGAGATAGAGATTTTGCTTTTATGCATTGTGTTGGAGAATATCCCACTAAGTACAAACACGCTAATCTAAACAGGATTAATATATTGAGACAAGAATTTCCTGATATTCAAATAGGATTTTCTACTCATGAGGTGAATGGATGGGGCAAATTATCATTAGTTCCATATGCTATTGCTATGGGATGTTCTATAGTGGAGAAACATGTCGGAGTTGTATATAATGATATTAAGTTGAATGATTATTCTTGCTCTCCTAGAGATATGGAAACAATTTTACATAAGGTAAAGGCATATAATAATTGTTGCAACACACCATCTGATACAGAAAAAGATACTCTTAATAAATTGAAGAGAGGAATATATGCAAAACGAGATTTGAAGTTTGGAGAGGTAATTAGTAAGAATGATATTTATCTAGCTATGCCAGTAGCTGACGGTCAAATGGATGGATCTATGTTGCATGACTGTATTGGCAAATATTTGTTAAATGATGTTAATAAAGATTTTGAAATAAGAATAGAAGATTGTGATTTTGATTCTAATAATGATATTATTTCGAAGATTAAAATGAAAGCTTTAGATATATTAGATCAAGCCAACATATCAGTATCTAGAGATGATGATATAGAGATATCTTGTCACTATGGCATAGATAATTTTTTTAAAGCTGGCGTTTTGATAATGTCGAGAATAAATAGAGAATATTGTAAAAAAATATTAATTGTTTTTGATGGTCAAAATCATCCTACTCATAAGCATTTTAAAAAAGAAGAATCGTTTGAGTTGTTATATGGAGATTGTAAATTGATAGTTTCTGGTATATGTCATCAGATGGTAAAGGGAGAGTCAATTTTGATACCTAGAAATGCAGAACATTCTTTTTCTAGTGAAGATGGTTGTGTGATAGAGGAAGTATCGACAACGCATTATGTTGGTGATTCTATTTATAATGACTTTAATATAAACAAATTAGACATTTCAGAAAGAAAAATAAATATTAATTTTTAGGTAAAAGATGGCTCATAAAATTTCATATCAACCAGGCAGTGTTCCTTTGAACAGAGTATGTTATGATTACAGAGACGACATAGCTTTTAGAATTTATGTTATGATGAGTAATGATTGGGATTCTATGAAAAAGTGGAAAAGGTTGAAGCATAGTAGAAAATCAGAAAGACATGGAAGTTACAAGCCTAAATATCTCCAAGATTTGCTTCAATTAGTTAAAGACACTCCTGTAGGGGATACTAAATTTGCTTGGAAAAAAGTTCCTAAAAAAGGTAAAATTTTAGATAGGGTTCATTTTGCATTTGATAAAAAAACTGATATATATTATCCCGCTGGTGGAGGTAGTAGAGTAGCTATTGCATATTTTTTATGTCATTCTCATGTGCCAGCTTTATTGGTTTCGACTAAGGAAGGCTCGGCATGGGCAAAAAATTTTGGAGTAGGAACAAGGCATTTTAATGGTATGCCAGATGATATTATTAAAAAAATGTTGTTTAGAAGAGAAATTAATAATTTGTTTGTTGATGGTATATTGAAGAAAAAAATTAGCAGTGAGTTTCTTTACAAAATTCCAGATCTAGGATTTAGGGGTAAATTTGATGTAAATAACTTATTAAATGACAAAGAGTTATTAACCCAAATAAGAGGGAAAGAAGTACTTAATACAATACAGGATAATGGTTATTTAGAGGTCAGTATTTCCGAATACTGTTCATCTGTAACGACTGTAGGCGAATCTTCTCATAGAATTAAAATATCTAATAAGATATCTAACTATTATAAGAAGAGCAATATCAAACATATTAAAAATGTTCTATCATATTCAGAATATGATGTTATTTTGTCTAAAGGTAAAAATGGAAAAGTGTCATTAGATAATTGTAAAAAGGTTTAGGATGAATAATAAATTTACAATTTTAACAGCATCATCTAATAAGTATTTATATTTAAAAGACTGGATGGATTCTATTATTGCTCAAAAATATAGACCTTTAGAAGTTGTTATGGTGGATGATTGCTCTAGTGATGAAACTAAAAAATTCGTAAAAAGATTGAGAAAAAGATTTAAAGAAAATGATATAGAGTTTAAGTATTTGAGAAATAATAATAGATTGCATTGTAGTAGCTCTTATAAAGTTGCTATAAAAAATGCGACAGGTGATTTTATGGGGGTATTAGATGCAGATGATATTTTAGTTAATGATGCAGTAGAATATATTATGAGCAAATATAATGATCACGAAGATATAGCTTGGATATATACTCAGTTCGCAATTTATAATGTCAATATGAGGTATATAAAAGATGGGTGGTGCAGGATGCCAACAAAATGGGGATCTATGCTGGCTTCTGGAGAAAGAAGAAAAAGTATTTATTCTCATTGGAGGACTTTCTCGAAAAGATGTAATGATTTAAATAATGTATTGCCTGAAGGACTCAAGTGTGCTGTTGATAAATACATGGGGTATAAATTAGAAGAACTTGGTAAAGGAATGTTTATTAACAGAGTATGTTACAAGTATAGGCAGGGTGTAAAGAGGGGCATAGTTTCAAAAGAAAGTACAAAAGCAACATGGAAGAAATTAGTTCAAGAGCTAGTTATAGAGAGAAAAAAGAATGGTATAAAACCATATCCTATTATAGAAGGAGAAGCATGATGGAAAGAACAAAAAAACAATGGCATAGATATTTTGTTGAAGAAATTTCTAATATAGTTGCTAGTCATGTTGATAAGGATAAAGATGTTTTTGTTGAATGTGGAGTTAAGCAGGGATCTTCTTCTGTTAGAATGGGAGTAAGGCTTGGTATAAGTGGATATTTATTTGATACTTGGCATGGTTTTCCGAATTTCTCTGATTTAGATGTTCATCATGATAAAGATAGGAAACGAATGGAGATGAGAATAAGAAACTCTAATAGTACTTATAGAGATTGTGTCAATGCTTTAAAGAAGCATGGATTATTTGAAATTTGTAGCATGGTTGAGGGTGATATTCTAAAAACAGTCCCATCATTTATGGAGGATATTACAAATGATTTGTCTATTGCTATGATGCATATAGATACTGATTTGTATGAGCCTGCTAAGGTTTCTTTAGAATCATTTTGGCCGCACGTTAAAGAAGGTGGAGTAGTTTATTTTCATGATTATGGAGATAAAAAATGGAGAGGTATTAAAAAGGTTGTCGATGATTTAGTAGATAATGATGATGATTTATTATTTCATGTTTTTGATAAAAATAAATTATTTTCAGCAGTTATCATAAAAAACAGTAGTGTAATAAGCGAATCTATACTGCATAGCATTGCTGAATTAGATACTAGAGTTAGATGAATAGAAAAAAGATAGTGAAGAAGTTAAGAGGGCAGGAAGTTTTTATTATAACTCATATTCCCAAAACTAGTGGGAGTTCTATAGGTCACATATTAAGGGAGTAGAAGTCTAATGTTTTCTGGCCGCACTATGAGAAGACAGATGATGCTCCTAAATATATATCAGGTCATATATGTTATGGCATTCATAAGTTATGGGGGCTTGATGAGAAAAAGGTAAAATATTTGGTTATCTTAAGAGATCCAATAAGAAGATGGAAGTCAATTTTTAATTATTCTTTAATGAGATATCATGAAGGAGCTATTCGAAAAGGTGTCCCTATTGAAACGTTTTATAATGATTGCGATGGTAATTTGGAGCGATTTTTAGATCGATGTATTAAACATGGTGTTAATCAAAATGTTATGACTAAAATTGTGTCAGGAGAAGAGGACGTTAATAATATAGAAGGTTATGAAAAGCACTATAAGAAAAAAGGAAGATTGTATTTTAGCCAGGTTTCACAGACAGCATGGGGAGATAGATATGATTCTATATCTGATGATAAAATGGATATCATGTTGAATGTGGCTAAATCTAATTTGTTAGATAAGTATTATTTTGTTGGTTTTGTGGAAGATGAAAATAATCAGCAAAAAATGTGTGATGCATTAAAGTTGAAATTTAATGGCAAAAACCTTGTCAAAAGAAAGTCATTGCAAAGAAAAGGGATTGATTGGGAAAATAGCAATATACACGACATGTTAGTTGAGTTGAATAAATATGATATTAAATTATATAATTTTGCAAAAGGATCACTATGAAATTATTAATAGTAATGAGAAAATTTAGTGGTGGTCCTAAGGTATTTAGAAAAAGACTTTCTGATGTTTTAGAAAAAAGAGCAAAAGAAATTGGTATAGAGATAGTTCATGATCCTAATGGGAAATTTGATGCAGAGTTAGTTTTTGTGAGAAATTTAACACAACATAAAAAGCCTACTATTTTAAGAGTAGATGGTTGTTATCTAGGAGGTGGCTATGAGGGTAAGAATCTTCTCTACAAAGAGTCAGCTAAAAAATCTAAATTTATAATTTATCAATCAGAATTCTCTCGAATAATGTGCGAAAGTATCTGGGGAATTAAGAAACAAAGTACAGTTATCAGTAATGGTATTAGTTTTGATAAAATAAGACACATAGAGAAGGATGCTACTGTTCCAGAAGGATCTTTTGTTGCTTCAGCGATATGGAGGAAAAATAAAAGACCTGTTTCTATGATTCAAGGTTTTATAGATGCTGGGATAAAAAATCATTTTTATGTTATAGGTGATACGTGGGGGATACCTGATAAATTTTTAAGCAGATTTAAAAAGCATAAAAATATTCATTTTCTTGGTTTTTGTGATTTTGAAAGATTGATATCTATTTTTAAAGCATGTGATTATCAATTACATCTTTCTCAAATAGAATCTTGTCCTAATGCAGTTATTGAGGGTTTAGCATGTGGTCTCAAAATTTTATATAGTAATTTACAGGGGACTAAAGAAATAGTACCTCCTGGTAGTGGTATAAAAATTAAAACAGATAAATGGGATTTTAACCCAATAAGTCTTAGTCAGCATGATAGAATAAAACCAGAGTTAGTAGCCGATGGTATTCATAGATTAATGGCGTTAAAAGGAGAGAGAAAAATGTATCCTCCAGAAATTGATATTAATTTAGTTGTAGATAAATATATAAAGGTAATAAAAGAACATGCCTAAGGTATCGGTAATAACAACTTTATATAATTATAAGGACTATATAGTAGACTGTATCGAATCATTTCTCAATCAAAATTTTAAAGATTCAGAGATGATTATAGTTGATGACGCTTCAAATGATAATCCTTATGAAGTTATAAAGAAATATTTATCTGATAGAGTTAAGTATATTAAACTTAATAAAAACATGGGGTATTCTCATGCTAAGAATGTTGGCATTAAAGCGGCAAGTTCAGATATTTTAGTAATGTTAGATGCTGATGATATGACTACAGAGAATGGTATATTATTAAGATATGAGAAGTTAAAAGAAGGTTTTGATTTTGTTCATGGTCCTGTTTTAGATTTTACAGTTAAGAGCGGAGAGATGAGAACGAAAGAATCTCGATTATGGGCAAAGTGGAAAAAGAGCAAGAAAGATGTTTCTTGTTATAAATTAATTCATGCTCAAAGTGTGATGTTGAGGAAAGATATACATAAGAAGATTGGTTTATATGATGAGTCTTTGAGAAGTAAGAGTGATAGAGAGATGTGGGCAAGAATTTTAAATCATGGTTATAAAACGTCTTATGTGGAAGACTATGTAGGTCTATATAGAAGACATAGCAAACAAATGCATAGATCTCCTGAAAAATTAAAAATTAATAATAAATTACAAAAGATAGTTTTATCTTTAATAGAGAAAAGAAAGAAAGATCTTACAGGTCTTATTATGTTAAAATAGGATTTTATTATGGACAAGCAAGGAAAAATCTGGGGTTTTACTTCGACAATATTTAGTAAGAATAATGTCGAAGTTCATCGAATAGAGGGTAATGCTAATAGTCATTGCTCTAAGCATAAGCATGAGCATAAGTATAATATGTTTTTTGTTGAAAGTGGGATGATGATTATTAGGAGATGGAAGAATGATTATGATCTTGTTGATACTACTGTTTTAAATGCTGGTCAATCATGTGTAGTTCCTCCAGGAGAATTTCATCAATTTTTAGTTCAAAATAATTGTGTTGCTTATGAATTTTATTGGGTTGAAATAAGTTCAAAAGACATTGTTAGAGAAAGTGTGGGTGGCGTAGATGAGTAAAAAAGTTGTTTTAGTTCAAACTTCAGCATTTTTTTTTGAAGTAGTTCCAATGTTTTATAAAGAGGCAAAAAAGTTGGGATTTTTTGATAAGTTTTATGTAGTCAGTGATTATGATGGAGACATTTCTTTTGCGGGAGATGATTTTCAATTGATAAAATTGAAAAAGATTTGCAGTTTGCTTCCAATATAGCATATGCATTAGATTTTGTGGAGGAGGACATATTAACTTTGTGTTGTGAAGATAGTATATTGAATGATAAAAATGATTTAAATAGATGGAATGACTATTTCGATTATTTTTTATCTCATCCTGATATGGGTTTTTTGAGACTATCCAATACTAAAAAGAAAGTTATGGTTCAAGAAGGTAATAAATATGAAGATATCTTTCCAATATCTACTAGATATAGATATCATATATCTTTGCAGGTAGCTTTTTGGAGAAAAGAATATTTAAAGATAGCTTTAAGTCCAGGAAATGATGCGGCAGATTTTGAAAGAAGGGGTGCTAAATTAACTAGAAGAGCTTTAGGGATGGTAGAACTTCCATGAGATCTTATAGCGTTAAGGACTGTGTTGCTCGCAGAACTAATTTTTATAAAGATGGCAGATATTATCGTGGTCAGTTTGTAGATTATGCTTTACGAAATAACATGGAATTTAATAAAAATAAAAAAATAAAAACTAGGAGTGGTGTTCTATCATTAGAAGAATATCTAAAAAGCAAAGGGTAAGTTAATGTCATTAAAGTTGCATCTTGGTTGTGGTAATAAACATATTGAGGGTTATGTTAATATTGATATTAGACCAATGGAAGAAGTTGACAAGGTAGATAATATAAAATATTTACGTTCTTTTAAAGAAAATAGTGTTGATGTTATTTATTCAGCGTCTGTCTTAGAACATTTTATAAGATGGGAATATAAAAACGCTTTAAGAAGGTGGTATGAAATATTGAAACCTGGAGGAGTATTAAGAGTTAGAGTTCCTGATTTTGAAGCTATTGTAAAATACTATCAAAAGACAAATGATATAGATGCAGTAATGGGACTATTGTATGGCGGTTAAGATTATGAGCAAAATTTTCATTATGTTTGTTGGGATTTTAAAAGAATGGAAAAAGATTTAAAAGAAGTCGGTTTTAAAGATATAAGAAGATACGATTGGAGAGAAACTGAGCATTCGGATATAGATGATTTTAGTCAATGCTACCTTCCTCATATGGATAAAGAAAATGGTATGTTAATGCATCTTAATATTGAGGCAATTAAATAATGAATATTCCTCCTGATAAGTTTAAAAATTTAATGGCTATTACAAAGAAAAATAAGTTGATAAGAATACCAAATAAAGTAATGAGAAAACAGAAATGGATAAAAGAACAGGATATTAGCTTAACTCCTAATTCTATTTGTATCGTTTGTAATTTTTCTTATTATTATAAAGATAGAGGTTGGTCTAATAACGTAAAAGCAATTTGTCATCCTTTTAGAGAATATCAACAGTCAGTAAGAAATAGGAAGTTACATTTGTTTTCTGAATCAGATTATTGCGATACGATGTGGATGGAAGATATCTCGTTATTATCTGCTAAATCTAAGTACAAGTATGATTTCTTTTGTTATACTATAGATTCATCTCAAGGTGTAAGGTGTAAGGGATCATATTCTTTGCCATTAATTGCAGAAGTTGCTAAAGAGCTTGGGATGACAGGTTTAATATTAGATTATTATCCAAAACGAAGACCTGCTTGTGATTCTGGTGAGGGGTGGGACATACTAGTTCAGGAAGTTAGAAAAGGTTTGCAAAAAGCTAATAATATAAAAATTCATAGAGGTCGTGTTAGCCAGAGTAAAATTAATCAATTAATGCAAGATTGTAAATTCGTCATTTTTCCTAATACTAGAGACGCTAGTCCGAGAACTATACCTGAAACTTTGTTAAGAGGAAAATCTATCATGGTTAATCAGAATATTCTTGGAGGGTGGAAATACGTTAATGATGTTAATGGTATTTTATATGATGGAGCGTTTAATGCGGAAGAGTTGAATAATAACAAATCATATTATCGAGAAAAGATTAAAGAAGCGTTAATAAAAATGAGTCAAAGAAAAGATAATTTCAAGAGTATAAAAAAAGATTTTTTAAGTAAATATGGTTTTATTAATACCGCAAAAAGAATGGCATCTATTATTAATGAGATAGAAGGTCATAAGAAATATAAATATGTGGCATACACTGATTTTAAGAGATATCTGGGAGTCATAAAATAGGAGATAATTATGGGGAAAGGTTTTAATTGTTGTGATGAAATAATAGAATGGATTAAAAATAATATTCCTAAAGGAAGTACAATTTTAGAACTTGGTAGCGGGAAGGGGAGCACTCAGTATCTATGTGATGACTATGATCTCTATTCTATTGAGCATGAGAAAAGATGGTTAAATAAATTTGATTCTACTTACATCTATGCTCCTATCAAAGATGGATTCTACAATACTGATATTCTGAAAAAAGAACTTCCAGAAGAATATGCCCTGATATTAGTTGATGGTCCTCCTAGAAAAATAGACGGGAAGAAGGTCGGCAGAAAAGGTTTCGGTGAGAACTTAGATTTGTTTAATACAAATTGTGTAATAATGTTTGATGATAGTGACAGGGGGAGAGAGAAGAAATTGATAGCTTCTGTGTGCGAGCAGCTTGGAAGGGAAGTTGTCCAATATAAGGGTCACGACCATAGAGGTAAGGGAACTTATTTTGCAGTAATGGTTAAAGAAGAGGAGTAGAATGGAATATAAATTAGAATTTAATGAGTTGTTTGATTTGTGTTCAAAAAAGATAATGTCCAAAGTTCCAACAAAACCAGGTCCTGTAAAAGGAGCTTTCAATGGAGGAGATTATTTGGGTAGACCAGGGAAGGATGTTTTTTTCGCTCTTCCTGATTTAACTGATGAGCAGATGGAAAAATTAGCGGATGTACTTAGTGACCAATACCCATTTATATCTCCTAATAATCATGTTGGGTATGCTGGATGTATTCGTTATATATATGGGCAGTTTGAAAAACAAGGAATACTTAGATCAGATGAAGATTTGAAAAGAATGAAAAAAGAAGGTGTAGAATGGGATATTTCAAGAAAATTTATGCTAATTTTAAAAGATAAATTTCATGAGAAGAAAAATTATTATGGGTTATGTTTATATTATGAAATGGAAGCACATAGGTTAGGTGATGAGGGGTTCTTGAATAGAGATAAGGATAAGATAAAAGAGATGGAAAAGTATTATCAAGAATCAGTTAGATATGCCATAAAATGTAAAAGTATTAAGCAGATGTTCACGCCATATTATTGGGCGTGTATGTATTTTGCAAAGCTTAAAGATCATGAAAAGGGAGAGTACTATGGTGAAAAAACAATGATACAAATGGATCAATTTTGTCCAAGTGCTAAACAAGGATATTTAGTTAAGGCTGTTGATACTGCTAAGTATTTGAAAAAATCACATCCTTCGAGCTGGAAACCATTGAGAAATTGGCTTGTTCAGAATAGTGAAAATGATTGTATCAGAAAAATGTTAAAGAAAGTGAAATAATTATGGAAAGATTCAATATAGATAAAAATATGAAAGATGAACTTATAAAGAATACTCATTTCGGTAGAGTTAAAAATCAACCTTATCAAACTATTGGAGAGTTACATGGTTCCAGAGATATGAAGTATAGGTATGAATTTATGGGTTTGCCCAAGAGCATGGAAGGAAAAACTATTCTAGATATAGGTTGTAATATGGGGATGATTTGCATGGAGTCTAAAAATAGAGGAGCATCTAGAGTGGTTGGTATAGATTATAATGGGAAAATTATTAATACAGCAAAAAAGTTTTTTAAAGAAAATAATTGCGATGGTGAATTGTATCAATTTAATGTTAACGATGGGCTTCAAGCTCTTCAAAAGTTAATAGGAGATGATCAGTTCGATTATGTTTTTGCTCTTGCTATATGGGGCACTGTTAAAAAGTTTATTCTATGGAGTATGATTAATTATTATTGTACAGACATATGTTGGATGGAAGGACATAATAAAGAAAAGGGCAAAGAAGAAAAGATAAAGAAAGAATTAACTGAAAATTTGATATTTTCTGATTTATCTTTTTTAGGCAATACTAAAGATAGGGGTATCAGACCCACATTTAGAATGGTAAAGTAATGAAAAATTATGATCTAAATCTTACTTCAAATAAATATTATAGGGACAGGAAGCATGTAGTGAAAGATTTCGCTAATGTTCTGCCTATAGATTTTAACGGGGAAATTTATAATGGAGATAGGAACAATAATAATTATGTAAAAGGAAGATTTTCGTTATTTTTAAAGCCTATTATCGGGGATAAGGGATATAAAATTTTCGTAGGATTTAGAGATAAAGATAGAAAAGATGATTTCGTTAAAGCGTTTTCTGAAGACGATATTTTAGTTATTAAAAAAGTTTACGATATTTTGAGTAAGTATGACTTGTGTCCAAAAGTTTATAGTATTTTCTCAGTCAATGTTAACGTGTATGGATGTTCGTATACTTCTTATGGATTAGAAATGCAGAATATAATAAAAAATGGGAAAGGTTCTAAAAGTCAATTTAAAGATTTTAAGAGTAAATTGAAAAGAGCTTGTGAAGCAAATGGATTGAAGAGGCTTGATAGGAGAGATAGGAGGACTATACTTCAAGGAGGAGAGGTATCGGGGTCAATAGAGAATATCATGTATGAGTCATCTATTAAAGCAGATAATGTTGTTTTTGATGGGAAGAATTATATATTATTGGATATAGATCCAATGTGGGTGATGTTATGAAAATATGTATCTCTGAAGACATAAATAGAGTTGATTCCGGTAAGCATAAATTTCTGAACAGATTATCTACAGAGTTAAAAAAGAGTGGTTGTGAGTTCGTAGATAATGATGCTGATATATTGCTTCATATAGGAAGAAATATAACTGGGAAAAGAGCGAAAAAGATTATAATGAGGGTTGATGGTTTAATACTTAATAAATCCCAGCCCTATGAGAAAAATAATAGGAAGATATTAAAATATATTAATAAAAGTGATGCTGTTATTTATCAAGGTGATTTTTGCAAGCAAGCATATGAAAAATTCCTAGGGGTTAATAAGAAGAATATATGCATCAATAACGGAGCAGATCCTTCAGAGTTCTTAAAAAGAGATGTGAAGAATTATTTTTTTACTTATTGTAGATGGAGACCTCATAAGAGGCATAGAAATATATGTGAAGGTTTTGCGAAGTCTGTAGAGAGGGGGCTAGATTCGGTTCTTTATATAGGAGGCGAGGTAGATCAGAAAGAAAGAATAGATCATCCTAAGATAAACTATTTGGGGTGGATGCCTCTTGATGAGATAAAAGCATGTCTGGGTCATGCTATAGCTACTATTCATTTATCATGGTTAGATTGGTGTCCTAATTCTATGGTCGAATCAATTACGGCAGGATGTCCTATTATATACTCTGATTCGGGAGGATCTAAAGAGATAGGCAAATTTGGAGGTATTTCTATTCGTGATACGCAGTGGGATTTTACTCCCACGTTTTTATATGATCCTCCATGGATTAACTCAAATACTATAGCTGATGCTTTGATTAAGATAAAAGGTAAAAAAATCAATGTGAATAGAGAAGCATTAAACATTAAAAAAATTTCAGAAGAGTATCTTAATTTTTTCAGAAAGGTTTTATAGTGTCAAAAATTATTACAATATCAACAAGTGATTTGTTTTTTCCGTATCTAGAGTACTTGGAACATTTTTATCAAAATTATTGGAGAAAAGATGGTAATTATTTATGGTTCGGAAATCATCCTCTTGCCCAATTTGCAGAGGACTATATTAAATATGGCAAAAAAGTTTTAGACGATTTAGATAATCATATATTTATTAAATATGAGTACGATAGATACTCCGAGTCTCCTACTGTTATTAATGATACTCACAAATATAAAGCTTCTCAAAGAATAATGACTATGGTTGATTCTATTAGAAAATATGGCTACTGTCAGAATAAGTATGATAAATCAAAATATTTGATAAGGGTATTTAGAGCTACTGACTATAGATATATTCCAGGAAAAGAAGTTTATGTTTTAAAGAGTAGAAAACATAGGGCATCAGCTTGTTGTAGCTTGGGGATAAAAGAAATTAAAGTGAAGGTTATAAATTAATGAAAAAGAGAACATTAATAACTGTTCTGACTTGGAATAGATTAAATCTTACTAGAGATACTATTAAGTCATTGTATAAACATAACACTGATGATTTTGATTTATTATTTATAGACAATGGATCAACAGATGGGACTATTGAGTATCTGGAGAAAAGATACGAAGTGATAAAAAACAAAACAAATGAGGGTATTTTCAATGCTTCTGTAAAGGTGTGGAAAGAAGGAGTTAAGAGAGGATATGATTTTATTCTCAATCTACAGAATGATTTTCCATGTGTTCGTAAAATACCTTTTAAAGAGTTGGAAGCATATATGGATAAGAATAAGAATGTTTGTTACATAAGATTGAATAAAAAGAAGGACAAAAAAATTAACTTAGTAACTAAAAAACCGATTAGATATGGAGTTCCAGAACTATTAGGAAATTATAATATAAAGAAGTGTAATTATCACATTGGTTTTAATCCCGCATTAATTAGATCATCTATTATTGATGAATTTTCTAATTATGATGGAGATAATCCTAGAGAGAGAATTCTTATGAATAATTTTGAAAGAATTGGTAAACAATGTGCTAAGTTATTTCCTGATGTTTTTGATACTCTTAAACAGGGAAGCCATAAAGGAGATTGGAAACATTAATGAATTTAAAAAAAAGTATATATGGATTTTTGCATGAGGAATTATAAATGAGTCTTATATCAGAACAAGAGATGAAAGATCTAAAAAAATCTAATACAGTTGTTATATGGGGCTGTGGCTCTTCTCTTAACGATTTTCCAGATTGGAGTTTTGATAATTTGAAAAAATTTGACAGTATTTCTTTCAATTGGTTCTGTTTCTCTTGTCACTCAATTACTTATTATTTAGTTAGGGAACAGGCTAATTTAGAAAAAAGAACTAACGGAGAGGAAAACATAGATAACTTTTATGATATAATGAATTATTCTTATATAAATAGTTGTTTAGTCGTGCATGACCTGTCATTACATTCTCCACATGCATATGATTATTCTTCAGAAAAAAATATAGCAAAATTTAATAGCAAGTATGTAGTGGTAAAAGATACTAAGTTGAAAGATAATGATCCAGGTGTTAAATTGTGGAGAGATAAAAGTATTTTTAAAAGTGGGATATATCATGGAAAAACAACTTTGACAAATGCTTTGCATCTTGCTGTGTGGCTGGGATATAAGAAAATAATTTTTGCGGGAGTTGATTTATATGATTCAAGATACTTTTGGTTGAATAACAATGATACGAGATATTCTGTTTCTGATAAGAAGAAAGACAGAACTGCTAAACATGCCACAGTTAGTGCTGTAATGAAATTAGTAAAAGATGTAAAGAAGTATTATCCAAAAATAAAGATGTATACCTATAATCCTAAGTCATTATTAAAAAATGTTATTCCGGTGTGGAAGAAATGAAAAGCATATTATGTGTAACTGACAAGAAGGGTTGGTGTTTGTATAATATTATGAACATCTTAAAGGGATATATGCCTCAATATAACATAGATGTAATATCTTTGAAAGATAAATTCAAACCTGATAAATATGATTTGGTCTATTATACTCACTTTGCTCTGTATAAAAAAAGATCATATAGCGGTAAAAAAATAGCAACTGTAACAAGTCATAAATGTCTCAATGATATGAAAAAAACTCTCAAGATACTGAGAGAGTTTGATGCTGTATCTGTCAATAGTATGATATTGCATGATATATTCAAAGATCATATCAAAAATCTATCTTACACTCCAAGCGGAGTTGATACAAAAAATTTTAGATTTAAGGATAAAACTAGAAATGATAAAATAGTTTTAGGTTGGGTTGGTAACAGAGATAGAAGTGTTAAAAATTATGACACTATATTCAAACCTCTGAAGAAGGTTATTCGACATGTAGAGTTTAAGGAAATAGCTACAAGAAAAGGAGATACTCATAAAAAGTTTCTTAACGCTAAGGGAATGGCTGAGTTCTACCATCAGTTAGACTTTTTTATCATAACAAGTGATGCTGAGGGGACACCAAATCCTGGCTTGGAAGCTATGTCTTGTGGTGTTCCAATCATATCTACTAGAGTGGGCAATATGGTGGAGATAGTGGAGGATAAAGTTGACGGATTCTTTTGTGACAATGATATAAGGTCATTCGCTAAGAGGATAGAGAGAGAAAAAAGTATCTCTCATAATGATTATTACCTAATGAGCAGTAATATCAGAATTAAGATGGTTGAGTGGGATTGGTCGATAATATATAAGAAGTATGAAGATTTTTTTGGAAGTGTAATTTAGTGAGAATTAAGATACCAGCGATAGGGATCCCACATTATTGGTGGAATAAGAGGGCGTGTAAATATGCTAAGAAATATCCTAATTTAGTTAAGATGGCTGTGTCAGATTTAGTATTTGGATGTAATCCTCATATTAACTTTTTAAAATATATAGACGATCTTTCAAAAAATGTTAAGGAATCAGAATATTGGGAATACCAGAAGAGGAATAAAAAAGAAGAAGTAATTTGGAATAAAATAAAAAAATATAAACAAACTTATAGAAGCATTAAAGATAATGGATTCAATGCTTTAGGTGATAAATATAATTCTTCTATTATTGTGACAGATGATGGGTGTAGATTAGATGGGTCTCATAGAGTAGCTATATTGTTTCATCTGGGTATTTTAGAAGTTGATGTTAATGTGGTAGTTTATGAAAAAGTTTTTTCAAAAAAAGAATCTGAAAAGATTAGAAAAGAAAATTTAGAATATCGAAAAGAGACATATGGATTGTGAAATAGAAAAGAAAATATTGATATCTGTTTTAATGACATCGAGAAATAGGTTTAATATGTTGTATAAAAATTGCAAGCAGATGTTTTCTTTAGCTGCTAATTCAGAAAATATAGAATTAATTTTATATATTGATAGAGATGACTATGAGACTATTTCTATTTATGAAAAAATGAGAAATGAGAATAGTAATGTTAGGGCTATAATAGGAAAAAAATTATCGCATTATGGTCATGCTTATAACATATTATGTAAAGAAGCAGGTGGAGATATATATTTTTTTATAGCAGATGATTGTTTGATTAGCAATGAAAATTGGGACGAAATTGTTTTGAATGAATTTAATAAAGTAAATGATAAAATATTATTAGTTTACGGGGATGATGGTAATCAAGGTAAAAAAACTGCGACAATTGGTTTTGTTCACAAAAACTGGGTAGAAACGATAGGATATTTATTTCCTTTAGATATGATGGTTAAGGTTGGGGATAGCTGGTTAACAAAAGTTGCTCGAATTATAGGAAGAGATGTTTTTATAGATGACTTAAAAATTAAACATCTTATAGAAGAAACAAAAAGAAATCCTGTTAAAGATGAGGAGTGGAATAAGAATAGAGATATTCGTAAAAAAATTAAAAAGTTATTTAGAGAAAGTAAAAAAGTAAAAAATTTGATAAATATGGATGCTATTAAATTGGAACAATTTATAGAAAAAAATAAAAAAGGAAGCAAAAATGAGTAAACCATTATTTAGTTTAATAGCTCCTGCTATTAGACCTAAATTTTATGAGAGAGTATATAATTCCATTTCTTTTGATAACAATATTCCATTTGAAATTATTTTTGTTGGACATAAAAAGCCAGATAAAAAAATGCCAGATAATTTTCATTATATATTCACAAAAGTTAAACCATCTCAAAGTCTAGAAATAGCTGCTAGGAATGCTAGTGGGGATTATTTAATACCTGTATCAGATGATCTGCTTTTTTCTGATGGGTTTTTAAAAAACACTCTTAAATATATAGAAGAGAAAGGAAAGGATGTATTTATTACTTATCGTTTGGCAATTGATGGAGAAATGAAGGATGACTGGATATATCTTTTGTCAGTTAAAAAACATAAAAAATCACCGATAAGATATACCCGATTAGGAGCATCGGGGGCTTTTGATAGAAAAATATGGCATGAACTTGGTGGAGTAGATAAAAGATTTTATTATGCTTTCACTGATAGTGATATACAGTTTAGATATAGGGAGACGAGAGACTTTTTCATAACTCCAGATTGTTGGATTAATGAAAGCAGAGATGCCCATAAAGGGAGCGCGAGGGCTAGTAAGATTATTAATATTCAGCATGAAAGAAGTTTATTTAATAAATTATGGGTTAAAGATGATAAGTTTGTGGGGAAAAGATTGGAAAAAGTTATTCCTTTTGATGATAAAGATATTTTGATAAAGAATCAAGGAAGGAATTCTAAAGGTGGGTGGGACTGAAATGAAGATTCTTCTTTTAATCGATAAGCCTAACTGGGCATATCATCATATAGCAAAAGGTTTGATAAAGTATAATAATAGCGGTATAGAATTTGTTTGTCAGCCAATAAAAAAACAAGATAAGTATATAAAAAAAATATATAAAAAATATGATTTATTTTATGTATTTGGGTACAAGACGTATGGGAAGATTAATTTTTTACCAAAAAATAAAACAATGGTTGGAGTTCATTCTTGTAAAGAGTGGGATGATGATAAAACAACACCAACAAATGTGGCCACACCTCAAAAGGATACAATTAAATATCTTAATTCTTTTTTGAGAGTCGGTGTAGTTTCTCAATATATTTATGATGTGTTAAAAAAATCGGGAGTAAATAATTTATATTATACTCCTAATGGTGTTGATTCTAATTTATTTGTTCCACAAAATAAAATTCATAAAGAGTTTACTATAGGATATGCAGGAGTAAAGTCTCATGACTGGTTGAAGGGTATAACGGAGTTTATTATTCCAGCTTCTAAAAGATCTAAGGTTCAAACTCATTTAGCGCTAAGATTAACGAAATCTCAATTAATGTATGATCAGATGCCTAATTTCTATAATATGTTAGATGCCTATGTGTGTGCATCTACATCAGAGGGATTTTCATTAAGTGTCCTTGAGGCTGCTTCATGTGGTATTCCCATTATATCCACAAGAGTATCTGGATGTAAGGAGTTGATAAGACATGGTGAAAATGGTTTTTTTGTCGATAGAAGTGTAGAAGATATTTCTAGAAAAATAGATATCATGAAAGACCTGGAATTTAGAAAATTTATGAGTGAGAATATGAGAAAAGATATTGTAGAAAATCATTGTTGGAGTGTTAAAATTGATAAATGGATAGATTTTTTTAAAGGTAAATAATTTTGGGAATAACACTTAATAAATATAATTGTTGCGATTTCGGGAAAGTTGATAGTATAGGAGTTCTATGCAGAGGAAAATCTCTTGGTAGCATAGGTAAATATAAAGAGAATTTTAAAAATATTTTTCTTGTTGGACAACATTATAGATCTCTTAAATTAATAGGTGAGCATATAGATGGTAGCAACATAGTAAAAATTTGGGGCAGTACTTTTAATAAACCTAGCAATGGTTATAAGAAACAATATGCAAAATATAATATAAGAGATATGCAAACATATCTTGATCCAAATTTGAGTGATCGTAAAGCATATAAGTTTAAAAAGATTACAAAAACAAATCATGGTTTGTTAGAAGTCTTTCCAAAACCTACTGATTTTAATGAAAGAAATAAAAGGTTTATTTTAAAGAGAGATCACAGAAGAGGAGAGAGACTTCATCATCCAACAATAGGGTTATTTGCTGTGGATATGGCTTGTGCTTACAAGCCTAAGCAGGTGAATATAATTGGACTGGATTTTTATTGTGCTTCTGATTTTGTAGAAGAAAAGAGACATATTAGTACAAAGAAGAATTTTTGTAGAGGACCTTCGATGATAGAATATTTTGTATTACTTTGTAAGGAAGAGCCAGATATTCAATTTAATTTGTATACATGCTGTAGGAAAATTAAATCTAACAGAAATTTAAATATTATAAGAGTATAGCATGGTTGATGGTATATATAATTATGTAGTAGATTGTTTGCATAATCTTAATATATATGATGGAGATATAGTCAATCTAAGCGATTCAAATAGGAATGATATATTATCAGAAAGAGGTTTTGATAATATATTAAAATTTAAAAATAATAATACAAAATTATCTTTTAAAGATAGTTCTGTTGATATTATTATCTGTTTAGGGGTGTTAGAAAATTTGAATAGAAAAAAATCTGGCATTCTTGCTATGGAAATAAAAAGAGTTTGCCAGCAAGATGGTTGTATTGTAATTATTGTGCCAAAGAAAAAGGAGAAAGACAATATTCAATATTTATCTAGCGATGATATATTAGATCATTTTTTTCCTCTTGATATAGCTTTTGATGGATCCTTCAATGATAATTTAATATTGATGTTTATAAATGAAAAATAGTATGATAGATCTTAGAGGAACGATAGAAGTTTTTATTATAACTAATGGACGTTCTACTTATAAATATTGTAAAAAGTCTGTTGATAACCAGAAGGAAGTAAAGTTTGAAACTATTGTTATTCAGGACATGGGATGGCAGGAGGCTCATGAGGAGATCCTTAATACTTGCAAATCCAAATTCGTATTAAGAGTAGATGATGATATGTTATTGCATCCTATGGCTTTAAAATTTATGTATCAATGTGTTAAAAAACAAAAGGATAATATAGCGTTGAGAGGTTGGAGACTATGGGAGCCATGGAGTAATAAAGTTTGTAAGGGGATAAAAGTTTATAACGTTAAGATAGCTAAAAAAATAGGATTTAAATTAGATCATCTTGGCAAAATTGATAAGCCATTTACTAAGAATGCCGAAAAAGCAGGTTATAAAATAAAATATACTAGGGATGTAGTTGCTATTCATTCATGTGGGGATTTTAGTGAGCATTTAAAATATTGGGAGATGAGGGGAGAGGCAAAAAATGGGAAATTTACTAAAAAGAAGATATGGGCAGAGGGGTTGATAAGGTCTTGCACAATGAATCTTCAAGAACAGTGTGATCTTAATAAAAAATTTATTAGAGATTATAATATAAAGAAAGGAACTGATTTTGGTAAGTTCATCTAAAAAAATATTATTCACTATTTTGACCTGTAATAGATTCCACTATTTTAAAAATTGTATAGAGTCTATTATCCAGTGTGTTGATATGAATCGTATTGATATACTAATTATGGATAATAATACGATAGAGAAAGGATTTGATGAATATGTTCACAGTTTGTGTGAGAAGTATGGCAACATTATGGTGAAGAAGTTTATAGATCGGACAAGAGGTGAGTTGTACAGGGCTATGAATTGGGCTATCGACTACGCTAAGACGAATAGTTATGAGATTATAGACTTTATTCAGGATGATCGACAATATCTATATAAGAAGGAAGATCATTTGGACGATATTTTTGATATATTTAACAATTATAGCAATATAGTTCAGATCAATTGCAATCTAGCTTGGCGTAGAAAAATAAAAGGTATTGGTAAAGTTAAAAATATAAGTATTAATAAAAGTAAGTACGGTATTTTATTAGACAAAAGAGCGTGTGATAATGGATTTACGAGGGTATCTATTTATGATCAGATAGGAGAATATCCTACAGATGCTATAAGTTGGGGCATGGAAAAGAATAGATATGTTGGGAAAATTAATGGAGAGATATGGTTCGGTAGAAGATGTCAGAAAAGAGGGTATAGCAGAGCGTTAGCTTACCAAGCCAATATGGGTATGATTTTTGATTGTGCTTATGTTAGGGGAGAGGAAAGGTATGGCGACTACTTCCCTTCTTCAGGGGAGTTTTATTTTAAAATGCTCGATAATATACATATAGATAAAATTAAAAAAAGAGCTAAGAAAAACAAATTTTCTTATATGGAAGATTTTTGTATTCCAGATGGATGGACTCCTAAAACCTATGGCAAACATGGTGATATAAATATAAGGAAAAAGATAGATGGGTAAATATTATTATTTCACAGCCGCTTCGGGTGAGAAATTTATTAATAAATATACGAAGTATTCTGTCAAGTCATTAATTAAAGCTGGGATATCTCTTGACGATATACATTTGGCTGTTAATACAAAAAAAGATAGAAAACTGGTGAAGCAAGTTTTGCCAGAAATAATAAATATATATCTTATCAAAGAGGATCTTAGTACTGTAGTTTGGAAATATTCTAAGGGTAAAAGAAAATACTCTTTGTTTAAAAGTGCTGCTTTGTATAGATCTTTTCCTAAACCTATTGAAGGTAGGTATATGATTTATTTTGATGGAGATGTTTTGTGGTATAAAGATCCTGCTCCGTTTTTTGATACTAAGTGTGAAAAGACTTGGTTTCATCACGGCAAGTCCTTAAGAGAAAGATGTCCAGCAGGAAAAGCGGGCAGGACAGTAGATCAGATAGATGTAACTAGTTATGAAGATCTTTCTCAATGGGTTAGTGACCCTCAAGCTCATTTAATGGTTAAATTCGGAGCTAAGGTAGTGCCAGAGTATGAGGCTGTTGCAGGATTATATTTGCTTCATCCAAGAGATCATGAAGCATTCTTAGAAATGACTTACAAGGGTTGTCTTGAAAATGCCGATAAATTTAGAGGTCATGAAGGTGGTGGAGATCAAAAACCGACTAATGCATCTTTAAGTATTCTTGAGATAGACTGGCATGGAGGGTCTCGTTTCTTCTGTCCTGAGCATACAAAGTATTTTGATCATTATTTTGGTAAAGATGATATGAAACAGAAATTTTGGAATAGAGCTAGAAAGTTAGGATTATAATATGGATATTAATGAGATTCAAGAAGGTATTAAAAATAAGCACTGGTATTACTATTATAATTTTGATGGTGTAGAAGTTAATAAAAAGAAGAAGAAAGATAAAACGCTAGGTATGTATAATTGGGATAGAATCAGACCAGTCATAAAAGAAATTTTTGCTAAGGTTGAGAATCCTCATGTGTTGAATGTAGGATGTAATATGGGACTGTATGATCATGAGATGACGAAGATGGGAGCAAAAGTTACGGCTATTGATATTAATACTGATAATATCGAGTTTTATAGAAGATTTGTAGTTGAAAATAAACAGGAGGATTGGTGTGTCGATGTTAGAAAAATAGATATAACTAAAGAGAGGTTGAAAGATGATTCTATCAACATTATTTTAATGTGTTGTGTGATATATCATTTAGATCTTTATCAAAATATGGTTATTAAAAATTTAATAGAAGATTGTCCTAATCATAAATTCTTAATTTTACAGGGTAATTTACCAAGAGTAACAAAAAAGAATCAGACAGAAGCTGGAGTTAATGGTATGAGAAATATTTTGAAGAATAATTCTTATTCTGTTCCAGAAGATTATATTTATGAGTGGGAAGGATATCAAAAGCCTGTAGTTATAGGAGAAAGAAAATGAAAAACAAGAAAAAGAAGTATGGGAAGTGGACTCCAGGACATGAATTAAAATATTGGAATAAAAATGGGATACGTGTAGGAACAGATATCTATGATAGATATGCTAAAGCTTTTAAAATGGATCAATATAATTTTGAGGGAAAATTAGTTGCAGATATTGGATGTGGTCCATTTGGGGGAGTATTTTATAATGATATGAAAGAAAATATATTTCCCATAGATATCTTGGCAGATGATTATAATAAGATGGGTAATTGTGATAAAAAAATCATTATGGGAGATCTCTACAGGGGTTTATCGTTTGAAGATAATTATTTTGATTATGTGATATGTACTAATGCTATAGATCATATCCCAGATGTCCAATCAGGTTTTAATGAAATTTTCAGAATTCTTAAGTGTGGAGGTATTTCATTTATACATGTCCATTTAAGAAGAGAAGATCAATTAAGTAAAGCTCATATTCACTCTTTGAGATTAGAGACTGTGAAAAAGATGTGTGAGGAGTTTGAAAGCATATCTATCGTAGAAGATATCGATTGGGTTAATAACATACCAGATAGACAGACAGCTTATTTAACTTTGAGAAAGAATTAATTTTTATGTTAAAAATAGACATGTATCTTAAAAGATATGGTTTGAAAATTGAAGAAATTAAAAAAGTAGATTTAACAAAAGTCTATTACCAATATAGACCTGGTGTCGATTATGATAGAATTCTTACTAACTCTCCTCACTTTGAATTAGCTCAACATTACTATAATAAGGGATTGAAATGGTTGAATGCAAATTTTAAAAATACAAAATATTTTATATTTCAAAAAGATATACTAAAAATCACTCCCTACGTTCCTGTGAAGAAAATGAGGTTGTTTGACTCTTTAAAAAAGGGTTATTTAGGGAAGGGATATGAGAATGACCGTATAGTTATTTTAAATGATCCATTTATTTGTACTAGATATGCATTAAATTTGTCACTGCCTTCTCCAGAGGTTTTTATGGGGCATCATAGAGCAGGAGCGATGTTGGCTTTAGGGCAAAAAAATGTAGAAGTTATTGTGGCTGTTGACGATATGATAGGAACTAAGAATTGTTATGGTAGACTCCATGATATTTATAGTTTGGAGAAGGTTCAAAAAATGAGGTATAACTTATGAGTATTTTGATTACAGGTATAACTGGTTTTGTGGGAAGTCATTTAGCAGATTATCTTTTGGAAGAAACAGATGATATCATTCATGGGTTAACAAGGTGGAGATCTCCAAAAGAAAATGTTTTACATCTTATAGATGATAGCTCAATTCGTTTTGAATATGGTGATTTAACAGATTTTTCATCTTTGTATAATATTATTAATCTTAATCGTCCAAGAGTTATATTTCATTTAGCTGCTCAATCTTATGTTCCATATAGTTTTGATGTACCTGCTGCTACTCTTGATTCTAATGTAATAGGAACTTGTAATCTACTGGAGGCTGTTAAACTTTTGAAAGACGATAAAGGATATGATCCTATTGTTCATATTTGTTCTTCATCAGAAGTTTACGGACAGGTTTCAGAAGACAATGTTCCAATCACAGAAGATTGTCCTTTTGCTCCAGCTTCTCCATATGCTGTTTCTAAAGTTGGTGAGGATATGCTGGGGTTTCAGTATTGGACATCTTGGGGTGTAAAAACTATTAGGACTAGAATGTTTACTCATAGTGTAAGTAAATGGACTCCTGTTATTTTAAAAGATACATTAAGTGAATTGATAGATATAAAATATATTTCAGAAATAAGAAAAAAAGGGAAAGAAGGGGGATATTTTTCGGGAAAAATGTTAGAAGATAATACTCAAATATGGGATATGAATAGATCTAATTTAGAAGTGTGGAATGATGAAAAATGGACAAAAATAAAACATATATCTTGTCACTCTATTAATAATTGTAAAATGTTAGAAATAATTAGTAGAGGTGGGGTTATCTGTGCTACAGATAATCATTCTATAATTGATGAAAAATCAAAAGAAATTTTAGCTTCAGATTTAAAATGTGGAGATAAGATAAAGATAACTTCTTTGCCAAATATTGAGATTACTGATATTTCAGAAGATTTAGCTTGGTTATATGGATTTTTTGTAGCTGAAGGGACAGTAACTGGAGGAAGATTAAAAATTTCTAACAAGAATATTGATTTGTTAGAAAAATCAAAAGTTATTTTTTTAAAATATTTGGCAATTGATGGAACTATAGACCAGTATAAAGACATTTATACTTTAAGATTAAGAAAGCCATTTTGTATAGCAAAAAGATTTTATGAAGATTGTTATGCAACTGACAAAAATAAAAAAATACCAAAAATTATTTTAAACGCTAATAAAAAATCAAAAATTTCTTTTTTACGGGGGTATAATTGTGGAGATGGAAACTTAAAAAATAATGTAAAAAGTGATTTTTATAGATTTAAAACAAAATCTCCTATTTTAGCTATGGGATTATGTTATTTTATAGAAAGTGTTTTAAATGTAAAGTATAAAATTAATGTTGAACATAGAGATGATAAAAGATATTTTGAAATAAGATGTTTGTCTCAAAAAAATACAAAAAATGGGGAGTGGTTAAAAAAAGATAACAATGTTATTTTAAAAATAATGAAAATGGAATATGAAGATGAAGTTTGGGATTTTGAAACAGAGAATCATTGGTTCCATGCAGGTATAGGTGGGAATATTGTACATAATACTGGTCCACGTAGAGGTGATGTTTTTGTAGTATCTGCTTTTGCTAAACAAATAGCAAAGATTGAAGTTGGATTGCAGAAGAACATTATTCACGTTGGCAATCTTGATAGTGTAAGAACTTTCGCTGATGTTAGAGATACTGTAAAAGCTTATTGGAAATTAGTTAATGAATGTGAGCCAGGAGAAGTTTATAATATTGGTGGAAATGTTACTATGACTATTGGAGAGATGCTAGATAAACTTATTGAAAAATCTACTATGGATAATATAGAGGTATTTGTAGATCCTAATCTGTTAAGACCCTCAGATGTCACACTTCAAATACCATGTACAGATAAGTTTAAAAAAGCGACAGGTTGGGAACCAGGGATAGATTTTGACACAACATTAGAAGATACTCTTAATTTTTGGAGAGAATATTGGAGAAAAAATGGATAATTTTATAGATTTATATAAAAGAATGTATCTTATTAGAAAATCTGAAGATGTTATAATAGAATATTATTCTGAAGATGAAATGAAAACCCCTATGCATATGTCTAAGGGATCAGAAGCTATATCGGTAGGAGTATGTTCTGCTATTAATGATGAAGATCAGGTATTTGGGACTTACAGATCTCATGCTTCATACCTGGCTAAGACAGGAGATTTGAATGGATTTTTTTCAGAAATGTATGGCAAGAAAACAGGAGCATGTGAAGGTAAATCTGGTTCTATGCACCTTTGTAATATAGATAAAGGTTATGTATCTTCCTCTGCTATAGTCGCTAGTAATATACCAGTTGCTGTTGGCGCTGCCTTTGCTAATAAGATGAAAGGAAATGGTAAGAAGGTGGTTGTATTTTTTGGCGATGGTGCAATGGATGAAGGCATTTTTTGGGAGAGTATAAATATGGCTAGTTTGTGGTCTCTTCCAATATTGTTTGTATGTGAGGATAATAGATTAGCAGTTCATACTCATTCTAAATTTAGACAGGGTTATGAAAATATAATTGGTATTGTAGAAAATTTTAATATAATTACTGGATACAGTTTAGCAGTAGATGTGGAAGATGTTTATGATACAACAAAAACCGTTATAAGATGTATGGGAATATTTAGCGAACCAGGATTTATACAATTAGAATATTATAGATATTTGGAACATGTCGGTATTGATTGCGATGAATATGAGGAATATAGAGAAAATGAAACTTGGAATACTAATGATGAAATAAATGATCCCGTTGTAGTATTGAGAAAAAAATTAAAACATATTGATGTTGATGTAGAGGGTATAGAAATGGAAATAGCAAAAGATGTTTATACTGCTTTAGAGTGTGCTAAAGTTAGTAAATTTGCTCCAAATTGTGATTTATATAAGGATGTTTATTATGAGCAAAATTAATATGACATATGAAAGAGCTATTAATGAAGCTTTGTATCAAGAGATGGAAAGAGATGAAAACGTTTTCATATATGGGATAGGAGTTCCTGATCATAAAAAGATTTTTGGTACAACAAATAGACTGCTAGAAAAGTTTGGAAAAGATAGATGTATAGATACGCCGTTAGCAGAAGATGGATTAACTGGATTTGCTCTAGGTGCAGCTGTTAATGGTATGAGACCAATACTAACACATATACGTGTTGATTTTGCTCTACTATCGATTAATCAATTGTTTAATAACATTGCGGCTTATAGATATATGTCAGGAGGTCAATTAGAAGCTCCTATAGTTATTAGAATGATAATTGGGAGAGGATGGGGGCAGGGTGCTCAACATAGTAAATCACTTCAATCTATATTTGCGCATATTCCTGGATTAAAGGTTGTTATGCCTACTACTCCAAATGATGCTAAGGGAATGATGGCAGCAGCTATACGAGACAATAATCCAGTTATTGTATTAGAACATAGATGGCTGTATTGGCAAGAGGGAGAAGTAGAAGAAGAACCATTTATTATTCCTTTAGATAAGGCTAATAAATTAAGAGATGGAAATGATATAACTATTGTATCTACTTCATGGATGAATGTTGAGGCTATCAAGGCAGCTGATATTCTTGAGAAGAATGGCATAAGTGTAGAAATAATAGATCCACGTTGTATATCATCTATTGATATAGATCTTATTGTAGAGTCTGTTTTAAAAACAAAAAAATGTATAGTAGCTGATAATGATTGGATTTATTGTGGTTTTAGTGCTGAGTTATCGACACAGATATATGAGTGGTGCTTAGGAGATATTAAAATCCCTATAAGGAGAATTGGATTTGCTCATACACCGTGTCCAACAGTTAGACATTTAGAAAATGAATTTTATTCTAATACTATAAATATTATAAAAGAAGTAGAGGGATTAATGGGAATAGATGAAATTGATCTTTCTGGGGAGGAATTTTATAGTCATGAGAATAAATTTAAAGGTCCATTTTGAGGAGATCGTATGTGTTGGTTAGACAAAAAATCATTAGAGCAGATGTTGAAATTAAAAGATGAATATAATATCTCTACATTTATAGAAACGGGGGTATTTAGAGGAGTTAATATTAGGTATCATTCTTTTCACTGGGAGAAGGTTATGTCGTGTGATATATTAGATGAGTACATATCTATAGCTAAAGATTATAATAAGGATAGGGATAATGTATCCATAGAGAAAATGTCAAGTCCTAATTTTTTGAGAAAGTTCATTAAAAAATATAATGAGCAAGGAAGAGATGATTATGTATTTTTATTCTTGGATGCTCATTTCTATGATCCTGCTCTTTCTCCAGAAGAGAAGTGGGTAGTAGTAAATGAGATTAAAGCTCTTGAGGGATTTAATAAGGCTATTATTTGTTTGCATGATTTTGATTGCAGCGGTTTAGGTCATTGTTGTTATGACGATCAGCCTTTGGGATTCCCCCTTGTGCTGGCAGATCTTTCAAAAGTTAATCCAAATTTTTACTATTATGTCAACAATAAAGAAAATTGCGAGATACACGATGAGAAAAGTATATATGATGTTCCAGAGCTAATCGTAAATGAAGAAGTTCTAGATAATATTAGATATGCTAACAGCTGTGATAGACTAAGATATAGAGGTATGTTGTATTGTACTCCAACTCCTATTGATTTAGACAAGTTTGATATTAGGAGATCATAATGTGGAATTAGAACTGAGTAACAAGAGAGTTCTTGTAACTGGTGGTAGCAAAGGTATCGGCAAAGCAATTGTATCAGGATTAAAAGATGAAGGTTGTGCTGTAGATATTTGCTCCAGGACGGAAGGAATTATATTAGATGTCCTTGACAGAGACTACAAAAAGATTGATGGCAAATATGATATTTTAATAAATAATGTTGGAGGTGGCGGTAGATGGGGGGGCGATAATTATGAAGAATTTGATGAATGGGATGATATCTATGAGAAAAATGCAGGAGCAGCTAGAAAATTAACAATGAAATGTCTCCCGTATATGAAAGAAAAGTGGTGGGGAAGAGTTGTCACAATCTCTTCAATTTTTGGCAAAGAAGCAGGAGGCAGACCGTGGTTTAATATGGCGAAAGCAGCAGAAATAAGTTTAATGAAAAATCTAGCTGGAAAATATGAAGGTATTACTTTTAATACAGTTGCTCCAGGATATATAGATATTGGAGCTAAAGGATTTATAGGATCTGGCAAACCAGATGATGTTGCTAATATAGTGGTTTTTTTATGCTCTGACAAGGCTAAGCATATAAATGGTGCGTGTATTACGGTAGATGGTGGCGAAAGTAGAAGTTTTTAATTAAGGAACAAAATATGTTATCAAAAGAGTTTTTGAAAAATTTTGAAGGAAAAAAGTGCTTGGTAACTGGTGGAACTGGTCTTATAGGAAGACAAGTTGTTGAAATGCTTTGTGATGCAGGAGCAAGAGTCACAATTATATCTTTGGATAAGGGTATAGAAGTAGATGAAAGAGCGATATATTTATATGCGGATCTAACTGATTTCGATTCTTGTAAAAAGATGACGATTGATAAGGAATATGTTTTCCATATTGCGGGAATAAAAGGATCAGTGAAAGTAACTAAAGAGAAACCAGCAAGTTTCTTTGTACCTCTTCTTATGATGAATACCAATATATTAGAAGCTTGTCGCCTGAATAACGTAGAGAAGGTTGTCTATACAAGTTCTGTTGGGGCATACTCAAGTGCAGAAGTGTTTAAGGAAGACGAGAACTTAACAGGTGAACCTATGGATATGTTCCCTGGTTGGGCTAAGAGGATGGCTGAGAAGCAAATAGAAGCATATGCTATTCAATATGGCATGAAGAATATTGCAATCGTAAGACCTGCTAATATTTATGGACCTGGGGATAACTTCGATCCTGAAAATGCTATGGTTATTCCTACTTTGATGCATAGGATATATAATAATGAAGACCCTGTTGTGATATGGGGAGATGGTTCTGCTATTAGGGACTTTGCATATAGTAGAGATGTGGCTGAGGGCATCGTACAGGCTCTGTATTATGGCACAGATGGCAAGTTTGTTAATCTTGGTAGTGGAACAGGTGTTTCTATTAAAGAGCTTGTAGAAGCTCTGAGCAGTTTTCTCAATTTTAATTATGAGTTTGACACTACGAAACCACCTGGTTTTCCAAGAAGAGTAATGGATATTTCTCTTGCTAAAGAGATGATATGTTATGAACCTTCTACGTCTTTGGAGGATGGATTGAGGAAAACCTGGGAATGGTTTGTTGAAAATGTCGAAGAATATAAGAGTAGAAAAAATTATTTTACGGAATAATTATGGATGTATTGTTTGTAATTCATAAAATAGAGTATGGTGATCTAATAGCTTTAAGTTATTTGTCATCTATAGCTAAAGTGAGGGGATTTAAAACACATTTATGTATTTTAAATACAAATAACATATTCGAAATGATGGATACAATATCTCCTTGTGTTGTGGCTTATTCTGCTAATATAGAGAATTTTGCTATTTTAGTTGATGCTAACAAAAGCATTAAAGATAAGTATGATTTTACATCTATAATGGGTGGTCCTCAACCAACTTTTAAACCAGATTTATTTCAAGAAAGCTCTGTTGATGTATTTTGTGTAGGTGAAGGAGAGTTGGTTTTTGGTGATTTTCTAGACGCTTTGAAAAATAATTTGCCATTTGATAATATAGACAATTTAATTACTAAAAATGGAGCTAATCCCGTCAGGCATTTGATTAAAAATTTGGATGATTTGCCTTTTCCTGATAGAGATCTGACTTTGAGTAACTCTTATTTGAAGGAAGTTTCAAAAAAGTCATTCTATACTACCAGAGGATGTCCATTTACATGCTCTTATTGTTGCAATAGTTATTATAAAAAATTATATAAGGGTAAGGGTAAAGCAATAAGAAGATTTTCTGTTGATAGAATTATAAGTGAAATGAAATTTGTTAAAGATAGATATAGAATGGATTTTATAAAAATTGGCGATGATTTATTTACTTCAAAGGCAGACGATTGGCTTAAAGAATTTGCAGAAAGGTATTCTAGAGAGATAAACTTACCTTTTAATTGTTATTTAAGATTAGATATGATAGATGATGATTTGCTAATTTTATTGAAGAAGGCAGGATGTTATTCTGTTCATCTTTCTGTAGACAGTGTTTCCAAAAAAGTAAGAGAAGAAGTTTTCAATAGGAAGTGGAGAGAAGTTAATATAGAAGAAAATTTGAAGATGATTCATAGTTATGGGATTAATACTTGGGTTAATTTTATGCTGTCTGCTCCGGAGTCTACTTTAAATGATGATTTAGAATCTATTAGATTGAGTAGGAGGACAGGAATAACATATACTGCTTATAGCACAACTATTCCAATACAAAATACTAAATTATTTGATTACTGCGTTGATACAGGATGTATTGATGAAAAATATAATGGTGAGATAGGAGATAGTTGGGGGGTCTCGCCTTTAAATTGTTTTTCAGAAAAAGAAAAAGATATAAGATACAATATTTTTTGTTTGGGTGCTATTGCTGCCAAGATGCCCATACCTATTTATAAATTTTTATTATTTATTATAAAACACTTTCCGTCAAATCGTTTGTTCAAAAAAATTCATGATAGATATCTAAAATATTCGATAAAAAATAATATATTTAAAATAGAGAGATAGAAAAATGCAGGTAGAAACAACAAAGTTGAAAAATGTTCTTTTATTCATCCACGAATGTTATGAAGATCACAGGGGAACTTACGAAGAGATTTATAACCAAGAAAAATTTGACAAAATATGTGAAGAGTATATTGGTCATATAATTGAATTTAAAGAAGATAATATAGCAGTATCCTCTAAACATGTGCTTAGAGGGTTGCATGGAGACAATAGGACTTGGAAATATGTTACTTGTTTGAAAGGTAAATATTTTATTAATGTGTTGTGTTATGATTATGACTCTGAATTTTTTGGACAATACCAGAGTTTTGTTTTAAGTGAACAGAATAAAAGTCAACTTCTTATTCCTCCTTTTCATGGTCATGGATATGTTGTTATGAGTGATGAGGCAATTTTCCATTACAAACAATCTTGTATATATAAAGGTATGAAAGAGCAATTCACAATAAAGTATAATGATGATAGGTTTAACATGTGGTGGCCTATAAAAAATCCTATTTTATCAAAAAGAGACGAGACAGGGATGCTAATAGTATAAAAGATATTTTTTAATAAGGAGTTATTTTATGAGTTTGTTAAATTTTACAGTTTTCCATGTTGGGGGCAGGGGGGGGATAGGTGAAGCTAATAGGGTTTTACAGCTTTCCAGAAATAAAAAAAATAAATTTAAGTTGTATGTTTTTGAAGCCGATCTTAATGACGAATCATCAGATGAAGAAAATAAAAAATTTATAAGGAAGGTGAAAAAAAGGAATGATGTTGATGCGGAAGTTTTAGAGTATTGTATACATGATCATAATGGAGAGGAAGATTTCTATATTAATGTAGATCCAAGATCAAGTAGTCTATTTAAGATGTCTCCTGGTATAGTCAATTATAGTTTTCCTAAAATGGGAGAGCCTATGTGGAAAAATCATGGTGCGGTTGATGAGATTAAAAAAGTTAAAGTAAGTACTTTTGATTCTATTCGAGAGAATGGTCTAGATGTCGTTCCAGATCTTCTAAGTATGGACGCTCAAGGATCGGAACTATCTATTATGAAAGGTAGTAGTCATATATTTGATAATGATTGCTTGGCGGTTTGCACTGAGGTAGAGTTTAGGGAGATTTATAAAAAACAACCATTATTTTCTGATCAAGATTCTTTTTTAAGAAAAAATGGTTTTATATTTGCTAATTTCCATACTGTTCAGGAGTGGTTCCCTTCAAAGTTGATGATAGGAAAGCCCTTTTACACAGTCGGAGAGGTAACGTTTTTGAAAGATTATGTATATCTAATGGATAAATATAAAAATGATTTAGAAACGTTGATACCATTAATGTTTAAATTGGCAGTAATATCGAAAGCTTTATTTTACACTTCTTATACTTTTATTGTATTAGATTCTTTGTATGAGATGAATACGAAGGCATATAAATTGTTTGTTAAAAATAGTTCTGATAAAATAGTAATTGATGTAGATAAATTTTATAAGGAGAATTTAAAATAATGAGTTTTTATAAAGATAAAAATGTTTTAGTTACAGGAGCAGCAGGTTTTACTGGAACTAACTTAATTAAAAGATTATTAGAAGAAGGTGCAAATGTTAGAGGAGTATTACACAGAAAAAGTCCACGAGTTGATTTTGATTATGATAGGATAAATTATATATGGGCAGATCTAACACATAAAGATGCTTGTGCAGAAGTTGTAAAAGATATTGATTATGTTTTTATGTGTGCTGCTAATACCTCCGGTGCTGCTGTGATGGAAAAAACACCTTTAACTCATGTAACTCCCAATGTAATAATGAATTCTCTTATGCTTGAAGCTGCTAATAAGGCTGGAGTAAAGAAATTTTTATTCATGAGTAGCACAACAGTTTATCCAATTTCTGAAGAGTCTTTAAAAGAGGATGATGTTAATGATGAATTTTTTGAGAAGTATTATTGTGTTGGATGGATGAAAAGATTCTCTGAAGTCATGTGTGAGATGTATTCAACGAAGATTAAAGAACCTATGACGACAATTGTTGTAAGACCAGGTAATCTTTATGGTGATTTTGATGATTATGAGTGGGACACTTCTCATTCTACAGCGGCGTTAATAAGAAGAGTAGTAGAGAGGCATGATCCATTAGTTGTATGGGGAGATGGAAGTGATTTAAAGGATATCACATATATATCTGATTTAATTGATGGTATGATGTCTGCCATGGAAAAAATTGATAACTTTGAAATTATTAATATAGCTAGCGGAAAGTCGTATAGTATTAAAGAAACTTTAAATATGATTTTAGAAATTGATGGATATATAGATGCAAAAGTTGAATATGATTTAACTAAACCAACTATGATCTCAAAAAGATTGATAGATATAAGTAAAGCACAAAAATTATTAAATTTTGAACCTAAGCACGATCTTAGGTTAGGAATAGAAAAAACTATTAAATATTATAAGGAGAAAGATAATAATGGTTAAGTTTAGCATTATAGGACCAGCTATAAAATCTCATTTATACTCTCGTTTCTACCAGGGGCTAAATAAAAATAACACCAATTTTGAAGTTGTGTTTGTGGGAAATAAACCACTTACAGAATCAATGCCAGATAATTTTATTTACATATATTCAGAAAGTTCTCCTGCGTGTTGTCTTGAAATAGCAGCTAGAAAAGCTCAAGGAGAGTATTTGATGATATCTCCTGATGATTATACTTTTTCAAATAATTTTTTAGATAATTTTAAAAAATATTTAGATTCATGTAGTGATGAAAAGATGATGATTGCAGGAAAATATAAAAGAGGAGGAGATATGAAGGACGAATGGCTGGTTTTTGATCAGAAGATTAAAGGATCATCTCCGATAGGTCAATGCACAACATTAAAAAGAGAAGAATGGTTAAAGTTGGGTGGAATAGACAGAAGGTTTGAACATGGGTGTTGTGATATGGATATGATTATGAGGATGTATGAAATTGGTTATAAACTTCATATAGAGAAGAATACGTGGGTAGAAGAGGATGTTATTAAGGATAAAAAAATAAGGAGAAAACGTCTGTGGAAAAAAACGGGCAAAGCCAGAAGAGCATTATTGAATTCTTTGTGGGTTAAGAATGGCAAAATGTCCAAAAAAAGACTGGGCAAATTATATCCTTTTTCAGAAGATATAGTATGAAAAAAATATACTGGGATATGCTTAATAAAAAAATTGAATAATTTTTAAGAAAATAAAAGGAGACAAGATGAGTAGACAATGGCAATATAATTTTTCAGAATTAATAGATAGATTAAGCATTCATCAGTTAAAAGAAGTATTTATTCCGGAGCAAAAAGAAAAATATTCTAATGATATGGATCTGATTGCTAGTGATTTAACTGAAATTGTGAAAGAAAAAAATATAGAGTTATCAGGTGAGATGATAAGAGCTATAATTGTCATAGCTCAAATGAATACTCATATTTGGTATAATGAATCTAAAGCTAGGAGTGGAGAAGATCAAGATGTCAATTTGTTGAAGCTTACACATGGAATAAATGGAATTAGAAATAGAGTAGGAAATTGCATATTAGAGATGATTGGTGACATTGATAAATTTGATTGGAAGACAGACTGTTTAGCAGCTGAGTTTAAGGATTGGGAAATAAGTTTATTTAAGAAAAATAAGGAGAATAAAGATGAAGAATAAAAAATATAGTTGTTTTATTGGAAGATGGCAACCATTTCACAAGGGACATGATTATATCATAAAACAGGCATTGAATAAAGGTAAATCAGTATGGATAGCCGTTAGAGACACTCCGGTAACAGACTGGGACCCTTATACCACACAAGAGCGTTTTGAAATGATAAGTGCTCATTATAAGAATGAAGATGTGATTGTTAGTATTGTTCCTGATATTGAATCGGTTAATATAGGAAGAAAAGTTGGTTATGAAGTTAACCGTTATGATGCTCCAGAAGATATAGAGGGTGTTTCTGCTACTCAGATTAGAAAAATGATGTCAGAAGGAGATTCTTCGTGGAAAGAAAAAGTTCCTAAACTCATTGCTGATTATTTAATAAGTAAAGGTAATTTGTCTCTTGCAACAGAGCAAGGAATGGTTATATGGTTCACAGGTTTATCAGGAGCAGGAAAGAGCACAGTAGCAAATGCTCTTCTACCTGTATTAGGAAATAAGGGTAGAGGAGTCAAAATACTTGATGGAGATGAGGTAAGAAGAAACATAACATCTGATTTAGGATTTTCAAAAGAAGATCGTTCAGAGAATATAAAGAGAATTAGTTTTGTAGCTAAATCAATTGCTGATGTAGGTGGGATAGCTATTGTAGCAGCTATATCTCCATATGAAGAAGACAGAGAAAAAGCTAGATATTTAATTGGAGAGGATAGATTTTTTGAAGTTCATGCTGATTGTCACATGGATATTTTGGTAGAAAGAGATGTCAAAGGATTATACAAAAAAGCTATTGCTGGAGAGATTCTTAATTTTACTGGTATTTCAGATCCATATGAAGCTCCTAAAAATCCTAATTGTACAGTCCATAGCGACTATATGTCTGTTTCTGAATCTGTTAACAAAATATTAAAAAAGGTAGAAGAGTTTCTAAATAAACCAAAAGAAGGAATGATGTTTTATATATAATAGAGATTAGATGCATTTCAATAGAAAAAAAACACCGCAAAAGAAGAGACTTAAGATACGCCCTAATACTATTGATAAGAGAAGTCCTACTGATGATGTGAAGCATATACCAAGAGTCAGAAACTCTAGAGTAAAAAAGAAGAAGTCTATTTCACATGATGTAATAATATCAAAGAGTATTAATAATAGCAAATATAAGAATATGTCGGAGTGGAAGGGCATTGTTGAAAATCAACCAGCATTTATTCTTGGTAATGCTCCTAGCATATTATCCAGAAATTTACATTTGTTGAATGATTATTTTACTATAGGTGTGAATAGAATTTTTTATATTTATGATCCAACAATTTTAATTTGGCAAGATCAAGAAGTATGGATTAAAGATAAGAAAAAAATAATGAAACAAAAATCTATAAAGGTTTGTAGAGATAGAAGTGATCCTAGACAAAAATTTATAAATTTTGAATTGAATATGGGAAAATTTAAGTTTAATAGTAATCCTGGCAAGTTGCATGGAAGAGGAAATACAGGAGTTTTAGCAATACAGTTGGCAGTTTCTATGGGGTGCTCTTGTGTAGTTTTATTGGGGATGGATTGCCGATATGAAGGAAGAAGTAGAACTGATTTTTATGGGAAGAATAAAGATCATAAACATTATACATTAAAAATGTGCAAAAATGCGATGAATTGGGTAGAAGGAAAATGTCCTGTTCCAATATATAATTGTGGTAATTCTGATGCATGGCCTAGAAGAGAGTTGGAAGATGTCATTGAAGAATTAAATCCTCTAAAATTAGGAAGAAATTATTATTTGAGTGTGTTGGGAAAATGAAATACGTTGACTTAAGAGAAGAACTTAACGACTACTTAACAGATGAAAAGAGGAAGATATCAAAAGATCATCTTGATTCTGTATGTAAAATATATCATAAACATAAAACTTGTAAATATATATTCCTTTCTCCTATCGGATATGTATGTATGAGAAATAGTCCTATGAAGAAAGAATTAGATAGATTATCTAATAGTAAGCAAATGGTTAGTAGAGCTGATAACTGCAAAGGATACGAAAAAATATGAAGAAAAAGAAAAAAAAGACTACCAAAGTGAAAAAGAATAGTGTACAATGCAGGAAGAAGAAAAAGAAGAGTAAAAAGAAAACAGTTAAAAAATCTACCAAGAAAAAAGTAGTTAAGAAAAAAGTAGTTAAGAAAAAAGTAGTTAAGAAAAAAGTTGTCAGGAAGAAAAAGAGAAGAAAAAAGAGAGTAACAAGAGAGAAGCTACTTATGGTTGATATTTATCCTATATTAAACAGAGTTCAATTGAAAAGAAAAACAGAGACCTTTGTTGCTAAAGCAGAAGAAGCTGATATTATAGAAAATACCATTAAAGATCTTGATCTTAGATATTCAAGAAGAGAAATGAAGAGACAAGTTGAATTCACTGTAAAGCCAAATAAAAATAATGTATTTGATGATGAAGATTTGCTTGATATAGAATATTTAGACGATGAAATCCCCGAACCAGGACAAATATTCCCATAAGTCATTATCCAGCCTATATTTACGTTCTTCCAGAAAAATTATATTTTTTTGTTGAAAGTGAATTGCATTTATGTTATAATCTCTGTAATGGTATTTATATTTGTGAGATAAGAAAATGAAAGCAGAAGAACAATTAAAACTTTTAGTTAATGAGCCTGATTTCCTTTCAAAGTCTGGAAGTAGATTGTACGGAACGAGTACGCCTACATCAGATTATGATTTAAGAGGGTTTGTGTTGCCTCCATATGAGTACCTCGTTGGGCTGAAAACATTCAATGATATGGAACTCGAAGGTGATCATAAGGTTTATAGCGTAAAGAGATATTTGGAATTGGTGCTTCGTGGAGATCCGCAATGCACAGAGCTTTTGTTCGCAGATTATGATAGTATTGAATACATAAGTTCTGTTGGTGAAATTATCATGTCATTAAAAGATGATCTTGTTAGCAACGTTATTTATAATCGTATCATGGGATATAGCATTGGCGAATGGAGAAAAGCTATGGCTATTCGTTTAGTTTCTGTTGAACGAAATAAGACTAAGAAAGAAATCATAAATGATGTGCGTAATCATTGGAAGCTTGATAAAGAAAAAATGGATAGCATTATAAAGATTTTTGATTCTGTAGATGAAAAGAAATGCATTTCTTCTATGGCTGGTCTTGGAGTGAAGAGGAAGAAAGAAGTTGAAGAGCATGGCTATTGCAGAAAAAGTGCGACTCATTCTATTCGCCTGGTTACTCAACTTACTGAACTTCTGCTCACTGGTAATATTATTTTTCCTAGACCCAATGCTGATTTTCTTCTTGACATTAGACATGGAAAATATAGTAAAGATGAATTAGAAGAAATTCACAATGAAGTTGATGCTATAGCTAAAGAAGCAAAAGAAAAATCTGTTCTTCCAGAAAAGCCTAATTCTGGTAAGGTATGGAAAGTGTATGAAAAAATCGTTGTAGATTTTTTGAATAAAGATGAAAGATTTAATAATTTAATTGGAGAGTAAGATGGCAAAGAACGGTAACAAAGGCATGAAGAAGTATGAAGAAATCTTGAAAAAGATTTGTAATGTAGAAGATTTGCACTATCTAAGAGGTCCAGAGTGGGAAGGATGTCTTGGAGTTGCGATAGTCCTTGCCTTTATGGAAGGAGTCCCTGCCAATATACAGGCGATAGCCAGGTATTTGGATGTGTCTTCTTATAACCAAAGTTTAGTTTCTGCTTTTAGCCGTTTGAAGGTTAATGACATCTTTAATAAAGAATATGGTGTTAGAGAAGATGCTTCTCTGAAAGGGAAAGCAATTATTTCTCCTCAGCCTAAATTCATAACTCCGCAACATATGTCAGATTTAGACTGGTGTCATCTTGCAGGAATTGCTGGTGGATTTTCTGGCATTAGAATAGAGGAGAGGAAGAAGACAGAGGAAGTAGAAACTGCTGGAAAAGAATAAAGTGTGTAGATACGATCCATAAATTGTTATGCCAGGTTGTTAGCGGCCCTATAAGGGCTTAAAATCCTATAACAGGTGGATAGAGAGAACCATCTGGCGAGGCGTATGAGGTGGAGAATCGGGAATCCTCAATTTTATTCTTTTCATTTTTATTAAAAATATGGAGGAGGAGATTATGTCAAAAGATATCATAGGTTTTTATAAGGGTGCAGCAACAAGTCAAAAAGGACTTTATGTATCAGATGTCGATGATATGACAAATGAGCAATTAGAGTCAGATTGTTATTATATTCAGTGGATTTTTCCTTTGCCAGAAGCTAGTAAAGCTGTTCCTGATACTCCTATTTTGCGGCAAGCTGATATAAATGAATTTCGTGAATCCTATGAGTTAAGAGGGGCTATGCTCAAAATGGCTCTAAAAATGTTTGATTTTTATGGGTTTAAAGTGAGAGATGGAGAATCAACAGGGAAGATAGTAAAAGCAGATAATTTTGATGAAAGATCTAAAGAATGGTTGACATCTCGCAATCATAATTTTCTTCGTTTAACTCGTATAGTCAGGTCTACGAAGCTTTTAGGATTAGAGGGTTTAGCTAAAAATTTCTATAATTGTTTATGCGAAATCTATGAAGAGAATAAGGGAATAGTAGGTCCATATACTAAACAATTCTGGGATGAAGCTATTGAAAAAGATGTGTAAAAGATTTTATTTTATCATTGAAAAGTGAAAGACAATATGATAAAATTATTAACTATATTAATTTTATTTCATTATTAATTTTATTTCATTTTCTTAGGAGAAAATTATGAAGGTGACAAAAAGAGGTACAAACGTAAAAAGACACACTACTCATTATCTTGTTGGTGGTAAATGGAGAACTCGTAAAGAGTCTGTAAAGCTTGCCAAAGAAGGTAGAATTAATGGAGTGACAGTTTGTCGAGGAGAATATGGAGAATACATTCAATCACTACCATCTGCTACCATAAAGCTATATGATATGCCAGAGGTAGTGAGATAATTATTCGTTCTTTGTAATACGTTTCTAAGTTGGCACAGATGCATTGGATTGTGTGTTTGTGCCATCTAATTTAAGAGGGGGCATAGATTTTTCAATAAAAATAAAGGTATCTCTTATCATAAATGGAATATAGTTAATAGAAAATAAATTTTGTTAACACATCGGAGATATTATTGTGATTAAAGAAGATATTGAAAAATTAACAGTTAGGACACAAGTCACCAGGATATGTGATGAGTGTGGGAAAAAAGATAAATTAACAATCCATACAATTTTATGTTCTAAAATTAGAAGAAAAACGGGCAAGGATTACTGTAAGAAATGTAGTTATAAGTTTAGAGAACATAACCAAAAAATAGGAAGTGCATCTCCGTATTGGAAGGGTGGAGTAAGTATTAACCCGACTAGTGGTTATTTAAGAATAAATAAAACAAAAGAGTATTTACATAAATATATTTATGGAGAATTTGTTGGAAGAAAAATTTCTAAAACAGAAAAAATTCACCATATAGATTTAGATAAATTGAATAATAATGTAGATAATTTATATTTATGTGAGAATAAAAGTTGTCATTCTAAAGTTCATAGTCAAATGGAAGAACTTGGCTATATCTTATTAGGCGAGTATATTTGGTTTTCTAGAGAAAAACATAAATATGTATTAGATAAAATTATAGAAAATAATATAATTTTCGAGGTAAAAGGTAAACCAACTTGTATTTTAAAAGATCATAATGGAAAAAGATATGCTTCGATATATATAGGATACAGAAAACATCAGAGATATCACAGGTATCTTATGGAGAGATTTTTAAATAGAAAATTAATGAAAAATGAACATGTTCATCATATTGATGGAGAAATATTAAATAATGATATTAATAATCTTATAGTTGTGAGCAAATCTAATCATAAATATGTTCACAATTCTTTACAAAAATGTATTTCTGAGTTATATAAAACAAATATGGTTAAATTTGAGAAGGGAATTTATTATGTTTAAATATTTATTTATAATAGAATCTCCTGGAAAACAGAAAAAAATACAATCTTTTTTGGGGAAGGATTTTTTAGTAATCCCTACATACGGGCATATAATGGATCTTCATCCAAAAAAAATAAGTGTTGATATTAAGAATGATTTTAAGCCTGCTTATGAAATTAATTCTGATAAAAAAGAAGTAGTTAAAAATATAAAAGGAAAAGCTAAAAAAGCAGAAATAGTTTATATAGCTACTGATTTAGACAGAGAAGGCAGTTTAATTGCTAATGGAGTGGCTTCTATCCTTCCTAAAGAAACTGCTTATAAAAGAGTTAAATATAATGCGATAACTAAAAAAGATATTTTAAATGGTATTGAAAATGCAGGAGAAATAGACGCTAAATTGGTACATAGTGCAGAATGTAGGCGTATACTTGATAGACTTGTTGGATGGAAATGCAGTTTCTTAACTAAACAAGCTACTGGAGGATCATCTGCTGGTAGAGTTCAAAGTGCTGCTCTGAGAATCTTAGCAGAGAGAGAAAAAGAAATAAGAGATTTTGTGCCACAAGAATATTGGCCAATTGAAGTAACTCTTGAAAGAGAAAATGGTGAAACAGTTATAGCTAATATCAAGAAACCAAAACCTCTTGATATCAAAACAGAAAAAGATTCAAAAACTATTTGTGATATATTAAAGAAAAGTGACTGGATAGTTTCTAAATATGAAACAAAAGAAAAATTTACAAGAGCATATGCTCCATTTACAACTTCTACATTATATCAATCAGCATCATCTATCTTAGGATGGAGTTCATCTAAAGCATCTTCGGTAGCACAACAATTATATGAGTCTGGTGCTATAACATATATAAGAAGCGATTCAACATATATTGTTCCAGATTTTGTAAGTACGATGAGAGATACAGCAGGAGTAAAATATGGGCAAAATTATGTTTCTTCTAAAGTTAATTTTTTCGCAAATAAAAAAGGTGCTCAACAAGCTCATGAAGCTATTCGAGTTACTGATGTAAATGCGGAGAATTGTGGTACTGGTGATGGGAATAGACTGTATAAGATAATATGGAAAAGAACAATAGCATCTCAAATGGAGAAGTTGAAACAACTGGCTGGTTTAGCAGAGTTCAAGTGTAATAAGTATTTGTTTGGGGCTACAGGTAGTAAGGTTCTTTTTGATGGGTTCAGAAAGTGTTGGGATTATGGATCTTTAACAGATTCTGAGTTGCCAGAGTTTGAAGTTGGAGAGGAATTAAAATGTATTGATGTGAAGACAGAACAAAAATTTACTGCTCCTCCACCTCATTATACAGAGTCATCAATCGTAAAAGAACTTGAGAAGAGAGGAATTGGAAGACCTAGTACATTCGCATCTATTCCTGCAACTTTGCTGAAACGTAATTATATAGAAAAGAAGAAGAATACAATTTATACTACTGATATAGGGATAGGAGTTTCTGACTTCTTAGTTGAATCTGATTTCTGTTTTGTTAATTTGGATTTTACAGCAACACTTGAAACGGATTTAGATTGTATTGCTACTGGTGACTGTTGCAAGTTAGATATTCTTAATGAGTTCTGGTGTAGATTAAAACATGATATAAATAATGCTAAGAATATTAGAGAATCTAAGTCTAAGACAGATTATGTTTGTAAAAAATGCGGTGGTTTTTTGATGTTAAAACACAGTAAATATGGTCCGTTTTTGACATGCGAGAATAGAACTAATAAAGATGCTCCTTGTGATTATAAGTGTGATGTAGGCGAGGGTGGAGTTCCAGTAGAGAAGAAGAAAAAAGAAAAGAATTATTCAACTGAGTATAAGTGCCCCAATTGTGATTCTTATTTATTGATTAGGACTAATAAAAAAGGTGGTTTGTATCTTGGTTGTGAGAATTGGCAGCAGCCATCCTGCAAAGGATTCTATAATGCAGAAACTGGAGATAAAATAGCATTCAAGAAGAAAAAATATAAAAAATGGGGAAAAAAGAAGAAAAATGACTAGGAAAAATGAAGTTGTAAAATGTGGTGGGCATTGTTATGATGGCTGTGGGTGGCAAAGTTGTTATTTTTGGGATAGGGGAAGTACAAAGGACCCAAAATGTAGATGTTTATTATTTGGAGGGATAGACGGAGTAAAAAAATGCATGTCAAGATCTATTCCACAATGCAATAAAGTTTTTGGGACAGATTGTGAAAAGGTAATAGAAACATACGAGAAAAAACCAGGAGTAATAGTATCAAGAGGAGAGAAGTATCATGGTGAGTGGGTAGTGATGATTGATTTTAATAATACCACTGTAATAGCTCATGATAAGGATAGAGAAAAAGCGGTAGAAAAGGCTGGAAAGGTGGGCGTTCCAATTGTTGGTAAGGTTGGGGATAATAAGAATCAAGGAGTACTTTTATATATGCCAAAAAAAATGTTTCAAAGTGATTAACAAAATGTTATAATGCTAATTGAAGAATATTTTATTGAAGAGGGGTGGATATGAGTGGTATGATGAAGAATCTCGATGGGGCACAAATTTATCTCAGCGGTGGAATCGACAGGGTAGAGGATGACGGTCTGGGGTGGAGAAAAGAATTTAGGAATAGATGTAACAGGGCAAAACTTCCTGTTGGATTTTTGGATCCAACGAATAAGCCAGATCATCTTGGATCGGAGGTCGGAGAAGAGAAGAACAGGGTGAGGGTGCTATTAGAAGCTCATAAATGGGAACAAGCACAAAATCAAGCAAAATATTTTAGACATATAGATTTAAGAATGGTAGATAGTTGCCATTTGTTTGTAGTTTATATTGATATAACTAGTCATCTTTGTGGTACATATCAGGAGCTGTTTCTTGCTGAATCGCAGAGTAAGCCTATGTTCGTTATTATGGCTCCTGGTCAGAGTAAATGGGATATTCCTTCTTGGCTAGTCACTGTATTTGACGAAGATGATGTCTTCAATGATGTTAAATCTTGTGTGGAACATTTGAAATTGCTTCATTCTGGTAAAATTATTTTTGACGATAAATGGATTATGATATAAAAATAAAAAAGAATTTATTACATATGTCAGGATAGTTATTAATTATAATCAGATATAGGAGTATTTGATAAATCTCATTATTCTTTTCAAAGTTGTGCTGCTGAATTATTTAGAATGAGATTGGTTGATTTTGATAAGAATAAGAATAAGAAGGAATATTATGTAGTTGTAAAGTGAAAGATATTTTAGTATAATAGAAGAAATTAAATTTTAGGAGAAGTAAAATGGCAAAAGTAAGACCTGAATATGAAGTAAATGATGAGTTCAACACTATGGCTACTCAAGTTGTTGAAAAATATACAAACCTGTTTGCAGGTGTTAAAGTAGATCAAATTTGTTGTATGAATATTGTTAATAAAGAAAGACCAGAGAGCAAGAAGAAAGTGTGGCAGTTAGAGGCAGTTAAAATGCCTATGGCTCTTCATTGTACTTATGGTTGGTATGTAACTCTTTATTCATCTGATTGGGAAGCTTATTCACAAACCCAGAAATTATTGTTAATTGCTACTATTCTTCATGGTATGCCAACAGATGATTCAGATGATGGCAAGATTGTCCCTATGGATACTAAAGGATATTCTACTATGTTTAGAACCTTTAAGGGAATAGATTATATGGATGATACTAATGCCCCTAATATACTCGATGAAGATATTAAATGGGTAAAGTAATATGTATAGAATAGATAAATTTTTAGAATATTATAATAGTTTGTCTGGTACACAAACTTGTCTTGATGGGCACATATGGGTGAATGCTCGACCTCTTCCTTTCTATTATGGGTTCCTTACAAAAGGATATTGACGTGAAAAGAAACAAAGGAAGAAAGATGCTAAAGCTGTTCTGAAAGGGACAGCAATAGCAGTAACTTGGAAAGAATAATTAATGTAAAATAAGGAGAAATAATGAGTAAATATCAATTATGGTCAAGAGATGAGTATGGTCAAGGAAGCATACTTTTTACTTCAGAAAATGTAGATGAAGTAATCAAGAGAGGTAAAGAAGAAGTTACAAAACTTAATGTATCTAATGCTTTAACAGCAGATGATCGTGAAAGAAATTGGGAAGCATATATGGTTAGTATAACTTCTGAGAGTAAGAAGAAAACTAAGTATGTATATGGTGGACCTTACGCCCAAGCAACTGATACTGTTTATGCTTTTGGAGCAAAGAATGAAGATACAGTTAAATTAGGAGAAGTTCCAAAGGCTGTTGTTAGGATTTATCTTGGTAATATTTCTGTTGACAGACATAAAGAAGAAGATTGGTTCGCTTCTGATGTTGGTAGAAAACAAATCATTGATAAGATTGATCATCAAGATCTTAGTGGCAAGGCTATATTCTTTGTAAAAAAGGTGTAGTTATGGAAGATACTATTATTATAGGAATGTCTGGTAAGAAACAATCTGGTAAAACTCTTTCTTGCGAAGATATTCAGAGAAAATATGGTCTATCACAATCTGCCAATTATCCTGTTACAACTATTTCTGCTACAGTAGCTCTATATAGTTTTGCTGATATGCTTAAACAAAAAGTATGTATGGATACTATGGGATTAACATATGAGCAATGTAATGGAACTAATGAACAAAAGAGCACTCCTACCAAATATAAATGGGAAAATTTACCACGACAGATAAGATATGATAATAAATTGGGATCTAAATATGCATCTAATGGAGAAGTGTATCAACACATCTTACCAGAAGGATTTATGACTGCTAGAGAGATTTTACAGATAGTTGGGACAGACATATTTAGAAAGTATTTTGATGATGATATTTGGGTGAATGCTACTTTCAGAAAAATAGAGAAAGAGAAACCTAAAGTAGCAATTATTACAGATGCCAGGTTTCCAGGTGAGATCGACGCAATAATGAATAATGGTGGTTGTGTAATTCGTCTGTTAAGAGATGTCTGCGAAAGTGATTTTCATGAAAGTGAAACAGCATTAGATGATTATGATTTTACAAAGTGGGGAAATAGAGTTTGTATTATTGATAATCAACATATGAGTATAGAAGAAAAAAATGTTGTTGTATTTAAGTATCTAGAGGGAATAATCAAATGTCAATAAATGATTCATTAGCTGTAAAATATAGACCAGGTAAGTTGGATGATGTTATCGGTCAACCAGTCGTTGTTAAAGCATTTAAAAATGCATTCAAATCTGAGACACTTCATCATGCTTATATTTTAGCGGGAAAATATGGTTGTGGGAAATGTGTAACAGGAGATACTCTTGTTTTAACCGATAAGGGATTGAAGCGTATCGATGATATTGTGCCGAAACAAACGGGTATATCTTCAATTGATGTTAAAATTGTAGATGAACAGGGAATGGGAAGAACTTTTTTTGGATATTACGAAGAAAATGTAGATACAAAAAGAGTTACAAATAATTTAGGAATAGAGATACAAGGGACATTAGAGCATCCTTTAAGAGTTTTTAATACTAATACTTGTAATATTGAGTGGAGGAATATTGGGGAGATTAAAAATGGAGATATCTTACCTATTTACAGAAATGAGTATTGTATAAAAAATAAAAAGACAGAGTTATTATCTAAAAGTAATATTTTGTTAGAACTTTATATGATAGACAAAACTAGAAATTTAAAAGATAAAGTTGTCTGTCCAATTTGTGAAAAAGAGTTTTTGCAGCTAAACACACATTTAAAAACACATGATATATCTCTAAGTAAATTCCGCAAAAAGTATGGAGAAGATTATCCTATTCATGGAAAGCAGTTTGCCATAAATAATATTAAGAAATCTATAAAATCTGTTACATTGCCAACTCACGTTAATGATGATTTCGCAAGATTTATAGGATATTTATTATCAGAGGGTAACATTTATAATAATTCTATTATTTTTACCAATTCTGATAAAATAGTTTTAGACGATTACGAGAGAATTGTTTCGCGTTTATTCGGAGTTAAAATTGAAAAGAGCAAAGATAGTCGTAAAGAAAATTTGTATAACTATCGTATCCATTCGGCATTGTTAGTATTTTATCTGAATAGAATAGGAGGCATTAATCTTGCATTAAAAGAGAAGTATATTCCTAAACAATTATTTAGCTGGGACCATAAATACATTGTTGAATTTTTAAAAGCTTTGTTTGAGGGGGATGGAGGGATCAACGGTAAAAGAGTATCTTATTATACAATAAGCAAAAGATTATCAAAAGAGATTCAGCAGCTATTGTTAAGTTTTGGGATAGTGTCTTATTTAAGAAAAGAAACAAAAAAATATAATAACTGTGTGAGGAAGTTGGGGCATGTTGCTTATTCGGTTAATATTAGTGGTTTAGATTTAAAGAAATATTATGAAGTAATTAATTTTATTTCAAATATTAAAAAGAATAGTTTGTCATTAATAGCGAATAAAAATGAAACTAATAATGATACAATACCTGGAATCGCAAAATTATCTCATAGTATTATTGATACTTTGGGCATTTCAAAAGCAGGTAAAATACAGGTGGGAGACAAATGGATAATCGCCCCGAAAAAGCCTAGTAATTTTTCTGTTATTGCTAAAAAAAATGGTAATATATCTTATAGTAAATTAAGAGAAATTATTTCATATTTAGAGAGTCTCAAAGATATTGTCTCTCATAAGTATAGTGATAAAAAAACTTTTTATGAGTTTATAAGCATTATAGATATATGCAATGAATTGTATGATAAGAAATATTATTTTTCGAGAGTAACTTTTGTTGAAGGTGGGCTTAATACAAGTGTTTATGATATATGTAAAGATGGAGGAGACAAATCTTTTATAGCTAATGGATACATTAGCCACAATACAACAGTTGCCAGAATAATAGCTGCTATGGAAAATTGTGAGAAGAATGGAAAAGACCCTTGCGGTGAATGCAAAAATTGCAGAGATATATTGAGTGGTAATTCTATAGAGGTAATTGAACTTGATGCTGCTAGTCATGGTGGTGTTGATGATATAAGAGCAATACATAAAGATCTCTACCAAATGCCTATCTCTTGTAAAGTGAAATATGTTATCATTGATGAGGCTCATTCATTAACTAAACAAAGTGCTGAAGCAGCATTAAAGATGATTGAAGAGCCTCCTGAGTTTGTGAGATTTGTACTATGTACAACAGAACCACAATCATTTAAACCAACTATTCATAGCAGGTGTATAACTTGGAAATTCAATAGTGTCAGTTGGATGGAGATGATACCGCTATTAGAAACTATTTGTTCAGAAGAGGGTATCTCTTTTGATCGTGAATCTTTATCTATAATTACGAAAGCTTCAAAGGGTTCTGTCAGGAATTCATTACAGAATTTACAGACAGTTATGAATTACACTGGAACTAAGAAACTCTCTCCAGAAGAATGTAGGGAAGCATTAGGAGTAGTCAATTCTAAGCTGTATTCTGATTTGATTGATGGGATAATTGAAGTAAAGATAATGAATTGTTATAAAGTAATTGAAGAGATTTTGAAAGATGGAAAAGATATTGGTTTGATTATAGATGGTGTATATGAATATTTGAATAATATTCTTGTGGTAAGAGCCTGCAAGAATGATTTATCACATTTCAATTTCAGTGATGCAGAGATTAAAAAATACATTAGTCAAGCAGCAGGGATGGAAGGTGATATGGTTCTTAGAACAATGAATTTGATGAATAATTTAGCTTTTGGTGTTGAATATGGACTTAACCCTCAAGTGTTACTCAATAAATTTGTTACTGAAGCTATGCTTACTAATAAGAGGTTCATGAAAAAGAGATAAAGATTATTAAACACTTTTTTGATATGTGTCGATATAAATAACGCAATATGACACATGCGAAAGGAGTGTGAATATGGATAAATCCAAGAATGATGGAAAAATCAGTAACTTGGATTATCAGGGTTTAGTAGATATAGTGAGAAGTGGCAGAAATAAGAAGCAGAATCAAGCATATAATGAAATAGAAAATAGGATAAGACCAAAGATATATTTTATTATAAGGCAATTTTATATACCAGGATGTAATTATGATGATATTTTACAAGAGGCATTATTCGCTTTAAGATATAAAGCTATTCCGGATTATGATGGTAGTCGTGGCAGAGGCGATACCATTTATCCATTTGATAATTTTGCAGTTCTTTGTATAAGAAGACATTTATCTACATTATTGAAATCTAGCTTCCAAAATAAAAGAAAAGCACTAAATACAAGTTTGTCCTTAGACCAAGATAGAAATAATGTTTCAGATGATAGTTTATTTTTATCAGATATAATTCCGAGAACGGAAGGTAGTGTCGTAGGTGATTTGGGAGAAAAAGAATATTATCAAAAACTATTTAGCAGCTTATACGCAGAGTTGTCTATATTAGAGAAAAGAGTATTTAGTTTATATTCTAAAAGATATTCTTATGGTGAAATTTCTATAAAGATAAATAAATATTACAGGAAAAATAAGATAAAGAAAAAGACGAATATTAAATCCATAGATAATGCTCTTTCGAGGATAAAACAAAAAGCAAAAGAAGTTTATGAGAGATATGGATTAGAGGAAGAGAATGAGTAATAAAATTAGAGAAGATCTTCACTCATCCTGTAAAAAATAATATGTAGTTGTAATAATTAGGTGACGTATGAACAAAGTAGCATTTTTATTTCCTGGACAGGGATCTCAATTCATTGGTATGGCAGAAGATAGTTATCTGTATGATACTGCAAATGATATATTGGGATATGATATAAAAGACATATGTAATAATGGTCCTTTAGAAAAACTCAATTCTACTATAGTTTCACAACCTGCTATATTCATCGCTTCTGCTGTAATGTTAGAAATATTTGATACGATGATGCCAGAAATTTTCCCCTCTTTTGTGGCTGGATTAAGTTTAGGAGAATATACTGCTTTATATGCCGCAGGAGTGATAAATTTTGAGACTGGTCTTATGTTAGTTCAGGAAAGAGCAGAGTGGATGCAAGGAGCAGTTGATCGTTCAAAAGGTGGTATGGTTAGTATCATAGGATTAGATGAAGAAAAAGTTAGAGAATTGTGTAAAGTGGCAGCAGAAGATGAGTATTTAACATTAGCTATTTTCAATTGTCCATCTCAAATAGTTATTAGTGGAGATATTGTGGCTTGCTATCGTGTTGTATTATTAGCTAAAGAGTGTGGAGCTATCAAAGCTATTAAATTAGATGTTGCGGGAGCTTTTCATTCAAAAATGATGAGATATGCTGTCAGTGGATTAAAAGATGTTTTGTGGCATCACATAGATCAAGATTATCAAATTCCTTCTGATGTAAAAATAATATCTAATGTAGATGCTGAGTATTATGTTGATGATAATAACATCAGGAATAATCTTGCTGTTCAACTTATTCAACCTATTTTGTGGCAAAAGTGTATGGAGAGATTAATTAGAGATGGAGCAGATGAATTTTATGAAATAGGACCAGGGAGAACTCTTACGGGATTAATGAAGAGAATAGACAGAAAACAAAAAATATTTCATGTTTTAGATGTATTAAAAAAATAGGAGAATTAAAGATGGTAACAATATTTAATTCAATAGCAATAATATTATTGTGTATTGCTCCTTATACTCATCTTAATAATAATCATTGAAAAGTGAAAAGCAATATGCTATAATAAGTAATGTAAATAAAGTTGAAATATAGGAGATGAAGTAATGAAGTTTAAAATTAATGCAGGAGAGTTCGTTAGGTCTTTAAATGCCACTTTTGATGTAGCTACAAAATGCATTGCGCCAGGTGTTGATACAGAGAATATGATAACTATTAAATCAGATAAAGATAAGATAGTGGCAACATCTTATGGTGGAAGTGCCAGTGTTATTACTAAAATAAGTAATGATTTTTCTACGGAGATGTCTTATGAGAGTGAAGAATCTGGTGAGGCTACATTCAATGCAATTATAATGATGAAATCATTACAGGTGTTCAAGGGATCTGATATCAACGTTGGACTAGACTCTAATCAAGTAATTCTTTCTCTTTGCGATGATGAGGATTTTATACAATGTGTTCCTACATACGATGGTTCTATATCTATTCCCCCAGTTGCTGATAAATTCACAAAAGAATTATCTGTTAATAGAGAAATTTTGATTGAAGGTATAAAAAAGGTTCAATTTGCTGTTGGATTTGCAGAAACACAAAGAAAATATTTATGTCTGATTCTAAGAACTACAAAAACAGGTATGAGATTTATAGCTGGTTCTGGTGGGGAATTTGCGATATCTGATATTACAGGAAAGGGTATATCTACTGGTAAAGGGGAGATTATTTTTCCTCATTTAAATTTATCTAATATAACTGCTATACTATCCAATTCATCTGATAAAAATGTAGAAATTAAATGCGCTAAGAAAAATGATGCTAATAATATCCCAGCGCAAATAGTTTTAAAACTTAAACATTCTACTATATGTTTGTTTAAGATAGATGCAGCTATCAATTATCCAGATATTGATTCTGTGTTAGACTTTGATTATCCTAATAAGATTAGCAGTAACATTCTTGAGTGGAAAAGGTCAATAGCAGGAATTGATGCTGCTGATTTAGGGAATAAAGGATCAGACAAAGTTCCTAATACGGAAGTAAAGATTGATAAGAAGAATGAAATACTTCGTATTGAGACAAAGGGAGAATTAAAGTCTAAAAGTAAAGTATGTATTAAGAGTGGTGATAGCTCGATATCTGATAAGGAACCTTGGTTCAAGTGTAATTCTAAATATCTTAAAAACATAACTACCAAGTGTGGCATAGATAGTGGAGACATAGTAATCAACTTTGAGAACCAGCAGCCTCCTACTGGCGTGAATGGCAAGTCTCATAGTATAAAACCTATTCTAATTAATTTTCCTGATAATGTTAATGCTGGTAAAAGTACTACTGAGAGTTTTAAGTTATTTTTCATTGCTTCAACACTATAATCAGGATAATATGAAAAGAATATTTTTATTAGAAGGTTGTTGGTTCTATCGTAATGATGCTCTTTCTAAATTGAAAGAGGTTGTTGGGGATCATGACTTATATTCTTTTGATAACAAATGTAGTTATGAGTATGTTAAACAAATTATAATGGAGTTATCTTGTTTCGGCAATCGTAAGTTAATTATTATAAATGAATTGCCATTTGTTAAAGCTCCTAATAAATCTCAAGCTAAGACAAAAGTGACTAATTATTTTCAGAAATTGATTCCAAAAATGCCAGATGGTAGTATTGTTGTTTTTAATGGTTGTATATCTGAAAGAAATAAGAAGTTTAAAGCTGTTGTCAAGGAACACGGTAAAATATATTCTTCCGAAAAGAAGAAGAATAAGAATGAGGCTACTAAATTTGTAGTTGGTTTTTTTGAGGGAATTAATAAAGAAATATCATTTGATGATGCATTTATTATAGCTAATTCTTTGAATTTAGATGTTGATACAGTTGATATGGATAATTTAATTCTGCTGTGCTATAAGGTAAGAGATTATATTGGGGTTAAGAAGAAAGTATCTAATGCTGATATATTGTTAGTGTGTAATCAGTCCAGAGAGTTCGTGACCTGGAACTTGTTTAATAGTTTTGACGATAAGGATTTTTGTCATGCTATGGAGTTATTGAATATACTGTTGAATTCTGCTAAGAGTGTAGAGGGTGAGATAATTAAGTTGATGGCTAGTATCAGGTGGAAGTATAATTTGTTGTTTATGGCTAAGGATGGTGTTTTTCATGAAATGTCAAAAAAGGAGATAGTTGATAAAATCTCGAAATTAAATAAAATGGAAAGAAGTGGTAGAGGGAAAAAGATTAAAATGAATCTTAAAGAAGAGAGTGGGAAGACGACTCCTGCCTATTCTAATGCTATGATTAATTCTGTTTTTAATGGTAGAAATGGAAGAAAACCATCATTGTCTTGTTATACGCATGATCAATTGATTCTAATTAATTACGCTATAAATAAGTCACTTATAAAGGTTAGATCTGGATGTACAAAGCATGAAATACTTATACCGATAGAGTTTTTGTTTTTAACTATTTGCGGCAAAATTAAAAAAATAGAGTCTTTGAGAATTTTAGAGAGTAAGAATTTGATAACTTTAGAGGATTATTATGACATCTCTTGCTGAAAATGTAGGTAATTTAATGATGGCTGTGGCAAAAATCCCCGATATTTGCTCAGAATTCCAGAAAACACCGTCTGACGAGAATGGTGAAAAAATTATTGAAATAATTGAAGAATCTGAAAAAAAACTATTGACAATTAAGAAGAATATTGTTATAATAGTCAATGACATGAAGGAAGAAGAAAGCTTCAGTGTAGAAGCAACACTTTCAAATAATGGTTTTATTATTAAGAATGAATAGGGAGTAGTAATGGCAAAGAATCAAAAAGAAGTCGAATTTACAATCAAAAATGGTGGCATTGTAGAGGCAGATCAGCAAGGTTATGAGGGCAAGGGTTGTGCAGGTGACATTAAGGTTATCTTAGATGCTCTTGGCGGAAAAGCGAAAACAACAAAGAAGCAAGAATATCGCAAAGGCAAAGAGGTTCATATTACACAAAAGAGATAATGGGGGGAAAGTTATGGGTTTTAAGAAACATATGCGTTCTGATGCTCCTCTTGTGATAGGGAACAGTACAGGTGATTCTGAATTATTTAGACCAGGATTTTCTTATCAAATAGAGGATGTGATTTACACTGTTATTTCAGATCCTACTCAAGACGTTACGGCTCCTATGAGAAAAGTGCTGTTAGCTGACGGGACATTTGAGATAATGACTGTTGAGAGTATTAGAAAAGATCTCAAGAGTTATGGAGCGAAAAGACTTCCAGATGTTCAGAGGTACGTTAAAGAGAAGCCTGTAGCGAAAGAGCTAGAAGCTCCTGTGAAAAAGAAAAAGAAAGCAACCAAAAAAAAGGGTAAATAAGATGCAAGATAGTGAAGTATCATTACAAATTCTTCCATCAGGTGAAGTTCGTTTCAAAAGAGGCGATGTCGAGCATAATGCGGCCCTTATGTCAGTTTTGTCTGAAATGTATCCTGAGAGAATTTCTGAGTTTGAGGAATTCTTTAGGGGATCTGAGGATATTATTGTATTAGAGGGAGACACTATCTTCTGCGGTTAAGCGTTTTCGTGATAGCCTTTATCATATGACTAAGAGTCGCATCCTTTGATGCGGCTCTTTTTTCATATCTAATGGCTCTTTAAGTCGATATATAATATATATTAATATCGATTTAAGGAGAGTATTATGGCTAAAGTAATTGTAGGAGTTGATGTAGGTCTAACAGGTGGAATTTCAATTTTAATTGGCAAAAAAACACCTTTAGTTTATAAGATTCCAGTAAAAAAAATTGTGGTAAACAAGAAAAATAAAAATACTTATGATATGCCAAGTATTGTAAATATCTTAAAAAAATATAAAGATGATAATGTGCTATTCTATATTGAGAGGCAATCTACAAGACCTGGTGAAGGAGCCGTTTCAGCAATGACTATTGGGAAGGGATATGGACAACTTTTAGGAGTAGCGTATGCTTTTGCTTTTAATATTGTTATAGTTTCTCCTCGAACTTGGAAAAAATGTTTTCCAGAATTAACAACTGATGAGATGTTAGACATTAAAGCGGGAATGAAGAAGTCGCGGCTGTTTGGCAAAACTTTAGAGGATAAAGACCAGAAAAAAGAGAATAAGAGGTATATTGAAAAATTAGGTAGAAATTTTAAGTCTTTAGCCAAAAATGAGGCTAGAAAATTAGTTTCTACAAAATATCCTGGGCTTTCCGATTTATTCAAAAAAAAGAATTCAGATGGGTTAGCTGAATCTTTGTTGATTGCGATATATGGAAGATCACAGGATTAACATTAATAGCCTTATACGGGAGAAAAAATCAAAATGAGTTGGTATAAATATTCAAAAGATTTTGATAAGAGAAATATTATAAATCATAAAATAATGTATTTGGAAGAAGTCAAAGAAACATTGAAGAAACTAGCTAAATTAATCTTCCAAAGTGCTACTATGGCTAAGCAAAATAACGTGGATATTATGAGTTCTAAAAAGATGACATCGTATCCTATGTTGCATAATATTTTAATAGAGGCTGATACAATAGCTCTAGATAGCCCCTGGAAGTTTGCATCGCTTTGCGAAGAGGCTGTTATGAGTATAAATAATCAGATAGAAACATTAAAATCTGAGAGAAAAAAAATAACAAGTGTTGAAAATAAGAATGTTGTGGAGAAAGGCTGGGTTTAGATGGCTAAAAAAGAGATAACAGTTACGCAGAAAATTGATTCTAGTTTAAAAGTTCCATATGAATTTAATTCAGATAGAACAACTAGGAAGAATTGTAAATTATGTCAGTGTGAGTTCCGAGATGAAGTAGAAGGATGGTATGAAGAACAAAGAAGAAAAAATTATAGCGCAATTAAAACTAAGTTAAATGAAGAAAAAGAATTGAAAATATCTGTTAATGCTATAAAGAATCATATGCTCTATCATTATAAAGCAACAGAAAGAAAATCGACGTTAACAGAGTATATGACCGATGTGCAGAGTTGGGTTTTGATGCAGACTAATAAAGTAGCAGCATTAAAAACTAGAATTGCTATACTAGAAAGAGAAATGATGGTAATAGCTTCTGAGGGAGAAGATCTTGATCTTGCAGAAAGAAGAAAAAATGCTGAAACTATTAAAAAGATTGCTGATACTCTTTTAACTTACGATGCTAAACTCAAAGAGTATGAAAAAGATATGGAACCTGTAAGAATAGTATTTAATCAATTAAAAGTTATTGTTAAAGATGAGATGGAAGGTATTGAGGATGTGAAAGCTAGAAATATTATCTATAATGTGATGGGTAGATTAAAAGATAATGTTGGTGATATGATTATTGAAAGCGGGAATTAATATTATGAAAGAATATAAAAGCAAAAAATACATTAAGATGAATGCTAAAGTTGGCAGCTCTAAGAACAATAATATAAAGCCAATCAAAATAGAACCGAAAAAAACAAAGCGAGTTAAATCCAGTTGTGGTGGATGCTCTAGAAGGACAAGATAAATTGGATAGACCTACTATAATCAAAATTTTATCTAAGTTTAGATATTTATTCCAAGATTTATCTTATGGAGAAGATGCGGTTATGCAAAAGATAACTAACTATCTTCCTTCTAATCATATGGTATTTCCATGCGATGTAATAGATTTGAGAAAAATACTTATAGATGAAGAAATAAAATTTGATGATTATATACCATTGTTCTCTAAAAGATTTGCTGAGAGTTTTTTAAAAAGATATGCTCTGTTTCTGGTGATTGATATAAGAAAGATTGATAAGGATAGTTTTAAATATGGTGGTTTGTGTATTTTAAGAGACAATGAGTTAGATATTAGTGACTCTTTAATAAGGATAGTAGTTAACAAACAGGCAGCTAATAATACTTTTAATGTGGTGCAAAATATGATGCAAGAATTGAACAAATATGTAGAATGTGTGGTAGAGAATAGTGTTCCTGGAATGAGTTCTCCTGCCCCTATATTATCATCTAGGAAGATAGTATTTAAAGCAGCTCAGAATGTTGAGTCTGAATTGTCTTTAGACCCGAAAGAAAAAAATATATTTGATTTTCTTAGAAGGGTTAAAAAAGATTATAATCTTCCTGTTCAGATGAGAGTAGCTGGTGGATGGGTTAGAGATAAATTGCTTGGCAAAGAAAGTGATGATATAGACATAGCTGTTAATATGCCAGGTTATGATTTTGCTAAGATAGTAGCAGATGCTGCTGTTAAATATAATGTAACGCATGACCCTAAAGCATACAAGGTTAGTTTAGAAAAATCAAAAGATCCTAGTGAAAAGACTCCTAATGATAGTCTTTTAGTAGGTGCAGTTTATCTTTTCGGGCAGAAAATAGAATTTGTTCCTATGAGAACAGAACATTATCCTGATCCTGATAGCAGGCAACCAGAAATAACTAATACTAATGATCCTAGAGAAGATGTTAAAAGAAGAGATTTAACTATAAATTCTCTTTACTACAATGTTGATACTGGCAAAGTAGAAGATTATGTTGGTGGAAGAAAAGATTTGGGAGTAGACGGAAATGGAACTATACTTCTAAGGACTCCTGATGATGCTTATAAAACATTTCATGAAGATCCTTTGAGATTATTGAGAGTTTTGAGATTCCACAGCCGTTATCCTAATAGCGTAATAGATCCTTCAGTCGTAGAAGCTATGAAAAATCCAGAAGTGCAAGCTTCTTATGCTAGAAAAGTTTCTACAGAGAGAGCTGGACCAGAATTGATAAAAATGTTATCAGGAGCAAATCCTGTAGATTCTTTAAGATTGTTATTTGAGAGTGGTTTATACAAACAGGTTTTTGATGTTCCTTCTATGAAGAATATAAATGAAGAAGGAATAATGATGGATCAAAGAAGTCCTTATCATGAAAAAAGTTTGTCAGATCATACTCTAGACGTTGTGAAGTACTTGAATGAGAAAATGAGTAATGAGGGTGAAAGTGATTTAATGAGAGGATTGATGAATTTTGCTGCTATGTTCCATGATTTTGGGAAAATGAGTAACAAGGTTGCAAGACCACATAAAAATCCAAGATTCGAAGGTCATACTACTTATGTAGGTCATGAAAATGAATCTGAAACTATGGCAGAAGAAATAATGAATTCTATAGGACTTAAGGATTATCAAAAAAAGATAGTTAAAGCAGTCGTTAAATCCCATATGTTCCCTCATAAGTTCACTGGTTGGGCTGATTCTTGGGCTAAGAAGAAAAAAATATGGAAAGGCAATGAGGGTCCAGGTAAATTTATGGAGAATCTAAAATTAAAAGGTTTAGATCAAAAGACTAGAGGATTAGAAGAAGATGATGAAGAAGTTATAGATAAGTCTGCTGACCTTTGGAAGTATGTTCATTATCATGCTGAGGCTGATTCTAAGGCTGGTAAAACTGGGAAGCATGATGAAGGGGAAACAGAGAGAGGTAGACAGTGGTTTGAAAATTATTACAATGATCCAGCTATAGAATTCACCAGAACGAGAGGTTCTGTCATAGATGGCAATACGATAAAAAATCTTGTTGAAGAAATTAGTGGATTAGAACAGCAAAAAAGGGATCCTACTCGAACTAAATTGAAAGTTGAAATAACACCTAATGTTATATCATTTGTGCAAAAAAGAATAGCTGATATGCAATATAGGCGTTTGATACCTCTTGATTTCGCGGCTATGGAAGAGGGTCCAGAGAAAGAGTCGTCTTTAATAAATTCTCAAAATAGAGCTGCTAATCAAGCTAGGCAAATAATCAAAAGTAATTTAGATAAATATTTAAAAATAACTCCAATTGAAGGAGAGACTACAATGAGTACTAGTTGGTATGATAAAATAAAAACATCTAATACGATATCTAAACCTTTGCCAGTTCCTCAGGAAGAAGATCCTGAAGTTCATAAGGGGCCACAACCCATGGAGGCAAAATATCAAAAAGGCATGAGGGTTAGAGATAGAAGAAAGGGTTTGGTAGTCCCTCAGGATTTTGGAGTTGTTTATTCTATTAATAATAATACTAATATTATGATAATACTATGGAATCCTGATAATAAAGAAAAGAAAAGAGAAGAGAAATTTGATATGGTTGAAGATACCGAAAAGTTGTCATTGATAGTGGCGGAGGTTTAAGATGTATCAAGCTGCGTTAGGTGGATATGATTTAGTATTTACTGATGCCCCTGTTTATTACGAACCAGGATTTACTATTATGTATCCTTTGGAGTTAGAAGTTCCTCAGTGTGACATATATTACATTCTTATAAGAAAAAGAAGTGATAGTGGTGGAGTAATATTTGACACTTTATCTATTTCCAATATGAGTATAAGTGTTAAAGATGCTACTAACGGAGAAGATATACCTGCTTATTTGACAGCAACTTTGACTAATACTTTTTGGGATGATGATCCAGCTTTTACTCCAATAGTTTTGGTAGTGGAGAATAATCTCAGTGTTGGTAATGCCACAACAAGAGTAGTATCTTTAGATATATCTATATCAGATAATAATGATAATACTTTTATAAATTTAAGAACATCTATTGTAGATACTGGGAGGTTCTTTTATTTTATCCCTCTATCTACTAATGAGCTGAGCGGTAGAAATAAAAATACTGCTGTTGGCACACAATATTATTTATCGGTTGGAGCTAGTGGCGATAGATATTTATTATTCTCCCCTTATTCTTTTTTTAGTGAAGTTGAGAAAGGAAGCGATGGTATATCTTTCTCTTATCCAGTGGGATCTATTTTTTATAAAAGACAAAAATCTTACAATGATGAGGATTTTGATTTTAGTATATTATCTTCTAGTCATGCATTTGTGCCAGATAACATTTCTTTAATTAATATTCCAGGTTATAGAAAGGTTGCAGCTTTGCACGTAGATGCTAATATGCACAGTGAGTTATCTCATATCACAACAAATGCTTTTGTTGATATAGAATCAGTTGGTACTTTAAGCGGTGTGACTGACACTTTTAGAGTTAATCTTACAAGGTAATGGTGAAAAATGAATTGGTTTAAAGAGTCAAGTAATAATGATTTCATAGTTAAAATTAAAAAAATTCTCAAAGCACATCCGTTTACTAAGGCTTTAACAGAATATTACAATATTTCACCATCTGATATAGATAGTCATTTAGAGATAGAGATAGCAGATTTAGATGGAAAATATGCTGAGGGGAATGGTAGGATTATAAGGTTAAATAAAAAAATGATAAATGAAGATTTTTTCACTGGTAATTTCCATTTTGTGATACATGAATTTTTTCATTGGCTAAAACGTAGATCTGAAGATAAGTTCTATTTTAATGATCCAGAAGAGATTCAAAGTTTCGTTCTTCAAATGGCGTGGGAAATTGTGTCTGGTAGAAGTGCTGAAGAAGTTAAGTGTAAGATGCATCCAGTTATAAAAAGTCATTTTAAGAATAATGAACAAAAATTTAATATGGTTTTTAAGGAGATGTTAGAAAAAGCCATATATTTGGCTAACATTTATGAGAAAGAAAAGAATTTTTCAATGATATAATTGAATTATTAATTTAGGAGATATTATGAAGCGATTGAAGGTTACTCATTTCCGATCAGATCCTGCTTATTGTGTGGCAGGAGCTTGTTCGGTTGTTGCCAACTATTATAATCCCGAAATAGATTATAATTTTGTAAAAAAAGAAGCATATAAAGTATCAAAAGATATAGCAGAAATAGGATTAGATAGTGGTCAAATGGGGTTACTTCTTAATAGATTAGGATTTTATAAGGTTACTTTAGTTTCTAGTGTTATGCATTGTTTCGATTATTCTTGGCGAAATTATGGGAAAAAAAGACTGTTAAGAGAACTAGAAACTGCGACAAAAAAGAAAAAAGACGCAGGAGCAAGAGCAGAAATAAGAAGTATTTATAAATGGTACAAACAAAGTGATTTTGATAACAATATTATAATAAGTTATGATTTTGGCAAGTATATAAGGCAATATCTTAATAAAGGAAAACCACTTATTCTCACTTTTAATTGGACTATGTTTTTTAAATTTGAAAAACAGAACAGCAAAGAAGAAGAAGATCCTATTAATGGTAATTATGAAGAACATGCCGTGGTAGCTAATGGTTATGATGATAAAGGAGTCTGGATAGTAGATTCTCATCATCAATATTATAAGTACAAAAGAAAAAAGTATAGAAGAGGATTCTATAAAATTTCTTGGGAAAATTTAATGACAATAATGGGAGAAGGAGATCTCATTTTGCCAGAATAATATATTTAATAGAGAAAAATAATGGTAGATCAATTTACAAATATAGTAGGCGGATTTGAACAGTGTGAGCCACCTTTTTGTTCGCAAGATTTTCAAGTAGATGTTACGCAATTTGAGTGTAGTGGTGATATAGTTTATGTGAGCTGGATAATTACAGATCAATACAACAGAGGTATATCACCATCTTCAAATGTTGTTCAATATTCTTTGAATAGTAAAAATTTTAATAGTTCTCAACAAGTTGCTGTTAATAGTTTTAGTGGTAATTACTATAGTACTTATTTTGATAAACCAGGAGAAGGATTGCTTTATATAAAAATAAAAGCACAAATAAATTTTATTTTTATAGAAGGTTATCCTGAAAACCATATTCCTCTAAATATGGATACATGTGTAGATATAGCATCCGTAGCTGTGCCAGTTGGATTTTGTTCACAAACTCCATATGATGGTGTCCCTGTGTATATGGTAAAAAATATTTTGCCAACGATAACTGACGACCCTGCTACTACATTTTATTTTGCAAGAGGAAATTATTGTTGGTTTGTAGATAAAAATCTTTATGATACTGAAATATCAATTGATGATATTGATTATCCTAATTTGGCTGTTCTATGGGATGCTACAACTTCTATAGAAATTAAAAATAGTTGTGAAGCGTGTGATTTAACACTATCATGTCCATCACCAGTTTGGACACCTGATCCTCTGTATCCCGGTGATTCTGGAAAAGATCAAGCAGAAATTTATTTGGAGTATAGCACTTGGACTGAGCGTGATGAAGTTATAATTTATGGACCAGATCCACTTGGAGATTGTAGTAGAAATCAAATATGGAATTCTACTTGTGTAGGAACATGCAGAGGATATCAAGACTCTAGACAAGATGATTGTGGTAATCCTGCTATTGATTGTGAAGATGGAGGAGAAGGACCAGGATTGTATTTAAGAAGACCGTCTCAATTTATAGTAACTGGATGTGATGGTTTTCACGACTATTATAATGGCACAGATTTTTGTGTAAAACAACTTTGTATTACTTTAAGAAAAGAGCAGATACCTATATCTGTACAAGTTATAGGAAAATGCGATGACGCTAGTAGAACATATTGGTGTGCGTATGTAGAAGGACCTGATTTTACATATTGTAGATGTGGTAACGGAACTGATTGCGGAGCTATCATAGGTAGTTCTAGTAGTTCTAAGAGTTCAAGCTCAAGTTCTAAGAGTTCAAGCTCAAGTTCTTCTAAGAGTAGCTCAAGTTCTTCTAAGATTAGCTCATCAAGTAGTTCTAAAAGCAGCAGTTCTAGCTCGAAAAGTTCTAGCAGCTCTAGCTCGAAAAGTTCTAGCAGTTCTAGTTCAAATAGTTCTAGCTCAAGCTCTTCTAAGAGTAGTTCTTCAAGTAGTTCAAAGAGTTCTAGTAGCTCATCAAAGAGTAGTTCTTCTAGCAGTTCAGAGAGTTCAAGCAGCGATGAATCAGGTTCTGCCGCTGCTTTTCTGATCAATGATATGACCAATAAAGAGATAGAAGATATAATTAGTAAATTTTATAATGATAATCCTGGGATATTTGATGGTAAAACTCTTAGCGAAAAAGAAGATATTATTTTAGAATTTGTTGGGTCAGGTGAGATGATAGCGGAGGTGGCTCTTAGAATAGCGATTCGTGAGGGCATAGAAATAGCATAGAAATATGAATTTTACAGATAAAGTGTATAAAAGATATAGTGATGCTAACGATATGGAAAGATATAGTGGGAAGATATATCTTAACTGTTGTGTTGGTGTTGAATATGATTTGGATTTATTAGAATACTCTATTAATTATTATAAAGAATTAGGAGTAGATGAATTTTTTATAATATTAAACACAGAAGATGAGAATAGTTTTAACCTCAAAAGAGCTATGAAAATATTAGACAAATATCCAGATATTCATAGGAGCATCTGGATAGGAGAGTATTATGGTTATATTAAAGGGGAAAAAGAGAAAAGTGTTGTTGAAAAAGTTATGGGAGAGGATGATTGGATAATTACTACTGATGTTGATGAATTTTTTGATTTTCCCATAGATTTAAGAAAATTAATTGCCATTTGTGAAGATCAGGAGTGTCAAGTGGTTTATGGAAAAATAGTAGATAGGATTTCTTCAGATTATAAATTAAAAAAAGTAGATAAAACAAAATCTCTGTGGGAACAATTCCCGATAAATGCTAAAATATATAACCAATTAAAAAGTAAAATATTATTACGCAGAAAAAAAATAGATATATATCATGGAGGTAAATCTGGAGGACATCATTCATTTGTTGATCCAATGAGTGTTAAGATATATCCAGATATTTTAAAAGTGTATCATTTTCACTGGACAAATACTTTATTAGGGAAACTAGAAGAGAGAGTAGAAGTATGGAAAAAATATGGTAGGAATGATTGGAAGAGCCTTCAAGAAGTAATAGATGATTATAAAAAATATGGAATGTTAGTAGAGTCACAAAAATATTAAAGGTTATTAATTATTGATAATAGATATGATATTTTTTTTGTATTAAATTCAGGTTATATGGAGTTCGGCAAAATACTTTTAGGGTCTATTTTTGACAATTGCGATTTATCTAAAATAAATTGTATACATATTTCTGATACAGGATTAAAAGAATGCGATATAAGATATATTAAGAGTAAATATAATAAAGTAAAGATTGTTAAAACTAATGTTATAACAGAATTTGAAACTGGAGGTAGATGGGGAGGAGATTGGCAGAAAAACATTAATAATAAAACAGAAGAATACTTAAAAGTTCTTGAATACAATATATACCCAGTAATTATGATTGATGCTGATTGTATGATTCTAAAGGATTTATATTGTTTAATAGATATTAATTATGATATTCAATTATGTGTAAGGTATTCCGATAGCAGAAAAATTCCAAATTGTTTAGCATCATTTTTTATATGTAATAATGCTAAATCAGTAGAATTTATAAAGAAATGGAGAAAAATTTATAAGCATTTAACATTAGCTTATAATAATAATCCTGTAGAAAGTAAATCTTTAGAAATTGCGAGAGATATATACTGTAAGAAGTATAAGTTTAAAAGTCATTGTGTCCAAGAAGTTGCTGGTGAACCGGATAATTATTTTGAAGATGAAGAATACCAAAAAAAAGTAAGTATTGTTCATTTTAAGGCTAGAGGCGGATTTAATTCAGGACTAAAAAATAAGAGGATTATATTTGAGACGAGAACGAAACATTTTAGAGACGATATCCAAAAGTATTTAAAGGACTAATTAATGAATTTTAAAGATATAATAAAAAAATATAGAGACAGGAATAAAAGCACAATATCTTCTGACAATGTGTCTCATGAGATGAATGCCATTGTGCTTTATTCAACGTCTAATGCTCTATTTGATTTTAATGGTGTTATGATTGATGATGTTATGTCTTATGGCAAATCTAAGGGATACAACATAGATAAAATTGTTTTTCTTACCTCATATGATATAGAATTTACTGATGAGAATAAAGGTGTTAAAAAAGTAGACGATAATTCAATTAGGATTAGTCAGAATTATAGGATGAAAAGTGATGCCAAAATAAGTATTATAGAAGAAGATGGAAAAGTAATTGCCAGGGTTTTTATGGGATCTTATATTATTGTAGGTAAAATACGTGAAAAATAAAATATCAAAAAAACGGTGGTTTTCTGAGGTAGTTCTGTATAATATGCGGGAGTCTATAATAATTACGAATGTCGATGGAGTAATAATTTATGTGAACAAAGCAACAGAAAAATTATTTGGTTATACTGAAAAAGAAATGATAAATCAGAAACCAATAATGGTTAATGCTGAACCTGATGCAGAGAAAATCCAGGAATCTATTTTAGAGGCTATGCTATGTGATGGGGAATGGAAAGGGCAGTTGCTTAATAGGAAAAAAAATGGTGATTTATTCACAGTTGAATTAACAATATGTCTTCTAAAAGATCTATATGATAACTTAGTTGGTTTTATAGGATATCAAAAAGATGTGACAAAAGCACTTAAGGCATCCAAGAAGATAAAAGAGAGTGAAGAGAAGTTTAGAAAAATTTTTCAAAATTCTCCTATGGGTATGCACTTGTATCAATTAAACATGGATGATGAGTTAGTTTTAATAGACTCTAATCCTGCTGCTGATGATTTTACAGGTATTAACACTGTTGATTTTATCGGAAAAACTCTCGAAGAAGCTTTTCCAGTTTTAATCGGTACAGAGATTCATGAAAGATACAAAATGGCAGCTTCTAAAGGTATCTCTTGGAATACATCTTCTTTTACATACAAAGATGAAAGAATAAATGGTATTTATGATATATGGGCATATCAAATTTCACGTAATCGTGTATTAGTACAGTTTGTTGAAGTAGTTAAGAGAGAACACGTTGAAGAGGAATTAAGAAATAGAAATCAAGAGTTAGAACAATTCGCATATGTAGCTTCTCATGACCTACAAGAACCATTGAGAGTAGTATCTAATTATTGTGAGATGTTGAGTGATAAATGCAAAACTTGTCCAAGAAGAGATAAAGATACTGAAAAGTGGTTGGAATATATAACGGAAGCTATTGATAGAATGAAAAATTTAATAAGGGAGTTATTGGATTTTTCTAGGGTAGGAAGAAAAGATAAATCATTTGAGAGTTGTAATATAGGAGACATAATAGAAGATGTTAAAGATGATTTCAAGATATTGATAAAAGAGACTGATGCTGTTATAAAAGTAGAAGAGAACATGCCATCAATAAATTGTATCGAATTCAGAATTAGACAATTATTTTATAATTTGATAAGTAATGCTATAAAATTTAGGGGAAAGAAAAAACCGCATATAGATATAAGCTTTTATAAAGAAGATGACGAATATGTATTTTGTGTTAAAGATAATGGGATAGGAATTTCACCAAAATATTTTGATAGAATCTTTGGAATATTTAAGAGATTGTATTCTAGAGAAGAATATCCTGGTACAGGAATAGGTCTTGCTTTATGTAAGAAAATAGTAGAAACTCATAATGGCAGAATATGGGTTGATTCTAAAGAGAATAAAGGGGCTTCTTTTTATTTTACCCTTTCTACAGTATTAGAAAGTGATTAAAAAATATTATTTTTTTCTTTGAAAGTGATTATGAATATGGTATATTAAAGATTAATTGCTTATTTTATCGATAAGTTTAGTAGTGTAGAGTAGAGTTTAGTAAAGCAAAGTTTAGTAAAGTTTAGAGTTTAGGAGATTCAAAATGAGTTATGATCAAAAGATCAAGTCCGCGCGTCAAATCGTAGAAACCCACAATGAGAACGTAGATAATTTACATCAAGTGAATTTCGATCTGTTCATCGCGACATTGAAAGAAATGGGTGGCACTTCCGAAGAAACCCTTAAAGCTTGTAGCTGGGAAGACTTGCAGGAATGTGGAGTTCCAAAACTTCTTGCAAGAAAATTCGCACATCTTTTCAGACAAGATAGCGACAAGGGTTTAACAAAGTCTGTTTATGTTTCTGATAAGAAAGCTAAGTCAATGACTATCAGTGAATTATTGGAAAGATATAATCCAAGAGATATTAAAAATGCTGTTGGAAAAAGATTGGTAGATGTTTCTGATGGTAAGAGATGTATTGTTTTTGGTGACAATGGTAAAGTTAATGTAGCTGTTTCAGAAGGTCTTATCAATGATTCAATTGATGGTCACGATGAATTGACAAGTACATTCATCGATGGTATTCCAACTCCTGTTTACAAAGTTGGAGAACGTCCTGATTGTTACACTGATGAAAATCCACTTTATCCTACAAGAGCATTAAGGTCTGGTGAGAACTGTGATCAGACTGGTCGCTCTTGGGATGGTATAGCTGTTGTTGTTCGTCAACTTCTTTATATAGCCAGGTCGCGAACAAATGAGTTGAAGATTAATTCTCTCGACGATGCTCATTCTGCTTTTGATAAAGCAGTGAGTGATAATGCTGAAAAGACAATCCGTCAGAGATATCCAAAAGCTTCATTGAAGTATGATGAATTATCATCAATTGGCAAACTTCCTGTCTTAAAGTTGAAGATTGGCAAAGAGTGTAGTCAAGCGAATGCACCTTTTGGTAAAAACAGAACTTTTTAATGATATTAACTGTAGAGTAGGCGGAGAAAATCCGTCTACTCTTTATCTTTGGAGAAAACAAAATGAGCACAATAATGTCAGTAAATAATTTAGAAATGGATTTGCGTATTGCCCCCAAGTTGAGTAAAGTTACAGATGCAGCTGGAGAAGAGGTTGCTCAAGGATTACCATTTGGAGTACAAACAAAGGTAAATGCTGTTGATGAGTATCCTGGTTGTCCTGATAATTGGATGAATGGCTCAAATATAGTTAGTAGCTATTTCCTTGGAGTGGAAGAAGAAAAAGGTATGTGGTTAAATTTTAATACTTGTACTTCTCACACTCACGATGTAGCAGTAATTGTCAGTGTTCAGGGTATCAATCCTGTAACTGGTCAAAAGATGGTTGGGGAAAATTCTTTGAGGCTAGAGAAGTATCAGAGTAAATGTCCTATTCATGATATTGATTTTAAGCAGGACAGGTTCTGTGAAGAGTGTGGATACAAATGGCCTGCCCAGAATTATATAGCTACTACTGGGACTCCGTGGGGATTATTCTGGTTAGATGGATTTAGAAACTCAGATGGAGTTGTGAGACAATATATCTTTACAGAAGAAGAGATAAAAGGAGTTGCTTCTCAGATGATAGGAGATGATAGGGTATTCGCTATTGGAATTGCTTTTTATCTTAGTAAGGAACCTAAGCCTGTACCAGAGAGAAGAAGCATGATGAGAAGCATAATGAGAAGCAGTGATCCTTGTGGGCAGAGTATCAGCAACTATGCAGGTTCTCCACCAGCATATATGGGGTATATAGATGAATCTAATTTAACCCAAAAATGTTCAAAAATTGGTAGTCAAGTACCTGCAGTAAATTTTAGTTGTTCTGTCGGTGCTAGTGCTAATGATGATTTAGAACCCGTCGCTGGTAATCTTTGTTCTCTTCAAGGAGTTATTACTCCAGATGCTGCTGTTGAAGAACAAACAGCTGGAGATATCATAACTTCTAATCTTTATACTACTAATATAGATGTTGTTGAAGAAGTAGTAGCAGATGAATCAGTTGAACCTGTGATCCCTGTTAAGAAGTTAGAGGTTGGTGCTGGAGCAATGATTAATCAAAAGATTTATGTTGATACCAAAGAGATGGATCATTGGGAAGATAAACCTGCTGGAATGATTTATATGAATTACTGTGATAAAGAAATTTTGAAAAACATTTTGGCAAAAGGTAGAAGGAAAGAGAAAAAAGAAGGGTTCATGGAAGAGATTAAAGTTGGTAGTTAATTATAATATCCCCCAACATTCATTGTGATATTGGGGGATATTTTTTTATATAGCTTTAAGTGTTTTTACTCTTTTTCTGCCATAAGTGGCACATCTTATGGCTCTTGTTAAGTCTTCATGTTTAACTTCATCTTTGATAAGGAAATCTTTTATTCCTAATGAGAATGCTTTTATTCCTAGACTATAATCTTCTAATCCGGTAAGAATTATTATAGGTATTTTTTTATTTTTTTGTTCTAAGAATTTATTAACTTCATTAATAGTATCTAATCCGTCTGTTTCAGGAAGGACTAAATCTAATATAATAACATCATATTCATTTTTTCCCAATTTTTCTAATGCTGCTTTTAAACAATCGCTTTCATCAGCAGTCATATCTGGAATTAGATTGGTTTGATTAATCCTTGTTATTGCTATATCTCTGTCTTCTTTACTATCATCTATAACTAGTACTTTCATTTTACTCTCACTATTTTATGTTGTCATTTTTTATGATATATAAATTTCCAGCGTTTGGGAGAACGGATGTTTTAAGCCAATACTCACCCATAGTTGCTATTTTTTCAAATAAGTTTTTAGTGCTAAAACTTTTTACTATGTATGAATTAGCATAAGCATCATATGATTTTTGGATATCTTCTTCTTCGCTAGAGTTACTGAACATTATAACTGGAATTACTTTATATTTTTTATCATTTTTTATTTTTTTTAATAGTTCATAACCGCCTATTTTTGGGAGATTTATATCTAGTATTATAAGATCAGGGGTTTTTGCTTCTTTAAATTTATTTTTCTTAAATATGTATTCTAGGGCAGTTTGTCCATTTGAAATGTTAGTTATCTCTAATTTTATATCAGGGATTCTGTGGAGAGCAGTATCTAATAAGGTGAAATCTGGCTCGTTATCTTCTATAGAAAGTATATTAAATGTAGTGTCTGTCATTGTTTATCCTTTATAGACGCAAAAAAAATAGCATTATATATATATATTATGAATTTATTTTCTATTTCCTTTGTGGAAAAGTGAAAAATAATATGGTAAAATAGCGGTATGATTGTAAAAAGAGATTATTTTTGGAGAAAAGTAGATGAAAGATGTTATTTTTGAGAAGTATGGGGCTTATGAGCCACAAATTGAATGTTTAGATATGGGATTTGTAAAACTGTTAGATTGTATGCCAAGAGTATTGAGAGAAGAGGAAGATACTGCTGATTATGCGATAGGAGAAGCAGCCAGGCAAAGTTATAAAAGAGAGACAAAGACAGTAGCAGATGATAAGACACTAATAAGATATTTAATGAGGCATACTCACACAAGCCCATTGGAGATGATAGAGTTTAAGTTCCATTGTAAATTACCTATTTTTGTGGCGAGAGAAATGATACGTCATAGAACTGCTAATGTGAATGAGCTTAGTGGTAGATATTCTGAGATGCCAGAAGAATATTATATTCCAGGGGAGCTTAGAGTACAATCTTTAATAAATACACAAGGCTCTGAAGGATCTATTAGTGAAGGTTCAGTAGAGATGACAAAGGGTTTTATGAGATTACAATCTCAAGATGCTTTTAAATTCTATTATAGACTATTAGAGCAAGGTGTGGCAAGAGAACAGGCAAGAATAGTTTTGCCTCTTTCAACTTATACTGAGTGGTACTGGAAGATTGATTTACACAATTTACTTCATTTCCTTAATTTAAGATGTGATCACCATGCTCAACAGGAGATTAGAGTTTATGCTGATGCTATTCTGGATCTAATTAAGCCTATAGTTCCTTGGACTGTATCAGCCTGGGAAGATTATAGTCCTTATCGCGGTGGAATGATATTAACCAGATTTGAGGTAGAGGCTATAAGGAAAAGGTGCTATAATACTAATACCATCGTTTCGGATATTGAGTCTTCAAATAAATTAGAACAGAGGGAATGGCAAGAAAAGGCTAAAAGACTGGGATTGGATGATAATAGTCATCCATAGTAAAGGCATAGTTATATGAAAATATTAGATTTTTCTAATAGTCGTAGAAGTTTTTTAATGTCCAAAAGAATGCCTGCTAAAGATTATTTTTTCTTTTTAAACGGAGAGAAAATGAATTTTTTTAGAGAAAGGGAATCTCATGTTGAAGATATTAAATATTTTTGTCCAGAAATCCTTAAGAACAAAATAAATACAATGAATGAAATAGAGAGACATTCTGATGCTGATATTTTGTTATTAAACGATATGACAATTATAAATAAAAAACATAGTAATGATATAGTTAATTTTTTAAATAAATTTAAAGGCAAAATAGTTGCTATAGGTTATTCTTGGGATTTTGTTATTGATTGCCCTCAAAATAATAATCAACTAAAAAGAGAAATCGATGCTCTAGCCGTAGCTGGTCCATCTTCTTTATGTAAAGTGCAAGCATTTCCTTATAGCCAATCAGAATTAGATGTTCTGCATAGAGATGTCAACAATGTTTTTGTAAATAAAAATGATGTTATAAAAAAATATAAATTGCCTAGTAATAAAAAATATGTATTAATAACAGTTGCATTTCAGAGAGAACATGAAAATTATCTTAAAGATCTTAGACTATTTGAAAAAAAAATAGTGAAATTCATTAAATATATAAAAAATTATGATAACATTTATACTATATGGAAGATAAAAGAAAAACAAAAAGATTTTGTTAAAATTGTAAAAATTATTTTAAAAAGTCAAAAATTTGATAATTTTTTTGTATTCTCAAATGTTTACGATGACGGGTATGAAAGGTGGCATCGTCGTTTTATTTCTCCAATTAATGAATTATCTTCTGTGATATCTTGTCATATTAATTTATCTTCAATATCTTTTTCACATATAGAAATAGCAGTTGCTGGCATACCAACTTATTCTTTTAATGGAGATAATGTTGAAATGCCTTATAATCCAGAATGTATTAAAGACATGTTTAATACATTTTGGGATAAAAAGTCTATTAGCAATTGTTATGGAAATAAAGATATTTGTATAGATAGGTCTTTAATAATGCCTATTATTGATAGAAATTTTTTCACTGACAACCTAATAAAAAATCTATTGACATTATAGAAATATGTGGTATAATATCTGATATGAGTGATACGTATGGAATAAATGAAGGAATATCTCGTTTTGAGATAATGGATCTCTGGACTGATGAAGAAAGAGAAAAATTAGAGTCAGATAGAGAAGAAAAAAGAGAAAAGTTACAATCAGACAGAGAAGAAGCAGGTTGTTGCGAGTATTGTGGATCTAAAAATAACCCACATTGGGTTCCATCTATGACGAGATATCATTGGGATAAGTACAAAAAATTGGAAGATCCTAACAGAGACTTATTTTATTGTGATGAGTGTGAAGAGTATCATATGGAGTATTGGAATAACATGTGGGAAGAGTATAGTGCTTCGAGGTGGTGAAATGGATAAAATAATAGTTGTACATGATAAAAATTCAGAATATGATGCATCACCGTTTCATGATGTTCCATATGAGAAATTAAATTTTTCTGTTAAAATTAATGCTCATTTGATAGTATATGTTTCTGAACAGAATCAAGAAGTGACTATAATTAAAAATAGATGGGGATCGAATGATGATCCTAAGATAATTAGTTTTTTGAAAATTTTTACGAGATAGAAAATTCTCCTCCGATTGAAGAAGAGATAGAACCAGAAATTCCAGTTAATAGATTTGAGATGATGGATTTTGAATGAGTAAACATAATGAACAATTTAGATTTGATATAATAGATTTTGGAGATGATATAGAAAATGCTTATCAGGCAAAATTAGAGAGAGAAGAGAAAAAGAGAGTAGAGAAAGTTGTTAGATTAGCAACGGATTGTAAACGCAAGGTAGAAGAAAAAGGAGTTTGTGAGGGTTGTGGCGGGAAAGAGAAATTGAGATGGGTTTGTAACGAAGAAGCCTACTTATGTTATGATTGTTATTATAAAGGTATGCGACAGTGGGAAGATCTTTGTTGCTCTCATGGTCGTAGCGCCGAAGATATTCCTGGTTTTATATATGATGATGAATGGGAGTATCTTTGGGAAAAAGAGCAAAAAAAAACTTAAAAAGAGTTAAGTATACTTGACGCATTTGAAGTATTTGAAAAGGATCTAGGAATATGAGTAAAATAGAAGAAATAGAAAAAGAGAATGTAGCTTTAAGAGGATGTATAGATTCTGCTTTAATGACATTAGCAGATTATGATGGATACAGAGAAGCAGAAGGTTTGATGGGACTTATAGATGATGTTGTTGAGACTTTACAATCTGGTTGTTCAAATAGAATAGTAGATTTTGAGAGCAGGAAAGTTTGTCCTTTGTGTTTTCAAAGATTAAAGAAAGAAGAGTAAAATGTTACTTACAAGAGAACAATTTAGAAATGGAGTACTTGAGAGAGATAACAATCAGTGTGTTATCTGCGGAAGCTCTACAGATCTTGTGGCACATCACATTATGGAGAGAAGATTATTTGAAGATGGTGGATACTACATTTCAAATGGTAGCACACTCTGCGAAGAACATCATATTCTTGCTGAGCAAACTGTTTTGTCTTGTGAAGAGATTAGAGAAGCAGCAGGAATTACAGATATTGTTTTACCTCCTCATCTGTATCAAGATACTAAGTATGAAAAATGGAGTAACATCATACTCTCTGATGGTCGTAGGTTAAAAGGTGAGTTGTTCTTTGATGAGTCTGTTCAGAAGATACTTAAAGCAGGCGATGTATTAAAGCATTTTTGCAAATATGTCAAATATCCAAGAACCTGGCATCTCTCACACAGTCATAAGGTTCATCGTAATGATATGCAGTTAGATTCTAATAAACAGTTTAATGGCAAGAAAGTAGTAGTCACTATTAAGATGGATGGTGAAAACACCACAATGTATAATAACTATCTTCATGCTCGTTCAGTTGATAGTGCTAATCACCCTACAAGAGGTTGGGTTAAAAGAATACATGCTGAGATGGGATGGAATATTCCTGAAGGTTGGAGAGTCTGTGCTGAGAATATGTATGCTAAACACACTGTTGAATATGAGAACCTTGAATCTTATCTTCTTGTTTTTTCTATATGGAATGAAAAGAATGAGTGTTTGTCATGGGATGATACTATTGAATGGGCAGAACTGTTAGAACTTTCTATGACTCCTGTTCTTTATGTGGGAGAATGGGATGAAAAAAAGATTCATTCTTTATGCCCAAAAGAATATAATGGAGATAAAGTTGAAGGATATGTGGTCCGTTTATTTGAATCTTTTACATATGGGGATTTCAGAAAATCAGTAGCCAAATATGTGAAGCCAGAATTTGCAGATCAACTCGGAACTGGGAGCAGCCACTGGAAGTATAAAAAGATAATTCCCAACAAATTACAAAAGAAAGTTGTTGAAAAGTGATTAAAGCTATGTTAGAATTAGAGCTAGTGTATCCTTATAACAGGTCAATGGGTACTTTAGCTGACTTTTGTGGTTTATGGGATTGTGGCATACTTGGTGGCGGGACTAATAGTGTAAAAGCTTTAATATCCATGCCTTCTTTTCATTTTAAAAAGATATTTGGTACAAATCCAAGAGTTGGAAATTATGGTATCCCTAGTGGAATGGAAAAATTTATAGCAGGTGTGAAAGTTAAAGAAATAATAACAATTTAAGAGAGAAAGAAATGATTAAGATTAAAGATCCAAAAAGAATTATTACAGCAAAGAGAAAAAAGAACATAATCTGTTGGCTCGATTTGGATGGCGTAATTTGCTATTGGTTAAAATCAGCTGCAAACACTCTGGGAATAGATTTGAGAAGGTCTGATATTAGACAACAGCTTAAAGATGGAAAGAGAATGGAAAGTTTTGTAGGTGGTGATTCTAAAATGTGGACTAAGATTGATGCTGAAGGCGAAGCCTGGTGGGAAAATATAGAAAAACTTCCTTGGGCTGATGACTTAATTAATCTTCTTAAGAAAGAAACAAAAGATTTATCATTTCTAAGTTCTCCTTCTAATAGTCCTACTTGTTATTCCGGAAAAATAAAATGGGTACAAAAGAATTACCCAAAGATGGATAGAGATGTATTTATTGGATGTAAAAAATATAGATGTGCTAGTTCTGATTCTCTTCTTATTGATGATACCGCAAAAGAGTGTAAGAAGTTTAGAGAAAATGGTGGGCATGTTTTTGAGTGGCCTAATGTTCTATCTATTATTGATGGAGAAATTAAGATAGAAGATGTATTAAGTGATTTGGCTAATGAAATAAATAAAATAAGATTATAAGGGATGGATTTATGAAGTATGTATTAGCTGGAAAATCAGAAACTTTTAATTTGTATTGTCATATAAATAAACAGCAACCTGATAAAGATGTAATATATGCGAAAACAGAGAAAATATTTAATGACACAACTGACATTGATACGATAGTATTATTGTCTGGATGGTGGGGAAAAAGTTGGGCTAAAAAGGCTCTTAAAGGTATTCTTGAAGTATATCCTTGTATAGATATAGAGTATTTGGATGGGCAATTTGGAGAGAAAGAGAGAGAGGGTATTTCTGCTCAGAAGAGTACACTTACCCGATTTGATTTAATAGATTTGGAGTAAAAGTAGTGAAGAAATAGTTATGATAGCTGCTGAGGAGAATAGTGATGAAAAGTAAATTGATTGAGTTGACAGATGAGAATTTTGAGGAAGAAGTTATAAATAGTTCCATTCCTGTAATGGTAGATTTTTATGCCGATTGGTGTGGGCCTTGCAGATCTATGACTCCAGCATTAGAAGATTTATCTGGGGAGATGGAAGGTAGTTTAAAGATTGGTAAAGTTAATATAGAAACAACATCTTTAGCTACAAAATATTCTGTTTCTAGCATTCCCTCCCTTTTTATGTTTAAAAATGGAGAGATAACAGAGAGAAAAACAGGACTACAAAACAAAAAGGCATTGATTAAGTTGGCATCTGGGGAGAATAACGATGAGTAGTTCCGAAGATAAATTTATTGAAGTTTGCAGAGTGAAGATGGCAGCAGAACTTGAGATGCCACCTGATAACATTGATATGGTATCTATAATATCTTGTTGTAAAAGAGCAATTATAGAGGAATGTGGTAGAGATGATCAAAAAGGAATTATCATTAATCCACTAACGGAAGAGGAGAAAAAAGCTGTTTTTAGTGAATATGGCCCTATTGCTATCAGCAAGATATTTGCTAAGGAAGAGCCTTTTTGTGAGTGGGCTGATAAATTTGAAGAAGATTATGTAAGAATATTCTTGGAAAAAATAAATAAAAGAGAAGATTAAATAAATTGTTCTTCTCCATTTTCATCTATATAGAGTAATAATTTTCCAGCAGATGAGTCGAACCATCCTTTTATAGATATTAATCCAGAATGATGGCTTCTGTGACACTTAGTACAGATACAGACACAATTAGAGTTATTATATTTTCCACCTGCAAAAATTCTATGAACATCGAGGAGTTCATATTTTTCTTCCCCGCAAATGCGACAAGATCTATGTCTTCTTTTGAAGGCTTTTTTGCTAACAAATGGAGTTTTAAAATTTTTCATTTTGTACTTTCAAAGTGAAAGATAATTATGTATAATTATCGTAATAAATGTTATTTTTTAATTAGGAGAACTTAGTATGATGAATTACAATCGGGTTATGTTGATGGGCAGACTCACTGCCAATCCAATTCTCAGGGTTTTTGATGACGGTAATAAAGTTGTGAACTTTTCTATCGCTACTAATAGAACTTGGAAGGGTGCTGATAACCAAAGAAGAGAAGAAACGTGTTTTGTGGCTTGCAAGGCTTTTGGAACAAGAGCACAGGCAATTAACGACTATTTCTCAAAGGGAAGACCTTTATTTATTGAGGGTCATCTTTACCAGGAAAAGTGGGTAAATAAGGATACTCAAAAAAATATGACTAAGTTGCGTGTAGTAGTCGATAATTTTGAATTTCTTGATAAGAAGAGTTCAACAGAAGATGGAATTCCAGCATCTGCTGGTAATTCGTTTATGTCTGGTTCCGCAGATGATTTTGATGCTGTTGTAGATGATGCTGTTACTACAGAAGTTACTTCTACTAACAAAGATGTTGCTGACAGGAGTTAATTGTGATAAAGCTCAAAAGTATTAAATTACGCAACTATTGTGGTTATAGAGATTTTGAGCTTGATTTGTCTGAGGGAGATGGAGTGAAAAAGTGGCAGATGTTCTACGGTCCTAATGGTAGTTTTAAATCTACTTTTTTAAGGGCTGTAGAACTGTTGTCATCTCCTAGGATGATTCTGGGTAGAGTTAGTGCTAAGTTGTTTTTACGCAGATTAACTTATCATTCTAATTATCAGCCTAGTTATATCGGCTTTGATAAATTAAGAACAAATTTGTATATGGAAGCTACTTTTTTAACTGATGATGGTGATAAAAGAATAGTGTTGGAAAATAATTGGGATGATAAAGTTGGGTTGACCACAAATGAGTTGCCATTAGATATAATATCGGCTGCTTCTTTTATCGATGCAGATAATCCTAATAATATGTATAGTTTTCAGATACGTGATACCAATGAAGAAAGTTTTTTGGATATGGCGGAATCTGTTTACAATCTAAAATGTTATTTACCTGAAGAGTCATTAGTGAAAGAAAAAGATATATCTAATGGAAAAGATATTTTGCTTTATACAGATTTTGTTATTATTAAATATGGAGATACATTGGTCCATTATAAGAGTTTTTCTGATGGAGAGAAGAAAATAGCAACTCTTCTTTCTGCTCTTTTTAGAAGAAGTAGAGAAGCCGATATTTTGCTTATTGATAATATTGCGCAACATATATATTTTAAGAGGCATATGGATCTTATATCTAAAATAGATAGGTTTTTTCCATCGACTCAAATTTTAGCTACTACACATTCTTCGACGATAATAAGTGGGATGAATGAAAAATATCTGGTAGATATGGAAAAAAATATTTTATAAATTTTTATGGAGGAAATGGAGGAAATGGAGGAAATGGAGGAAATGGAGGAAATGGAGGAAATGGAGGAGCATCAGAATGTGCTGCTGATTTTGAAACTTTGATAAGATTCGTGGAAAGACAAAAAGATGAGTAAAATTAAGAATGTAAATTAAAAATTAATATAGGAGAAAAAAAATGACAGCTACAGAAACAAGATTAAAAAACACAAGAATGAAATTGGATATTGAAGAAGCAAAAATAAGAGGTAAAAGAGCTAAGCTTGAATTGGATAAAGTAAAAGCTGAAATTGAAAAGATTAAAGCAGATACAGAGAGAAGCAAATTAGATTCTTTAAAAATGGAAATGGCAAAAGAAAAAATGGAATTGGAAACAGAATTTATGAGACTTCAGATTCAGAAACTGGAGGCAGAAGTTGATAAATAAGAAGAGTTTGCCTTATGGGTGGTCCATGTTCAGGATTCATGTTAAAGTATTTGATTTTTAGGGAGGTATAGGATATAAGAAAATTAGTGATATAAGGATAGCACGATCAGTATTGACAGATACAATTTATGCTGGATTTATTGATAAAGATGGAGAATCGTGGATTGATAAAGTAGATGTTACGAAAGATTTTTGGAAAGCTGTAATAGAGACATTTGTTGATGATTCCAGAATAATAACTTCTTCGAATGAAGAAAAATTTGAAGTAATCGTTAGAAAAGTGAAATAAATTAATTTTTTAGTAGTTGTATGAAGGGAAGATATAGAATATAAGTTATAATGATATTTTTAATAGGAGAATATTATGATTTATAGTAGAATATGCCCTCAGTGTAAAAAAGAAATAAAATATAAACACAAGGGGACTTGGAAGAGATTAGAGAAAAAGGGGTCTTTTTGTTTTAATTGTACTCGTAAAAATTTATGTAAGACAGATGAACAAAAAAAACAGATGGCTTCTCATTTTGGAGAACCTCGTAGAGGAAGGGATAATCCTTTTTATGGGAAAAAGCATTCTGATAAAACTAAGGCTATTTTAGCGAAAAAGTGCAGGAGGGTCGGGAAAGAGTGCGGGATGTATGGTAGATCTTTTTATGATATTTGGTTGGAAAAATATGGTAAAAAAGAAGCTAATAAAAAGATGGTTGAATTTAAAAAGAAACAGTCAATACTTCATTCTGGTAAAAATAATCCTATGTATGGCAAACCTTCTCCTCAAGGATCTGGGAACGGTTGGAGTGGATGGTATAAAGGATGGTACTTTAGGAGTTTGAGAGAATTATCTTATGTCATAAATTATTTAGAAAAGAATAATTTAGAATGGATATCTGCTGAGAAGAAAAAGTTTTCAATACCATACAAAGATTATGATGGAACAGAGAGAACTTACCGTCCTGATTTTTTTGTTGAAAATAGCATATTAGTAGAAATTAAACCCAACAGATTAAAAAAAGCTGTAACAAATAATTTAAAAAAAGCGGCAGCAGAAAAATTTTGTAAAAAAAATAATTATAAATATGAAGTGGTAGAACCTAAGAGAATGAAAGATAAGCAAATAGCCGATTTGTATAAGAAAAAGAAGATAAAATTTTTAGATAGATATGAGAAAAAATTTAAAGAAAGATATTTAAATGAGTAAGAGGATAAGACGCATAAATTTAATTTCTGGTCCTGGAAGTGGAAAAAGTATTACTGCTACTAACATAAGAGCACAACTTGGTTTTAGAGGTTATGACATTGAGCTTGTTAATGAGGTGATTAAGGATTGGACATATATTCCGAGAATACCTACTAGTTGTGATGGTTTTTTTCTTCAGGCTTCTCAAGTAGAAAAAGAAGATATAAGATTGAGGGCGGGAGTCGAACTCATTGTTAGCGACTCCCCTTTGATGCTCCAATATTTCTATGCTAAATGGCATAATGCTCCGTTACAAAAGCCTATGCTTCAAGCAGCTTTAGAGTTTGAGAAAATGTATCCTTCTATCCATATTTCTATGCAGCGTAATGATGAATTTTATTCAGAAGTAGGAAGATATGAAAAATTAGAAGAAGCTAAAGAGATTGATAAAGCTATTGAACAGGTTTTATTTAATAATGGTATAGACTATATTCCTTTTTCGTGCCTAGATCAAGATGGACTTATCAATGCTATAGTTTCAATAATAGGAGATAAAAATGTTGTTTGATGAATTTGGAATAGATGAGTTGGGAAGACTGAGAAAAGAGACAGCATTTATGGAGATTTGTTTTGTATTAAGTAAATTATCAATGGATAACTCTTCAAAGTGTGGTTGTCTCGCAGTGCATGATGATGGAGCATTATTATCAGGAGGATATAACAATCCTGTTAGAGGATCTGATGATAAGAATGTACCAATAGATGTGAGACCTGACAAATATTATTTCATGGAACATTCTGAAAGAAATGCAGTGTATAATGCAAGTAGACATGGTATTAAATTATTTGGTTGTACATTTTATGTTACTGGATTTCCATGTGTGGATTGTTTGAGAGCAATGTTGCAATCAGGAGCAAAAAAGATTATATATGGTCCGAATCAAACCAGGATGTCTTTACCTATAGATGTATATGCTCAGATGCTTAAAAATCAACCTGTTGTTATAGAGAGATTCAAACATGATAAAGAGTTGTATAAACAACAACCAAAAATCGAAGAAGAAATGAATAAAAAACTTCGAAATGGTATTGAAGATATTAACTTTGAATGGAATGTTAGAGAAGATGGTTAGGCATAGAAATAAATAAAGGATTTTATACCATTTATTTTTAATATAAAAGTTAATAATTAACCTAAAAATGAGATTTGCTCAGGAATGGCCTGGGCAAATTTTTTCTATTTACAATGTGCCATCATTGAAAGAAAAAAATATGAGTATTCTAAAAAAGTTTTTTGTGTTCCGTTGGTTATATAATTTGAAAGTAGCTCGTAATGAAAAAAAACAAAGAGAGAGAATACGATATTCTGAAAAAAGGTGGGAAATGAAATTAAGAGGATTAAAAAGGTAATATATGGAACATAAAGTAAAGAGAATTATTAAATATAAAGAGCAACTATGGAAGATATAAATATCAAATCATTATTACAAGGTGGAATTCGTAAAGATCCAGAAGATGATAGAGATTTTATTTTTACAACACCACATATTCCTGATCATACTGTCTTGGGAAGTGCTGATTCTATTCCATTAAAAATAGATCATTCTAATAAGATGGGTTCGGTTAAGTTTCAAGGTGCGTTAGGATGCCATGATATTAGAACAGAAATACTTACAGAAAAAGGTTGGAAACTATTTAAAGATTTGGATAAAGAAGAAAAAGTAGCTACCGTTAATCCTAATACCCATGAAATTGAATATCAAGAGCCAATTAATTATTTAGAATATGATTATGAAGGAGATATGTATTATTTTCACCATAAAAGTGGATTAGATGCTATGGTTACTCCTAATCATAAGATGTATGTCAAGAAATGGGATAATAAAAATATGACATTAAAAGAAGAATTTGAATTCATTGAAGCACAAAATATGGGTTGGTATTCTGGATTGTTGACAAAAATTGATTGGGATGGGATCTCTCCCAAAACAATGAAAATGCCAGATGTTGAGATAGGACAAAGAAATGGAAGCAAAAAACAATCTATAAGAATAGGTAAAGAAATTGATACTACTAATTTCATTACATTTTTGGGATTATATTTAGCAGAGGGCTGTTGTTATCGTCCTGAGGGTAGTGGATCTTACAGAATTGAGATCGCCGCTAGTGACAATAATGATAGGAAAAATGAAGTTATTGAAATTATTGATGATTTGCCGTATAAATATACTATTTATCATGATAGGATAACAATATGGAATAAATCTTTATATACATTTCTTAAGCCTTTTGGGAATGTTTATACTAAGTCAGTACCAAGATTTGTTATGGATTTGAATAAAAAGGATATCGCTGCATTTATGTATGGTTATTATTTAGGAGATGGATCTTTTCATGATAATGGGGCAAGGACAGGGTATTCGGTATCTGAACATTTAATTGATGATCTTCAAGAACTATCTTTGAAAATAGGGGTATATAGTAGGAAAAAAAGTAGATCACCTAGAATTGCATATATTAAAGGTAGAAAAATTTTTGGTAAAGAAAGTTATGAACTTCATGAAAGACAAATAGATACGAAGTTGTCGATAGATAGAAATAAATATTCATCCAAAGTTCCATATAATAATAAAGTATATTGTGTAGAAGTCCCTAATCACATACTTATTACTAGAAGGGGTGGTTGTATTCTAATTTCTGGCAATTCGTGCGTAGCGTTTGCAGCTTGTGCTTTAAAAGAGTGGCAAGAAACAATAGAACATGAAAAGGAAGTTTTGGCAGGGAAAAAAGATCATAGAGAAGGTAAAGAATATAATTTGTCTGAACAGTGGATTTATTGGAATTGTAAAAAAATAGATCCATGGCCTAATTCTGAAGGAACAAATCTGAGATCAGCTATGAGAGTATTAAATAAGATTGGAGTTCCTACCGAACAAGCTTGGGGTTACACTGATGATAAGGTGAACATTGGTGAACCTGAAAGCTGGGCATATATGATAGCAAGGTGGAATTTAATAGGGTCTTATTGGAGAATATCAGGATTAGATCAAATTAAAAAAGCATTGATCGAGAGTCCTATTATTATTGGGATGGCTTGTTTTAGAGAAATGTATGGTAATTTAGAACATGGTTTAATACCTTATCCTGCTAATCCTGGAGAAGTAATGTCTCATCATGCTGTTTGTGTTGTTGGTTATGATGAAGAGAAAAAACTCTTAAAATTTAAAAATAGTTGGTCTAAGTTCTGGGGAGATGTTGGTTATGGATATATACCTTATGATTATGTAAGAGATTTTGTATGGGATGCGTGGATTGCTAGAGATATTAGTGTAACTCATGAAATGCTTGAAGGTACTAGATTATTGGTAGGTGCAGATGTACCAACAGTAATAGAGATAGCTGAGACACCACTTATACAAAAAGATACAGAAGAGAATTTTTCTTTTGTAGGATTTAAGTATCCTTCTCTTTTAGATACTTTTTCTATTATTAAAGATATTTTTGGAGTTCCAGAAATAGAGATATTTAGAGCTTCTAAAAAGGTGGGAGTTAAATTAGAAGATTCTTCATCTATTAACTTATTCTGTAAAAAATATTTTGCTGAGTTTAGAAAAGAATCTGTAAAGAAATATGGATTTGAAGTCGATGTTATTAAAGTGGATGATGAATATCCAATTATTGGTATTTGTTTGTGTGAAAAAGAAATTAGTGATAAATTTGATGAAAATCAGATAAAGATAGAAGATGTAATGAAAAAAGTGGTTGGCATGAGAGATATATTGGCTCTTGGCAAAGATATAATAATTTACAATGGTGTGAGAAAATATTAAAAAAAGTGTTGATATTTGTATTTTTTCTGCTATAATACGATAGTTCTTATAAAATTAAATAGGGGACGACAGGATTGACTGGATAGGTAGAAAATTGAATTGCATGTCAGAGATGGTAGTTGGCTCTGTAAAAAATCTACTAAAAAGTTTAATTGCAAACAGTTACGCAATGGCTGCTTAAGCAGCAGGAGGGTGGCATAGCCTACCTTCCACCGATGTCTGTAAGGGAGTTTCCTGCTGGAACTTACAGGCTAATTTAGGCAGGATAGCCGAGAAACATTTTCTCATGGTGTGATTGGCGACAAGTCCCGATAAGGGGATGAGATAGCGAAAGTTAGGGTTAGTCCGTTGTTCCTAACATAGTGAAAAAAAAACAACGGACTATACATGTAGATGTTTGATTTGAAATATCACAGGACGAGGCTTCAATGCCTCCGTCTCCATTATGATGAAGTTTTTTTAAGGATGTAATAATGAGTAGAGTAGGATTATTAGTAATATTGTTTTTGACTTCTTTTCTCTTTTGTGGTTGTGATAAACCAGAACCAAGACCAAGACCGAAATTCGGTAAAGGTCAAAAAGTTATTCATAGAGCTACAAGTAAAGAGTGTTATGTAATTAACTCTACTTATGATTATACCGAATCAGTTGGATGGACTTGTGCTGTATATTCTTATATGACATAAGAAGAGATTGAGACATTGGAAAAGTCTGTTACTGGTATTACTAAAAAATGTAATGTTGAAGCTGGACAAATACAATTGTGTGAACATGTTTATAAAAGTATGTTAGAACCTACAGAAGATGATTATAGAAAGGATTAAAAATGAAAGCATATGGACGTAAAAATCCTATAAGGGATGGAGCAAGGAAGAATAGAAAACATTCTCGTAGAGGGAATGTTTGTTCTGTATGTAATAACACTAAAATTAGTAAAGGAAGTGCTAGGCAGAAAATGAAAAATATATTAGCAAATGGAGATATCGATTTCCTGTGATTTACTAACTAATTTATAGGAGACTGATAATGAGTAGAACGTATCGAAGAGATGCAGTTGTATTAGACTGTAATTGTGGCGCACCTGTAGGATCTCATTGGAGATTTTTTTGGAGACCAGGATCTATTACTCCTAATAGGGAAATAGATATAGAACTTAGAAGATCTCGTAGTAGAGGATTACCACCAGATAGAATGTGTCATTGTTGGACTAATAAACAATATGATTTTTATTCTAAAAGAAATTACAAGAGAGATCATAAATCTTGGCGTAAATGTAACAGAACTTGGAAAAAGATTTATCAAAAGAAACGTAGAGCCAGGATTAGAGCAGCAATGAGTCATAAGGATTATGAGAATATTCCTAAATTCAGAAAGGAAAATGACTGGAATTGGATTTAATTTTCACCCTTCTCTAGTCCCCTGCCTCTCATCTCTTGTAGATGGGAGGCATTTTTTATTTATAAATTTTATGTTTTTTAGTTGAAAGTGATTATTTTTTATGGTATAATATCGTTATGAAAGATGGAATAAAAAATGAAGAAGTTCTTTCAGAAGAACAACAAAAACTCATATCTAAAAATATGGGACTTTTAGATGCTTTTTACAAGACTGAGATAGGAAAAGGGTATATCCCTGATCAAAAAAAAGATGATTTTTTCAGTAATCTTCAACAGAGATTTTGTAATGCTGCTCTTAAATATAATGAAGATGCTGGGTTTAAGTTTAGTACTTTTGCTTATGGTAGTTTTATTTTTTGTGCAGCAGAAATGAAAAAAAAGCTTTTCAGAGACAGAAAAGTTTTTACTGGTAATGATAAGAAATTTGTTTCATATGGAAAAAAATCTGTTTGGAATTCTATAAATGGATGGGATGTTGATTCTGTTATCAATTATGAAAAGGTAGTTAATCTTGTAAATAAAGTTCCTTTATCTGAAAAAGAAAGAACAGTAATTAATTTTTATTATTTTGAGGGTCTTACTCTTTTAGAAACAGGAAAAAAATTGGGACTCTCCAGACAAAGAATAAAACAAATAACATTAGAAGCTATTTATAAAATTAAGAGATTTGCTGATAGAAGAGATTATAGAATAGGAGATTTTGTTAAGTATGGTGAAGGGTTTGTAAATGGCTAGACCTTATGGAGGACACTATTTAACAGAAGAGCAGAAGAAATTAGCAGGAGATAATCTCCCTCTTGTCTGGTGGTTCATAAGTAAGTATGCATTGACAAAAGGAGTTATTCAAGTTCATGAAATAGATGAATGTTCTGGTTATTTGATTTGGCATCTGTGTATGTCTGCTGAAGCTTATGATCCTGATAGAGGCGTTAAATTTAGTAGCTATGCTGTGAAAGGAATGTGGAGCGGATTACATATTTATTTAAATCTTAGAAATAAGCGTATTAATAGATTTATATCAACTGACTGGACTATGCAGGGCAATGACGGAGCCATGTCTAATGAACCAGAATATAAGTCTAAAGCAGAGAGGACCATTAAGTGGAAAGATATTAAATCTTTATTTGATATCATAACCATGAGTCCATTAGAAGAGCAAATTGTTTTCTTCACTTATGAGAAAAAATATTCTGCTAAACGGGTAGGAGACATTGTAGGTTTAACAGGAGAACGTATCAGACAGCTTAAAGTAATAATAATTGATAAAATAAAAATTGCTGTTAAGGAAAATAATGTTTCGATAGAAGATTTTATTATGGATGATAAGGAATAGTATGGTTAAAGGAAGTCCATTAATACATAAAGGTGTTAAAACAAAAATTGATACTATAGGAGAATTGATATATTCTTATAGGATAGCAAAGGGATTAACTCAGGTAGATTTAGGAAAAGCTATAGGAACATATATAAGAGTATATAAATTTGAAGAGTTTAGTCCAATGATACTTAAATATGAAAAAGGGTATGCCTTGCCAGGTTGTCACAATATTTATATGTTATCAGAAGTTCTTGGCATAGAAAAAGAACCTTTTTTTAATATGGTTCTTAAAGAACATTATAATAGATTTATCGAAAAACATCATGAGAAATTTTTTCAAGTTATTAGGATGATGGAAAAGGGAAAAGAGCTATCATCTATTGATACACTATGTAGATATGTTTTCTGCCATGAAGGAAAATTGAAACATAATTTTTCTAAATCTTCTAAGATATTAAAAAATGCTTTTTGGAAAAAAAAGATTACTGATAAGATTACTTATAAGTCAATGGCTATTGAATTGAATAGTCGTGATGGGACGCGATATTATGATTACCGCGATCTTTGTAATATAATGCATGGCAGAAGATTACTTAGTTTAAGAGTCTTATTTGAAATATGCGATTATTTAGAAATAGAATCATTTAAATTACATAAAACAATAGTAGAAGAAAGAGCATTTGCTCATGCGGTAAATATGATGGAACAATGGGAAATTTGTAAACAAGAAAGAAAAAATAATGGATAAAAAAATTACAATAATAAAAAAATTAACAGATTTCAAGTGGATTAATTTATTTAATGTGAAGTATACCAACGCTAAAGGTAATTTAGTAGATTGGGTCTTTGCTTCTCGAAAAAAAGATCCACTGGATTATGATGGTGTTGATGCTGTAGTTATTGTGCCATTAATAGATACTCCTGAAGGCAGAAAAGTAGTTATTATTAAGGAGTATAGAGTTGCGATAAGTGGTTATGAATATGGGTTTCCAGCAGGATTGGTGGAGGATGGATTCAGTGTTGAAGAAACAGCAAGAAAAGAGTTGAGAGAGGAAACTGGATTTGTGATAAGAGATCTTATTAGTAGAACTAATAAGATATATACTTCTCCTGGTCTTAGCGATGAATCTTGTGTTATAGTTTTTGCAGAAGTAGTAGGAAATTTTAGTACAGATTATCAGGAAGCTACTGAAGATATAGAATCTATGTTAATGGGAGTTGAAGAAGTAAGAGATCTCCTTGATGATCCTGATAAGAAGATAGGATCTAAAGCTTGGGGAGTTCTTTACTATTATTCTCAAATAGGAGAGATTAAATAATGCCTCATTATAATAAGGTTATATTATATTTTCTATCCAGATGAATTGTGCTATTTTGATAGAGCCAATTCGTGAGTTTGTGGCATTGTTTATTGCCACCAATAGTTAATCCTTTAGCTTTGCCTTTATTTTGAAGTTTTTTATATTTTATATTTAGTTCTTTGAAAAATAAATACTGTAGAGAATTAAGAAATTTTTCTGTTCCGACAATAGTGATTTGAAGGTTTCTGCGATTTCCATTTTTTCGGTAGCATATACAGCCATCTCCATCGATATAACCTCTGATAAAGTGATGTTGAAGATTATAATCTATATTGGGGAATTTTAGGGTGAGGCTTTTTCTTGGAGTGCAACCTAATTTTATGAGATCGTTGCATAGTTTATTAGAATAATATCTTACATAAACTGAGTCCTCTGTGTTCCCATAATGTAAATTTAGTTTAGATTTTATATGATTTTGAAATTTTTTAAGATGTTGGTCATCTTTAGTTGCTAATTTGATATTCAATGACATTGAGCCAGCGGTTGTGTCGCATATGGAACCATCTGCGAAAATAAAACCTAACCAGTATGCTTTTTTTTGAGTATTTATTTTTTCGAAAAAATTATGATTAAATTTTAGTAAATATCTATTTATTCCTTCTTCTTTAAGTATTTTATGGATAATACCTCGATTGATTTGAAGTTGGGAGGCTATCTCAATAATAGTTTTGTTTATTTCTTTTTTACATATGGATATAATTTTTTGTTTTTCTACCGTTTTTATAATTTTTGTTTCTATAAAAAAAGAGTAAAATCTAATTTCTAAATCCGACTAAAGAAACCGATAATACTCTCATAATATTATTTATATGTTAGAATGCTTTACTGTCGGATTTAAGCGTTCTGATATATTAATATTTCGAGATTATTTGATAAAACCTTTTAAAAATTAAAAAATATTTTAGGAGATAGAAAAATCCCTCATTATGATTACAAATGCTTAGGTTGTGGATATAAATTTGAAAAATTTCAAAGTATGAGTAGTGGTTCACTGAGAAAATGTCCAGAATGTAAAGAACTCAAGTTAAAAAGACTTATAGGTGCTGGTGGAGGAATTATTTTTAAGGGTCCAGGGTTCTATGCTACTGACTATGCTGAAAAGAAACCAGAGAAGAAGGTGGAGAAACCAAAATTTAAGAAGGGACCAGCTTAGAAACTAATTGAAAAATAAATGGAGGTAATTATGTGTTGGGAAGATGATAGAGATCCATTAATGAAAAGTCAAATGAAACAGAAAGATGTAGAAATAACTAATTTGAAGAAAAAGATTGAAGATCTTAAAAAAGAATTAGATGGTGCATGGTATACAATAAGAGCAATGGAAAGAGAACGAGAATGAAATTTCCCTGGGATAAATATGAAGAGGTAGAAACAACAAAGAGAAATACTCTACAAATCTTCCTCACAAATAAATGTAACTTAAAGTGTGATGGTTGTTTCGCAAGGAATGTAATAAGTGGAGATGATAAACATATCTCTATAGAAGAGTATCATAGTGTCATATGTGATTTTATCGATAAGGGAGGGGAGAAAATTAATATGTTGGGTGGGGAGCCATTACTCCATCCAGAGCTTAAAAGACTGTTAAAACTCAATAAAACAAGAGGATTAAAATCTACTGTTTATACAAATGGCACATATCTTGAGAGATATGAGGAAAGAAATTTTTATGGTGCTAAGGTAAGAGTATCTGTTTATAACGTTAGTGAGGGTAAATACAAAAGCATTTTGGATCTACCTATTGTGAAATATCCTATTGAATTTTGTTATATGGTGTCTAAAGAAACTGAAGTTGTTGAATTATTAAGAGCAGCTGAGTATATAAGCAATAACTATAATTGTCATACCTTTTTCATATCAAGTATCAGAGAATTAGATAATGATAGAAAAGAGTTTTTTGATGATACTAATATGACGATGCCTTTGATTGAGTATAAAGAATTGGTTCACAATTTTTTGAATGAGTATGATGGAGATATGGAAATTCATATTTCTAAAAGAGGAGTATTTGAGAGCACTAAAAACATAGCCGTGAATAAGTGTAAATTTGTAAATTATTTTATTGGCGGAAAAATAATTCAATGTCCTTATGATATAGTTAATGAAAAATATCAATCAGATTATGAGCTTGGTGAGAGAAACTGTCAACAAAATAATACTTGTTTAATGAGTAAAATAATAGTAAAGAGGAAAATAGTTTAAGGAGTGTAAAATGAAATTGTTATTTGTAGTATTGATTAGCATGTTATTCTGCGTATCTCTTAATGCGGCAGATATTGAACTAAGTGATATTAGTGGTGGTTCTGAGGAATTATTCAATTTTAGAAAGGTAGATGAAGGAGAAAGATTCTCTTTTACGCTTCGGCACAGTACAGGAGAAGTATTTGCTAAGAATATGCCTTTTGGAGCAAGGTTAACGAGTGTAGGGGAAGGAACCTGGGAATTTGATTGGATACCTGCTGATGAACAGAGTGGAGAGTATACTATTGGATTCTATACCCACGATTCAAATAATTTAGTTTATAAAAACGTTAGAGTGCTGGTTGCTGATACTAAATTTATGATCACAGCACAGGAAGAATTCTCTTATCTGTTTACAGCAACTGATCCAGATGAAGATGATGTTGAGCTAACTATTACTAATCTTCCAACTGGAGCTATATTTGTTGGGAGTCGTTTTAATCCTAAGATATTTTCTTGGACTCCCACTGAAGATCAGGTAGGTATTCATACTATGACATTAATAGCTACAGATAATCCTTCAAGTGGGACTCCTAAACAGGATGTTAGTATAATAGAAATGAATGTTACGTTGCTTTCAAAAGCCTCTATGCCGTTTGATTTTAATAGAGATGGGATAATTAATATGATAGATTATGCGATTTTCTCTGAGCATTGGTTAAGGGGTAGTATTAGATCTGATGCTGTGGTTCCTATTACTATTGTGCCAACTGTTAGCGTAGTCACTACTGAATTAACTGAGGAAGAGAAACTAAATGCTGTGGTTGTGTATAAAGTAGCGTCTGGAACAGAGTATCATAAAGTAGATTGTATCTATTCAGTAGGTCGTTCAATACGAGGTACGATAGGAGAGTATAAGGCAGATGGATTGGAACCTTGTACTCGTTGTCAGCCAGATGATGTTAATTATGTGTTTTATTCTAAAAAATCAATAGGTGAAATTCTAAGAGATGCTTTACCTGGAGTTGAGTGATATTATGCCTATACCACAATATTTAAGAGGTCTGGTTGATACTGATTTGTTAGTAGTAACTAATAATTTGTTTCGTTATATAAATGCAGAATTACGCGATCATGCAGCTGATTTTGTTGTGTATGGAGAAATATCGGTAGATATCCGAGAGATGGATAATCATGAAGGATATTTTGATTTAGATTTTTTGAGAGGAAAATTTGGGATATTGAATCTAATGAAGAAGATTATGGTTTAGTATTTACGGAAAAAGGGAAAAATAAGGTAATAGCAAGTGATGATGATGACAGTATAACAAGAAGTGAATTAATAGATTTAGAGGAATAAATGGAAAGTATGTTTTCAGATATAAAAGTATTAGTTGTTGGGGATGTTGCTCTTGATAGTTATATCTATGGAGATACAGATAGAATTTCTGGTGAAGCTCCTGTGGTGATTGTTGATATAAATAAAAGAGTTAATTCTCCTGGCTGTGCTGCTAATGTTGCTGTTAATATTGCCAATTTAGGAGCTAAGTGTTCTTTGATAGGGAGAATTGGTTATGACTCAAATGGCACTACACTTTCTCAACTAATTTGGAATCAAGGTATTAATTTTCAACCTATAAAAACACTTGGTAGTCCAACGATAACTAAGACAAGAGTGATATCTAAACATCAACAGTTATTGAGATTTGATGAAGAAGATATAATCTCTGTAGATGATGTTAATGAAATATTGTTGTGTAAGGAGATCGAAAGGGTTGCCAGAGATTGTGATATTATTATTATTTCTGATTATGGAAAAGGATTTTGCTCAGATGATATATGTAAAACAACTATAAGAGTAGCAAAAGAGAATAGAATAAAAGTTCTGGTAGATCCAAAAGGGATACAGTGGGAAAAATACAAAGGTGCTTATTTGATTTCTCCAAATGTAAAAGAATTAGCACAGATATGTGAATGCACAGTTAATAATGATGACGATGAAGATGTTATTGAAGTAGGCAGAGGAGTTTATGATGATTATAATATGGACTATCTGTTAGTTACTCGTTCTGAGAGAGGTGCTACTTTAATAAATGAAGAAATAGAACATCATATCCCTGCTGTATCAAAAGAAATTTTTGATGTATCAGGAGCAGGAGATACTATGATAGGAGTGCTTGCTGTATGTTTGGCTAGAGGAGGTATTATTAGGAAAGCAATAGATATTGCTATAAAAGCTGCTGGTATTGTTATTGGAAAAGTTGGAACAACTCCAATTACTTATGAAGAATTATTTAAGGAGTAGAAAATGTTATTAATTATAGATTTAGAAGCCACTTGCTGGGATAGAATTGAGAACAGACAGAGAGAAGATATGGAAGTTATTGAAATTGGTGGTGCTCTGCTAATGGATGGACAAATTAAGCCAGAATCAAGAGATGATTATATCCCTACATTTTCAATCTTTGTGAAGCCTAAAAAGAACCCGATTTTATCCGATTTTTGTAAGAATTTAACCTCTATTAAACAAGAGGATGTTGATGGTGCTAATCTCTTTCCAGAGGCTCTAGGATCGTTTCTATTAAACGTTGGCGTTTATTTGGGGGCAGAGTCCATAAGTAATATAATATGGGGTTCCTGGGGCAGATATGACCATAATCAGGTATCACAGGATTGTGCTCTTCATGGTCTTAAATATCCTTTTGGGAAGCATTGGAACATAAAAAGAGCTTATTCTGAGAGCAGAGGAGTTAAAAAAGGATTTGGATTAGCTAAAGCATTGAAGCAACTGGACTTACGATTTGAGGGCACTCATCATAGAGGAATTGATGATGCTATTATGATTTCTAAAGTAACTAGACAAGTTTTAGGTGAAAGTTATATGAGGTTTAAAAATGACCACTCGTTATGATGATATGATTAGACGAGAAGAACGTGAAAGACTGTATTGGGCTAGACTAAATGAACGTGATCTGAATTACAGGAATGAATACGAATGTCATCCTATTCCTTCACCTTCTACTAACGATATGGCTGCTGAACATATTCGTTATCTTGAGACAAAAATTGAAGAGTTGCAGAGACATATTTCAGAATTAGCAAATGTGAATTCTCAAACTATTTGGAAGAGAGATGCATGTAAAACAGCGGCGAAAGAACTGAAGGAGGAGAATGAAAAATTAAAAGAACAAATAAAGAAGTTAAATGAATATGATAAATTTGATATTATGGATTTAGAATTATGATTAGATTTGGAAGTGAAATAAAAATAATGAATGCAGCATCAAAAAGAAAGTGGGTTGTACAACCAGTTGGTCCAGTTTCTTTATTTTATCAATATTTTAGAGATGTAGATCTTGAGTATGAACCACCAGGAGCTTTACATATTCCTAAATTTGGAGATGTTAATTTTAAGATTTTAACAAAGTATTATTATAGAATTGATAAAGATGAGAATGATCCTAACTCTTTTTCTAGAAGAGTAGCTGCTTTTGTTGTTGATACTACAGAATATGGTCAAAAAGATCTTGAAATATTTTTATTTCCAATTAGTGTATATGGTCAGATAGTAGATGCTCCTGGTGCTGCTGGAGAATTTTCCTGGGAGATTACAAAAACAGGTAAGGCGATGCAAACTAGATACCATTCCCATCAGATGCCAAGAATACCGATTTCAGAAAAAGAGCAAAAAGTTATTGACAGTACTATGGAAGAGGTATCCGTATTAGATGTTATGACTCGTAGAATGAAAGTTTATACTACTAAGAGTTACACCACTTTTGATAGATTTGATATTTTGGATTTAGACGATTGAGTTCTGATGATTTCAATAGAGTGAACTACCTCGAAAAATAAGTTTAATAGATTTGAAGTTATGGAGATAGAGTAGTGGCGATTACAAGAGAAGAGGCTAGAGATGAATATCTGAAAAGAGTCTATAAGATTTTTTTGGAATGTGAAAAATTTATAGATACAGCTCTAGTTAATAATTTCAATAAGTTAAAAGAAAGTGGTACATTAAATATAAGTGAAAAAAGAATAATGGGCTATAGCACAGATTTTGAATTTCAAGATAGATATAGAAAACAATTAGTCTCCCTTATATTAGAAAAATATTCTGATTGGAAGGTAGTTTATGATAATGGAATGGCTACATTTTCTTTTCATTATAAAGAAGAAAAAGAAGAAAATTTAATTTCTCTACTTACTAATTTAGAAGAGAGATTTAAGGGAATGGATATTGATGAAGATGATGATGAAGAGGATGATGAAGAAATATTAGATGATAGTTTTTTTGATGAAGGATATTCTAATGAAGATGTTCCTTTTTAAGAGGCAGAATAATGGATTAGGATAGCAGGTGATCCGATGGATGTAATAATATGTAAAAATTGTGGTAGGAATAGTTATTATAGTTATTATGGATTTTGTAATATCTTCTGCTGTGCTGATTTTGCCCATAAACATAATCTCTCTGTTAAGGAAGCGACAGACGACATAAGAGGCGAGAGAATCGAAGAGTTGGAATTAGATCTAAAATGTATGGAAAGTGATAGAAATTATTATGAGGATATGGCGTATGAGTGTCGTCGTTATGAAGCAATGTATGATGAGGTAAAAGGAGATATGAAGCTCCTAAAAAAGTTTGAACATGCTGAAAAAACCTTAAAAGTACATAAAGATATGGAATCTATTAAAAGTAGATTATGTTTAAGAGAAAAAAAGATTAATGAATTAAGAGACAAAATAGATAAATTAGAAGAAATCTGTCAGAAGCTAAGAGCAGAGAATAAGATTCTTAATAGCAAATATACTCGTTATGAGATAATAGAGTTATTTTAAAAAATATTATTTTACACTTGACTTTGGCAAAGAATATGATATAATTACTTCTGTAAAATGATTTAATTTTGAGAAAGAAACAATGAATATTAAAATGAAAAAAAAGTTGTTGATTTTATCAGAACCGTAGCTACTTCTGGAATAAATCTAATTATATGTAATAATGCTCTGGATCTGTTATTAGAGATAGGAGATGTGAGTACAAGTATTAGTGGAATTAGTGTGTCTCCTGTCTATTACAGGAATATTATTAAAGAGATTAAGAATGAGAAAAAGATCATGGCTATTAAGATCTTAAGAGAGGCATCTGGATTAGGATTAAAAGAGTCTAAAGATGCAATTGATAAGTGGATAGAAGATAATCTCCCAAAAGAAAAAGATAACTCTCCTGAATGGTAAAATAAAGATGGTAATAAATAATTTAAAAGGATTACGTAAATATGGAATACTAAAAGAGGGAGACATAGTTGTATTTTATATTGATGGCAAAAAGATAAAATATTCAGTGAATGTTGCTGAAAATACCGAGTACGGGTGGGTTTATTTGAACTGTACTGGTGATTTTAATCGTCTTATCTTCAAAATTTTAGGATTAGATGCTGAAAAAATATGTAAGGAAGAATATGGGTATGCTCTAGAAAGAGAAGCTGATTGGCCTGCTGATTGGCCTGCTGATTGGCCTTGGGCTAAACGTAATGATTTTGAAGTAGTAACAAGAGTAGTTGAAAGATTATATAAAGAGATGGGACAAATATGTGAGGATGAAGTAGAGACAGATAGGTTCTCTCTTATAGATTTTGATTAAAAGGATGGAAAAATGAGTAGTAGTTTAATTATACAAGTTAGTGAAATTAAAGACGTAAGAAATCATCCAAATGCTGATAGACTTGATATTATCTCTATTAAAGGTAAAGGATGGGAGACAATTGTTAAGAGAGATGAGTATAAGGTAGGAGATGTAGTTATTTATATTCCCACAGATGTTATTCTTCCTCTTGAATTGGTAGAGAAGCTTGGGATTGCGAATTACTTAGCTGGAAAGCAGAAGAATAGAGTTAAGTGCGCAAGACTCCGTGGTGAGATGTCTTATGGTTTGGTTATTCCTAATGAAAAGAATTGGGAAGTAGGACGAGATGTTGCGGCAGAATTGGGTATTGTAAAATACGAGCCTCCTGTCAGAGCTATGGCTGGTGACGCTGCTCCAGAGGATTCAACTTTTCATCGTTATACTGATATTGAGAATATCAATAACTTTCCTGATATTTTCAAAGATGGTGAGATGGTTGTTGCTACAGAAAAAATTGATGGATGTTTTAGATATGATCAAAAGGTTTCTCTTGTCAACGGAGAGCAAATTTCTATCTCAGAAGTTGAGATTGGAGATATGGTTCTTTCTTATGATGAAAAAGAGGGCGAATTTGTGGCATCTAAAGTTGAGGATGTTATTATTCAAAATGTCTCTAAACAATGGGTAGAATTATCGTTTGATAATGGAAAAGAAATTGTTTGTACTGCTGATCATTTATTCTTAACTAAGAACAGAAGATGGGTAGAGGCTGGTGATCTGGAAGAAGAAGATGAATTAGTTACGATGGATGAAGAATTTGAAAATAAATAAGAGAATAATCTCTACTGGTTAGAATATATATAGAAAGAGTTAAGCCAGTGGAGATTATTATGGTAAAAAACAATTAAATCTATGTTTAGAATATGGGAAAAAGATATAAAAAAAGATTTAATGTCACAGATCGAAAGGATTAGAAGTGAAATTGATAAGAAAAAGGCTGCTCGAACAAAGTTATAAGTGCTGGGATCTAATTATTGAAGGAGATCATCATAATTATTTAGTGGAGGGTGCGGTTGTTCATAACAGCAATAATAGGGTAGGTTTTGAGATTTCAGAGCCAGATCAGGATGGAAGTGTTTATGTTGAAATGAAAGCTGGTTCTAATAAGTTGAAGAGAAAACGTCCTCCAACAGAAAAAATGGCAGAGAATATTTATTGGTTTTCTCAATCTCTTGACTCTGTGAAGGGGTTACTCAATCATCTTGCTGAAGATGTTGGAGTTAAAAAGACTGTCGTTCTTTATGGTGAGGTTTATGGCAGAGTTCGTGGTGGTCATAAGTCTCTTCATTATGGAAAGCCTGGAACTTTGAACTTTGCAGCATTTAGTTTGAAGATTGATGGTAAGTATGTTTCTTGGGATGTTTTTAAACGTCTGTGTGAGATTTTTGATGTACCTACTGTCCCTGTTGTTGGTATTTTTCCATTTAGCATGGAAAGAGCAAGAGAGTTAGCAACTGGTGATTCTCTTCTTGCAGCTAAGAATGGCACAAAGCATATGAGAGAAGGAATTGTTCTTTGTGCTTTTGAAGAGAGAGATGAAATGAAGACCAGGAGAGCTATTTTAAAGATGCTTAATCCTGATTACCTTATCCTTAAAAATAAGAGTTATGCTAAGGGTGAGGCTACTGATTTTACAGATATGTAATATGATGTTCAGCCTTTGGAGGGGGAGGCTGAGCATTTTTTTATTTGAGAGGTAAGCTATGTTGGTATATTGGGTTGTTGGATGTGTGTTAGAGTATCTACTTATTGGGTTAGTTACAGGCGGTATCCTATTAAAAAGCGAAAGGAAATGTCTAGACAAAATTGAGATAGGAGAAGACATTTTTATTCCGATGTTTCTTTGGCCTATTTTTGTTATATTTTGTATTTGTGATGGGGCTAGTTGGGTAGTAAAAAACATTTTTAGGTTCATAGCTCTTTATATATTTAAAATTCCAGCAACAACTCTACTCGCTAGTCAACCTGATGATGGAGGTTTTGTACAGGGCACATCAGGTGGAGGTAGTAATCCACCGCCTTCTACTCCTAAACCAAATATAACTCCACCATCGCAAAAAAAGGATGAAGTGCCAACTTCAAGAGCTAGTCTCATAGATATAGATTAATTATGGTTGAATCCTTATTAGTATTTTTGATTATAGCGATAGCATCTTGTTACGGATGGATATATCTTGTGAAAACATTTATCTTATTGAGGAAATGGGATTTAGAGATAGCAGAGGAAGAGGCAGAAGAGTTATTGCGTGAAAATAATTTTTTGTGTAAAAGAATTCAGGACTTGATATGAAAAAATTAAATATAATAGATGAGGTCGTTTTTACTTATGATGATATTAGTACAGGAGTTAGATTAGTTGGTCGTAAGATATATGATTATTATACTAGAGAAATAAAAACTGAAGAAGTGAATGTCTTTGTTATGTTACAAGGTGGAGCAATTTTTGCTGCTGATCTTTTTTCAGAAAAAGAACTTGGTTTTGAGAGTTCAAAAGTTAAATTCAAAATACATTACATCAATGCTAATAGTTATTATGGGGCGACAGAACCTTCTGGCAATGTGCTGGTAGATCTTTGTAGGGTTATTCCAGAAGATAATATTAAAAATAAAGATATATTGATAGTAGATGATATTTATGACAGAGGTAACACATTATCAGAAGTCGTAGAAAGATTGAAAAAATATAATCCTAAATCTTTGGAATGTTGTGTTTTATTAAATAGAGAAATAGAAAAGGAAAAAGAAGTAGACGTTAAATTTATAGCTTTAAAAACTGAGAGAACAGAATTTTTTATTGGGTATGGATTAGACTATGCTGGCAAATATAGAGAGCTACCACATATCGTTACATTTAATGGGGATATTGAAACTGGTGAACCATTTGAACAGATTTTGTGTAATTGCTGTGGTGAGAGTTGTGAAATAAAGATTCATGATGATAAATGTAGGTTTGGATTGATAAATGCTAAAGTCAAAGGAGGATATTTTTCTCCGGTCTTAGATGATTTAATGGTATACAGATTTGATATCTGTGAAGGATGTTTAAAGAAGATGTTCGAACAATTTAAAATACCTGTAACTATGGCAGAGTATGATGTTTGGACAGTAAAAGATGATTGTAATATTTAAGAGGTAGAATAATGGATAAGCAAATACACAAGGCGATAAAAACTCTGAATAAGATAGGAGATGCTATTCAAGGTATAAGAGAAATAGGATTTGATGTTGAGAATCTTTCTAAGAAATTAAGGAATGCTGAACTTGAGATTTTACTTGCCATTGATTCTATGAAAGGTAAAGAAGAAGAAGACAGAGGAAAAACTAAAATCATGAAGAGGGAGATGTAAATGAGACAATTAGCATATAATGATATTTCACTGAAACCTCAAAAGTGTGTTGTAGATAGTAGGAATTTATGTGGTACATCTATCATTTTTGGTGGGCGAGAGTTTCATATGCCAGTTTATCCATCAAATATGAAAAGTGTTGTTGATATAGAAACTTGTAAATATATGGCTAATCAGGGGTGGTTCTATACTATGCATCGTTTTGATATAGATGTATTAGATTTTGTTAAAAGTATGAATAATGCAAATGTATACATCTCTATCAGCATTGGTATTAATACTGATTCTTATGAAACACTACAACAAATTTATCAAGAACCTTTATTTATTGATTACATAACGATAGATGTTGCAAATGCTTGGTCAGAAAAAACTCATCAAATGGTTGCTTTTATTAAAGATAAATTCCCGCATGCTTTTTTGATAGTCGGCAATGTGGCAACTGGTGAAGCGGTAAGGGAAATAGAAGAATGGGGAGCAAATGCTATTAAGGTTGGCATTGCTGGTGGAAGTGTATGTATCACTAAAAATAAAACTTCGGTCCATCGCCCAATGGTTTCGACCATCCAGGATTGCGTATCAGCGAGAAAAAAAGTTTTTATTGTAGCTGATGGTGGAGTGGTTGAACACGGAGATATAGCAAAAGCACTTGCTCTAGGTGCTGATATGGTTATGGCAGGATCACTTTTCGCAGGGTATGATCAATCATCTGGAAATATTATAGAAATTGATGACTCTGGGACGAGATATAAAGAATATTATGGAAGTGCTTCTAAACATAACAAAGAGGAAGCGAAAAATATAGAAGGAAAGAAAATTCTAATAAAGTATAAAGGCAATATGGAACATCTTCTGAGAGAATTGACAGAAGATTTACAGAGTTCCATATCATATGTGGGGGCAAAAGATTTATCAGGATTAAGGGGAAGTGAAATATACTATATATAGGAGATGGAAATGGGACATTATGATGATGGCATGAGTTGAGAAAGGGAGAAACATGAAAAGAAGATGAAGAAGGAGTATACGAGTTGGATTATAGAAGAACTCGAAAGTAAAACAAGTGCAGAATTAAGAGATATTCATACACTTGTAAAAAGTATAAGTGAGGTAAGAGGTGCGATGAAATTAGTAAAAGAGTTAACAAAGTAAATAATTTTTTAATAGGAGAAAATATGAATATTAAGTTGTTAAAGTTAATCACAGGTGAAGAAGTTATATGCGAACTTAAAGATGAAGGAGATGATGTGGTTATGAAAAATCCTATCATTATGATGCCACAAAGAACAGAGGATGGGAAAGCTGATATAGCTATGGTAATGAAGTGGATGCCATCATCTGTAGACGAGTCTTTCAAAATAAGTAAACAGCATGTTATGTATATATCAGAACCACATATAGAGTTAGCTAATTATTATAGTGAGACATTTGGAAGTGGGATTGTACTTCCTGAGAAAGGTTCTATTCAAATATAAAATGATAGGTAAATTAATAAAATTTATTATTGCTTGGTTTAGAATACCTAGAGGACCATACTGTTACACGATTAAAGAGGTAATTAGAGACCCTTCAGGTAATGCTCCTTCAATGATTCGCTCTAAAGTTTGTCCTTACTGGGGGATTAGGAAAGATTTGCCAGCACAGGCTAATGGATATTGTAGGTATTTAAGAGTCACAGATGTAGATCAGAATAATGATCCAGAATCAGAGTTCGTCTGCACTGTAAAGGAGACAGGTGAGAAGAGTGTTCTTAAAGCTCCAGATATACCATTTGGTACAAGTCGTTTGTGGGATCAATGTAAAGAGTGTGGAATAAAGGAATAGGTGAACTACCTCCTCCATAAAGGGGAGGCTTTTTAGATCTTTTACAACTGAATAATGACTAGATTGAGCCAGCTGTGCTTTTCTACAGTTACTTACATCAACTATATTTTCTAAAGTAGAAAATATAGTTGATACAGAGGTTTCTGTATCCCTAAGCATTGTATTTCTACGTTCCGTAGAAATTAAAGTTTTTAATCCTTCAGTTTCGATACATTGAGCACTTTTCAAGTCTCTATCTTCTGTATAGCCACAAGAACAGTTATAAGTTCTCTGCCATACAGGTAGTTTATTTTTAGCTTTACAGACAGGGCAAAGTTGAGTAGAGGGAAAGAACTTATCAACCATTACAGATGTATGTGCTTTTTTCTTTAAAGCACTAATTATTCCACCTATAGCAGTATTTTGAATTTTCTTTCCGTGTCTCCCAGCTTTCCAGGCTTTGATGCTCTCATCCTGAAAGATGATATATTCAAGGTTGATTTCGGATTGTGGAGGGATTTGGATAAGAAGGACTCGTAACGTTACAGTAGATAAAGATGATGCTAAACTTATCCATGAGTTTAGTAGGAATAGAGTTAAGAGGTTGAGAATGATGAGCAAATCAAATCCAGTATCTAGAGAAGAGTTAATAGATTTAGATTAGGTTCCTGTAGTTTCATTCATTGCTTTGACTATTAGGTAATATCTGAAACTCATTCTTCCTACTTGGAGAGGTATACCACCAATCATAACTTCAACAAATTCATTTAGATCTGCATACGGAAGTCCAGTATCTTTTACTAATAGCTCATTATATCTGTTAGTAGCCATCGGCATACCTTTGAAATATATTTGTTTTGAAGGATCTACAGTTTTTGTTGATTCTACTATACTCATATAATTTAAATTAGCTATTTTTGCAGTAGCTAATCTATTGCCATTTAATACAAAATTAACATTATCATTGAGAGAATAAGCAGTATCTAGTGGATTAGGATTTTTTATAATATCTAAAGCATAGTATGTTCCAATGATATCAGTAGAATTAGGTTCATTATTAACATCATTATCGGTGAAGCTAGAATCGTAAAATGGCGTTACAGAAAGAGGTATTCCACCTATAACTAATTCAGATGAGTATTGCATGTCTGTAATAGGTCTTGCATAGTCGCCAGCATAAACTATTCTTAATGTGGCTGCTCCACCTGCTCTTTGTCCATTACTTTCGACAGCGAGTGTTGCTGTACCTACTGTGATGTCTGATATATCTGAATTACGCATTTTTGTAGTCATTTTGTATTCCTTAAAAATATTATCTACTTATATTTCGATATTTTTATAGAAAATCCTTTGAAAGTGATTGTATATTTGGTATCATATTTATTATAAATAATAATTAAAATTTGTGGAGAAAAATTTATGAATACAGTTTATAGAGTATCGAGTAACGGGGGAGCACCAGCAAGGGCATCAGTACATAAAGTGTTAGATGGTAGTTCTGGAACACCAATACTCACTTCACCTGTTGAGAGAAAGAGTGTTGGAGTGGGAGCTTTAAAAGAAGCAGAAAAAATCTGTGATTATCACGATGATGGTGGTGATGAGGATGAGGATTGTTATGCTAATCCAACTGGAATTGAAGATAGTTGTTTAAATGAAGATAATGATGTTGCTACTGTGAAGTTTGCGGAAGAGATAAAAGTAGATTTCATTCCGACCGTGGATTTTAGAATAATGTGTAGATTTCTTGAAGCTAGTTCTGTTAATGATATTAAAAATCACCCATTCTCTGCCCCACCACTCATAACATTAATCCTCATGGAGGCATTACCTGGATATATGAAATCAAAAGATTATTCTTTTGCAGGAGAATTAAATTTTGATTGTCATGGTAATTCTATTCCACCAGAAAAAAATCCATGGATAGTAGATGGGAAAGAGACAGCATTCACGATTCAAGGATTTTTGTATTTTGAATCTAATAGTGGCAAAAAAGAAGACAATGTTTGTTTCTTCTTATTCGCAGATTTAGAAAGAGGTGGTGCAGCCATAACATGTTATACTAGAGATGTTTTTAAATCTAAAACTGTTATAGGAGAGTTGCAGGAATATTCAAAGAGTCATAATTGCTTGAGAGGTGCTAAGCTTAAAGATGTTAATATGTTCACTGCCTCTTTTACTGAGGTTGATAATTGCCCATCATATAACTGGGAAAATTATTATTATCCAAAAAGTATAATTAATTTGTTTGACTTAGAAGTTTTTGAGTTTGTTAAAAACTCTGAGAGATATAATGAGTGTGGCATAACAAAGCGTGGTCTCATTATGCATGGTAAACCAGGTTGTGTTTTGTCAGATACAAAAATAAAAATTAGAAAAAAGAAAAAAGAAGGAAAACATAATATTATTATAGAATAATAGTATAGTCCAATTACGGGTAATCCACAAAGGAGAATGCTATTATGAAAAAAGAAATGTTTTTGAGAAATTGTCCTAAATGTGGCAAAGAATTAAGTTATACAAATAAGAAAAATAGAAATACCGCTATTAAAAAGAAGAGGCTTTGTGGATCTTGTGCTTCGGTGGAGAGGAATCAGAAATATGGTAACAATAAAAAATTTATAGAAACATATGGGGTAAAAGGGAAGTGGATAGGTAAAAAAAATCCTTTCTATGGGAAACATCATTCTGAAGAATCTCTTGCAAAAATGCAAAAAAATAAAGATTTTAGCACTTTTAAAAGTAAAAAGTTTAAAGATAAGATGTCCAAAATATCTTCTGGTAAAAATAATCCTATGTATGGGAAAAATTATTATGATATATGGGTAGAAAAATACGGGGAGAAAGAAGCCAATAAAAAAATGGCGATACTTAGGAAAGAGAAATCTATTCAGACTTCCGGCAAAAATAATCCTATGTATGGGAAACCAGCACCACAAGGGTCAGGAAATGGATGGAGTGGGTGGTATAAAGGATGGTTCTTCAGAAGCATTAAAGAATTGTCTTATATGGTAAATGTTATTGAAGTGAATGGATTTCAGTGGAGAACAGGAGAAACAAAAGATTTATGTATAAAGTATACTAGCTATGATGGGACGGAAAGAACTTATAGGGCAGATTTTTTAGTCGAGGAGAAAAAGTTAGTTGAAGTGAAACCTATAAAATTGTTTAATACCCCAAAAAATTTATTAAAAAAACAAGCAGCTGTTAAATTTTGTAAAAAAAATGGTTATGATTATGAGGTAGTTGATGTAAGATTGTTAGATTTTGAAAAAATGGAGAGTCTTTATAATCAAAAAAAGATTAGATTTACGAAAAAATATAAAAAAAAATATGAGCAATACATAAATAGGAGAAAAAATGATGGAGATAAGTGAACAAAAAGTTGTAGCTATTAGTGATTTTTTTAATCTTGTAGAGGACGAAGGTGGGATTTATGAAGTAGAAACTCCTCAAGGATGGGTAGAAATAGGAGATTTAGTCAAAAAGTCTAATAAAGAATGTTATGCTTTATTAACTGATAATTATAATGAAATTAGAGGATCTAATGATCATTATGTGGAGACTAAAAGAGGGTGGGTAAAATTAGAAGATATAGATGTTAAGAATGATATTGTTTATACCGATGAAGGAGAAGAATTAGTAGTCTCTTTAGAAAGTATTGGAGTTCATGATACATTTGATTTAGAAGTTTTAAATGATGAGCATAAATACTATGCCAATGGAATTGTTAGCCATAATACAGGAAAAACAACAATTGGTAATATCATTTGTAATATGATACCAGATCATACCGTTATATGGATAACTCCTGAAATTTTAGCGGAGAATATGCATCGTGCTTTTAATTCTATTAAGTCATTATATAAATTGGCAGATTTTGTTTCTCCTTGTGTTATTATACTTGAGGATTTAGATTTATTTGGCAATGATCGAGACAAAGGTGGAGATATATTATCTCTTGGTGCTTTGATGAATGTTTTAGATGGTGTCAATTCTATTAAAAACGCTGTTACAATAGGAACTACTAATAGATTAAGTTCCATTGAATCAGCTTTGAAGAATAGACCAGGAAGGTTTGACAGAGTTATAGAAATACCAGCACTTCCGAAAGAATTGAGAAAGAAGATGTTCAGAGATAGATTAAAAGGATGGACTGTTGAAAAGGGTGCATTGGATTATATCGTTGAGAACACTAATAAATGGACTGGAGCAGAAGCACAAGAATTTATCAATAGTTTGAATTTGAAACATATTGGCAGTAATAAGAAAAAGAAGAAAGTTACTATAGTGTGGGCAGAAGAGATTATCAAAACTATGAATAAATTTGGAGTGGGAGAAGCAAGTAGTTCATTCGGATTCGGTGCTGATAAATGAAGTAGCGATAAGGACTTATAAAAAAATTTAAGAAAAAAAAAGGATTTTGTCTTTTTTCATAGTATGTGTATTCAATATTTTTTAATATTTTTTGAAAAAAGTATTGACATTTTGGAATAATATGTTATAATACTTGAATAACATATTGTAAAGTTGTTATAAAGTATCTAAATTTTTAATTAGGTTGATTTTAGGGAGGATCAAAAATGAGTAAGTATGCAAGTAATGTAACAAATCCACGTACACCACAAAGCAAAAAAGCTAAGAGTAGTCAAGTTAAGAATAATGCTGGAGGATATGTATTCCAGGTTGATGATTGGACTCGTCTTAATCGTTTCCTTATTCTTGGTAATGAGGGAGGATCTTATTACGCTTCAGAGAATGAGATGTCTAATGATAACTATGATGTCATTAAGAGGTGTATGGCATTGGATAGTAAGAGAACAGTTGACACTATTGTTCAAATCAGTGATGAGGGTAGAGGTATCAAAAATGCCCCAGCTGTATTTGCTCTTGCTGTTTGTAGCGTATTCGGAGATCAGCAAACAAGGTCTTATGCTAATAAGGTGATGCCAAAAGTAGCTAGGTATTCTACCGATCTATTCTCATGGGTAGATGCAGTTAATATTCTTAAAGAAGGACGTAAGGGTAAAGGAATGCTTCGAGCTATCGGAAGATGGTATACAGAGAAAGATGCTAATAATCTGGCATATCAAATCTGTAAATATCCATCACGTTCTATCGGTGGTCATAAGTGGGGTCACGCTGACCTGCTTCGTCTAGCTAGAATTTCTCCACCTGCTGCTAATGGTAAACCAGCTAAAGGTGGAAAGGCTTTAACTCTTCCATCTGATGATCATGGTATTCTTTTGAAGTACGCTGTACATGGAGTTACATCTCCTCAAGAAATTGATGAGAGAGCTAAGTTAGCAGAGTCTACTGGTAAGGCACAAGAGAAAGCTGGTATTACTTCTGAGCAACTGGATGGGTTGAAGGATACCCCTTTGAAATATGTATATGCTCATGAGATGTGTAAGAAGGCTAATACAGCAAATAAGGTAGTTGCGGTTATTAAGAAATATAAAGTTTCTAGAGAGTCTGTTGCTCCAAATCTAAGGAACGATAAAAAAGTTCAAAGGGCTTTATTGCCAAGTATGCCTATGACAGCTTTAATTAGGAACCTTGGTGGAATGACTGCTTCTGGTTTGTTGAAGCCATTGTCAGATGAGACTGCGATTGTTATTGACAAGATTAGTAATAAAGAGAATCTTAAGAAAGGTCGTATTCATCCTATGAGCGTTTTGCTTGCTATGAAAGTTTATGAGCAAGGACATGGAATGAGAACTAGTTGGGAGCCAGTTCCACAAATCATAGATGCTCTTGAGAATAGTTTTTACGCAGCATTTAATTACGTAGAGCCAACAGGTAAGAAGTATTTACTTGGCATTGATGTTAGTGGGTCTATGGATTGGGACAAGTTGTCTGAGAAAGTTCCAATGACTTCTGCTCAGTGTGCTGCTGCGGTAGCAATGACAATCGCTAGAACAGAGAAGAATTATCAAATGATGGCTTTTACTAGTATTTTCAAGAAATTGAATATCACAGCAAAAGACAGATTGGGAACAGTTCTTCGCAAGACTAGTGGTATGGCTTTCGGCAGTACAGATTGTTCATTGCCAATGCAATATGCTAGCAAGCACGAACTTGATGTTGATGCTTTTGTTGTTCTTACAGATAGTGAGACTTGGTTTGGTGGAGTCCATCCATTTCAGGCTCTGAAGAGCTACAGGAGAAAGTTCAACAAAAATGCTAAGCTTATTGTTCTAGCATTCGAGGCAAATAGATTTAGTATTGCTGATCCAAGTGATGCTGGCATGATGGATATTGTAGGTATGGATAGTAATGTACCACGGATTCTATCAGAATTTGTCTCAGGGAAGCTTTAATCTGTATTTTTTTAACAAATAGGGGGGTGGTAGCTGTGCTATCACCCTTTTTTCAATTCCGCCAGAGTGAAAAAATTATTAACTTATAGGAATATATGAAAGAATATAAAACAATTTATCTTGACCCACCCTGGAATGAGTATGGTGGTGGAAAAGTTAAAAGAGGAGCAGATAGACACTATCCTCTTATGAAGACAAAAGATATTATCAATATGAAAGATTTTATTGAAAGTATCTCTGAGAATAACAGCCATTTGTATATGTGGGTGACTAATAATTTTTTACCAGATGGTCTAAAAGTTTTAGATGCTTGGGGATTTAGATATATCACAAAAATAGATTGGTTCAAAGAGGGGAAGATAGGACTAGGACAATACTATAGAGGTATTACTGAGTCTTGTTTATTTGGGGTGAAAGGAAAATTGCCTTATAAGGTAATCAATGGCAATCGGCAACAAGGTATAACAGGCTTCACTGCTCCAAGAGGGAGACACTCGCAGAAACCAGAGTTCATGAGGGAACAGATAGAAAGAGTCTCTTATCCTCCTTTTGTTGAGATATTTGCTAGACCACAAGATAATGACATATTTGTGGATTCTGATAAAGTTAAATGGGACTATATGGGAAATGAGGCAGATGGGACAAATTTCTAAATTCCGCCAGAGTGAAAAAAATTATAATTAGTATGTTGTGATACTAAATAATAGTTGTTGTAATGAGAAAGGGAATACTAATGTCGGTAGCTGAAAGAAACAGATATTTACAGATTCTTTATAAGAATGGTGCTAATAGAAAACAAGTTTCTATTATCATGAAAGACATTGATGAGAGTAATATTTTTGCCGAAGAAGATATCATCGATATTTATGATGAAGATGATGATTTCAACCGTGTAGCAGAAATTCTTTTCAGCAAAACTGCAACAAAAGAAGAAAAAATGGAGGCTGAGAAGTCTTTGAATGAGGAAAAATTAGGGAATAAGATTAGTAAAAAAGGAAAGTTAAAAGTAACCGAAGCAATGATACTAAAAAAGCAAAGAGAATACATTGCTGCTAATCTTGTTTTAGAAGATGATGAGGATGAAGAGCAAGAAGATTTTGGCTCTATTGATGAACAAGATGCAAGGTTAGAGGCTCACGCCAGATATGGGCGTAGTCCATTACATGAAGCGATAGCTTATAGAGAGATAGAGTATGTTAAGAAGTGCATAAAAGAAGGAAAATATCTTGATGCTATCGACAACAATGGACATACTCCTAGAGAAATGGCTTTTTATGATGGCTGGATGGATGCAGTTAAATTGTTTAGTGAGGTTTGTTAATTTTTTTTAGAAGGAGATGTAGTATGAGATTTTTGGTAAATGGTAGAGTTTATGATATAAGGTTCGGAAAGCAGTATCGTATTGATCATTTTGGCAGGGCATTGTTCCCTCTTGAGGACACCAGATGTACGATCAGTACAGTAGATGAAAGCATTCAGGGTCCTGAGAAGTATGAATGTGTTGGTGAAGGAATGGCTTATCTTAGCCATAACGATGAACAGGATTACGACAAGTGGGTAGGCAGGAAGTTGGCATTTGGAAGAGCTTTGCATCGGTTTGGTAAAGAGGATCGTGCCGAGTTTTGGAGAATATATAAAGATCGTTTTCCAGGACGTAAATTTGAGGTTGCAGTATCTATGGATGGTTGCAAAGAAGCGAATACTATCGCATTTTGTATCAGGAACATTGAGGATTTGCCTCAACCAGAGCGGGCTACAACAGTTGGGGAATCCGTATAGGATTCTAAGTTAAAAGCATAGTTATTTAAGTAGGATGTTGGGATTGTTTCTCAACATCCTGTTTTACTAATTAGTGGGAAAAGAAAAGGTGATGGCCCAAACAAAATAACAAATAATAATACACGGGTAGTAGGAATAAGCGGGTTTAAAGCTATTAAATTTTATAAATTAATTAAAGATTTAGAAATTCCTAAAATGGAAAGTAAATGGGATGTTTTTGAGAATGAGATTAATGATAAAGGTGAATATTTTTATTTAGAGGATTTAAGTAAAAATCGAAAGAGAGGAAAAATGGAAAATTTTGTAAAAATGCTTAAAGATTGTAGTAAACAACATCCAGCTAGAGTTATGAATTTTGATGATTTAGTTACAGGATTGTTCTATGAGGTTGATTCTGGTAACATAAATGTTAATTATCATCCATTATATCCCCAGTTGGCTATATTCAAATATACTCAAAATTGTGTTGTAGAAAGAAATTGGAATCAGTTTACTCTTGTTGCAAGGGGTCTTATACTTGATCTTGAAGATGAGAAGGTTATTGCTACACCTTTCATAAAATTTCATAATTATAATGAAATTATAGAGTCTAAAAATTTCATAGAAGCTAAGTTTGTAGCTACAGAAAAAGTTGATGGGTCTATGGGTATAATCTTCCATTACGATGAGAGATGGATGGTAGCAACTTGTGGTTCTTTTATATCTGAACAAGCACAGTGGGCAAGAGAGTGGTTGTACAAGAATGTTGTTGTACAAGATATGGATGTTACAAATACTTATCTGGTAGAAATAATATATCCAGAGAATAAGATTGTAGTGTCTTATGACTTCTCAGGTTTAGTCTTGCTTGCGGTTTACGATAAGTTTGGCTTGGAATATACTCAAGAGTTATTACAAGCAGAGTCTTCTTATCTTAAACTTAGAAAAGTGAAAGAATATGATTTCAGGAACATTGATCAAATTCTTAAACTTGCTAAGAAGCTTGATCATAATCAAGAAGGATTTGTTATCAGATTTGGTAGCGGTGTTAGGCTTAAAGTAAAGGGTGATGAGTATGTACGTATTCATCGTCTTATATCAAAGGTTACACCTATAGCAATTTGGGAAGCACTGCTTCATGGTGATGATTTAGCTGAGGTAAAGAAGGATCTTCCAGAAGAATTAGAGAAAGATTTCAATGCTATTATTGCTCTTTTGGAAGAGAAGTTGTCTATCTTCATACAAGAAGTAGAGACAATGTGTGAGAACACAAAGAGTATGTCTGATAGAGAACTTGGTATGTATATGCAACAACGGCCAGAGGCATTTGCTGGTGGAGAATTCCCAGAAAGTAAGAGATATATCTTCATGATGAGAAAAGGGAAGTTTTATCAGGCTTTAGATGATACTGATTCTAAAGGGCGTAGGCAGTTGTTCAAAGTATTTAAGCCTAAGTCTAATGTTCTTGATGGATATCGTCCATCTTCTGTTGTAAATCGTTTCATACAGTAAAATGGTGGGATAGGTGAAATTTTTTCACCTTTTCCCCATTTTTTGGTTGAAAGTGAATAAGAAAAGAGTATAATTGAAATAGTTATATTACTTATACTATGGAGATTATATGAATACACAAAAAAAGAAGTATGTACCAGTGTCATGTTATGTTGATGAAAATTGGATGGATATTGGAGGTAACATATATCCTAAAGAGGGGTTAGTCACATCTAAAGAATTTACAGATGACATAAATATACAATTTGGTTTGTATGGTATTCTTTGGGGACAGACTGATTATCTACTTTATGAAAAAACTAAGAATAGTAATTGGGTAGTTGTCAAGGTGGAACTTGATAACAATTTTATTGTTGTAGATAAGTTCCACAATAGAGTAAAGTTCAAAGATGGGATGATACTTTGTTCTGGAAGTATTCGGAAAACAGGAAGATTCTTATGGAATAATAGAAATGTTTCTTCACAATATTTTTGTGATCCACCAAAAGATATTAAAGAAGAAGAAATAGTAGGTACTAGTTCGTGGATGAAAGAATTTAGAGGTAAAAACTAATGATCTTCATTGGTGATGTTAATTTAAGGAGTTTAAAATGGGAATAATTTTAATTGGACTTTATGTTTTTGTTTGTATGATGTGGGGAATTTTTGCTATTCGGATGCAGATAATAACTTATCCTGAGAAAAGAAGTAGATTACGATTACTATGTGTTTTTGCGGTGAATTTTATATTATGCCCATTTTTAATCTTGGTGGCAACCGTTAAGCTGTGAAGAGTAAAATATTTTTTATAGTATATTTTACATGGAAAATTAAAGGAGTTTTTAATTAAAATCCGAATAAGTATAATAGATATAATTTTTAGGAGATCTATTATGCTTGTTGAATGCGAAAATTGTGGTGAATTAGTTAAAAAATCACCAAGCCACGTTAAAACACTAAAACATATTTTTTGTGGTAAAAAATGTAGAACAGAATATCGTTTTCTGAATAAAAAAAATAGTAAGTTCTTTGAAAATATAAATACTGAAGAGAAAGCCTATTGGTTGGGTTTTATTTGTGCTGATGGATGGATGTGTAATAGAGATCCATCTTTTGGGGTAGGATTATCATCGGTAGATAAAATTCATCTGATGAAATTTGCCAGATTATTTGATGCTAAAATAATAGAAAATACCAGAGTAGTCCATGGAAAAATATATTATAGAGTTCAAATTCAAGTGTATAATCCTTTTTTGTATGAGCAATTATTGAGCAAAGGTGTAGTTCCTAATAAAAGTTTAATAAATCGTTTAGATGTTTTTAAATATGTTCCTAAATATTTAAGTTCTCATTTCGTAAGAGGGTGGTTCGATGGAGATGGAAGCATATATATAAATAAAGTTAAATGTGCGAATACTTTTTCTATCTGTGGAACTAAGGGTAATTTGAGGAAAATACAAAGTATGATATTAAATGGTGTTGAAAATTTACGAGTTACAAAAATAAAATCTACTAAAGGTATTTTTGCTTTAGAATGGGGAGGAAGTCATCAGGCAATTGCTATTAGGAATTGGCTCTACAATGATGCTACTGTTTTTTTATCTCGTAAGAAAGAAAAATTTAATAAGGTTGTAAGAAAAATAGGGAAAAAGACTTCTGATTATAGGGGAGTTCATTGGAACAAAGAAAATGAAAAATGGATAGCTCAAATTACTTACAATAAAAAAGTTCATTATTTAGGATCTTTTAGAGAAGAAGAAATGGCAGCTTTAGCATATACTAAAGCTTTGATAAATGTTTAGATTAAAAATAAAATAGATTAAGAGAGGTGTATTACGTATTTTTTAGGCGACTGTCATGGCAGTTTTAAGACTTATCATTATATCCTTTTTAACATGCAGCATAAAGGAGATAGGAAAGGTGTAGACTGTTCTTTTCAAGTTGGAGATATGGGGATAGGTTTTCCTGGGAAAGAATTTCCGTATCATAGAGATGGGAAAACTTGGTTTCCACCTATTGATAAAAATCATAAATTCATAAGGGGAAATCATGATGATCCTGTAATGTGCAGTGAGCATCCTAATTGTGTTGATGACTGGGGTCATTTCCCTACTCCAGATATTTTTTGGATAAGTGGTGGTTTCTCTGTAGATTATATGTACAGAACCCCTGACATTGACTTATGGGAATATGAGGAGTTAGAGGAGCATCAGTTTGAGCAAGCTATGGAACTTTATAAAAAAGTGAAACCTAGGATAATGGTTTCTCATGAAGGTCCACTTGTTATAAAATATGACGTTATAACTAACCCGATAAAGGAAGTAATTATTACTCGTACTGAGAGACATCTTCAAAAGATGTTTGAGGTTCATCAGCCAGAGTTTTGGATTTTTGGACATCATCACATAAGGAAAAATATTTGGGTTCAAGGAACTCAATTTGTTGCTCTTGGAGAGTTTAAGTTCGGAAAGATAAGTGATAGTATTTATGAGATGCCAAATTTAAAATGGTAGAAGGAAAGATGTATGTTAGGTTCAATAATTGGTGATGTAATTAGTTCTGTGTATGAGTGTAGCAAGACAAAAGAAATTGATTTTCTTTTGTTCAGCGAAAAGACAAAGTTTACAGATGATACTGTCTTAACTATAGCTACTGCTTATGCTATAATAAAGAAAACAAATTTTGGATCTACATATAAAATATTTGTAAATGATTATCCAGACAGAGGTTATGGTGGGAAATTCCGTCAGTGGATGAAATCTGCTAGTCTCGAACCATACGATAGTTGGAGTAATGGCTCAGCTATGAGAGTTGGTTCTATTGGATTTGCTTTTAATAGTATAGAAGAGGTATTGGCAGAAGCAAAGAGAAGTGTTGCTTGTACTCATAACCATCCAGAGGGCATTAAAGGTGCGCAAGCTATAGCTTTGGTTATATATCTTGCCCGTATGAGATATGGAAAGCTTGATATAAAGAAGATGATAACACATAATTTTGGTTATGATCTTGATAGAACAATAGATGAAATTAGACCAGATTATGCATTTAATGGATCTTGTCAAGAGACAGTACCAGAAGCTATTATTGCTTTTTTAGATTCAACTGATTTTGAAAGTACTATTAGGTTGGCAATTTCTTTGGGTGGAGACAGTGATACTTTAGCTTGTATTGTTGGTGGAATTGCTGAAGCATATTATAATTTAATACCGATGAATATATCAGAGCCAGTAGTAGCTCTCTTATCAGATGAATTTCAGCAAGTGATAGTTGATTTTTATAAATATTTGGGGGAGAAAAATTAAGAGAAATGAGATTAGAATATGCTGAAATGGGGCTGCATAATTTTCATATAGCATTAGGAACAACTTTAAGTGTTTTAGAACTTTATAATATTGAACGTTTTAGCAATAAGATGTATAGAAAAATTATTTATGGGACTACAGATCCTTTAGAAATAAGTGTATTGTCAGAAGTTTATGATAAACAATATAAAATGATATTTGATAAAGTTGATAAATTAGATTATATTATTATGAATATATGTAATGGAGATGGATGGGAAAAATTATGTTCCTTTTTAGGGGATGACATTCCATCTGCTGAATTTCCACATTTGGGAAAAAGAAAATAATGAATAATGAAGAAAAATTAAAATTACAGATGTCATCTGATAGAGAATGGGCTAGAATGAGAGATCATCAAGCTGCTTTATTAAGTATATTGACTATGAGAAAGCCTTCCGAATTAGATGTTCTTTGGAGCATGGGGTGTATAGGATTAATTTATGGTGATTTAATGCTCTACAAAGAAAATTTTGGGGAAGAAAGCATTAAGAAAGAATTAGATCATATTAATAAAAATCCCAAGGGTAAATTAGAAAGTTTTTCAGAGGATATAGATGCTTTCTCTAAGTTATTTGATGTAGATGTCAGCGTGGAAGATAAACAAAGTGTTATGGAGAAGATGCGCAAAAGATTATGGATTGGTGTAATAGGTGAAGAAAGTAGACTAAATTATCTTGTTAATAATTTTGGTGATGTCAGAGATGAAATGGATATAATGTTTATTTATAAATGCGTTGCTCTGGTGTGTTTTGAATTAAAGATAAGAGAGATAGAGATTAAGATACTAGAGGGAGATTTCTAATTCCACCAGAGTGAATTTTTTTAAAACTTATATATTGAGAATATGTTTATTTGAAAGGCTTTTAGAGTATGGATGTTAAAGAGTATAACAAGCACAAAGACGCATTTAAAGAATATTACACAGATTTAGAGAAAGCTGTTAAAGTATTACAGGAAAAATATTCTCCAGGTTATGATGATGGTACAAAAATAGAAAGTTTTGATTTTGACGCAGAAATAGTGCATGTGCAGTATGAGCGACATCCTAATTGTGGCTGTTGTGGCAGCGATTATGATGGAGATGAATTGCCTATAGATATTGCTACACCAGAAGGACTTGAAAGGTATATTAAGGAAAGAGATGAAGAAATAAAAAGATATAAGGAGAATGAAAAAGCAAGAAAAAGGAGAGAGGAAAGGCAGAAAAAAATTGCTGCTGAAGAGGCGAGAAGAAAAACATACGAAGAATTAAAGGCGGAATTTGATGATTAAATATGAATATCATGGAACGAAAGAACAAGGACAGTTAGACAATATTACTGTCGCTGTAAAAGAAGCTCATCATTATGGTGCTAGTATCAATTGTGATTTAACACATGTTGAGAGACATAGCCCAGATGGGTTCCAATGGGGATATGGGGGAAGTGGTCCTGCTGATCTGGCATTATCTATCTTAATTCATTTTTGTAAAAAAAGAGATTTATTACCAGAAGTTGCTGAGAAATACTATCAAGAGTTTAAAGCTGCTTTTATTGTCCCTGCTGACAATGAACTAAAAATAACATGTAAGGATATAGCTAGATGGCTAGCTGATAAAGATCCTCAATTGGAAGATGTATTGTTTGAAGAAAGAAAGGATGATTATGAACAGAAGGCATAAGGGAAAAATGGATATAGAGATAGATGGATTTGTGATATTCTTAATAGGGGTATTTGTTGTACTCCCTCTTGCAAGAACCGTCATAAATAAATTTCCAGGTGGAAGTGAATCTCCAGTATCAGAGGTAAGAGATGGAGAAACACCTGTAGAAGTTATTGCTGATGAGCTTGTCTCTACAACTTCTTCGGCTGTATTTGCTAAGTTTAAGTCAATAGATTTATCTAGTGGAGAGAAAGTTGCTAATATCAATGAAGGTGTTAGATTTAATGTAGAAGATGATGTAGTAAAAGTGACTTCTAAATCTCCTAGCGGAGAAGAAGGAAAATTAGAGATTAAAAAGTATTTAAGGAATAGGTATGTTGGTGCTGTCTTTAATGAAGAAGGAACGTGGGAAATTACGTTTTACGACAAAGATGGTTTTGCATTAAATTGGCATAAAATAAGTGTTTATTAAGGAGGAGTGTTATAATGCAAAATAATGATCCTTATATGCAACATATGATAGCTACAACTGATCGTTTGTGGATAGAGTTAAGAGAATATAACAAAGATATTGTTGATTATTTGAGTGGTGATGACAATATTGATTTTGAAGTTATTAACAAGATATTGCATATCTCACTTAGACTAATCATCTCTGAATTATTGGTTAATAAAGAAGAGTATGAGAAATATCCAGTGAAAAATTTGGATATTGATGAATTCATTCAATTGACTATTGTAGATTCTGGTAAAAAGAAGTTTGATTATAATAACCAGGAAGAATGTGAAAAGTTTATGGAGGAGATTAGAGCAATAATATGGGGGTATATCAAACAGTATTATGAGGAATTAAGTGATATTATTATTGCTGTAATCGGAGATAAGAGTAGGCAACTAACACAGAGTAATTATGATCGTTTAACGGAGTGTGTCTGTGTAGCGTATATTGAATCTAATTTTAGAAAAAGAGAAATACACTTTTTAGAAAGAGAATTTGAGTAATGCAGGAAAATGGTGATGAATTTCGTTTAAATCCGGAGTGGGAATCAATTGCAAATGAGAAAAATGTTTTTGGTATGGCTACTGCTCTGTATTCAGATTTAAAGCAACATATGTTTAGTGGAGCATTTATTCCTCAAGAGTCAATCAGTCAGTTGATGCTTGTTGTGCAAAAAGTTTTGTATAATGATTTTGGGTGGAATGAGGGAGAGTTAAAAGCTTTAGATGATAAATTCGAGGAGTTAAACCAATATTATCTAGATAAAATAGAGGGGTCTCATTCTCTACCACCTGCGGCGTTGATGGTTGCTCCTAATTCAATATCGACTGAAATGATGCCAGGAACAACTCATATTCATATGGAAATTGTTAAGAATAGGAAGAACAGGAGTAAAATGTCATTTGTTAAAGACACTGTTATAGTGTTTTTTGAGATTGCAGTTTGTTGTTTGGCAATAATTGGATTGATGGCTTTGATAGGACTTATATAGTGGATGAAGAGAAAAAAACTCTAAAAAAAGTAATGCCTTATGAATTTGACTCTTGCTCTTATGATGACACAAGAGCATATAAGATGAAAGATGTTCTTGTTGGTGAAGAGCATTGTTCATTATTTGATCAGGATGAATATCAGCCATGGCCTGGGACTCATAAAAATGTGTATTTTTGGGTAGAGTTAGAGAATGGATATTCTGTAGGTTGGAATGAAAATCCTGCGAGAGGGTGGAGCTTTCCAGTTATAAAATCATAATAAATACTTTATTTGAGGGGTAATATGGTGTTTTTTACAGCTATAGCCCCTTTTTTAATTCCGCCAGAGTGAAAAAAATTATAACTAATATATTGTAAATGATAATTTTTGAAAAGGAATGTAAATGGCAGTTAAGAAAAAAAGAAAAATAAATCTGGTAAAAGCTTTATCAAGAGCAGTTGTTGAGAAAGATGTAGAAAATGCCTACAGAAATGCCTTTGAAAGTGAATTCCCAGGATACATTTCCTCTCCTTTTGGAAGTGATGGTATTTTGAGAAATCATGTCGTTACTTCGACATTAGAATTTAAATATGATTTGAATATGAGAAATTCATTTCAACAAGCTGGAGTTATTCTCCAATCAGTGTATTACTTGAAGAAAATAGAAACAAGTGGAGAAGCATTGCCGAAAGCAGTATTTGTAGGTGATGTTAATGAGTGTTTTGTGGTTCCTGTTGCTTCAGTTTCTAAATATCTTAAGTATAAGGTAAATTGGGATATAGCACCTTCATCTGCGGCAAAAAAGAACTCAGATTTGGTGAAAGAAATTGCTCAAAATAAAGATATTGAACCTTTTATCTATGATATAGATAAGAATTTTGATTTCTTATCTGTCGTGGAGAAAATGAAAAATATTTCTCTTGATAAACCTTATGCCGTTACAATCACAAAGAATAATATTCTGGAGATATTTAAGCGTTTTGAAAAAGACGTAGTAAAAGATAAGTATTATACGACAAAAACAATTTTTGATGAAGATAAAAGAATATCGGAGTTAGCGGATCTGTTTTTTACTTGTTTAACTGCTCCGAAAGAAGTGTTTTTACATCCTAACAAGAAAAATAAAATGATTGTTAGGGGAAAAGAGATTAGAGTTAATTCCAAAAATTATAGGATATTCTTTTCTCAGTTTAGACAAGAATACACTCCTGTTGAGTTAGAAGCAATAACAGCTAATAAAGATAGGATATTGGAAGATACTCATCGTCGTAGAACTGGAGCATTTTTTACTCCTGATATTTGGGTAGCAGAAGCACATAAAATGATAGCAGAGCAGTTTGGTGAAAATTGGAAAGAAGAGTATGTTGTATGGGATTGTGCTTGTGGGACTGCTAATCTTACAAGGGGGTATAAATTCAAAGAACTCTATATCTCTACAATAGATCAGAGTGATATAAATACAATAGGGGATTGTGGGTATAATCCAGAAGCAACTGTGTTTCAGTATGACTTTCTTGATGAGATAGGTGTTGATAGAGTTCCTGATGGTTTGAGAAAAGCATTTGAAGATGGGAAGAAAGTGTTGTTTCTTATCAATCCACCGTATGGAGCAGGTGGAGAAGTTGGGGGCAATTCTAAAAAAGATATAGGAAAAAGTCTTATAAATTCCATAATGTTGGAAGATAATATGAGATTTGCTTCAAAACAACTATATACTCAATTTATATATAAAATTACTAAATTGAAAGAAAAATATAACTGCAAAATAGCGAATACAATTTTTGCTCCACCTTTATTCATGACTGGTTCGGATTTCTCTAATTTTAGAGAAGTATTTTATAATAATTTTGAGTTTAGGAATGGTATGCTTTTTAAAGCAAGTCATTTTGCTGATGTAAAATCTCAATGGGGAATATCTTTTACAATTTGGGAGAGTAAATAATGGAAAAAATTAAATTGAAAAAAGTGTTATTTATAAAAGACATTGATACTAACACTTATGCAGTTGAAATTATTGGGACAAAAGAGATGTATAGTTCTAATGGTAATAGTTCTTCTAAATGGATCAGAGAAGAAGTAAAAGGTATTGCTAAAAGCGAATGTGTAGTATTGACAAATGCTGTAAATATAAAAAATAAAAAGTTGGTTAAAAATCCTACAATGATTAAAAATGCACTCGGATTTTTTCATAATAATGCTAATGCGGTTTATCATAATACTAGTTTTGTGGGAATTTACTCGTCCCCGATAGATACAAGTAATGGTCTTTCTATCGTCCCCGAAAATTATAAAAAGGTAATAGCTCTTTTCACTGCAAGAAAAAGTATCAAACTTGACTGGATTAACTGTAAGGATGAATACCTTGTCCCCAACACTGAGCATTCAGATTATGAGCAATGGAATAATGACTGCATAATCTATAGTCTCTTCAATAATTCTTCTCAACAAAGTAGTTTGAGAGATATAGACTATAAAGATAAGAAGTGGGACATTAT